TGATGAAATAAAAAATGGTATTGATACAATAATAAAATCAAATATTAAAAATAATAATCTTAAAAATTATATCGAAACATTATATGATGCTTAAAAGTGTTCCAATTTATAGTTAAAACGCTCTAATTCTTTTTTGCGAGTGCAAGTTCTAATTCATGTATACGTTGTGTCATTATTTGTACTTCTTTAATATGTGATATTTCTCGATCTTTTAGTTTTATATCACATTCTAGTTTTGTGACATCAATAGAATGTGTCAAACTATTTATTTCTATTTCATAATGTTTCTTAATAGTTTTTAGTTTACCAGAATATTTTTCATCAACAGTTTCGTAAAATTTTCTCATATTATTCAATTGTTTTTGTGAAATAATAACCAGTTCATCCATATTTTTGTATTTGAATAAACAATCAAGATTCTCGAAATAATTTTTTATATCTACTTCTGCTGTTGATATATAACTATCATCGATCCATGTACTGTAAACGAGTTGTAAATCAATCTTTTGTGATGATGAAATATTGTGTAATTGTTCTGTGTATTTTAACACTTCCATATCCAAATCATTTGATAGTCCATACTTGGCAACAATCATATCATCACTAATATTTTTTCGTAGTTTTAATGTTTTTCTTAATTGTTCAACGGTACCTATTTTATACAAATAAAAACACACTGGTTCCCACGACTTTTGTTTCTTATCATAATCCATTATGTGGTATATTGTTACTTATTTTTTATATAAATATTACATAATCATTTTTTTACCAAAAGCATTTCTAATTCATGTATCTTATTTTCCAAACATCTATTTTCTTTTTCTAATAATCTACATTTTTTTTCACACTCTAACTCTTGTAATACGAATTTTTTTTCAGAAGTTTCTTTTGATAATTCCAAGTCGTGTTGTAACTTAATGATTTCTGAACTGTATTTGTCTGTGATTGACTTTACATTTCCTCCATATTTATCATTTAGATCACTATACATTTTTTTGAGATTGCTCAATTGAGTTGGTTTTAAAATAACAAGTTCGTCCATTTTTTCATATTGAAACATACAGTTTAACGATACAAAATATTTTTTAAGGTCAGTTTCTGCTGTTGATATAAAACTATCGTCAATCCATGTACAATATTTAAGTGTTAATTTACTGTTATTAATTTTTTGATATGTTTTTACGTGTTCACTAATTCGTCGTTTAAGACTCTTGGTCATACCAAATTTTGCGATAATCATATCATCACTATATTTTTTATCAACAGTCATTGATGTTCTCAAATTTTTGGCAGTACCAATAATGAATAAATATACACATGATACACTCATATCCATTGTACCAAATACTGTTTTAACAGTATCCACATCACACCCCATAACAGTCGCAGCAGATTGTGTTCGTTGTTCAATTGTTCCTAAATGTGATGCAAATAATAATTGTGTCAATGGTTCACTAAACATATTAATATTTTTTTTACGTGATGTGTATAACATACGAATAAATCCACTGTACGTTAAAAATAATATTGTTTTTGAATTTATTAAAAATTTTTTATAATGAACATTTTTCATATATCCATCTGTACGTTTTTCAGTTAAAACTTTTCGTAATGACTTCACATCAAAACACTTCGCAACATCACGAACACTGAAATAACATTTATCATATTGTCGTTCACCTCTTACTTCTATATTCATAACATTTCCATCCGTATATTTAAATGATTCTTCTTCTGTAAGTTCGAGAATATCTGGTGCATTCTCAATATCGTTTTTAATTGTATGATCTGTCGTCATATTTGGCACATTTTTTTCAACCCATTCTGTTTTAATAACTAATTTTGATTTTTTGAACATTTCAACACTTTTTTTCCAACCATCTTTTGTTTTACTCACATAAAAATACATATCATCTGGAATTTTTTTCTTATCAACTATTTTACGAATTGTTTTAGCACATCCATAAAAATATACACTATCGAATTTTTTTATATCATCTGCAAAATACACATTTTCATCACATAATATGTGTTTTATCGGTATTTTTTTGGTTGCTGTGGCACTCATTTATTATGATACTATTTATTAGTATGTCTTTATATACATATACTAATAAAGAAAAATCAATTTTTAGTCAATATATTCTTTGTATTTTTCTGTAAATTTTGTCCATATATCATATCGATTAATATCTTTCATACCATGTTGTTTTTTCTTATAATATTTCATTTGATCATAATACCATTGGTGTAATTTGAAGTCTTTTATGTAGTGTGGTATTTTTTTGTTAGTTGTTATATACTCTTCCAATTCCTTCATTTTTTCAGGCCACTTATCTGTTTTTTTAATCAAATATTTCTGATATATTGTGACAAATTGTTCCATTTCGTCATAAATTAATTTTGTTTTCATCAAATAATATTTATTATCAAAATTATATAATTGCATTGATAACCACGTACCAAGACTTTTTATCTTTTTGTTTTTGTCAGATGGACGGGGAATTTCGTGATTTATATGAATATAATCTTTAACATCATTTAATTTCATTTTCCACATATCGATCTTATCCGACAACATATTATTATGATCCACGATAAACTCTTTCCATATATTACGAATTTTCTCATCCCCCATAATTTGTAGTTTTTTTTTATAAATTTGTTTTTGAGAACACAACCATATTCCAAGAAATTTTTCATGTTGATCAATCGAAATTTTTGTCGGTAATTTATTATATTTTTTTATAAATTCACCCAATTGTGATAAATTATATTTCCATTCATCTTCATTAGTCCTAAAGTACACACTATAAGTTTGAATAAAATGTTCCCATTGTTTTTTAATAACTTTATTTTTCATGTTATATCTCATTTTTTTATAATTTTGTGTTTGTAAGCACAACCATTTTCCCATAACATTGATATTCTCAATAGAACAATACGTATTCGGTCTCTTTTTATTCTCATCAATATATTTTTTTACTTTTTCTAACATTTGAAACCAATTAACGGTTCCCCATCTATCACAAACAATCGTACAAACTTTATCGACCAATTCATCCAAACTAATTTTGATGTTTCTGGTAACAATTACATCTTTTATATCTGTCGTAAATTTTTGATTTCCACCACAAATTTGTTTCTTATCTTTTGTAACAAATTCGTCAATAATTCTATCATCAATCGTTCCAATTGCTTTAACTATACTTTTAACTGTTCCGAAATCTGATGGATTTACATCAAACACACTATCATCAGTTTCTTCGAAATTTACCAATGTCGGAATTAAAATATAACCTTTTTCTTTACCTTCACACAGTCGTAATACTCTACCAACCGATTGAATTATATCAATAACCGCCAGTTTGTTGTCCATGAAACAAACACAATCGACTATCGGTATATTTATACCTTCCTGAAATATTCTTGCACTCGATATGATCGCACACTTGTCTTTTATAAAATCTTCAACTACTTTTTGTCGTTTGTTCATACTTGACTCACCAGTTAAGTGATAACAATTACATTCAATATTCATTTGTTCTAACATCTGTTCTAAAATTTGATATGTACGTTTCGCATTGGCATTTGAATTATTAAATGTCAGTATATGTGTTAACTTATGTTCTCTGATACTGCGACATAGTAAATATACTGTCATATAATATCTTGATTCAATAGGATCTTTTTGAATACTTTTATCTATGATAAACTTGTTCCTTTTAACAACCGACCAAAAACCATCATCATTAATAAGTGGTGTAATAATTTGATAATCACATAATTGTCTATTTTCAATCGCATTTTTGAATGAGTAACTATAAATAATGTCACCATATACTGTAACGTCATCCATTGATATTATGTCATCATCATTACCAGAATAAATCTTTTCAGTTGCTGTGGTAAATAGGCGTTTCTTTGTAGTAATGTTATCGTCATTTAAGAGACATGAAAATGATCTATCACTGGAACCAACTGTTTTATGCGCTTCATCATAAATGATTATGTCCAAATCAATTCGTAGTTTTTTACATGCTTCCGATAATACTTCAGATGATTGATATGTCGTAATAATTACGAGTTCATCATTGACATGTTTTGTTAAATATTGTTCGATATCATTTTTATCAGTTGATAATAGTAATCCAGTATCATCACATGTTTTAACTTCTGCGTCAGACCCAATTAATAGATATTTACATAATTTCAGTTCAACCCATGTGTTATACATCTGTGATAATAAATATAATGATGGAACTACAATACATATTCTTTTATTATCATTTAGTTTAGCGGTAATCCAGTAACATACCAATGTCTTACCAGTTCCGCACGGCATATAGAGTCGTCCTTTATTGTGTTCTTTGTAATATTTGTGTGATTTTTTGATAATTGATGTTTGATATGGTTTTGGTGTATATGATATTTTAAGTTCGGTCGTTGTTTTGAAAACAATATTTTTGATTTTAGTAAATGTATTTTCCGATACATCACGTAATGAATGATTGAGAATACATATGATATTCGAATGATTTTTAATGTATTTATTTGGATTCAATGTGTTCGTAAAAAATATTCCCTTTTTGAATTTATTCGATAATCCGAATGTTAAACCAAAGAATGTTGATAAGTTATCCCAATTAATGATACACTTAATATTTTTTCTGTACTTAACTTGGACAGCATAATAGTCACCATCATGTGTTTTAACTACTAAATCGATACCAATATCATTTACTGGAATTTCTAAAAATTGTCGTATTTTTTCTGGAAGTTTGTCGAGCGTCCAACATTTACTAACAAAATTAGAATAACGTGAATCATGCTTAAGAATCAGTTTCGCGAACCATTCAAAGTACGTTCCAAGTGTTTTGTTTTCTGTAACTCCATTTAAGTTGTCACATAATTCATTAAATGTAGTGACTTTTTTTATAATATCACAAAAATATTTGTCGAACATCGATATAATTGGTATTGTATATTTAATGACATTAAATTTTATGTATGTAAATCAATTTTTAATATAAATAAATTAGAAAACTAATATTTCTTTTTTTCTCATTTCGCGAACTATGTCACCAAGATTAAGTGTATCATATTTTGCATTATGTGCATTCATCATAGGTTTTTCCAGTAATGACATATATAATTCACTTTGCTTGGGATATTTTTTTCTTTTCTCGCCATCAGCTAATTTTTGGAATGCTTTGCATCCTGTAAATGCATCAGAATATAATTCAAGTTTCATTGTGCATATGACATTCTTTTTATTTAGAATATCAATAAATTCTTTGTTATTTTTTCTTATCATTTCGCTTTTGAGTATATTCACATCAAACATTACATTATGACCAAGTAAGTAATCTACTTTATTCATATCCGTTTGAAATTCTTTCATAACTACTAAAATATTATGACCATTATTCGCCATTCGTTCAGTAATTCCATGTATATGTGTTGCCGACACATGATAACCAATTGGTTTAATAATATAATCTTTAACGTTAATAAGTGCTCCTTCAATATCATAAATTGCCCAACTTAGTTGTAGAATACGAGCTTTATCATATGCTTTCAGATTTAATTCGGGAGATTTTTTTGTAAATGGTAATCCAGTAGTTTCGGTATCGAATACAATATAATATGGTTTTTTATTACTGTTGGAGCATATCTCGATAAGTAACTTCATTTCATTAACACATCGTTGCATTTCATTTTGTACGATTACTTGTTGTTCATAATTTTTCTTTAGTTCCAGTAATTTTTCAGAATACTTATCTACTAATAAACTCAGTTGTGATTCACATTCTTTTTGTTTCGAATAATTTTGAGTAATTTGTGTGATTGATTTGGTTGCTTCGACTAATGTATTAGATGGAATTTGAATAGGTCCAATGTTACGCGCAAATGCATCTACGCCTAATACGCTATCAGGTACGCACGTACCTGATAGCGTATTACGAATCATTTCATTAATGACACCAATATCATCATATAACGCATCTCCTTTCGGAATATTTATAATCGATAAATCTTCTTTTACTGGTTCAACTACTTTTTTATTAACATCTTGTGAATTGCGCATTTCGCGAGTTGTTCTGATATGATCCAAAGCTTTTAGTAACTGTGTATCCTTATTCCAACAAGTAACATCAAAATTATGTGTTATACCTGTTAATGGATTATAAATTTCTATTTCATTGACAATATGTTTTTTCTCACGCAACAATGCGACTTGTCCGAGTGATTCGACGAACCATTCCAATTTACATGATTCTTCAGTAGAACAACGAATGTCGATTAATTTATTTTTAGTTTTATCAAAAATTTTTATAACAGTATCAATATTATTTGGTCCCGATCTGGCAAGTATATTACACGAAAGTTTGTCATTAATTATTTGTGGTATATATTTTTGTAAAACGTGTCCATACATACCAGTTATATTTTTCATAAAAAGTTCATAAACTGAATTTTTTGAAGTTTCATTCCCATTATGGTGTTGAAATCCCATATGCATTAGTCTCCTACGATGATCACATATATTTTCACACAGTGATATAATGTATACACTATTCATAAGTGTTTCCAACTTATTAGCGATATTTTTGTACTCGATATAATGATTTTTGAGATCTCTCATAAATTCAGTCGGTATATAATTTTGAGGAACAACTAATGGTTCTGCTTCCCCACAAAGATCTCGCGTGACTAACATTTTTCGGACTACTGAAATTACATTGGATGTATCAGCTTGATCGACATTCCCGATGCGTTGAAGTAAAACCATATCAGAATCTGTTCTATGTAATATTGGTAATGCAATGAGTATTTGCCCGATGTATTTACTATATGAATTATACATTTCGCGTGGTACAGTAATCGAGTTACTTAAAATATTTGCATAAATATCATTACAACATGATTCATTATTTTGTAATGTGCCAATTGTTCTGACAATAACGCGTGACGTAAAATTATTGAAATCACTGTGAAGATAATTATCGTCAATCGTACTATCATATCCATGACCATCATGGACTTTTATTGAATTGGGTTTAATGGATGGTATAATATTTTCTCGACGTAGCATATCAATATCATTTTCTTGTATCATGCACACAAGTTTATCAAGTTCTGTCGGGGGTAGATGACTTCTTCTATCTGAGTATTTGAAATATTCTTGTTTTGTTCCGGGAAAGTAATATAATTTGCGATCGATTTCTGCTATGAATCTAGATATAGTTTTTCTAGTAAACGTAATTTTCAAATATTTTTTTGCACGTGTTGCTGCAACATAAAATAATCTACGTTCTTCTTGAATACCAATCGTATCTAAACTCGAAGGAATTGTTTCGTCATCACAACTTATAAAATACACATATTCCCATTCAAGCCCTTTCGCTTTATGGATTGTAGTTAATGTAACACATCCTTCCGTTATTTTTGGTTTCGTATCACAACTTGTATTGGTGATCAATGAAACATATTTGATAATATTTGATGTTCCTTTATTATATTTTTCAATCTCTTCTTCCATATTTTTAATTGGATAATTTGTTCTTGATAAAACAGCGATTGAATCTGGTTTTATGTCATTCTTGATTAACATAGAAATATCACGAATAATATCTTTGCTTTGTTGGGCCAGAGAATAATAATGATATATTTGTGGAAATACTTTCATGGATCCATGATTACTCAACATGGATTTAATTATTTGGTCTTTATTATTTCTGATTACGGCACTCGCAAAGTTAACAACTTCAGAACTAGATCTGTAATTCATCGATAAATTATACGTTTGGATTGTCGGAAAAAATGTTTTTGCATTCAAAATATATTTAACATCTGAACCACGCCATTGATATATATTTTGTGCATCATCACCAATCAAAATAATTTTTACATCAGCATCATAAAACTTTTTAATAATATTATACTGAATTTCATTAATATCTTGAAACTCGTCAAAAATTACGACGTCATATTTCGATGTTATGCTTGAACCATCAGGCGATTCTAAATACTTAAGTAATTCAGTCGCATATTCACTAACACCGACAAAATAATCTTTTTGAAAATATCTTTTATATAAACGACACGCAATACTATCCAATGTTCCGACAGTAATTTTTGGAACATCCTCAAATAATCCTCGTAACTTTCTGCGTAAACTTTCACTTGCATCAACATTAAAAGTTGTAAGCATAATACGTGTCGGATCGACATCATGATCAATAAGATATTTTGTGCGACAAATCATAGTTGTTGATTTACCCGAACCAGCACACGCTAATACCAACATATTTGTATCAGTTGGAGCAGTAATAATTTTATATTGTTCATCAGTCACTGTAATTTCATTACCATCTAGTGTAAATTTACGGTAGTCTGATTCCATGATATTATTATATTTTATGTATAATCAAACACTTATATTGATAAATTATTATCAATTTTTTTGATTGATAATAAATGAATTATTTACTTAAAATATAGATGCTCCACACAAATTGTCATAAATATTATTGATACTTCCATCAGCTACAACACTTTTATTTACTTCATATTCGCACACACATCCGTGCATTTTATGTGTTGCCATATCTTCGACACGATTCTTTGCTAGTTCGAATGTGTCATATACTCCGCATGGCAGATTTCCATTATCCATACTGATGACGATGTATACTTTCATTTTTCTATAACACTAAATGTAAAATTCCTTTTATATACTTTTTCTTATATTCAGTCTCAATTATGTGCTACATAAATTCCGGTAATGAATCCAATATAAGCACATATTACACATATTGCGCCAAATTGTACACCTGAGTAAAAATTATTACTGTGTCTATTTATTGGCATTGCATCTTCAATAGCGAGTTCTTCTGAAGCTCTTTTCAGATTTTCACGAGTAATAATATTGTTGTCATTGTCAGATTTTTCTTCTTCACTATGAATTTTTTCTTCTTCACTATGAATTTCTTCTTCTACATCACTACTACTTTCTTTGTCTTCAACAACAACATCAGTATCGACTGGGGAATCGTCTTCTGCTTCTGTACTGACGACTTGTTCTTCTGTTGGCTTAGTTATACATTTTGTCTCTGATGTTTCCATTTAATATTATACGTAATGTATGCATATTAATCTTTAAGTCGATACACTATTTTTTCATAAAATAAAAATTTATATACATTGAATTAAACGGATAAATTATACAATACAACGAAACATACTGACATGGAATCGATTTCTGTAAACTAATATTTTTTTATCATATGATTCAAAAATATCACAAGTAACTAAACAAACTAAAAATTATTTAACTTTCACATACAAAGATTCTTTTTTCTGAAATTGTTTTTGAGATTCTTCCAACAAATCTCGTACGCCCTTATCAGAAGTGCTTATAACATCTGTGTCAACACTTTGTGGTACTTCTGAATGACAAATTGGATTTAAAAACCGTGGTTTACGGACAATTTCAGCTGCAATTTTTTTCCATTCCTTGTCGTTAGCACAAGTAAATGAGTAATCGGTAATTGTTTCTAACATTGTTATTAATGATGCAATTGTTTCATCATCACTTTTTTTGATCTGATTGTAAATTTCATAATCAGTATTGTATCCATAAATTAGTTGTTCGGTTGTCACAATATTATGTTTTATGGCATGCCTGAGTATTCTTGTGAATATAAAATACTGTCCACGAGAAAATGGAGACATATAACAGTGCTCATTTATATATATTGATTTTTCAACAAAATATCTGGACATTGAGCGATCGTTGAGAATAATGCGACCATCCACAATTGATAGATTATTAACAAGAGTATCTATCCATTCATGTGCAAATACTCCTTCATAAAACCCATCACGAAGAATATAATCTATCATGTCCGCGCCGAACGATTTATTTTTGGTAATGAGCATATTTGGTCCATCCAAGAAATATGTATAGGTTCTCTCTGGGAAGTTTTGTGAAAGAATTCGTATAATATTACCACAACATTTATCGAAGAATATATATTTATTTCTCTCATGAAATGATTCTTGTGATGCCCCACAAAATAATTCATCAGTCGTGTGGCTAAAATTAGTATGATATATATCATGCAACAAACCACCAACACATTGTTCGAGTGATGCTCCTAAAAATTTTAACAAGAAGTATACACCCAACGAATGTTCGTACCGGTTATACGAACGTTCAGTGAATATACCAGTTATTCCTGCTTGTTTGATTCCAGCCAATCGTTTAAATTCTTGACAATTGATGATGTCGGTTACGACATCATCAATTATGATTGTATCAGCAAAATGATAGATTGGGTCGCGCATGGTTACGCGTGTATGTACTTGAATTTAAGACTATATATGTAATAATGACAAGCATTTTTCATTTTTTTGTCATTGTAAAAAAATAGTGTGGTAACATACAAATCTATGATTTACATGTTAGCATCAACATTGCTGATGGTAACACGCGAATCGTAGATTCGCCCGTTAGCTTCGGCATTGCCGATGGTAACACGCGAATAAGAGCTTTGCCTGTTAGGATTGACTACGTCGATCGTAACACCAATCTTACGATATTTTGAATAGTCGTAAAATCAATCAATCTTATCGGACTATTCATACCTAATTCTTCAGTTTTTCCAAAACTGAAGATATTTTTAATTGTGTCTATATCACTAAATATTTTTGGAGGAAACGGATGATATCTTTGGATAACACAACAACGATTCATGACATGTCTCTTAAAATCATTAAAATCCATAAGTAGTTTGTGACAGCGGGTACATTTGCTCTCAACGAAGTATGGTACTACGGCAATTATTTTATCATGTTCAATACCTTTTTTAACATTATAAATTGGACAAAGTTTTGCCTTCTCAGCAGCTTCTTTTTCTCTCTGTATTTTAGCATCTGCCTCACGACATGCTTTTTTTTCTTCCTCGCTCTGTACACGCCAATAATTCTTACTCATTTTGTTTTTACCAATTAAAATACGAATGTTCTAAATATTCATCATTTTCAATTTTTAATTCACTCAATATCGTCAATATACTCATCAATTTCATAACTGTTAAATGAATCACGTTCGTCACGCATCAATTTAATGAGTGCATTTTTTCTCCACATTTCTGTTTCATACCATCCACCACACCCTCTCAAATTACTAGAATAAAATTTTTTATTTTCTGGATCGTAATAACTCGCAATACCATCACGCGCTACACATCTTGGTATCTTTACAAGAGTTTCTTCATCAATTCCTAATTCTTCTAGAGTATCATATTTTTTGATAGGAATAATCTTTGGTTTACCGAGTTTCTCATCTTCTGCGTTTTTACCACGTTTCTCACACTCCCAAGAACCCAAACATTCGTAAGCAGGTTTGCCATTTTTATTATATTGGCACATTTTACAACTCGTGTTCGGATTATTTAATCCGAACACGAGTTTGAAAATTCATAATGACAAGTTGAGTTTTACTATATGGTTGTTCTATTCCACATTTGATACATTTATAGAGTTTTTCTGTCATCATATTAAATAATAAATATGATGCTTTATATATTTTATTGATTATATATCATTTATTGATTTAACGAAACAATTCTTCTGATATAAATCTGCATTAACTGAAGGTACGTTTGTAAGAATGCTTTCACCACATGGAACTGCATAATAACCAAGATCGTCGATTGGAACAATCGCAAAATTTTTGATCAATATTTCTTTGACATATTTCTCATCACATCCGCGAATATAGTCCAAAGAATCTTTAAGATATCCGATTGTAAGTATCTGTTCGAATGTATAATCTAATCGTAGTTTCTTTCGAATATATCTTATTTTATCATTGAGAAATCCGAGCGCACCAGAATACATACTTAGTAATTGATCATATTTACCAGCAATAATGTGATCACCAATACTGTATTTCATTGCAGAAACTTTTTTTACTGAAACGTTTGATAAAATTATTTTATCGCAATTCGTTAATGGACTGATAATGGGTCGTAAATCAGAAAAATGCTCATCACTACGAACTTTTATAATACTTTTCTTGATACTGCATTGTTTTAATCCTTCTAATGCTGTATGAACAGTATAATACATTCCGCCAGAATTAGGTAAATTACGTGAAGTAATACTCACATCCAATTGATTTTTGTCGTATTTGCTAAGAGTACTTGTTATTACGTTACCGTATAATGTATAAATATTTCTGACGACGTCTTGATGAATATTATCCATACCGACAATAATAATTTCTGTTTCTGTTTTGTACATTCTATTATTGATAATAATATTGTACATATTGCTCATCGATTGAACTACATCCGAACTATATTTGACATAGTTCCTAGGAATAATAATTTTATCATCGCCTTTAGAGAATATTGACATTTTTTTGATTGGTAAATCTGCTATTTGTGTGATGAGTGTTTCGTTATACATAATATATGCAACATCTATTTTTTCACCTTTGAGTTGATTAACTTCTGTATAAATAACACATTTTTGTTTTTGTAATATGTCCATTAAACCAATATGAATACTTCTATCCGTTATATCATTTGGTAAATTATAAAATACTTTTGCCATTCTTATATTATTCTCGTTTGATAATATTGCGTTGATCAAAACGAACACATAAACAAATAATATTTCATAAATGTATATTTATGGCAAAAAATTATTCAGGTTCTGGAATATTAGTTATCGATACATACAAAGAGAAACCATGTGTCGTATTATTCACAAAAAATCAGGGAGAGTATCATGATTTGGGTGGTTCTATTGATGGAAAAGATAAGAGACAAAAATTTGCTGTTGAAATAACTGCAGTGAGAGAGGCTCAAGAAGAAAGTGCAAATACATTACAAATTAAAAGTTTGAAACTTATCCAATCGTTACCACATATTGATTTAAAATATCATAACGATTATTATCGTTGTTATATTCTATATCTAAAACACAAATTCCCGACAAAAGCATATACCGATAATGTAAATACATTAACAAGATTAATGGGACATACAATTATACCACATCAATGGAGAGAAACAAATAAATACGCACGAATTTATTTGGCTGATCTAATGAACTGTAAAAATTATAGCACATGTAAAACAATCGATAATCGTACGATAGACATCAAAGATAGAACTCGTAATGTATTTGTTCAATTATTTCAAACGATGCCTGTATTGAAACCTCAATCGGGCATATTAACGACTGATTCTGAATTATGGAATACAAAAACATTGGTTTTATCATAAATAACTTTATTGTAAATTTATAACTTGGCCGCGTCAAACATTGGAGCGCCGTAGCGCTCCAATGTTTAAGGCGATATTTTTCACAGAGCTAAAAATTCGCGTCAAAAATTGATTTGATAGAAGTTCCGGCCATGGCTAACGCAGTCAAAATAGTAATCATGGTATTTAATGGTGTATATCGTTTACCTATATAATATCTGTATCCAGTCACACCCAATAAATACAAATTAAGTACAAGTAATAATGAACTGACTACAATAGCAATAATATCACCAGTTGTGCTTTGTGGTACAGAGCTACTAATTATATCAACCGATGCTTTAATATTGGGATATTTCTTTTTATACAATGCGATACTTTGTATGACAAGTGTCACAGTCGTAATGCCTATAATAACTAATAATTCAATAATATAGAAGTATATTTTAACATCAGGTACACTATAACCCATTGCAATTAAAATTATTGCCAAAACTACAATCAATAACAAAATAAACGCGCGAATTGCATGTACAGTAATAAGAGCTTTTTTGTTAGATGTAATCAAATTAATAAATGCCAAAACCATCACAATCATGAAAATTACTTCTATTGTGTACGTTGTCGCATCAGCCGTTTTAGAAAAAGTTTCTTTTTCATGATTATGAAATTTATCTAACGTATCATGTGGTAATAGTTTATTGAACATCGATTGATTATATCTTTTGCGGAACTGTGCTTCTCTTGGTCCGGCTTTGATATTACTCAATATTTTTTGGAATTTCCCCACATGTTTTGGAGGAGATTCAACTTCAATTGGTTCAATATCTTCCATGTGTTATATAAATTAAATTATATTTAAAAGAATTATTTTTTGGTTTCACAATATTTTTTTACGTAATATTGTCCCTTCCCAGTAATTATAACGCGTTGTGGTTTAACGTCACGTAATATATCGTATTTGATTGGTTCACGTGTTATTTCTACATTAGCAACGACTAAATTTTTACGCAGACCACTTTCAATCAGACTGACATCACATGAGTTACCACCATCTAGTCTATCAATGTCGTGAAAACATCTGTAATATGTAAAATATTTTGACATAACACGACCTTTACCATATGCCATATGATCATTAAACCCACCACCTGAATCGTTAGCGGGTACGATAATCTGATTATCTTTAATAGAAAAGTTTAATGCTAATTTTTCACGCAGATAAATATCTGGTCTCATTTTAATTACCATATCATAACATCTATTATTTCTTGTACACTCGCCTCTAAATACATCATAAGCTAACATTGCTAATTTTTGGATTGTGTACAATCTATCTAATGTGTCACCACATGCGTAATATTTTCCAGGAACTCGTATATATGGTTCAACAAATGAATCTTGGTTAACAATTGTTATGTGTTTTACACAAGAACCATAAACTTCTCTAATTTTTTCTTCTGTAATTTCTTCATCTTGTGCCGTTGGTGTTGATTTAAAATTAAATCTTTTATTATATGTTGTGATATATAAGTCACAATCGTAAAATCTTTGTAAATGAGTATCTAAATTACTTCGTGTAATATTATATGATCTCATATTACCAATTAATAAAACTGCTACTTTTGGTAGAACTTTAGCTGGTGGTGGTTGTTGTCTTAGCGCCATGTGTTTGTTATATAAATATTATTTTACTATATACCAGTATATATGAATATTATTATTCCAATTGGCGGTGTTGGTGCGCGTTTTCAATCAGACGGATACACTCGTCCGAAGCCTCTAATTAATGTGTTGGGGAGACCAATGATTTCACACGTCATTGACAATCTCAAATTATCACAAAATGACACTGTTTATATCATTTATAATAGTGATCTTGATAAATTTGTGTTTAATGAAGTAATCAAGCATATGTACCCAACTATTAAACTTATGGTTATTGATCATAGAACACGTGGTGCCGCAGAAACAGTCGCAATGTGTTTACAACAATTATCAGAAACTGAATTAAACAAAAAAACTATTACTATTGATTGTGATACATTTTATGTGTATGATGTCGTGAGTAAATACAGAAGTCAAACTGATAATGCAGTATTTTGTTTTGTTGACACTCAAAAAGATCCTATATATTCTTATGTAAGTTTTGATAACAGTCCAATCATTTCAGATATTCGCGAAAAAGAAAAAATATCAAATTATGCCAATACTGGATGTTATTGTTTTTCTTCTGGTAAAATACTAAAAGAATATTGTGAAAAAGCACTTATTAATTATGAAAAAGGTTTACAAACACATATAGATTCAAAAGTTCCGTATGAATTATATATGTCAGGAGTCATTAAAAACATGATAACTGATAACCATGTGTTTAAAGCCAATATTATATCGGAAGATGATTTTCATTGTTTAGGTACACCATTCCAAGTCAAAGTATTTTGTAAGGAATATAGTAAACAATTCATGAAAAAATTACGAATTTGTTTTGATTTGGATAACACGCTTGTAACATATCCAGAAATTGAGGGTGATTATACAACTGTCAAACCTGTAATGAATATCATTCGCGTATGCCAGTATCTTAAAAGTTTGGGTCATACTATTATTATTTATACAGCTCGTCGAATGAAAACACATAGTGGAAATGTGGGTTTATGTCTTGCCAACATTGGTAAAATTACTATGGATACTCTTGCTAATTTTAATATTCCATATGACGAATTATATTTCGGAAAACCATATGCACATTTTTACATTGATGATTTAGCAATCGATTCACGATTTGATTTAGAAAGAGAATTAGGAATTTATAAAACTGATGTGGAAGAACGTAGTTTTAATAATATTGTTGTCAAGAGTGATAGTGTTATTACAAAAACTGGTCCTGCTGAAAAAATTAAGGGAGAAATTTATTGGTATTCACATATCCCAGAAAATATTAAACATCTTTTCCCCAACATGTACGCACATAGTGGACTTAATAATACATACGATATGGAAAAAATATGTGGTGTTAACATGTCTTATTTATATGTAACCGAATCCATGTCGAGTAAAATGTTAGAAAACTTTTTGGAAACAATAGAACAAATTCATAACTCATCGGTATGTACACAACAAATCAATATTTATGCCAATTATGGTGATAAAATTAAACACCGTTATGAAACATTTGATTATTCGGGATTCCCGAATGCGCAAAATGTGTATGAAAAATTACTAACTTATTTTAAACAATATGTTGAAAATGATTATGGTAAGTTATCTGTTGTGCATGGTGATCCAGTGTTTAGTAATTGCATATTGAATGAATATGGGCAATTTAAATTTATTGATATGCGTGGATTACTTGGCGATATGGAAACTATATTTGGTGATAAATGGTATGATTATGGTAAGATATATCAATCTCTTATTGGTTATGATGAAATTCTCCTTGATAAAACATTGAGTATCGATTATCGTAGTGTGATGACAACTACTTTTACAAATTTTATCGAAAAGAAATTTGGCGCCGAAACACTCACGAAAATTAAAATGATTGCAAATAGTTTACTATTTACTCTTATTCCTTTACATAATAACAATAAATGCCAACGATATTATAAACTTATTTCAATGTAATTGAATAATTCATTAAAAATATTTTTTAATACTTTTAATGAATAATTTTTATTTTTTATTTATTGTGTTGGTGTTTCTGGTGGCGGTGGTGGTATTTCAGCACCATCAGTATCCCAATATTCTTTCATTAATGCATCATTTCTTGTACCGATTACTAAAACATTATATTTTCCATCAAGATTCGTCGTTATTGTAACAGTTTGAAGTGTATCGTCTATCACACCATAACCTGCACCAAAATTATCAGCAGGTGATACAAATATTTGAGTATTTTCATTTAAGAATTTGTAATATGTAGGTAATGTTATTATTGCAGTATTATTTAATGTTGTTACGACAAATCTGTATATGTTATCACCTCTAGTATTTGTTTCAACAAAACAATGACGTAGATGCCAATCTGGTTTACTAGGATCGGGATGTGGTATAAGGAACGAACCACCACCTTTAGTTAACGTACCACCAATATTAACATTTTTAGCAATTCCGACACCTCCAGAAACTACAAGTGAACCTGTCGAAGTACCAGATGATTGTGTCGTAACTACAACAGCAGCATTTGAACCAATCGACATAATATTTGTATAAGATGTACCACTGACAAAAAAAGTTTTTGCACTAGCCGATATTGTACCTACGTACAAATCCCCATAACCAACTCCAGTGCCACCTTTAACAAATAAGTAACCATCGCATGGAGCACCGACACTTCCAGAGTGCCCAGACGAATTTATACCAAAATTAATATATCCAGTTGTATCACTTCCGGCATCACATGTTGCTACTATATCGGTCGTAGAATTTGTACCGGAACCAGTATTCTGAATATTTATTTGAATCCAATCTGTCGAAGAATCGATACCATTAAATACTGTACCGGCATACTCGGAGAATGTACCACCAACATTTCCAGCCGCACAATAATTTTGTGCATAACACACCCTTCTAATACCAATACCACCACCAACTATAACAGCACCAGTAGATGTAGAAGTTGCCTGTGTTGTTGCAGTTACTGCTAGAGATGTGTATTGTATTGATCCAGCAACATTCAGAGTGCCTCCCACATATAAATTTTTAGCAATACCAACACCTCCAGAAACTTGAACGACACCAGTCGAAATACTCGTGGCATTAACACCATTAATCATTTTCAAATATCCACCATTAGTAAAAACTGTACTTGTCGTATATGTAGTATTGTAATGGTACAAATCGACTAATTGGTTATATACAACTAAATCTCTCACGGATGTACCAATCATACCCGCAGTTCCCAATGTGTTACCGACTGCCAGTGTCGTACCCGGTAAACGACCAGAAAAATCTGGTGCGTAGTAAGACCACGCTAAATATCCGTCAACTGCAACTGACATATCGACAGCATCTTCCCATTGTATTTGTACATAATGTTCTAATCCATCATCCATATTATATGTCCATGTTGTTCCAAGTGGAGTAATATTGTCTCCTGCATCGTCACGTATGTGAACGACAATGGTACTTGTTGTCGAATCATACCATACATAGAATCTATTATATACAATGGTACGATTGATCATAAAAATTGGAAAACTGCCAGTACCAGAGCCAGTAATTCTAAGTCGAACAGTTCCAGATGTTCCATTGTCAATCGTACTATCACAAGGCCACGACGCATAACTCAAATTTCCCATTACTAATTTTCCACCTGTTATTGATACTGTACCAGACGTTGTTGCAACACCACCTAATGTACTTAATGTAAAATCTGCATTTACAGTGGAACTCAATGTAGCTACAAACGCTCCGTTTGCAACGCCAGTTGTTATATTTCCTTCCACATATAATTGACCCAATCCAGCACCACCAACAACTTGTAAAGCACCAGTATCGATACTCGACGATAAATCAGTACCACTCAATGCTAAATTAGTATAAGATAAAGAACCAGCAACTGATAAATTTCCTCCAACATACAAATTTTTACCAATACCAACACCACCAACAACAGTCAATGCACCGGTAGAAGTATTTGTTGCTTGTGTCGAACCAGTTATTCCAAGTGTTGTGTATTGTAATGCACCAGCAACATTTAATAAACCACCAACATATAAATTTTTAGCAACACTAGCACCACCAGCAACAATTAATGTACCAGTCGATGTAGAAGTTGCTTGTGTTGTGTTTGTAAGACTTAGTGCTGCGAATGACATGGTTCCACCAACATTCAAATTTCCACCGATGTACAGATTTTTGGCAACACTGGCACCACCTGAAATAACTAATGATCCTGTTAATGTGTCAGTACTATTGGATGTTAGTAATGCATTTACACCAGACCCCGTTATAGACATTATATTTGTATTTCCTGACCCATTAGTAAAATATGTTTTCATATTGTCTGTCCAAGTACCAATATAAAGATTTCCATTTACTCCACTTTGGAGACCTTTAACATATAAGTAACCGTCACACGCTCCACCATAACCACTTACGTACCCTGATCCATTAATACCTACATCAATATACCCATACGATTCAGTACCAGTATCGCAAGTAGCAATATAATCACTCGATGCACTTACACCATTACTCAGATTTTGAATGTTGTTTTGAATATAACTATTTTGAGTATCGTATGCTTGGTACATTAAATTTGTTTGAGGTGCTGGAATACCAATATTTGCAGACCAATGATTCGCAGCATAACACGATTTGGCAATACCAACACCACCATTAACGATTAAAGTTCCTGTACTTGTACTGGTCGAGAGAGTCGTACCAGTGATAGTCAGTGAACCATACGAAACTGAACCTGCTACATTTAAATTACCACCAACGTAAAGATTCTTTGAAATTCCTGCACCACCCGACATAATCAAAGCTCCAGTCGTTGAAGATGTCGAGTTTGTTGTATCATTTATCGATAGAGAAGCAACAGATAGAGAAGCAACAGATCCAGAACCACTAACTTGCATATTACCACTTATCCCAATATTTCCACTCACTCCTAAATTACCACTAATATTTTCATTTCCCCCAACATAAAGATTCTTTGCAATTCCAATTCCACCAGCAATAATTAATGCTCCTACATTAGTTGATGATGTATTCGTTGTGGCATTAATACTTACTTGATCAGTAACATCAAAATTACAAATATTTCCACTGGAATTAATAGTTAATGCACCAGAAGTATTTACATTAAGAGAACAAGAATTCGTACCAGTCGTGATATTGTGAATAGTTAAAGTATTTCCAATATGTGCTTGTTTTGCAACACCAATACCACCAGATAATATGAGTGAACCTGTACTTGTGCTTGTACTATCTACAGTAGATGAATTATTACTACCAGAATAAACAACATTACCACCAACATATAAATTACCAGCAATACTTGCACCACCATTAAGAATTAATGAACCTGTTGTCGTACTTGTACTATTAACTGTAGAAAGTCCTGTATAAATATCAGATGAAACAATATTACCACCAACATATAAATTTTTAGCAATACCTGTACCACCGGCAATAATTAATGCACCTGTACTCGTACTTGTACTTTCAACTGTAGATGAGTTATTACTTCCAGTATAAACCACATTACCACCAACATACAAATTCCCAGCAATACTTGTTCCACCACTGACGATTAGTGAACCTGTTGTGGTACTGGTAGCATTAGTTGTTTGTGCAATATAAATTTGTCCGACTCCAAGACCACCTGCGACTTGTACTGCACCACTATTAGTTGATGTCGCTAGTGTTGCATTAGTCGTACTAATAATTCCTGTTGCAGTAATTCCACCAACCGTCGAAATATTATTCGTACCGAGAGATAAGTTACCACCCATAGTCGTAGTAGTTGCAACATAAAGTTGGTTAATTCCCGCACCACCAGCAATTTGTAATGCGCCAGTAGTTATGCTTGTAGATGTTAATGTACTTGTTGATTCGATTGATCCACCAACATAAAAATCTTTCACAACACTCGAACCACCTAATACAATTAATGATCCTGTTTGAGTATTTGTAGCATTTGACGTATCACTAAATGTTTTTATTCCACCAATCGTCTGTGTTTGGTCACTAACATGTCCCCATGTAATTCCGGGTGCTGCCGATTCAAGACCAGCTAATGAATTATGATATGTTGCAGAAGTCGAGTTGACAATTCTTGATGGTCCAATAATTTTAGTAAATGCCGCGATACTGCATTGTCCCAACGTAGAATAACTATTCTTCGTGTAAAATGTTACTTGGTATAATACAAGCATGTCAGGTGGCACATATGGTGACGTAACGAGATTTGCAAAAGACTCTCCTTGCGCAGCTGTCAATGATGAATATACTGTCTGACCAGCCTTAATAAAAATCTGGCGAGTACCAGTTATTTCACCCAACACACAAACATAATAGTTAACATATGATTGGTTTGGTACTGGTGTTAAAGTCCAACTACCTGTAACCAATTGGTTATATTGAATTGCACCACCAACAACGTAATTGAATGGTACAGTTTTTGTTGTGTAAGTCCAGTATGCATTTGGACCAGTTAATTGATTTACCGTATAACTACCTGATGCAAGAGTTAAGATATTTATGAGAAGACCTTCATCCGAAACAACACCTGACGTTAATGAGAATTGGTTATCTGAATCAACTGGAGATGATGGAGAAATATTATAATTACCAGCACTTACACCTGAAATCAGATATGTTCCGATATTATCATGAAAATTCTGGTGTGTAGTTGCGGCCATATTACACCCATGTCGTTCCTCAATTGCAACACCGATACCACTTGAATAATAATATACTATGCAACAATAAGCATTTCCTAAATATGTCGGCGCAGTACCAAATTGAACTTGTAATCCAGCTGCTGTGAAATAATAGAAATACAACCCCATCGTATCTGGGTGTGTATATGTTTGTGGTGTTGTGTATGAATATCGTTTACCGGCAACCCATACATAAAAGACAGACGACGCTGGTGAAATCGTAAAAACTCTTGTTGTCGAATCATATGACATTGTTGAATCGTTTTGATTTTCAAAACCAGTCGGGGAATCTGTAATAGCACTATTTAACGAATATAATGTACCACTAATAAAAACATTACCATTTATACCAACACCACCATTCGTAATTAATGTGCCAGTTGAAGTACTCGTTGATTGTGTTGTTCCGTTTATTTGGACTGTACCTGATGAAGTAATATTTCTAACTGATGTGATATCATTTGTTCCCATTATTAAATTTCCACCCATCGTCGTCGTAGTTGCAACATATAATTGATTAGTACCAGTACCACCCGCAACTTGTAATGCTCCTGTCGTTATTGATGTTGATAAATTTGTATTATTAATTTTAACTGAAGAACTCGTACCAGTTGTCAAATTACCATCAATATTTGTTGTCGTTGTAACATATAATTGATTTGCCCCTATACCACCAGATACTATTAATGCTCCTGTGGTACCACTCGTAGAAGCTGTCGTATCCGCAAACGTTTTTGCACCATAAATGGATTGTAACTGATCGTTAATATGTCCATAAGTTACACCACTACTCGCTAATTCCAATCCTGATAATGTTTGATGATTCGTTGCTGTATTGTTTAGAATTGATACGCGACTATTGACGATACGTACGACAGCTTCTAAGCGACATTTTCCTAGAGGGACATAATTACTACATCTCCAATTAAGTTGATATAATACAAGAAACTCAGGCCATACTAAATTAGTCAATGTCAAATTAGTAAATGCTTCTCCTTGTGCCAATGTTAATGATGTATAAAATGTCTGACCGATAACAGAAAATACTTGTGTTGTTGATGATAATGACGGTACATACAAAATATACGTATTAACATACGAATTAGTTGGTACTTGATTTAATGCCCATGTCGTTCCGGAGGTATTTTGATTATAATTAATGTTTCCTCCAACAGTGTAACTATATGGCATAGTGTTTCCACTCGACCATGTCCAATTTTGTGTGCTATCGAGATATAATAAATTATAATTTGGTGTTGTATTTGCAGATATACCACCAACCAATTGTAATCCTTCATCACTAATTTCACCAGTAGCAGATATCCACTGATTCGCAGCGTTAGTATTTCCAGCTAACGTATATCCAGATAATGCTAACCCAGATACATAATACGTACCTATTTGATTATGTAATTCTAAATGAGTTATTGGATCCATGATTGGTGCATGACGTTCTTCTTGTACAAAATAAAGTGTTGTCGAATAATAATAGACAAAAAATGCTGTTGCCGAAGCATAAAGTGATGGAAAAGGTGCAGACCATTGAAGAACACCAGATGGATCAAAATAATAATGGTACATTCCAATACTATTAGTATGTGCCGTGGCAGTTTGTGTTGTTGTATAAGTAAAACGTTTGCCATTTACCCACACATTGAAACTTGTTGATGTTGGTGATATTGTTAGTACCCGTGTAGTTGGATTATATGATACAGTTGAATCTGTTTGATTTTCAAAACCATTTGGCGCATTCATTGCTGTATTTGATGCTGAATAAACCATACCACCAACAAATACATCGCCTGTAATACCAACACCACCCAGAGTTATTATTGAACCTGTTGTTGTTGATGTAGATTGTGTTGTTCCAGAAATTTGTAATGACGCTACATTAAAAGTACCTGATGACGTAATATTTCTGACAGATGTAATATCATTGGTTCCTAATGCTAAATTACCACCCATTGTTGTCGTTGTAGCAACATAAAGTTGGTTCAGTCCCGCACCACCGGCAACCATTAAAGCACCAGTTGTGGTACTGGTTGATGTCGTTGTATTTGCGACGAATATTTGGGATGTACCTAATCCACCAGCGATTCTAACAGCACCAGTCGTCGTTGATGTCGAAAGTGTCGTATTAGTTGTACTAATAATTCCACTCGATGTGACATTACCGACTGAAGAAATATTATTTGTGTTCATAGTCAAGTTACCTCCCATAGTTGTTGTCGTCGCAACATATAACTGATTAATACCAGCACCACCGGCAACCATTAAAGAACCAGTTGTTGTTGAAGTAGATTGAGTGTTATTAGCAATAAATATTTCAGCAGTACCAATACCACCAACGACCTGTAATGCACCACTATTTGTTGATGTTGATAATGAAGTATTCGTAAGCTGTAATGTATTTATATTAAAAGTTCCAGTTGCAGTAATATTTCTGACCGATGTAATATCATTCGTACCTAATGCTAAATTACCATTCATTGTTGACGTAGTTGCGACATATAACTGATTTGTTCCAATACCACCAGCAACCATTAAAGAACCAGTTGTTGTTGATGTGGACGTTGTTGTGTTGGCAATAAATATTTCAGATGCACCAATACCTCCAGCCACTCGTACAGCACCACTATTTGTTGAAGTTGATAAAGTTGTATTTAATGTACTAATAATTCCTGTTGCAGTAATTCCACCGACAGTCGAAATATTGTTTGTACCCATATTCATATTACCATCAAGTGTTGTCGTCGTTGCAACATATAATTGATTAACACCAGCACCACCAGCAATTTGTAATGCACCAGTAGTTATACTAGTGGATGTTTGTGTATTTGTCGATTTAATTGAGCCACCCACATAAAAATCTTTCAAAACACTTGATCCGCCACCAATAATAAGTGACCCAGTCGATATACTCGTTGCATTTGATGTATTTGCAAAAGTTTTAATGCCATAAATAGATTGTGTCTGATCATTAATATGTCCCCACGTAACACCACTACTTGCTAATTGTAACCCATTTAATGCTTCATGATTGAATGCTTCATTATTTAAAATAGTGGCTTTTGAACCATAAATTCTCGTAAACGCATCAATTCTACATTTACCTGCAGATGTGTAAGTACTGGATGTACCCAAAGTAATTTGATACATTGGTAATATTTCAGGAAATGGTATAGATAATAACGTCAAATTATAGAAACTTTCGGCCCTAGCTTGTGCAGCTGATGTATATGTTGTTTGGCCAGGTAGTGTTAAAATTTGTGTCGATCCACTATATTCAGGAATAAAGCAGACATAATAATTAACCCAAGTATCGCTACTTAATTGTGTTAATTGCCACGTACTTCCCGTATATTGATTATATTGAATATAACCATTAGTAAAATAATGGTATGGTACTGTACTTGGTATCCAAAACCATATACCATTCGCGCCAGTTAGTTGTGTGCAATTATATGGACCTCCAATGGCAACTTCCAGAATATTTGTATTCAGACCTTCATCACTAATTACACCCGCTGTCGTCGTGAATCGATTATCTAAGTCAGTTGGTACAGCTGGACTGATAGTATAACCAGATGCTACTAAACCAGATACATAATATGTGCCAATTTGTTCATGTAATACTAAATGTGTTGCTGGATCCATAACACAACCATGTCGTTCTTCTGTCATGAGACCAATCGATGAATTATAATAATATACTATACTACACATTGCAGCAGTTGTAAAGTTCGGATAAGAAGTACCTCTTTGTAATCCAGCAGATGTAAAATAGTAATAATATACAACGCCAGATGTAGTTGGGTGAGCCGACATATTTATCGTTGACGAATATGTGTATCTAACACCACTTATCCAAACATTATAACTACCACTCACAGGCGATATTGAAAATACTCGAGTACTTGCAGAATAACTTAATGTACTACTTGTTTGATTTTCGAATCCTGTAGGATTTGCACCAGCCGCATTAACTGTATTTAATGCACTTATAACATACGCATCAGTTGCGACTTTTGTCGAATTATCTGGGTATGTTTGAGTTAATGCTGTTACTGTTCCTGTGAATGCTGATGTACCAGCAACTTGAATACCACCAGATACACCGACACCCCCATAAACAATTAATGACCCAGTTGTCGAATCGGTTGATGCTGTTGTTGATAATATAGAAAGATTATTAGTCGTTGTATCACCACCAATATATACATTTTTGTAAATACCGACACCACCATATATTGTTAAAGTACCTGTGGATGTACTTGTAGAATTTATGGTCGCCGACAATATTTCAGATTGAGCACTTACTTGTCCATCGATAGACGTATTATCACCAACATATAATTTTTTTCCAATACCTACACCACCTGGTACAATTAAAGTACCAGTAGATGTGCTTGATGAATCTGTTGTTGCAGTTAATGCTAATCCACCAGTCGAGAAAGCACCAGTCACATTTAAATCTCCACCAATATATAAACTTTTAGAAATACCCATACCTCCAGTAAGAGTTAATGACCCTGTTATAGAATTGGTCGCATCGATAGTAGAATTTATTACTTGTGTTCCTGTTGATATTTGTCCCAAAACAGTAGAGTTGCCATTTATATTAGTATTCCCGCCAACATATAAATTTTTACCAATACTTTCACCACCAACAATAATTACAGACCCTGTTGTTGTCGATGTGGCCTCATCAGTTGCCACAAATTTATTTGGTGTCCAAATTGTTTGTAGACCCGACATATATATATTGCAATAGATTATTGAATCGATAACTAATATTCACATAAGAACTATTTATTATTGTTTTTCCAATAATAAATAATCATCAAAATAATTATTTGTGTGATGAGTTTACCATGTTGTCGTATTAACTGTTACTGTTTGTATTGATATGGTGTCTGTTCTTATACCATTATGATTAAAAAATATACGTACAATTCCACTTCCACTATCAATAAATGTGAAAACACCTGATGAGAATCTCCACCCAGTACCAGCATCCATATAGTTATAGTACAAATTTTCAGGTGATCCAGAAGGTCCGTTTAATGATACAACTGATGTTCCTTGCATTGAAAATATATATGTTGTTTCACAAACAAATGTGTATGTTGCAGTATTATCATTTCCCATCGCTGTTATTTTTAATCTCATCGGATTTCCCAACACAAAAGTGTAAATTTGTGAAAATGAACCTGATGTTACTGTAATTGGACTTCCAATATTAATAATTCTATCTTCACATGTGCCAAATGAATTACTCATGTTAAATGTGTAACCTTTTGTATAAATATCACTTGCAATACCAACACCTCCGCTAACAATAAGTGTTCCAGATGAGAAACTTGTGGAATTATCAGTATTCGTTAATACTCCTGAATTCGCAGTCATAACTCCAAGAATACGTGTATCGCCTCCAATATTAACTCTCTTAGCAATACCAACACCACCCATAATAACAAAAGAACCAGTTGATGTACTGGTCGAGTCCACAGTGGAAGTAAGTGAAACTGATCTAAATGATAAATTACCACCAACATTAACATCTCCGCCAATATTAAGATTTTCAACAATACTTGCACCACCACTTACAATGAGTGATCCAGTTAACGTATCAGTAGAATTAATTGTTGATGTTATAAGTTCAGTCGTTGTTGTTAATTGACCATTAATATTTGCATTATCACCAACATATAAATTATTTGTGATTCCAATACCTCCAGCAATAATTAGTGCACCAGTTGACGTACTTGTAGAATTCGTAGTTGATGTTAAATTTAGTGTTGTACCGGTCATGGTTCCATTAACTCCAAAATTACCACCGACATACAAATTATCTGCAATACCACAACCACCAGAAATAATCATTGCACCAGTCGACGTGTCAGTTGCATTAACGGTAGAAGCAACATGTGATAATCCAGTCGTTGATAACCCATATGTAGTTGCATTTCCCCCGAGGTATACATTTTTTGCAATACCGACACCTCCTAATACAACAAGCGAACCAGTCGATGTACTGGAAGAATCAATAGTTGACGTGAATGAAATACTACTAAATGTCAAAATTCCACCAATATTTACATCACCACCAACATTAAGATTCTTTGCGATACTTGTCCCACCACTAATAATGAGAGAGCCTGTTTGTGTATCAGTCGAGTTAATTGTCGAAGTAATATTTTCTGTTGGTGTCGTCAATCCATTGAGATTTGATAATCCTCCAACATATAGGTCTTTTGCAATTCCAGAACCACCTGCTAAAATAAGCGAACCTGTTGATGTACTTGTAGCATTTGTAGTTGAATTTAATGTTTCCGAGAATCCATTGAAATTTCCATTGACGTTGAGTGTTGTTCCGACATACAAACTCTTTGTAATACCGACACCACCACTAATCACTAATGATCCGGATGTTGAACTCGTTGCATCAAGTGTCGATGTGACAATTTCAGTCGTTGTCGATAATTGTCCATTAATAAATGTATTATTTCCGACATATAATTTCTTAGCGATTCCAACACCACCAGCCAAAATAAGTGAACCTGTACTTGTACTCGATGAATCAATTGTAGAACTAAATGTAGATGTCTGCATTATGAAATTTCCATTAAGATTAAAATTACCACCAACATACAAATTTTTAGCAATACTAGTTCCTCCGGCAACAATGAGAGAACCAGTGTTTGTACTCGTTGAATCATTTGTAGATGTGATTAATTCTGTTTGTGTTGTTAATAATCCACCAATATTTGTATTATCGCCAACATACAATTTCTTTGCAATACCAACACCACCATAAACCGTGAGAACACCAGAAGCAGTACTATTTGAATCAGTTGTCGTGAGTACTGCGACTGTCGTTAAATTAGATACACTTGCCACATTTAATGTTCCACCAATGTATGTGTTTTTCATAATACCAGTACCACCACTCACAATAAGTGCTCCAGTCGTTGTATCAGATGCATTTGTAGGACTTGTTACAATTTGAGTATTTACCGATACTTGTCCAAAGATAGTCACATTATTTCCCACATAAACACTCTTAGCAATACCCACACCACCCGCAATAATTAACGCACCAGTTGATGTACTTGTGGAATCTATAGTAGATATTAATGAAGTCGATTCCATTATGATACTACCTCCAATATTTACATTTCCACCAACATACAAATCTTTTGCAATTCCTGTACCACCATTAACTATGAGAGAACCTGTCGTTGAACTCGTAGCATTTAGTGTCGATGTGATATTTTCATCCAATGTAGTTAATGTACCTGATATTGTTGTATTACTACCAACATATAAATTCTTTGTAATACCAACACCACCGGCAACAATTAATGCTCCAGATGTCGAACTCGTTGCTAAAGATGTATTATATACTTGTATGGTCTGAACGACAGTATTACCATTGACTGTAAAATTATCACCAACAATCAAACCCTTCACAATACCGACACCACCATAAACAACAAGAGCACCAGTCGTCGTACCATTTGTTCCTTGCGTTGATGTAATTATTTCAGTCGTGGTTGTTAATGAACCATTAATCTCTGTATTGTCACCAACATATAATTTCTTAGCAATACCAACACCACCGGCAACAATTAAAGAACCAGTTGATGTGCTTGAAGAATCTATAGTAGAACTCAATGATGTCGAAGCCATTGCAAGTGAACCAACAATATTTAAATTACCACCAACATACAAATCTTTTGCGATACCAGCACCACCATCAATAACAAGAGATCCTGTAGTAGAACTTGTCGCATTGATAGTTGATGTAAATATTCCTGTTGTGGATGTTAATAATCCATTAATACTAGTGTTACTTCCAACGAATAATTGTTTAGCTATTCCGACACCACCATATACTACTAATGCACCAGTTGAAGTATCTGTTGCATCCAACGTCGAAGTTAAAGTAGTTGTTGCCATAGTAAGAGTTCCCGAAACATTCAAATTACCACCAACATAAAGATTCTTTTGAATACCTGTTCCACCATTAATAATTAGAGATCCTGTAGTCGAACTACTTGCATCCGTTGTCGATGTAATTAATTCATTTATGGTTGTCAATAAACCATTAATATTTGTATTATCACCGACATATAATTTCTTAGCAATACCAGCGCCACCAGCCAAAATTAATGAACCTGTTGATGTACTTGAAGAGTCAATAGTAGAACTTAATGTTGTTGAAGTCATTGTTATTGATCCAGCAATATTCAAATTTCCTCCAACATATAAATCTTTTGCAATTCCTGTACCTCCATTAATTATTAATGCCCCAGTAGTCGAACTTGTCGCGTTGATAGTTGATGTAAATATTCCTGTGGTTGATGTTAATAATCCCGTTATGGTAGTATTATTTCCTACAAATAATTGTTTAGCAATACCGACGCCACCATACACAACTAACGCACCAGTTGATGTACTTGATGAATCTAATGTAGAACTTAATGTCGTAGATGTCATTGCGAGACTACCAGAAACACTTAAATTACCACCAACATACAAATCTTTGGCAATACCAGCACCACCAGCCATAATTAGTGATCCAGTTAGTGTATCTGTAGCATTTACTGTAGACGTAATATTCTCGGTAATTGCACTTAATAAACCATTGATAGTTGTATTATCTCCTACAAATAATTGTTTAGCAATTCCAACTCCACCAGCGACAATTAGTGAACCAGTTGATGTACTAGATGAATCTATTGTGGAACTTAGTGTTAATCGTGTTGCTGATATTGAACTTTCAACTGTAAGTGACCCATTAACTTCCATTTTTCCACCAACATATACATCTCGACCAATTCCAACACCACCAGCAACTGTAAATGCACCAGTTAATGTATCAACTGAATTAGTTGATGATGTTATTACACCCGTTACTGCAGACATTTGACCATCGATAGTTGTGTTATTTCCAACATATAGTTTCTTAGCGATTCCGACACCACCAGCTAAAATAAGTGAACCTGTTGAGGTACTCGATGAATCTGTTGTGTTATATGATGTAATAATTCCATTAGTGTAAAAATTGCCACCAACGTACAAATCTCTTGTAATACCAGTACCACCATTAACAATTAAAGAACCTGTTGTTGAGCTTGTCGCATTGATGGTAGAAATAATATTTTCAGTTGTAGTCGTTAATAATCCCGTTATTGTAGTGTTATCACCAACATATAATTTCTTGGCAATACCAGCACCACCAGCCAAAATTAACGAACCTGTACTCGTACTTGATGAATCAATCGTGGAACTTAATGTTGTTGAAGCCATTGCGAGACTACCTGAAATATTCAAATTTCCTCCAACATACAAATCTTTTGCAACACCAGCACCTCCATCAATAATTAACGCACCTGTAGTTGAACTTGTCGCATTTGTTGTAGATGTTATAGTTTCGTTTAACGTCGTCAATGTTCCATAAATAGTCGTGTTACTTCCGACAAATAATTGTTTTGCAATACCCACACCACCAGCCAATACTAATGAACCAGTTGATGTGCTCGTTGCATCCAAAGTAGAGTCAAATGTTGCTTGTGAAATTTGAATGACACCAGTAACATATAAATTCCCACCAATATTTGTATCACCTCCAATATTTACATTATTTGCAATTCCGGCACCCCCATCAATAATTAAAGCACCTGTTGATGTACTTATTGAATTTATTGTAGAAGTTATCGTTTCTGTGATAGTCGTCAATTGTCCGTCAATATTAGTATTATTTCCAACATAAAGACTCTTCGCGATACCAACACCACCACCAATAATTAATGAACCAGTGGAAGTACTTGAAGCATCAATTGTTGACGCTAATATTTCAGTTGTTCCGGTGAAATTTCCAATAACATCAAAATTACCACCGACATATAAATTCTTTGTGATTCCAGTTCCACCATTGACAACTAAAGAACCTGTCGTGTAACTACTTGCATCAATTGTCGAAGTAATAATTTCAGTAATCGTAGATAATTGGCCATAAACAGTTGTATTATCCCCGACGTATAATTTCTTGGCAATACCCACACCACCAGCTAAAACGAGTGCACCAGTTGATGTACTTGAAGAATCAATAGTCGAAGAAAATGATGCGTTTGGGAATGATACTGTCCCACCAACATACAAATCACCTCCAATATTCAGATTTTTCGTAATACCAACACCACCGGAAACAGTCAATGCACCAGTCGTAAAATTTGTCGAATTAATTGTTGATGTAATAATCTCAGTCGATGCCGACAATTGATTACTGATATTGGTATTTCCACCGACATATAAATTACTTGCAATTCCAGTACCACCATTAATAATTAATGCTCCAGTTGATGTACTTGTGGCATTTAGAGTAGAACTAATAATTTCGGTTGGCACAGTAATTTTCCCACCAACATACAAATCTTTAGCAATTCCAGAACCACCACTAATAATTACTGAACCAGTTGATGTACTCGAGGCATTTATTGTCGATGTAATATATTCTGTTGTGGTTGTTAATAACCCACTAATGTTAGTATTATTACCAACAAATAATTGTTTAGCAATACCCATACCACCAACAAGAACAAGTGCACCGGTTGAAGTACTTGTTGCATCAGCAGTAGAACTGAAAGAAAGTGTTTCGAAAGTAATTGTTCCTAAAACATTCACATCACCATCAAATGTAGTATCACCACCGACATTAAGATTATTGGTTATTCCGACACCACCATTAATAATTAGAGCACCAGTTGATGTACTTGTCGAATTTATTGTGGATGTAATAATTGCTGTATTCGTCGTTGTCTGTCCGTTGACGTTAGTATTCCCGCCAACATAAAGATTATTAGCAATTCCAGTTCCACCATTAATAATTAACGCTCCTGTCGATGAGCTGGTTGAATTTATAGTTGATGTTATAATTGCAGTATTCGTAGTTGTTTGACCATTAACATTAGTGTTACCTCCAACATATAAATTATCTGCAATTCCAGTACCACCATTAATGATTAAAGAACCTGTTGATGTACTAGTCGAATTTATGGTTGACGTAATAATTGCTGTATTTGTTGTTGTTTGTCCACTAATATTGGAATTACCACCGACGTATAAATTATTAGCAATTCCAGTACCACCATTAATAATTAAAGATCCTGTCGATGAACTTGTTGCATTCGTAGTTGATATTATAATAGCAGTGTTTGTTGTTGTTTGTCCACTTATGTTAGAGTTACCACCAACGTATAAATTACTTGCAATTCCTGTTCCACCATTAATAATCAAAGCACCTGTTGATGTACTCGTCGCATCTATCGTCGATGTAATATTGGCAGTATTTGTTGTTGTCTGTCCGCTTATGTTAGAGTTACCACCAACATATAAATTATTAGCAATTCCTGTTCCACCATTAATAATCAAAGCACCTGTTGATGTACTTGTAGAATTTATAGTTGACGTAATAATTTCAGTTATTGTTGTTAATAATCCATTGATATTGGTATTATCACCAACATATAATTTCTTAGCAATACCTGCGCCACCTGCCAAAATTAGTGAACCTGTCGATGTACTCGATGAATCTAATGTGGATGATAATTTTGTTTGATTCATTGTGAAATTTCCTGCAATATTACAATCACCACCAATATAGAGATTCTTTTGAATTCCAACACCTCCGCTTACAGTGACTGAACCAATAGTTATATTTGTTGTATTTGTAGTATCAAAAATATGTAGTGATCCACCAATAAACATATCTTTACCAATACCAGCACCGCCAACTACATTTAATGCACCAGTCTGAGTATCAGTTGCGTTAATACCAGTGACTAAATTTAATGAAGACATTTCACCAGACCCATTTACATTAAGATTTTCACCGACAAATACAGATGTACCGACACCCAAACCACCCGAAATAACTACTGCACCAGTTGATGTACTTGTAGTATCGGTCGATGATTGCACTAATACATCGTGTACGTATGATGTACCATTAACATAATTATTACCTAACATAGATACTGATTTATCAACACTCACACCACCATAAATATGTAACGAACCTGTTTGTGTTGGATTCGCATCATTGATTCCCAATATAACACCTGAATTACTTGTCATCATACTTGTAATATTGATAGACCCACCCACATATAAATTTTTTTCAATAGATGATCCACCACTTACATGTAGAGATCCAGTTAGTATATCTGAAGCATTTTGTGAGGAAATTACATTGAGTGTTTGTGTATTAATTAATCCACCAACATTAACATCTTTGTATATACCAACACCACCATTAACAATTAATGCACCTGTACTCGATGATGTTGTGTTTATCGTAGAATTAACAACTAATGTATCAATTGAACCAATATGTAATGAGAGTGTTCCATTAATTTGGGCATTACCATTTACATTTAAATTATTAGCAATACCTACACCTCCATCAATAATTAATGCACCAGTATTTGTACTTGTAGATGGTGTTGTGGAATATAAATGCACATTTCCTGACAAATTAGTATTACCATTAACACGTAATGCATTACCAATATACAAACTTTTAGCAATACCGGCACCACCAGCCAAAATCAATGAACCAGTTGATGTACTTGATGCGTCAAGTGTCGATGTGACAGATATATATTGAGGACTAATGGTATCTCCAACAATAAGATTTTTCCTAATTGCCACTCCACCATCGACAACTAATGCCCCTGTAGCAGTATCGACAGCACTTTGAGTTGAATGAACATTGAGTGTTTCAGTAATATGTAAATTATCACGAATACCCACACCACCATCAAACACAACTGATCCTGATATAGCATCTGTCGCATGTAATAATCCATTCACATGTAAATATTGTGCCGTTATTGTTTCACCGACTCCCATACCTCCCGTGATAACTAATGAACCAGTTGTATTACTGGTTGATTCTGTTAACTGTGTAACATATAGAGATGCGAATTGTGGTGAACCAGATATCTTCAAATCTTGTCCAAAATGTGCAGTTGTACTATTAGCAATATGTGCATCAATTTGATCATGTGTATTAATACCAATATTCAATAATGCTCTGTGATCCATTGTTGAACCGAATTGTACCCATAGTGTTCCATTATATACAATCGATGATGTGGGATAAATAGGTCCACCTTTTACCCATACAGCAATACCAGTGACTGGAATTATTTCATCCCAAGTCGCTCCATTATATTCATATATATAATTTGTTGTCCAACCACTCGCCGTAGCTGAAGCAATATACCTATCACCTGATGTTGGTAAAACTGGTGTTCCACTCGTCGGATCATAAAATGCAATGACTGATGGTTGCCATGCGACACCTTGTATTTTACCATCAACATAACCTTTATTGGCAAGTTGATATTGATCTGTCGGAACGTTAACAACATTAACTGCATTAAATGTCGGAGTACCGATAGATGTTAAATTTTGACCAAAATGTGCATCGGTATTATTAGCAATGTGACTATCTATTTGAGCATGTGTATTTGTTCCCGCACCGATTAGTGCTTGATGATACAGTCTTGTGTCAAGTGGTACCCACTGATTTAAATCATACAATACATAACGTCTAGAATATAATGGTCCCCCGCTTATCCAAACAATAAAACCATCAACAGGTAATGTTCGTAACCATGTAGTACCACTCCATTCATATATACTATTCGCAACCCAGTCAGGTGTTGTTTCCAAACTGATATAACGATCACCAACATTTGGATTTTGTGGTAGACCACCAGTAGGATCGTAAAATTGCAAAACTGATTGTTGCCAATATAATTGTCTAACTGCATCATCGACATATGCTTTTGTCGCGGTATCTGTATCATTTAAAGGATTCTGTGTCAATGTTAATTGTGTAAAAGTCGGTGTACCATTTACCGTAAGATTCTGTCCGAAATGTGCAGTTGTACTATTAAATATATGACTCGTAAAATTATTAGAAAGTGAAGAAATATCAACACCATCAACAGTTCCAGTCACACTAATATTCCCATTTATAGCAATTCCACTAAATTGAGGTGTTGATGTAACGCCAATATCCTGAACCGTACCAATATCAATTGTATTATCTATATTTTGAGTTATTGTTGTTTGATTCGGTACTGCATATATAATTTCGTATAAATTCTTTGACACCAAATCTTTTGTTTGGTTTATGTATGCTACTGTGAGTGGTGTCATATAATCTAATTTTAAACCATTTTTGATCTCAAGAGATGCCATCGTCGCAATTTGGCGATCTCCTTCTAATTTAGTTATTCTATCCCCAAGAGAATATATAGCCTCTCCAAGATCATATCTTGGTAACATGATATAATATTTATAGACATATTCTATTTTTTGCACAAACTTAATTCAATTTATACGTTTTGAATGAAATATTTATAAACAATGTGACTGTTTTTGGGCTCATAGGAGCCCAAAAACACTAAGACTTTCAAAAGGCTCTAGAGCCTTTTGAAAGTGTGACACGTATACTTATTGTGAGATAACCACAATAGATAAATAATTTTATGTGTTTTTGATAAAATACATAAAATTAACAATAAATAAATTTTTGAATTATTATGTTGCACCATAACGCATCTTATAGAATTTAGTAATCGTGACTGTAGAATAAACTTCTGAGTCTCCAGTTGATAATGCCATACCGAGACCATTCGACCGTGCAGTTTGTGTGGCATAATATTGCAAATAAAAAACATTTTCTGCATCTGTAACATTAACAATACCATTTACCACCGCATGTGATGCAGCAGGATATGTTGTACTTATTCCAGTCCAAACATTCGGACCCACAATGGCTGCTGTGCCGAGAGTATTATTATATATTCTAGTACGTACATTTGTTATAGTGTAATATGTCGAAACTGCATTAATTTGGTATGTGCCAGTAGTAAGAGTTAATGCATTTCCACTTAATGTTACTGACGTATCACTTGTGTCACCTGTGAGTGAATTTAGTACGCGATTCGTCCATGTAGTAGCAACTGACGCACCACCCGAAGTACCACTATTCTTTAAATCTGCTGCGACCCAATAACTTAAATATTTAGAATCTGCATATGATTTTACAGCTGCTTCTGTCGGTAAATTAGAATCACTATTTGACGCTAATGTACCATCTATACTAATTGCTGTAACACTATTGGTCATTGTCAATGTTCCTGGAACAATTGTTGTAGCACGTAATGTCTTGGCTACTCCAACACCGCCTTTTACAATTAACGCACCGGCTGAAGTATTTGCTGAATCAACCGTACTAATAATGGTTTCCTCTAATGCAAATATCGTTTTTGCAACACCGAGACCCCCCTTGACAGTTAGCGCACCAGTATTTGTGTTAGTTGAATCTGTTGTAACAGTTACATTTAGAGTTGTTAGAGTTCCTGCCCCAGCTGATAATGTCCCACTGATAGTTGTATTTCCACCAACACGCAATTGTCCTGCAATACCTACACCGCCTGATACTATGAGAGAACCTGAATTAGTTGCGGCTGAATCAGTTGTATTTGTACAATTTAATTGACCACCAATGTATGCACTAAGTCCGACACCTAAACCACCAGTAATTATCGCGGCACCATTGTTATATGAATTAGAATCAGTGGCATTTGAAACGTAAAACACAGATCCAGAATCAATAGTTACACCGTTACCAACTGTGTTTTGAGTTATCTTATCTGTAAGAACTCCAGTTGTAGCGTATAATTGTGTACAATATGCATCTCCAGAAATTCCCACACCACCACTTACAATCAGAGCTCCAGTAGTTGCACTTGATGATCCTGTTATACCATTAACGTGTACAGTCGAAACATATAATGTTTTTGCAATACCAGCTCCACCTGCAATAATTAATGACCCTGTTGATGTATCAGTTGATTCTGTTGTTATAGTCGTAGTTAAAGATGTTATGGTTGATGCACCTGCACTTAATGTTCCAGATAAAGTAGTATTACCACCGACATGTAATTGTTTCGAAATACCTACACCACCACCAACAACTAATGATCCTGTTGTTGATGTTGTCGAATCTAATGTACTAGATGCATTTAATGTTGTTACAGCACTCGCACCAGCATTCAATGTTCCTGTAACATTCGCATTTCCACCAACATATATGTTTTTAGCAATACCTGCACCACCAGCTAAAATAAGTGAACCCGTCGATGTTGCTGTTGATTCAGTAGTCACAGTCGTATTCAATGTCGTTACAGTTGCAGCACCAGCATTTAGTGTTCCAGTAACATTTACATTTCCACCAACATACAGATTCTTAGCAATTCCGGTACCTCCACTAACTACCAAAGAACCAGTTGTTGATGTTGTTGCGTCATTTGTATCTGTAATGGAGATTGAAGTGATTGTTCCTGATCCTGAGACGAGTAATCCAGTTACAATAGCATTTCCACCAACATATAAATTCTGACTCATACCAAGACCACCAGTAATGACGAGAGTACCATTTGATGTACTTGTAGATCCAGTTCCAGATGTTAGTGATAATGTCGAGAGTGTTCCCGCACCAGCATTTAATGTTCCTGTGATATTTGTATTTCCGCCAACATACAAATTTTTAGCAATACCAGCACCACCAGCCAAAATTAATGAACCAGTTGATGTTGCAGTTGAGTCAGTTGTCCCAGTTATAGATTTTGTGGTGGACGTACTTGCTCCAGAACTAAATGTACCTGACACTACAGCGTTACCACCAACATATAAATTCTTTGCCATACCCATACCGCCACTTAAAATAACTGAACCAGTCAATGTGTTCGTTGAATCAGTTGTACTTGTTGTCGATATAGTTGTTGCTGTGGTAGCTCCGCCAATAAATAAATTTTTAGCTAATCCTAAACCACCAGCAACTATTAATGATCCAGTTGATGTTGTAGTTGCATCATTTGTTGTTGTTATCGAGACACCTGACATTGTGGCTGTTCCAGAACTGAAAATTCCAGAAACACGAACTAATCCACCAACATATAAATCTTTTGCGACACCACAACCACCAGCGACAGTAAGAGCACCTGTTGTTGAATCAGTTGCATTTGTCGTTGTTATAATATCGGCACCAGACAAAGTGCTTGTTCCTGATACGAGTGTTCCAGCAATATTTACATTACCACCAATATAAACGTTCTTTGCAATACCTGCACCTCCAGCAATTACAGTCGCACCAGTTGTGACACTTGTAGAATCGGTCGTTGATTGATTAATACTTGATAATACATTTACACTAGTCGCATATATTGTACCTCCGACACGTAAATCACTTTTAATTCCAGTACCACCCATAATAACCAATGCTCCGGATGTGGAACTCGTAGTTGCATTTGTCGCGTTAATAATAGTTGATGAAAAATTACTTGTATTTGATGAAATTAAATTTGTAACGTATAGACTATCGCCAATGTATACATTCTTTGCAATTCCCATACCACCAGATAAAACAAGTGTTCCTGTCGATGTACTCGTAGTATCGATAGTTGAAGTAATAGTTAATGATGAAGTAATTCCAATATTTGTTTGTATTATTCCACTAACAGTCAAATTTCCACCTACATAGACATCTTTACTCACACCAACACCACCGGATAATATTAAACTACCAGTTGTCGAATCTGTTGCATTTAATGTGGATGTAACACCCAGTGATGTGAGTGTTCCTGCACCAGCAACTAATGTGCCAATAATGTTTGTGTTACCGCCAACATACAAGTTCTTTGCCATTCCGAGTCCACCACCGATAATTAATGATCCTGTTGTTGATGTTGTCGCATCTATTGTCCCAGTAACGTTTCCTGTTACAACCGAAAGTGAATTTCCAGTAATTGAACCATTTACTTGTGCATTACCACCAACATATATATTTCCAGAAACACCAGCACCACCAGCAATAATTAACGAACCAGTCGTTGATGATGTTGATGATGTTGTCAACGTAACATTTACAGATCCACCAACAAATAAATTCTTTGGAATACCCAAACCGCCACCTAATACAATACTACCAGTTGTTGTACTTGTACTATTATTCGTACTGGATACTATCAAATCACCCACTCTCAATGTTTTACCCACAGATACACCACCAGTTACAATAATGGCTCCAGTTAAAGTATTTGTTGAATCAGCTGTTGCGTTAACAGTAATTGCTCCACATGAAAATGAACCTGTTGAATCGCGTATAACTAATGTACTTACTGTATTTGATGATGTTGCGTTATCTAATTTCGTTTTATCTGTGGTCGACATAAAACCATTTACTGATTGTGTTACGGCGCTGTGTAGTGTACCATCGCTTTGAATTCCATGAGCATGTATATGATCTGCACGTGAAAATGAATTTGATACACCGGCAGAATTAGATGTTGAAATATTTACTGGAATATCGACAGGTAACGGATCTGCACCATTAACAGCATGACGTGATGCATGGTTGAACACATCAATTGACGCAGTTGCGACATTATAAATTAATCCCAGATTAGTCAAATTATTTCCTCCCATATTGAGATTTCCACCCATTGTGTGTGTACCATCTCCTCTGAAATATTGTGGATGTGCATCACCAACTGTCAAATTTGCTAAACTGTTGTGGTCAGTTGTAGTAGTAGTTCCACCTGATCTGAATGCAACAGTAGGTCTAATATCAACAAATGAATCTACTGATGCATTTCCAGACCCGTCAACGGCCACAATAATACCTGCAACATCAACAACAGTTTCGACAAATGTTGTCGGAATCGATGGTAAATTTCCTGCTATTGCACTTGCTAGAACAGTGTATAATTGTTGTCCATAAACTAATAAATATGTTACATTTCCAGACGAATCACAATTAATACTCAATCTATGTTTTACATAATTACTATTCGGAACATTTTGCAACGTTCCACTATTATTATCCCATTGCGGAGTAACAGCATAATTAGTTCCTGTGATCCACCCACTCGGTGAATTTCTGTAGAAAGTATTCATTAAAATATTTGTCGTAGCACCACAATTAAATTGATTTGTACCAAAGTAATACGTACCACTTGTGACATCAACATGCATTGGTATTGCATCATTCGATGCGATTAGTCCACTCGAAACGATAGTACCCAATGAACTGCGTAGTGTTCTTTCGATTGTCGATGCTGTATAACTTGATTTATTCTCTATGTTTTGCACATACACAACCGATGATGCTCCACTGTATGTACTGCAAATTATAATATTGTTGTATGTGTTTGGCATCGAATTACTCTTTGCTAAAACTCCTGATGAATTAACGTAAAGATATGTTAACGCATTCGCATTGACTGTTATTGTCTGTTGTGACCATGATACATATGTAATAATTTCGTCTGGTTGTGTACCAGTATACACATATCCTGTTCCTGCTGAAATAGTAACATCTAAGCCATTTGCAGTGTATGATCCACCATTAATAACACCGACATTTGTTGAAGTTTTAATTGCTGGTGTAATATTCGTAATCTCTGCAACAGTGTCTCCAAGATAAATATTACCTGTCAATGTCAAACCAGCCCCAGTTGCGAGTTGTAATGCGACATTTGCAGATGACATATTAATTTTTGATTGTGAAGCAGATCCTCTAATAAAACCAGTAGTATTTCCATTCAAAATATTAACATCGTATGTTGTCATATTTGAAATACTAACGTCAAATGTCAGATATGGTCCAGCACCCACATTCGGAACATAAATTGCTGTATCAAATCCAGTAGCTGTTGTACTACTTACACTCACAGTTGCACCATTACTTATCGTGATTACTTTACCAATACCCACTGTACTCGTCGCACTACAGTTAGTAATAATTAGCGTTGCAGTTGTACCACTAACAGAATAAATAGATTCCAAACTTGGTCCACTAAATGTACCAGATGCCCCAGAGCGTGTGCATTTTGCAGTATTTGGTGATGTGGCTGAAATAACTAGACCGTATGTAATATCAGATTCTAATGTTATACCACCAGATGAGATTGTTACATCAGATGATCCATTTGCGGTATTCTGTATGAAACATGTTTGGGTATTATCAAATAAACAAGAATTAACAATTGCGTGTTTCGTTGGGGTCGATCCGGGACAATAGATAAGTGCATAATCAGCTGATCCCAGTTGGCCTGATATGGTCACAAATGATATAGAACATGTCGCGGTATGTGTAATGAAATGAGCATTCGTTGTTGTTGGAGAAACAATTATACCACTAGCAGTACTACCAACGCCAATAATGTGAACATAATCTTTTGTTGAAAATGGAGGTTCATTATATTTTCCTGGATATACTTGAATAATATATTGATTGTCAATACTGGCCGTAGTAATTGATGCGACTGCTGTTGCAATTGATGAAAAATCACCACCTTTATTGGATACATTAATTAGTGTTGGATATGTTGCATAAATATAAAATGGACATGATGCTGGAATTGTGGAAAGAGCACGATCAATGACACCAAAATAATATCCCGATAAATTCGTATTTTCTACAGTAATACATTCAGTCGTATTGACTATGTTACCAGATGATATTGTGAGATTTGCTGGATAAGCACTAGCCGGAACTGATATACCCACCGTGAATGTGTATACTGCGAGAGTTTCAATGAGACATATAGCACCCCCATAAATTTCCAATGCTGTTTGTCCGCGTAATTTTCCGACAAACTGAATACTCGTTGTCAATACATATGAATTCGCATGGAGACTCAAACATACATTCGTCTGCACAGACGATAATACGAACGAAACATTATACATGGCAACATTAAACACATATGCTGAATCATCAATAATAATACCGTATGTTGTACAATCTTGTATGTACACATTTTCTAATAGAGCTTGTCCTTCGCGTGTTAATGCTCTCATGTAAACGCCGATGGTGCTATACATAATATTAATTTGTGTCAAGATTACAGTTGGTTCATTATCTACAATGGATACGGCTGTGCCATTGACGTTCACGATTGTTAATTGGTATAACGATGAATTACTCAACATATTAAATAATGTATGTGCGCCATCAGCCGTAATAAATGTTGTTTGTGAAAATTGTCCAGTTATTGCTACAAATTCTGGTACTGTCAATTCACTTTCGACGTACAGACCTGGTTGTAAACACACTAAATAAGCATTAAATTGACTGGAATCTACACATGCTGCAAGTGCCGACGCAATAGTTGAAAATTCTCCAGGTTTTGGCGTTTTCGAAACAATTTTCACATTTGTACTTGTATACAGTTGATTATTCCAAGACATTACACCATTTGAATCTGCAACTAAATTAGAAATTGAACCCGTTGGTAACGCTGCTGGGAATGTTACTGAGAACGAACCTGTCATACTGCCACTGGGTTGCATAGTTACTGCATTAGTTCCATTTGAGAGTGTAAAATCAGTCGATGTTAATCCAGCACTTGTCGTTCTTCCACCGACAAATAAATTTTTCTTAATTCCAGCACCACCATTCATTATTAATGAACCAGTTCCTGTATTCGTTGAATCAATTGTCGAATCGATATCAATTTGTGACGTATGAATTGTCTTGGCAAAACTGGCACCTCCACCAACATGCAGAACACCAGTTGAAGTATCTGTTGCGTCAGTTGTCATTGATAGTGTTACGGTATTACTTGATGAGAATGTACCAATATGTGTCGTATTTCCTTGTACAAATAATCCTTTTGCGATTCCCACACCACCTCCAATAATAATTGAACCAGTTGTTGATGATGTTGTTTCAGTTGTGTTGATAATGTTTGTTACTCCAGTAACACTCAAATTGTTTCCAATATTAACACTTTTTGCAATACCCATACCACCACTGAAAATTAAAGCACCTGTTGCCACACTCGTCGATTCCGTTGTCGTTATTGACGATACTGTATTGACTGACAAATTACCCAATGTGTAAGTATTTTCCCCAACGTACAGTGATTTATTAATTCCCATACCACCGATTACCTGCATTGCCCCAGTAACTGAATTTGTCGCGTCGATTGTTGATGTAATTGTAGCAGTGTTAAATGACCCAATATTTCCTGTAATAGTATTACCAACGTGTACATTCTTGGCAAAACTTGCACCTCCGCTGACAATTACTGAACCTGTTAAAGTATCGGTTGCATCACTTGCCGACAAAGCATAAACACTATTCACACTCGATATTTGCCCACCAACATATAAATCTTTTCCGAGTCCCAAACCTCCAGATGAAATAATCGATCCAGATATTGAATTAGATGCATTTGTTGTATCTGTGATTGTTAATGGGCTGTGACCCACAATTTGCCCTCCTACATGTAAATTTTTGTTAATACCCATTCCACCAGCCATTACCACATTACCTGTTGTGGATGAAGTCGAATCAGTCGTATTAATTATATTTATTGCATTATTGAATGTTGCAGTTCCTCCGACATATAATTCTTTTGCTAATCCAGTTCCTCCAGATACAATTAAGGCTCCAGATAAAGTATCTGTTGCATTTACCGTACTACTTATTGTTTCAGTACTCGTAATAATTAATGTTGTAATTGTTTGATTATTGACAGTTAAATTTTTCCCAACAAATAAATTATTTTCAATACTCATACCACCGACAACATGAACTGCACCAGTTATAGTGTCAGTGGCATCTAGTGTAGACGTGAATCTACCAGTTGTTGACGTTTGAGCACCAGTCGAAATTGAACCACCAACTGTCAAATTTTTTGTTATCGCAGCACCACCGGTTAATATCACACTACCAGTTGTCAGATTTGTCGAGTCGTTAGTTGATGTAACACTCAATGTTTGTAGTGTTCCTGATGTTGCAGTAATTCCATTATTAACGAACAAATTTTTTCCGATACTGACACCACCGACAATTTGCATCGCACCAGTTGAAGTACTTGTTGTGTCAAGAGTTGAATTAACAATTGCAGTTAAGTACGTTGCAGAATTTCCAGTTACGTATAAATTACCTCCAATGTGAACATCTGATGCGACACCAACACCTCCCAAAACAATTAATGAACCAGTTGATGTACTTGTCGCGTTTTGTGTATTGTTCGCGTATATGGAATTTGAACTAATCATACCAGAAACATATGTATTACCACCGATGTACACATCTTTGGCAATACTAATACCACCCAAAATGTTTAAGCTACCAGTTGATGTACTTGTTGCATTATTCGTGGAAGTAATAGTAAAATTAGAAATATATCCAGTCGTTGCAGTTACACTTCCTCCAACAAAAACATCTTTTTGGACACTGACTCCTCCAGCAACAGTAATTGAACCAGTTAGTGTGTCTGTCGAATTTATTGTCGAATTTACAATAACCTTATCAGTCGATACTGTATTTGTGACATAAATATTATTTCCCAAATATGCATCTTTAGCCGAACTTATTCCACCAGCAATTATTAATGCTCCAGTATTTGTGTTTGTTGCGTTAATTGTAGATGTTATATTCACGATTGTCATTGTTGCACTACCTGATGAAAAAGTACCACCAACATTAAGATTCTTTTTAATTCCGGCACCACCTAATATTTTGAATGAACCACTTTGTGTGTCTGACGAATCAGTTGTTGCTGTTCCACTAATTGAAGTAAACGTTGCAGTAGTAGCATTTATAGTTCCAGTAATGTTAGTGTTTCCACCAACATATAATCTACCACCAATACCAGCACCACCACCAACAGTTAATACACCAGATTGCGTATCAGTCGCCTCGGATAATGCAGACAATGATAATTTTGATAAAAATCCATTAATTCCGGTAACATTTCCACCGACAAACAAATTCTTTTCCATTGCAACACCTCCAAGAACAGTTAATGCACCAACAACAGTATCTGTTGCGTCTCGTGTTGAATTAATCGTTAAATTAGCAGTATTTATATCACCCGCAATTACACTCAATCCACCAACGTGCAGATCACCAGTCATTCCAACGCCTCCAATAATAGTGAGTGCACCTGTTGATGTATCTGTTGATGGAGTATCACTCGTGATCGCCAAATTTGTCATTGTACCAGATCCTGAATTTAATGTTCCAGTTATATTGGTATTTCCACCAACATACAAGTTTTTACCCATTGAAGCACCACCCCTAATAATTAATGTTCCAGTTGTTGTGCTACTTGAATTAGTCGTACCTGTCAAAGTTTCAGATACACCCGAAATACTCGTTGCCGAAAATGATCCACCAACATTCAAATTTCCTTGAATCGCAGCACCACCATACGTAATGAATGCTCCAGTATATATTGATGACGATGCAGTAGTTCCTATAACTGTAAGTCCATTAATTTGTGAGTTGGTACAATTCATGTTACCAGAGATATTTACGCTACCTCCAATATTTGCGCTGCCACTCATACCACAACCACCGTAAATTACGAGAGATCCAGTAGAAGTATCACCAGAATCAACTGAACCAGAACATATCATTTCATTGGCATTAATGATTCCGGTTGAAGTACGCATAACAATTGTATTAACTGTATTATTTGAAGTCGCATTATCTAATTTAATCTTATCAGCTGAAGACATAAATCCATTGACCGATTGTGTCACGGCACTATGTAGTGTACCGTCTGATAAAATACCGTGTGCGTGTATGTGATCTGAACGTGAAAATGAATTTACAATTCCAATTGAATTAGTCGATGCACTAATACTGACCGGTGCAGCGACTGCCAGTGCGTCAGTACCACCAGGTGCATGTCTAGAAGCATGTGCGAATACATCCATTGAATCAGATGAAGCATTTTGAAGTAGTCCCACATTAGTTATGTTATGTCCACCAGCGTTAATATTACCACCCATAACACGAGTACCATCTGTTCTGAAATATTGTGGATGTGCATCACCGACTGTTAAATTTGCTAAACTATTGTGATCTGCTGTTGCAGTTGTACCACCTGCTCTGAATGCTACTGTCGGGCGCACATCAACAACTGTATTTACCACATCTGGTCCTGATGCTGGATGATATACGACAATTCCAGCAACTGATACTAATGACTCAACGAAGAATGTCGGAGGACTTGGCATATCACCAGTCTGGGCACCTGCCGCACTACTAAATTCCTGTTGACCATATACCAATAAGTAAGTAGTCGTGTTATTTGTCGAACTATTTGCATAAAGCGCATGTTTAACATAGTAATTATCTGTTAATGGTTGTAATGTACCACTATTATTATCATATTTGGCTTCAACTGCACTTGCTGTACCACGAGTCCATCCAGAAAGCCCATCACGATAAAATGTAACTAAACTAATTGCAGTTCCAGGATTTACAGTAAATTGATTATTTCCATAATAATATGTACCGGATGTAATATCGACTTCTAGTGGATTTGATAAATTTGCTGTGACAATTGCACCACTCGAAAAAATAGGACCTATAGACGAACGATTTATCTGCTCTGCAACAGATGATTTATAATATGTGTAAAATGTGAGTTCTTGAGTGTAAAGAGCAGTTGTATCATCAGTATATGCAGCAGTGACAATAACATTTCCCGATGTGTCTGGTTTTGATATTGATACTGTAACTACACCAGTCGATGTGATATATACGTATTGGTATGTGTTGGCTGTGAGTGTAACTGTTTGTTGAGTCCATGTCAAATATTTAAGTGAATCTAATGGTGGTGTACCTGTTGTGACGTATCCTGTTCCTGCTGTTACAGTGATATCAAGTCCAGAAATAGTGAATGTGCCTCCCGAAACAATTCCAAGATTAGTTCCAAATTTAACAGCAGGTGAAATATCAATGACATTTGATATCGAATCACCTGAAAATATGTGTCCGACCATTGTGACACCTGATAATTGTTGCAAAACGATCCCAATATTTGATGAAACAGAATGTACTTTGGCTAGTGACATAGCACCAAATACACGTCCAGACGTACCACTATTCAAAATATTCAGATCATACGTTCCAGTAGAGTCAACATTCATTTGTAAAATAAGTACTGGCCCAGACCCACTATTGGGTACGTAAATACCAGTATCGAACCCGACTGCAGAAACACCTGTTGTTTGCACAGTCGCACCATTACTGGCTGATATAAAATTACCGACTTGTACTGTATTAATAATATTACTACTGGCAATTCCAACAACTGCTGCTGGACCAGATACTTCAAAAAAGTTTACGAGTGCAGCACCATTAAATGTGACAGATAATGTTTCAATACTACATTGCATAGGATATTGGGTTGATGATGTACCTCTATAAAAATAATTAAAATTTTCTGCTATGACTAAAGAACATGTGATAAGCCCAATTTGCGATATACCAGTTGTATTGTTATGTATAATTGCTGTCTGCATATTACCGAAAACACAATTACTAAAAAATGCTGTAAAACCAGTTGGCGTACCAGAACAATATATTAATGCCAAATCCGCACTAGCAAGTGTACCAATTAAAGTAATATTTTGCATTGTTGCGTTGGCATTATATGTTATAAAATGACTTGCTGGATTTATTGCGTACAATGTGACACTTCCTGGTGATACTGCAATGACACTCACGTAATCTTTCATTGTAAAAGGCATTTCTAAGTATACACCTGGTTGCACTTGGACAACATACTGATTTGTTTGTGATGCATCAGTAATTGCAGTAATTGCCGCACCAACTGTCGTGTAATCTCCTCCTTTGTTTGCAACATTAATAATGTGTGAATCTTTTCCGTAAATATAGAATGCACTTGTATTTGCTATCGTTGATGTAGTTCTATTAACAACACCTAAATAATAACCAACTGCATTAGTGTTGAGAATCTGTAGATCGGATGCATTGTCATATAAATTACCAGATGATATTTGAACAGTAGATGCAACAGTGTCGACTGGCATACTGATAGCTACTGTAAAATTAGATGCTGTTACTCCGCCAAGATTACACATAGCCCCACCACGAATTTCCATTGCAGTCCCATCATATCCAGTCGGTGTATCTCCGTAAAACACCAATGTACTTGAAACTACTTGTGCATTATTACCAAAACGTGCTCCATACGATGCATATCCCGTTAGAGAACTCATTGTGACATTAAACATACTCACAAAACATACTGTTGTTGAATCATCAACAACTATTTCAGCAACAGATGAATATTCTGTATCAACATTATCCATATATATCTGACAATCTTGTGAGTCTGCTCTCATGTAAATTGCTGTACCACAATAACTTACAATGATTTTTGATAGTTCTACGTATACACCACAATCAATTATAGAAATAGCTACCTTTGGTACATGATCAATGATCATTTGATACAACGCAGTATTACCCGACAAATTAAACAAGTTATGATTTCCTTTCGTACTAACGGTTACAGATTCGGAACAAATTCCGGTTATATACACATTTTGAGGAACAAATAACTCATTCTCGTGATATACACCAGCCTTGATACTAATTAAATACTTACTTACACCAATCGGAAAAGTACATGCTGCTATGGCCGCTTCGATCGATGAAAATTCACCAACATTTGGCTCTGTCGAAACAACTAAAACATTTCCATTCGTAAATAATTGATCATTCCATGAAAAATTACCATTTGCATCTGCTGAAAGGAATGATTTTGGCCCAGTTGGTCGCGTTAATGGAAATACTAAATTATAATTCGTGTTAGTGCTCGTATTTGCGCTTAATGACACACTATTTGTCGCATTTGTTAATTTCACATCATTTGAAGATATACCATTTGCAGTAACGCGTCCACCGACAAATAAATTCTTTTTCATCCCACAACCACCGTTGAGAATTAATGATCCTGTTGTGGAACTCGATGAATCAATTGTTGAATTTATTATTTCATGTTGTGCATACAACGTACCTTCAATTCCGGCACCACCAAGTACATGTAATGTTCCAGCCGTAACAGATGTTGTATCCGATGTATCAACTAATGTTAATGTCGACATAGTCCCATTTTGTGCAACATTTAAATTACCACCCACATATATATCCCCACGTGCACTAGCACCACCATTTATAATAAGAGAACCAGTTGTTGTATCAGTTGCGTTCACGGTGCTTGTATATATTGTTCCTAAAACTGTGCAATTACCGCCAATATTTGTATCGTGTCCAATTCCTACCCCACCATTAATCAATACAGAACCAGTCGTCGTACTTGTTGATGCTGTACCATTTGTAATTGTGAGTGACGTCGCAACTATTGGTCCACTATTAATTGATTTACCAAAACTAGCACCTCCTGTCACAATTAAAGCACCTGTATTTGTGTTAAATGAATCGATTGTTGATGTGATATTGAGTGATGATAAGGTTCCAATAGATGCATTGATATTACCACCAACATAAATATTCTTCGCAAGACTAACACCACCATCAATAATTAATGTTCCTGTTGTTGTACTACTCGCATTATTGGTACCATATATGTGTAATACACCACCAATATTTGCATTTGCATTAATACCTATACCGCCATTAAGAACAAGAGAACCTGCTGTTACACTGGTTGATTGTGTTGTTGCTGTCAATGTCATTGATGAAAATGATGGGGTCCCTGTAATTTGTAAGTTTTGTCCAAAGTGTGCATCTGTATTATTTGAAATATGTGAATCAATTTGTGCATGTGTGTTAATACCAATATTTTGTAATGTAGTATGATCAATTGTTGCTCCCAACGTTACCCATCCACTTGTAGGATTTTTGTATAATGCCATGGTATCTGGAAATACACTACCACCCTCAATAAAAACACAATATCCAATATTGACTAATGTTTCAGTCCATGAAGTACCATTATATTCGTAAATCATATCTTTTACCCACGTATTTGCAGTTGCTAAACTGATATATCTGTCACCGAGTGATGGATTTATTGGTAGTGAAGTAGTTGGATTATAAAATGCTAATACAGAACGCTGCCAGTCTAATAATTGAATAAGATTATCAACATAACTTTTAGTTGCTGCATTATCTGACTGTGTTGTTGTGCCAAGATGTAATTGGTTGAAAGTTGGTGTCGCGGATGATTGTAAGTTTTGTCCAAAATGTGCAGTTGTGTTATTATCTAAATGTCCATCAATTGTCGAATGTGTATATGTCCCACGATTTAATATGTCTAAATGATCAATAACGACACCCCATCTATTCCATACTCCGGCAAGATAAAATATATAATTAGCAGGATCAGTCGTACCGGAATTAACCCACAAAGCGAAACCATTTTGTGGTACTGTTTCTGACCATATTGTTCCGTTATATTCATAAATACGATTAGCGATCCATCCATGCGATGTTGCACTACTGATATATCTATCTCCAAATGATGCTGATGATGGTATTCCTCCACTAGGATCAAAAAAACTAATTACACTCTTTTGCCATTGCGCACCGCCTCCAATATGTGTATCAACGTAATCTTTTCTAACAGCTTGTGCAGCGTCTGTAGGTTGTTCGGTAATGTAAAGGGATGCGAATGTTGGTGTCGATGTTGATGCTAATGCTTGTCCAAAATGAGCAGTCGTACTATTCGCAATATGATCATCGATTTGAGTATGTGTGTTGGTACCAATATTTTTAATTTTTGTGTGATCAATATCTGCTTCCTTAAAATGTATTGTAGTATCTGCAATATGTTCATCAATTTGATCATGTGTATTAATACCAATATTTAACAAAGTTTTGTGATCAACAACACTATAGAAAAGAATCCAATTACCTTCACTGAATGTGACGGCAGAATGTGGATGAACTGAGCCACCTTCGACATAAACTGTAACTGCATTATGAGGAACATATTCGGTCCATTCAGTACCGGACCATGTGTAAATATTATTTATTGTCCATCCATTACCTGTTAAGAGTGCAATGTATCTATCATTAACTGCTGGTGATATTGGTAACGCTGTTGTCGGATCATAAAATTCAATAACTGGTTCAAGCCACACCATACCTTGTGATACGGAATCAACATACGATTTATTAGCTACTTGATATCCCATAATTGGTAACGCAGAAACATTTACTGCTATAAATGTTGGTGTACCAGAACTTGTCAAGTTTTGTCCAAAATGAGCATTAGTCGAATTATTAATATGCGAATCAATTGCTGAGTGAGTATAAATACCTACATTTTGAATACGCGTATGATCAATACTAGCTTCAGTAAAATGTATTGTTACATCAGCGATATGTGTATCTATTTGTTCATGTGTATTCGTACCTCTATTTATGAGTTGTTTGTGATCAATAGTAACACCAATATTTTCCCAAAAACTCCCACCATAAAATACAGTTTCATTAGGATTCATCGTACCTCCTTCAACATACACAATATAGCCAATATTCGGTAATGTTTCGTTCCAACTGGATCCAACCCATTCGTAAATACGATTAATTGTCCAACCAAAACCATCATTTGATGCAATATATCTATCGCCTACAGCTGGACTCGTTGGAGTCCCACTTGACGGATCATAAAACATTTTAACAGATTTTTGAAAATCAATTGCTTGAATACTCGAATCAACATATCTTTTTGTCGCAACATGACTTTGGTTTGTTGGTGGAATTGTAATTAATACTTGTCCAAATGTTGGTAGACCAGTTGAACGCAAATCTTGTCCAAAATGTGCATTATAATAATTATCGATATGTGAATCAATGTCAGCATGTGTATAATTGCCAATATTTTGAATGTGTGTGTGGTCGATACTCGATTCTACAAAATGAATAGTTGGATCATCAATGTGATTGTCGATTTGCGCATGTGTATAAAATCCAGCACCAATTAGTGCTTGATGTTGCATAGTTGCTCCAAAAATGACCCATTCAGTCCCATTATATACAACAAGACTCTTCGCATTTATAGTTCCACCTTCAACATACACAGCCCAATTTGTGAGTGGTGTATAAGAATCCCATGACGCGCCATTCCATTGATAAATATTATTTTGGACCCATCCATTCGCTGTTGCTGAGCTAATGTACCTATCTCCGACTGAAGGAGTTGGTGGTGTTTCGCTAGTTGGATCGTAAATTGCTAAAACAGCCACTTGCCAACTGATACTCTGAGCAATACTATCAGCATATCCTTTCGTTACGACTTCATTTTGTGCACTCGGTAAAGTATTTCCTAGATATAGAGTATTGAAAGTTGGTGAACCAGCATTCGTTAAATTTTGACCGAAATGTGCAGTTGTTGAATTACTAATATGTGCATCAATCTCACTATGACTATTCAATCCAACATTTTTAATATGCGTGTGATCAATACTCGCTTCTGTAAAATGAATTGTTAAATCATTCTTATGTGATAGAAAATCACTATTGAATTGTGTAAAATTAATATTATTTATTAAACCGAGTACATTGAGATTATTTGTTAATGTTAAATTATAAAATTGTGGAGATCCAATAGTTTTTAAATTTTGTCCAAAATGTGCATCAGTTGAATTATTTATATGACTCAAATAACTGTTATAAAACGGATTTATATTCACACCATCTATTTTTCCTGTTGTTGTCAAATCGCCCAACAAATTCATTCCTGAAAAAGTAGGTGTCGATATTGGCGCTAGATTTTGTGGTAATAGTACCGTTATTGTACCATCAGGATTACCAGTAACACTTATTTGTTCTGGTTCTGTTATTAATAGTGATGATAATGGTTTTTTAGTAACATATCCATCTATATCTGAAAATAAAACAGAATTTACTATATCACTCTCGTATTTTAATCTAAGTGCTTGTTCAATTATAAGATTATCATAAGTTGTTATCGAAATTATACGGTTTTCTTCGAGTAATGTCACACGTCTAGTGACATCCCAAAGTTGTTCTCCAAAATCATATCGTGAGAGCATATTATGATACTATATGATATCATAATAATTTTTAAGTATAGACAAAATAAAAATAATTATTTACATTTTGATAAAACATTAGTATTTAATTTGGAGGAATTTCTGCTCCGTATTGATCCCAATAGTCTTTCATGATTTGATCTTTTCTTGTGCCAATTACTAATACGTTATATGTTCCATCAATTGATACTTGAATTGTTACTTCTGTATTTTCTTCATTTATAGTACCTCTCCCATATCCCATTACGTCTACCGCAGTTATAAATATTTGTGGATTTTCATTAATATGTTTGAAATAGTCAGGTAATTGAATTATTGAAGTTAAATTAGATGTTGTTGTACTATATCTATATATATTATCACCGCGCGTATTTGATTCGACAAAACAATGTCTCAATTGCCAATCTGGTTTTGCTGGATCTGGATGTGGTATTAAGAAAGAACCACCTGCTTTAGTTAATGTTCCACCAACGAATAAATTTTTCGCAATACCAGTTCCACCAGAAATTATTAATGCACCAGTTATCGAATTTGTTGCTTGTATAGTTGAATTTACAATTAATGTTCCAATTGATTGTGTATTGTTTGGTATTGCAGTTGATGAATCAAATAATAAAGGTGTGCCTCCTGAAAATTGTGATGGCCATGTACCTGTTCCTCCAGAGGTCCATACTGGCACAGCTGTCGTACCATCTATACTGACAAATGTAGTTGATGAAGAATCTGATATTCCATATACGAAAACATCGGCAAATATATTTGCTGTCTGAATACCAAAATAATAAACATTACCAGCAATATCTGATACATAATTCGATGAACTCCCATACTTCCAAGTAAATCCGGAACCTACTGGTATGGTAGGTGAAGTAATTGCTAATGTGTATGTACCTGGTGTAACAGTTACTGGTGTCGGTAACGTAGTACCATGCCATTGAGCACCAACTGGTGATGACGCACTTGTTGTTGTTGTAAGAAGAGTACCACCAGTTCCTTGTCCGCTATATATTCTAATTGTATACGACCCCATTCCACCACCAGCTGTTCCTAGTGAAAGATAAACTTCAATAAAGGTTAAAGCAGCATTATTTGCTACAGTAAATGATTGCCAATGTGTGTCATTATCTCCAAAATCCATATTAGAAGATCCATGTACTTCATGAATATAGTCAAGTACTCCAAATCTTTTGAATACTGCTATTCTTGGTTCGTCTACACCATCAACAACTCGATATTGATAATTAGTATCATATGTTGATACATTATTTACAACATTCACATAAATTTCGCTAAACACATTAGTAGCACTATTTTTATTTATCGCTTTTAATGCTAAATAAGAATCTGTTTTTTGTTGCAAACTATTAATCCACCACCAAGTTCCTCCGTTAATCTGTTTACCTTGTATCACACTATTTGTCGATACGATACCATTATTTACATTTAATTTTTGTGTCATGTCAACTGTTAATGATACAGTTTTCGTCTGATCATCATAATTTTTAAGAGTCAATGTATCTGCTTTCACATAACCACCTGACACTAAGTTTAATCCTCCAATACAGTCAGTTGACGATACCGGCTGTATTGTGGGATATATAACAACGTCACGAAAATATCCGAATGCCCCCATGTCTGAATTTATACCGTTTGTTCCAATATAACAATTTTGGGCACCAGCCGGACGAATATCATTACTAACTTTATCAATTGTAGAATGAAGAGAACCATTTATGTATACCCACACACATGCATTTCCAGAACTAACTGTAAGATCAAAATTAACTTGTATATCGTATTCTGTTCCTTCAACGACTGACCAACTATTTCCATATGCGTCTGTCAATGGGGCAACATTACTCAAATATGCAACAACACAAAACTGACCAACTGCAGGGTAACGATATATTCGAAATGTATTAGAATAACTACCATTATCAAATGATATAAACGTTTCTAAATTACCACTATGCGAATATCCGCTGTATGTCGGTGTATATTTAAATTTTACAGTTCCTGTATTTACTGGATCAATAACTGATGCGTTAGACCACTTAACGTATGTATTTCCGTCTGGATTTTGTATGAGTAATCTGTCATTTGTAATAGTGGCTGTACCCGATATAACTGGTACAGCATTCATACTGGGTGGAATATAATTTGCTATTATTTCCCGATGTAATTGTGTAATAAATGTGGCACCGGTTTGTAAATCACATGCACTAACACTTAATGAACCGTCTGTATATGTACTTAATTTATTTCTCAATGTATCCGCAGAATTTCTGACATTTACGATTGGTGTATTAATATTCGTACCGACATATATTTGATTTATACCAGCACCACCAACAACTTGTAATGCACCAGTAGTCGAACTTGTCGAAACAGTTGTATTCGCTAATGTTAAAGTTCCTGTAGTAATTGTTGCATTTCCATTATAATCCACACTTTGAACCATTGTTTTTGTTGTATCTTGTGAATTATGGACTACTAATTGATAACCAATATGTGCACCCTGTTTAATTCCTACACCACCCGCAACAGTTAACGCACCTGTATAAATTGATGTACTATCTGCAACACTTATTACATTTAGTCTATTGAGTGCGTGGGTATTAATATCAGGACCAGACGATTGTATAATAATTGATCCATCTGATGACGTACTTAGTGTAGTTAGTTTTGAACCGTCTGATGAATTATGGATTGTCAATATATCACCAATATGTAATTGTTTAGCAACTCCCAGACCACCACCAACAATGAGTGCACCAGTTGACGTACTTGTAGATTGAGAAGTATAATATATTGATGACGAATATGTCAGATTATTCCAATCTTGTACAATATTATTATTGGCTGATAAATTTAATGTATTATTTGAATTCGAAAAATTCATAATATTCAATACATATCCTGGTGTATAATTTGTGGGATTAGTTGGTGAGTGTTGTACATTGTTGTATAATATTACATTTCTATACGCACCTAGCGCACTCAGAGTAAATGTTGTACCTGAAACTCTATTACGGGGTGCTAATATGAGTGATCCAGAATAAATACCATTAAAAAACAATGTTATGTACACAGCTGCACTTCCTGACCATGTATCATTCCAGTTATATTCAATTTCATATTCTGTTCCGGCTACCGGAACCCACGTGTACGATAAAGGCATATCACTACCATACAAAGAAAATGTTGTGTACATCTGTCCATTCGTATCTTGAAACGTATTAATAGTAGAGCCTCCACCAGTAATTGAAAATAATGTTTGTCTAGATGATGGGTTACCGCTCCAAGATGGTGTAAACATAAATTTAACTGCACCACGTTGTCCTGTATCATATTCGTTGTATGCTATGGAACCACCTGATGCAATAGTTGTTTTCCCTCCTGATGTAGTAACTGTTCCTGTTGTCGTACCAATCACTGACAATGCATTTGTTACATAATCCAAATTTGTTGTGGATGCCAATGTTCCATAAAATATTGCTCCTGTTACTGCTAGTGGGAAAAATAATTGAGAATAAACATAAGAATTATTAGACGATGCATTACTTGCCACAAATAAATTACTACCGATATTAACATTTTTTCCAATACCGACTCCTCCAATAACGGTCAATGCTCCGGAGCTGGAACCAGTACTATTAACTGTAGATGTTATTGTTGCTCCAGTGAATGTCAATGTACCAGCATTTAGAGTACCGCCAACATATAAATTTTTTGCAATACTTACACCTCCAATAATATTCACTGAGCCTGTTGTTGTACTTGTACTATCAGTCGTACTTCTCACTATTAATGTATCAGTTTTGATGTATCCACCAGCACACATATTAATTCCTCCGACTAATGTAGGCATTGTGTATCCAGGAGTGTAACCTGATGTATGTTGTATCGTGTTGTATATCAAAACATTTCTCATAGAATAATTCACATGTACAGTTGCTGCATCATCGAGACCTGTTCCTATTTGGATATATTGGTCACTATTTCTACTACATGTACCAAGAATTTTTGTACCCAATTGAACACCATTCACATACATTGATACACCACTACTACCATCATGATCAATCTCTATTTCGTATTCTGTACCACTCACAGGACTCCATTGTTGTGAAAATCCATTATAGATACCGGTTGTTCCGTTACTATTATTTGTTGCCGAATAAACATATCCATTAGTAAAATGTTCTAGTAAATATCTATTTGGTGAACTTCCTATAGTACCAAACGTAAATATTCTCTGTGTGTTTGTTGGATACCCAGTGTAATTGGGAGTATATAAAAATTTAATCGTAAAAGTGTTTGCAAATGTATTCGTATGCCACGCAACATATGATGCATCACTATTTGTCATTGTTAATTTACCATTCGATATAGTTGCAGTTCCACTTGATGCATCTGGTGATGTTTCATACGAACTTGGATTTACTACAGCTGTTATTGTAGTTGAAAATGGTGCAATAAACACCAGTGTTGGATCAAGTGTATCACGCGCAGTTATTCCCAGTGAGCCATCAGTATTTACATCTAATGTTGCGAGTTTTAGTTGTTCGTCATAATTTTTAAGAGTTAATGTATCCGTTTTTATGTAACCACCTGACACTAAGTTTAATCCACCTATACAGTCTGTCGATGATACTGGTTGCTGAGTTGAATAAATAATAAAATCGCGATAATATCCATGAGTTCGTGCAACTGTATAATATATAGGATCTGTACCCAAATACATATAATATCCTCTATCAACACGTGCGTTATTACTGGTTTTAGTATAATTCGAGTGTAACACATTATTTATGTACAGTGATGCACATATATTTCCAGTACTGACAGTAAAATCAAAATTTATTTGAAAACTATATTCTGTTCCGGCAACTGGTAACCATGATACATATGGAGAGTCGACGACAGGAACTTCATTATCGTCAAACACTTCAACGAGAATACTAGATGTCCATGATTGAAACCATACACCAAAGCTACTCCGATAATTTTCTGAAGAATTTCTTATCACTATAAATGTGTTAGCATTCCCATCAGCTGGTGCATTAGTAAACGTTGGTATATATTTAAACTTAATTGTTCCGACATTTAGTGGATCAATCGCAGATATGTTAGACCATCTAACATATGAATTCCCATCATTATTTTCTATATATAATCTATCATTCGCAATAGTTGATGTACCAGCAATAACTTCTGGTACAGAATTCATACTTGGCGGAACATAATTCGCTATTATTTCTCGATGAAACTGTGCAATAAATGTAGTCCCTGATATTAAATCACATGCACTGACACTCAATGAACCATCTGTATATGTACTTAATTTATTTCTCAGTGTATCTGCAGAATTCCTAACATTTACGATTGGCGTATTAATATTTGTACCAGTATATATTTGATTTATACCAGCACCACCAACAACTTGTAATGCACCAGTAGTCGAACTAGTACTATTGACAGTAGAATTATAGACAGCACTTAGTGCATTCACATTACCACCGATACCGACACCTCCTGCAATTGTAACCGAACCAGTTGTCACACTCGTACTATCGATTGTACTTCTCACTATTAATGTATCAGTTTTGACATATCCAAATTGCATCATTTCAATTCCTCCGACCAACCCATATCCAGGTGTATAATTCGCAGTATGTTGTACACCATTATATACAACAATGTCACGCAATAAATATCCAGATGGGTATCCAATTCCTCCACCAATCCGCAAATTTAAACTATTATTATGTGTTCCAACTGTCATTGTTGTCGGACCATATTGTATTCCATCAATAAACAACCGTGTGCCTATACCCGTAATGTCATAGTCGAGTTCCATTTCATATTCTACACCATTAGTGGGTTGCCAATTACCAAAATTTATACTCATTACTGTCGATACGTCATCATGTACATATAAAGCTAACTGTGAATAAAGTCTTTCAAATATACCCCATCCGCCTGATGGTATTGACCACGTTAATATCGCATAAGCATCTGTTGTAAACTCGGGAGTAATTTTAAATTTGAATGTTGTACTTGTCGTAATTGTCGTCATTGAAAACGTAATAGATGAGCCAGTTGAACCATTATTCGGTAAATTTATTTTTCCATCAATTATTGTTGGATTTCCATTCGTAAATTGTGGGTCAGTTGCTACGAATGTTGGTGAAAATCCCGCTTTTATTGTAGTATGGCACGGACATACAAAGATTGCACCATCTGCTACTAATTGTGATTGCACAGTATCTAACGCTTCTACATATAATGCCCCATTAGTTGTTGTTGTCAATGAAGCATTAAGATTACTTGAATTAGTTACCACGAGTTCAGTAGTTGTCGTTGCCTCACCAACGAATAAATTCTTTGCAATACCGGCGCCACCACCAACAATTAATGCACCAGTTGATGTACTTGTAGAGTCGATTGTCGATTGCGTTTTAATAATACCACCAACTGTAATATTTTTTCCAATACCAACACCACCATATACAGTAAGTGCACCAGATGATGTGCTTGTACTATCTGCGAGTGATGTTATTGTACCTCCAGTAAATGCAAGAGAACCAGCATTAAGTGCATATGCGACAGTTAAATTACCACCGACAAAAACACTCGAATTTACACCCAGGCCACCACCGACAATCAATGAACCAGTTGATGGTGATGTACTATCAACAGTCGATATTGTTTTTCCGATATCAGCATTTAAAATACTGGCACTAAGTGTTCCTTCAACACCAGCACCACCAATAACCAATAATGATCCAGTTGACGTGCTTGTAGAATTATTTGTTAGATCTACTCTTAATTGTGTTGTGGAAAAAGAACATACTTTCGTCGTGACTGTATTATTTTTGCTGTATATGGACATAGAATTATCACTATTCATTCTAAATTCTGCTGCACCTGCTGCATCAACACCACCCGAATTTGTTAGTTTTAGTAAATTTCCACTAGTGTCTGGTACATTTATCTCACATTGATAATCTCTATCTCCACGTCCTGTGCCGATAAATACATGTGTGCCAACATATAGTGTTTTCAAAATACTTGCACCACCAGCAACTGTTAATACACCATTACCTAGTTGCGATGCATCTGTCGTACCAAATATATTTAATTGCGGATCATATACAGTACCAGTAACATGCATATCTCCACCCAAATACATATTACCTGATATTCCCGCACCACCAGCAACAACCAATGATCCGGTCGTTAATGATCCAGATTGTGTAGTACACGTGATAGTTGTTACTCCATCATGATCGATTATTAGTCTTTCCCGTAAACTAGTCAAGCCATTTTTTGTTGTATAAAATTTTAAATTTGTTCCATGACTTCCTATATTATGATCTTCAGTCGCACTAGCCATAATTTTAGCAGATAATGGCCATGAATTTGTAGAGGGAGTTTGTCCATCATATCCAGAAAAAAATATTTCTCCCAATATATCACTATTTTTTACACTAGTTGGTGTATTCAAAGTTCCTTTTGATTTTTGCAGTAATATTCCAGGACCATATGATAAATTATCAGATCTTCTTATGTTGAGCAAAGTATCGTAAAGATTGTCTCCAAACATTTCAAATTTACATGTATTACTTGCTGGAGATCCTGTGTACAAACTTGGTACTAAAAGTAATCTTTCATTCACAGTCAAACTTCCTGTAAATAACGGACTATCAAATGTTGGACTTGATGTAACATCTATATCTTGCACTGTCCCTATCAATGCAGTTCCACCACCATTATCTGCTATTGTTACTTGATGTTCTTGTCCGTACAATAGTGTTGATATTGGTGCACCAATCATATTATTATCAGTGTCTGTAAATAATAAATCACCCGGATGAACATACGCAATATTCATATTTTTTAATATATCCAAATTCTGAACTACCATATGTCTGGGAGATTTTCCAGATGTTAGATCTTCTTGTGATATGACTCGACTCAACAAGTCATGTAATATTTCACCTAAATCATATCTTGATGGTAACATCTATAATATAATAACATGATTCTTTTTTTTATCGTGACGAACGTAATTCATGGTAATATTATGATTACACAATAATCATAACAGTATAGCTCTACTAAAACGAAAATACATTTATGCTTTCAATAATGTATCCATCTTCGATTTTTCTTCAAAATAAATTTTTACAATATGTGCCATTGCTGTAATGTGTTTTGCAACTTTCCAATGTTGCATCGTAGCGATTGCTTGTTTCAATACAATATTCATTCTATACGAATTGTATCCGGTACTATGCAAAACTCCTAATATCAACGCATACGCTTTTTGTAATTCATAAAATTCAGCAAATTTGATTGCTACGTTGATACCAGATGTAGCATAATATTTAATAATGTCTTCCAATACATCAGCAAATGATTTTGTTTCAGAATCACCAAGTACTTCACTTACCGGTAATGTGTCTTTATTTTCTACAACATCTTCCTTTGCTTTACGTTTAAATTCCAAATACGAGTAAATAGAATCATAATTGGTTCCTTCATGATTATACTCTTTCGGTTTCTCTAATTTTGATTCTGTATCCAATCTGGGTGTACCAAATATAAATGAATTATATTGTTGCGTCTTTTTGTCTTCAATATCACTATATTTCGCATTCGTGATATGTAATTGTGCATAATAATTTCTTTTTGCAATATATCCAGGATCATTCATATCCAATGGTTTTCCTCCGCATTTACTATTCAATAACGTAGTTAATTTATCAAAAATACCTTCATAATTGTAAAATAGTGACATAATAATAATATCTATGACATCAGTCGCGTCTTGATCTCCACTAAGTAAATTTATTTGTCCGACTGCACCAAAATCAATCATCGTCATTTGATTTTTCTCGAACGAATAAAATACATTTCCAGCATGTAAATCTCCGTGATAGAATCCAGTTTCTACGATACTGAAGAAAAATTTATAAACAAGTAAATCTAAACATCTGTGTAATTTGCTACGGAAGACAGTATCATATTTAAGGCATTCGTCTACAACTACATCTCCTGTTTGTTTTTTATCTTTTTCTAATATTTTACCATTAATGCATTTATTTTCGATTAAATCACTCAACGGCATACCAGGTGCAAGTGACATCGCGAATGTATGCCACGGATTTTTAGGAATAATATCATCACGAACCGTCACAGTCGTCAGTTTTGCGTCACATTGTGATATACCAAAAACACTCGAATAATCACTATTATAGCAATTATAACCTGTTCTAATATTTTCCATTTCACGATTCACATTCATTTCTTGTCCATTGGAACGTAACATATTGCGAACAAAATCTTTCTCACATCCATCTGGGAAAACATTATAAAGTGTCTTATATTCCCAACACGATTGTGCAATAGATAATGGTTTAATGATTTTAATTACAAAACCATCTTCCGGAGCGGAAACCATATTAGCAATACATACATGTCCAACTGATGCTGAACGATGCATTGTGATATTAACCATTGCGGGATCTGGGAATACACGTTTGAGAATAGTATCAACTTGTTTGGGTAACATGAGTGGATATTTAAGTTTTGTTAAGTTATATTTAGTTGCTAATTCAGGTGACAATACAGGTCTGATCATTTGTAGAATCTTCAGAATATACGGACCTGAATTCAATAGTAAAATCTTTGACCCAAACTGGAAAAACTCTTCTGGTGTCAATGGCGTATCGATAAACAAATTATTGATCGCATTCATATACATTTGACCCCAAACAATCGGGTGTAACTTTTGATAGTATGTTTCAATAATCGTAATAAAAAACTGTTTCATCGAACCTAATTCGCTTGGTATTAAACGTTCTAATTCTCCTCTAATTGAGAAATCTGACATACTTGTTAGTTTCGCAATGGCATTATTAAAAAATAAGTTTTGTTCTCCAACAGGCATCTGACTCAATGTAGTTATATTTTGTTTGAATATTGCATACTGAGTTTGTAATGCTGTTTTGATTTGTTCAGGTGTCATGCCATGTAGTTTTGCTTTGTATTTTCCTTTGTATTTCCCAACAACAAATCTAAAAATATCGAGTAACTGGCATGAACAATAATCCCCATAAACATTGACTAAACCTTTCATTGTTTTTATCGCATCATCTGAAAAAACAAATTTTGGGTCAACATCACTCGTGACATATTTAATAAGTGAGTCCACGATTGCATCATTTGATGCATTTCCAATTGCTTCTGCATTCTTTGACGCACTAACTAACATTTTACCAGCATTTACTAATGTTGATATTGTTGAATTACATGTTCCTGATGTATTAATAAATTCGTTAATTGATTGTGTCCATCTTTCTCCTAATTCTTTTGAATATGCATCACATGTAATATTGCTCTTTACACATGCAAATTGATATTCAGTTGTTCCATCAGTAAATCGTTCAACAAGTAAATTATTCATTATCATCACATGATCTGCTAGATCAAACAACAATTTAATACACGCCATTATATTATTATATGGCAAAAGAATTTATTATTGGATATATATGATAATGTTTCACCAGTTTTCTACAATCAATTAAATTTCAATTTTCAATGTATATGAGTGCATGTTCGGAATATAAAGAAAAATATTTATTATTAAAACAAATGGGAGGGCATCAATACACATTCTCGTTATGTACAAATATAAAACCACATGATAAGGAAAATACATTATTTCTCACTGCGCTGAAGAGAATGTTTAAGGAACATAATTTTAAAGAAATCCCACAAGATGACTTATTGAAATATAAAAACATTGTTGATGTATTGTTCATGTATGATACAAGTGGTAAAGTAGTTTCTAATTATTATTCTGTCCAGTGTAAAATAAAAAACGCATTGGATGGTGTCATGATAGTCGGTGATAAATGTCATCTACATTATTTAATAACAAATAGTAATATACCAGAATTGATCTCACATATTCCAAAAACATTAGATTTGGATGATGTTCATAAATTAGAAAAAAATCAAATATTGATATTACGACCTTGTGCCGGATGGGCAAATTCTGGTCGTGGTATCGTGCGTGTCACAACAAATGAACGGCTACAAGCCGAAAAAAGAAATTATCAACTAGCAAAAAAAAGAGATAAGCGCTTACACATTATTGCATCAGAATATATAACTAAGCCACTTCTATTCGACGGTTACAAATGTCATTTTAGAATGTTTATGTTAGTAGTTATACATCCAAAACCCAAGAAATATTTTTTTAAAATAGGAAAAATTCGAACTGCTAGTAAAAAATATATCAATGAAAATTTCGATGATATAGAAATACATGATACACACATGCATTCGACAAAACATGATTATTTTTTTCCTAAAGATTGTGATAAACTAAATATGCCGGGAGATCTTGATAAGAATGTTCAACATATTTTAGACCAAATGAAATTTATTAGTGATCATATATATAATTTTGTTAAACCTCATTTAAAACCATTTCCAGAATCACAAACTGGTTATAATGTGTTTGGATTAGATTTTATGATAGATACATCATTAAATGTATTTTTAATAGAATGTAATGAAAGACCAGGATATCAAAATATTGATGAAGTTAGTCCGGGATTTGTTTACTTCTCTGATGAATATTTCAAATGGATATATAAACATGCAATTAAAAAAACATTACAGTCTCTTTAGGTTTATTGTATGGCATTCATAAAATTTTTATGTTTTTTGGTATCTTCATGTTTCAAATAATCTTTATTTGAAAATGAACCAAAATCACAATATTTACAGTAATACGTATATTCTTTCATTCTTGTTTCTTTATCTGAATGATAGTTTAATTTATGTTCTTTGAATGCAACCGTATTTTTTGTTTGATATTCACATTCTTCACATTTATATGGAGATTTCACATCAGAACGTTGTTTTCTTTTACCAGTTTTATGTAATTCAGTCGATATATGTTTTTCCCACAATGATTTATAATTGCATGTATAATTACATTTTTCACATGTATATTTACTATCAGTCATGTGTTTACAATGGTGTATTTTGTTTACATTATTTTATATTATATTTTTACTTTATGTCGTATGAAAAATGCGTAAATAATATAAATATAAAATATATAGGTTACATATATTTATGGAAGCATTAAAGCAATTGGTTACTAGAATTTGTCAATCTCATAAAGTGTCGAGAAAAGATGATGAAAATATTAAATGTATGATATTGAAAATAACAAACTTAACACCAAAACAAACAAAAATTCTTGAAAATCTTAAAAGTGGTTATGTGAAAAAAGATGATATTGAACAGTTAACAAAATTATTTGACGATGTTAATAAACAAATAGATATTAGTGAGTCAATTGAATCTGAAATAGTAAGTACAAATATTAGTGTATGTGACATTGAAGATACATTAGATAAGACAATTACTAAATATAGTGGTTTTTCTGAGAAACATCCAATGGATTACGTGAGTTACGATGAGACATGTTCTAATTATAAATTTCGGCACTTCGGACTTACATTTACCAACAAAAAATTAACTGTCATATGCGACAAGGTGTTGAAAAATTTTTATGACAATTTTACTGACGGATTTCAGGAAATTGTCATAAAAAATAAATTTCCGATCAAATATGCCGAAAAAAATATATTGGTTTACAACACAGTCGATGAACCACTATTCGACATACAACATATTTTTTCATTACTCGGTTTAGAACAATCAAGTATCAGTGAAAAATATGATACATTCAAACATCTAATAACTCATTTTGGTGTTCATAAAAACCAATTTGGTGGATACATCATTAGAGAATTCGTATCATTCAAATCAATGTGCCAAATAATTATGTCTTCGAATAAAAAGTTTGCTAAAAAATTCAAAGAAGATGTAAGCGAAATTTTAGATAATTTAAGACAATCTGGTCAGTTAACATTATCACAAAACACAATTTTAGTTAACACCGAACATTCACAATTAATGGAAACACATATTAATTCTGTTATCGAATCTGGTAAAGAGATTCAATCGTATGATAACCCGGCTTACAATGAGTTTGTTAAAAATCTTATTATTAATGGTACAAAAATAAGCATAACACCGTTCATGAATAATCATGTTATGTACATGTTTGTTACGACCCTCAAAGACCCATCAGGAAAAAATAGAATTTTATGCAAAATTGGTTATACGTATGATATCGTAACTCGACTAGCATCACTGAGAAGTGATTATGGTTGTAAATTTTATCAAATAGCGTTTAAGATAGTAAAAAGTGAACAATATGAAAAAGATTTTCATAAAATGATCAAAACACTACATCATGATTTACATGTTCCAACGAAATGTAAAAATAAAGATAAAGATGAAATATACGTATTCGATAAAATATTGTATAACGAGTTTATGAACATTAAAAATGTTAAACACGTTCCAGAAATTATACAAAATAGTCCAATCATTCAACGAATAAATACACAAATTACTACATTAGATCAACTTATCGAAACTCATGTTGAAGAACCTACACAAATATCAGAACAACAAAAACCATCTCGTTATGATTGCCCAAAATGTAAAAAACACTTTAGACAAAAAAGTGATTACGATAGACATTTAAACAGGAAGATTCCATGTACAGAAAAAATCTCTGATACTCCAAAGCAGTCATTAGAACTAAATGAATTATTTATTAATGATACCGTGACCAATCCATTGATGTGTAGTTACTGTAAGAAAGTATTTACCAGAAAAGATGCTTTAAATAGACACTTAATCGATAGATGTAAATTAAAAAATTCAAAAGAATATATTAAAGACAAATTATTACAGAAACTATTGGCTGACTATAATAAACTCGTAGAACAACTTAATTTACAGGCAATACAAATCAGAGAACTACAAACAGTCAAAGTAGATCTTTAACGAGTGTTGTTATCTTGAACAAGTAAATAGTTAATTTTGGCGTAAAAAGTAAATTTCGGCGAACATATGAGTTATGATATATATTTACTTTTTTATCATAAAATTCGCTTTTCCTTAAGTAATTCCTTAACTTAAAAAAAAAGAGGGGACATGATTTTTTGGACAGTATTTTATGAACAAAAAAAATTCTCATAAAGACCTTTGGTAAAATATATCCCCCCCCCTCTTTTTTTAAGTTAAGGAATTACTTAAGTAAAAATATTACTTAAAATTTTAAAATATGTATACAGAATATAAATTATGCCTATTTATGAATGTCAAACATGTAAAAAGCAATTTAAACAAAAATGTGATTATGATAGACATCTAAAAAGGATAAAACCATGTTCGCCAAAAACCTCCGGAGACTTGTCAACTTCGCCAAAACTTGTAAAATTACTTGATATTAATATACCCGACCCATTAATGTGTAATTACTGTAAAAGAATATTTGCTAGAAAAGACATATTGAATAGACACTTAGTTGATAGATGTAAAGTAAAAAAATCTATGGATGAAACTAAAGAACAACTATTTCAAAAACTATTGGCCGAACATGAAGAATTTGCAAAACAACTCAATATTCAAAGTGAACGAATTAAAGCATTGGAAACTGAAAACAAAGAATATAAACAAATTATCGGTACTCAAAACAATACACAAACAAATATCCAAACGCAAAATATAAATATCAAATTGGTTGCATATGGAAAAGAAGATTTGTCATCAATATCTGACCAGACGTATATGCAATTAATCAATAAAGGCTTCATGTCTGTACCAGCACTTGTAGAGAAAGTTCATTTTGATAAAAATAAACCCGAGAATCAAAATATTTATATACCAAATATGAGGGATGATTATGTTCTTGTTTATGATGGAGAAGATTGGAAATTATGTGATAAGACTGATGCCATAAATACTTTATACGATGAAAAAGTGTATATTTTAGATACTAAATTTCAGGAACTCTTCAAAAAGTTGCCAGAAACAGCCATATCTAAGTTCAAACGATTTTTAGACAAATCTGAAAATGATGAAACAAAAAATGGTATCAAAAAAGAACTAAAATTAATGTTATATAATCATCGAAAATTAGTGAAAGAAACACGTAAATTAGTCACACAACAATGAATTATAAAGATTAAATAATTTATAATAATTATTATGAGACCATTTACCTTTTCCAATAATGATATTTATTTTGTGATGTCACTTGACGATATTATAAAAAAATTCAATAATATTCAAGATGTTATGAATGCTCTTCCATTCATTGCACCTGGAGCAACACATGATGATTTAATAAAATCATCACAATATGGCATTTTGGTTCATGCGTTCAATGTAAAAAAATCATCTTAACAAGACACAGTAGTGCGAGTATCCGTTCAAACTCAACAACGCGACTTGCCACTTATGCTCGATATCTGGACGCAGATTAGGCTCAGTCGGTGGAATGACTGTTTTTCTGAACGATGGTTCTCTCTCGTCAGGTATGATGGAGTAACAAACTACTTCGTCAATCCCGAGTAGACGCATCACCATGTGCCGAGCAAGTCCATCGACTGCATGTTCGTCCATGTGATACGAGCACTCACCTTTGTACGTCCATCTGATGAGCACTTCGCTGCGAATTTGTTCGGCTACATGAAGCATGTTAGTGGCATTGCGAATGAATGCGACAGAATCGTTCAAAAGATGTACAGTTTCACGTCTCCCACAGAATGGAAGAAGTGTCGTCGCGAACACGTTCTTGTCACGTGTTTTCTGGAGATACGCAATACATGCGTATATGAAACAGTTTCCATCTCCACGTACGTCTGCCATACGCGTAAATCCGTCACTCGCAACTCTTCTGACATTTCTTACAACAATGTCAAAATGCTGTCCTTGAGGAGTAAACGTACCCCCAATTAAGTGATCTAGGGGTTCCTCTGGCCTAACGCACACGAGTGCCATTTTTGTATATGAATAGTAAATGAGTATTGTAATAACTTTGATTTTTCATTTTTTTATAATTACTTGAATAATTATAAAATCTTAATTAAACATTAAACCCTTCCATCCTTGTGGAGTATATACTTTTACTTGATTCATTTTCATATCATAATACATCATACCAATTTCTCCTTTATCAGGATTTTTAATTAAACATGGTAATTGAAATGTATTTACACACTTGATTGAATCAGCAGTTATATTTTGAGTAACACCAAGTCCTCCATTAATTACGACTGAGCCAGACGTTACTGATGTCGAATTAATCTTTGACTGAAACTTCCAAATACCAGATGGATTAACTACACAACTAATTAATGATGCTTCACCTGTTGCGAAAGTTATATTACCACACGGTGTATTTCCAGCAACAAATGAAATACTTCCACCTTGTACTCCAGTATTTTGACTCATGTTACCATGTATGCGAATAACACCACCTCTTTCGATATCATCATCTCCACCACCACAAAGAGTTAAACATGCAGTATCTTGTAATATATTTGAATCTGGTCTTATCATTGGTTTATTCGTTTTATCTAAAATAATTTGTGAACCACCAACATACAAATTTTTCTGCAGACCTAATCCACCACCCAATGTTAAACAACCAGTTTGTGCTGAATCAGTATCATCATCGCTAGTAATAACACATTGACCATTTTTATTAATAACAAATCTATTTGTGTTACCTGTCGATAATTCAATAACACCGTTTGGAACTCCTGCATTAATTTGTATTTTACCATCCATAATACTGTCACTACCAGAAACAGTTATCCTACTACCACGTAGTGGGGATAAACCACCACCACCACATAAATTAATTATTTTTTTATCAAAATTCGATTCTGTATAATTAAGTATCGATGAAACATCATCACAACCATTAAAATAAATATCATTACTATGATATGTAATATCACCAACATAGAGACATTTATTAATACCACATCCACCATTAACAGTGAGCGATCCAGTTGTTGGGGAACTACTATTAGTATCACATTGACATTTTATTGTACCATCATGATCTATTATAAAATTTATTTTTGGTTCAGTTGTACCATTCTCAGTTGTGCCAAATAATAATGCGGAACCATGTGAGGTCTGATTAAATTCTTCAGTTGTCACACATTCTATAGTACTTGTTACACAATAATTTTTTCCATCATGACCAGCATAAATTGATGCTCCAATAGATGTATCTTTAAATAATTCTGTCGGGTGATACGCATCTCCACGTGATCTCATATAAATATCTTTTATTGGATCGATTGATGATGCATCAGAATAAATTCTCATTAAATTATTTGGTTCATTATTACCAACTAATATACATTTACTCAAATTATGCCATGCTTGTGGTAAGTCACACAAACCTACTTGTAAATTTTCAGTTACAAAATCATTTGTTGTATGATGTGTTGTAGTTATTCTATCTGTGATATATAAGTTTTCGAATGTTGGAGTACCAGTTATTCTTAAGTCTTGTCCGAAATGTGCGAGTGTATTATTATTGATATGTTTATCTATTTCATTATGAGTATATATTCCAGTATTTGTCAAACTGTCATGATTTTGAGTTGTTCCAAATTTAATCCATTGTAGCCCATTAAATAAAATATTATCACATGCATAAATATTTCCTCCTTCTACAAATGTAGCCATTCCATTAACTGGTATTATCTCTTTCCAATTATTATTTGATACATTTCCGTTATTAGGTGCATATTCATAAATATGATTTTGTTTCCATCCATGTGATGTAACAAGACTAACATACAAATCACCAATGACACATTCATAATTCGTATCAGGTAAACCATTTGACGTATCGTACAATTGTTTGATTTCGTGTAACCAACGTAATCCTAATGATAATGTGTCAACATAGTTTTTTGTTGCAACATGTGTTGCCATTGTTGTTTCAAGAACACGTAATGAATTAAATGTTGGTGTACCATTACATGATAAATCCTGACCAAAATGTGCAGTTTTAGTATCCTGAATATGTTTATCAATCGCGGAGTGTGTGTATATTCCAACATCTTTAATACAATTGTGACTAATATATTTTTCTTTTTGATGGATTGTGTCATTTTTGATATGTTCATCTATTAACTGGTGAGTGTATTTACCTTTACTCTTAAGATCATCATGATCAATTGTTTTTCCAATCTTATCCCATAATAGACCATTAAATATAAAAGTAGTTTCTTTTTCAAATTGTATCCAAACTATATAACCTTTTTGTGGTATTGTTTCGATCCATTCGTAACCATTATATTCATATATTCTGTTTATGTACCAATTATTACCAGTTCCAGAACTAACATATCTGTCGCCAATATTTGGGTTTCTGGGTAACATAAGTTTTGGATCATGAAATTTTAATACAGATCTTTCCCATTTAATATTTTGATATAACGAATCGACATATTCTTTATTTGTTGCGTGAAATCTATCGCGTGGTTGGTTTGGAAGGATAAAAGATATGTTATCAGTTTGAAAGTCATATTGTTTCACGACACATGGCGTCGTGGACAACGTTGTTGTCCCACCACTCCAAGTCTCTTGAGGTGGTGTAAGTGTGTGTTCAATTATATTCGTTCGTATATCTTCATCATGTAAATAGTATTCTCGTAAATCATCTTCCATATTGAAAATAATGATATATTTCAGTATGTTGTATAAAGGGATTAAAAAAATTAAGAAGAGACGACACTAATCACAATTTACTTTCATTCCCAACACTATGATTAAAATAATAACTATACATAAACAACAACAACTGCAACAACTGCATAACGATGTAGAATATCCAGCGTATGTTGCATTAGTTTTACTTGCAGCGAGATCAGCATTGCATTGTGCGATATCGGTTTCAGTAGATACTGTATTTCCCATCTTTATTTGTTATATTATAAACAAATATTTTTATTACAAAAACACTCAAAATTAACTCATATTATTCTACACAACAATATTTTTTCGATTACTGGTTTGAATAATTCTACCATGAATTGCTTCAAAAACTTCTAAAGGTATAACTTGTGAAACTGTGTGAATTTTCTTATATCCAGTCTTTGTTTTGACACGCACATCACTATTGTATAGTGTATTCAGATTATTTGATATTGTATTTTGTACAAGTTTTTCACTATGTGGAAGTTTTTCCATTTATAATATGATTATATATTACTTATAGAACATTCAATGAATTGACCATTCATTTTTTTTATCATATCACAATATCGTGATTCTAGTGTTTTTATTGGTTCAATCCAAGATGTATTTACCGTGTGCATACAAAACTCTGTTTCGTCCATAACACGCGTTTTTATTTGATTTGTTACAGAATGTTTATTTATGCGATCTATTGTATTTGACATACTTGATTTTTGTTTAATTGGTAAATCGGATTTTCGAGGATTTCCACATAATTTAGTTTCATAATCCCTAATATCATTTAATTGTAATGATTCCATTTTTATAAAGATTTTCTTATATAGATATATATAATAAAATGTTTCAAACTTATCATCTACTAACAGTCATTATAATTATAGCATCAATTGTCGCTATGGTTATGAAAGACACTATTGCCACCAAGCTAAACACTAAATCAACAATTGTTCTTGGTGGAGCTGTAGTCGTTCTCGTGTTGGCATTATATTTTGGTAGAAATGTACCAAAAGAAATGTTTTGCGCATCATGCATGTGTAATTAAACCATTTTTTGTCTACATTATAATGTATGAATATGAATGTTTTTTGTATAAATCTACATAAAAACATTGGTAAAAAATTGTTCGTAAACGATATTGTCAAAAAACTTTCTGGGCAGTTTTGGGATGGTATTGATAAATCTGTGTATGATGATACTGGTATTTTATTACAAACATTCGGACATGATATTAGTACGAGAGCCGCAAAGGAAGCAAAGATAAATTTATTTAAACATTTTTTGGTGCATTCAAAATATGAATATTTGATTTTATTGGAAGATGATATATGTATCCATAAAAATTTTGATATGTATTTTAAACAAGTTATTCAATTTGCGAACACACAAAAGTTCAAGTTAATTTATATGGGTGTTAGTTGTAAAGTTAATCTACCTGAAAAAAAAGAAAATAATATATTTACGATTGAGAGATTACCCCATGTAAATTATTCTTATAGTGGTGCATATGGAGTTATCGTACATAAATCAATTATGAAATCGATTATATCACGCGCAAATGATTTATATTTATATAACAAACCATTTGATATTTATTCGTTGGGTCATGTACAAAAATGTTATCCAAATGAGTGTTTTATATGTAATCCACAAATTATTATTCCAGATATAACTACAAGTGATATACGCGAATGTAATGATCAAGAAATCTTTTGGTCATGTTGTCATATTGATAAAAAAAATTATATTATACCAAAAAGAGTACCAATGTATATATTGACAGATGACGTTAAAATAAAACATGATGATATGAACATTTTAATTAAAATGTTTACTCCTTATGTCATTCCGATATATGTACAGATCCGAACAAAGTTGGGATCTCTACCGATCACCGATATAAATATTTTTTCACGATCAATCGAAAATATAGAATGTATTATTACGAACATTTATACTAATTGGACTAAAAACGTTGGAATAATTTTTGAAGAAGCAATTAATTCAAATATGACAACGGTATTCGATATTGATATGTGCCAAATATGTTCAAATCAATTATCGACTGTAACAATGAATTCCCAAATATTAAATGGCTTTACGATCGTAAAACCGGGTAAATCAACTAGAATTATAAAAACTAAAGAAATATTTAATATATCAAAATGCATAAATCATCCGGCGGTAATTTATCAAATATAATTATGTTTATCACATTATATAGTTGATATAATGGATAAACTTTTAACACCTGAACAACGTATAGCAAATAGATTGGCATTTGATAGTTTGACAGATAGATTACGTAAACAGACTGATATTATTGGCTTAATTAAAAAAGAGATTCTTAGCATTAGAGAACGTTTTGCAAATATGTGTGCATATTTATCTTCAGTCGAAGATGATGAAATGACACAAATATACAGAGATTTGTATGATGCACATATTACTGCATTTTTACATTCTGTAAGTTTGTACCTCACTACTGCAGATGCGTCCGGTATCAGATATATACAAAATGTAACAGACGAAATCAAAACAACAGATATATCTGTCGATATACGTTTCCCACACAGAAATGTATCACAACATATAGCGACAATTGATAATATTACAATCGATTTTCAAAATATAGATATTTATATTGGTGCAACTGAATTAAATTGTTTATCAGCAGAACAAATAGCTTCACAATTTTCAGTTATTGTCGAAACACCTAAAGCATATTTTTCGAAAGTTGAATTCTTAATGGGGATTGGATATGAATTAGAAAAATTGGAAGTATTCCATTCACAAGTTATTTTAAATGAGCAAAAAATACTTTCAGCAATTCGCTATGTTGCCGACCTTAAAACATTTGGATTATACTAAACACATGAAACACATTGATTATCACATATGATTTGAAAATATATGTGATTTAACATGATTTGAATACATATAATAGTGCAAGTGTTATGATAAATACTTTACTAATAATGAATGCAATAAAACCAATATTTCCTGACACTTTTTCCATATATTCTTTAAATGTAGTACTTTTACTCGCTATATATCGTGTCGATGTCGATGTAACACTACCAGCTAAATCAGCAGCTTTTCTCATATACGCCATTGGATTGAGTGATGGTATTGCTAATGAAATTGCGCTATGTATAATACCTTTTTGGTTTTTTAACATATCTTTTGAACAATCTTTATTGACAAGTAGACAATTCATATAATTTGCCATAGCTTTTGGATCTTCAAACATATTTCTGACATCTTTTGGCAATGCTTTATTCTTTTTTAATTTTGCATATGTATTTTTAAATATTTTGATTATACGTCCGATAATAATGCGACGAACCATATTCGATTGGGTCAATATTTGTATCGCGACACGAGGCGTTCCGGCAACCATTGGTATGGATGATAATAATGATCCCAAAAATGTCATCATTGCATCGTATATGGGAGTAAATATATTACATACAACTGATGTATCTACACCCAGTTTTTTATATTCCTTGAGAATATACTTCACGTGACATTCAACTCCTTTGGGACCTTTATCAAAATTAATATGGAAAATATCATAGATTAACCTGACTGTATTATTTTGTTGTTCGGGATCTGTAATAGTACCAATAACAGACATAACTTTTGCTAAGACACCAAAAATTTTCACAATTAGAGTAATCGCATCTTTTATTGTAATAATAAGATTGACTACAGCGTCTGCGCCAATAATTGCCGAAACTGCACTTATCGCCGTCTTAAGTGTTGTATCGGCAATTTTTGCTGCAGTTGATTCTGGCGTAATATACGATAAGGCGTCATTTATACTATTAATACGTGCATTCATATCGTTGATATTCATAGATTCTGGTAACATCGAACTCAAAATATCATTTATTTCAGGTACTTCTTCTATCATTGGATATGATCTGTCACATCCAGTAAATAAACATATAAAACAAAAACCCTTATTTGGCTCTTGTCGTTTTTCTATTTGTTTATTGTTCGGAATGTCTTGTTCTTCAATGTATTGCTCGTCTGGATCAATACTTTCTTGTTCTTTGCTGATTGGTTCTTCAACATATTGTTCTCCAGTATCTTCAATGTTTTTATCATATACATCATCCACAATATTTTCAGCAAAAATAGTACTCATTCATATTATACACTCATATATAAAAAACATACTCAAAATTATTATGTGTTGACTGAAACTAAACAAAACTTGCTAATTAAAAATATTGAGTAGTTTACTATAATAAAATTACTCAATTATGTTTTCAAATTGTGTTAAAATAAAAAAAATTAGTACTATTATTTACTCATCATCTTCTTCTTCTTCTGATTCAGAATCTGATTCGTCTTCGGATTCTTCGTCAGATTCTTCTTCCTCTTCATCTTCATCTTCAGATTCTTCTTTAGGTTTCTTCTTCTCATCCTTTGAATCCTTCTTAGCAGGTGCTTTCTTAGCAGGTGCTTTCTTAGTTGATGCTTTTTCCTTTGTATCTTTCTTTGAATCATCAGCTTCATCCTTTTCGTCTTTCGCTTTCTTACCTTTAGCAGGTGCTTTTTCCTTTGCGTCTTTCTTCTTTGCATCTTTCTTTGTATCTTTCTTTGCAACAGCTTTCTTTGGTTTGTCATCATCAGTTGAAGAACCTTTCTTTGGAAGCATGTTGAATTTAGTTACACCAGTAATTGCTTTGACTTCTTCTTTGAAATTTGAAATTTGTAGATGGTAAAGACAATCATTGTCATCAACAATAAATTCCTTTACTTTCTTCTTAATATCGTCAAAATGTGTTTCGGCAGATGCGTCAAATGCACAAGTTAATTTGCAATCACCATAATACTTTTTGTATTTTTCTAGTTCTGCATCAACATTATCTTTGCACATGCCAAGAACACAATAACCTCTGGTAATAATTCCACCTGAGACAATGAATACACATGACGTTGGCTTTGTTGATTTGACCATTTCTTAATGTTTATTATAATAATTTTTGTCTTTAAATCGTTTACTTTTCATGTTGTTCAAATTTCAATTTTTTATACAGTCAATTGTATCAAAAACATGTCCTTATACCACATAATATCCCTATAAGCAGTGTCTGGGATATGATAGACTCTGGGCGTATTAATGATATCATCTCCCGCGTCACTGCGGAAATATCAGACGTTATACGAATATTATAAATCTTATCAACACCATCAACACCATCATTAATATATATATCAACATAACCCTTTTTCACACCAGACACTTCTGTAATGTGTCTATGTTGTTGTGGTACGCTATCGAGATCTATTTTTACGATACAACGATTTTTTTTAATCTGTTTGCTCAATATAGTTATTTTATAACTATATAACCATTTACGTGGTAATTCTATTTCAACAATGATTGCCGTGTGTACAGAATCCAACCTTGTTGGATTCTCTAGAGATTCGTCTCGACGAAGTAGTGTCGAAATATTTTCATTTGTTGTTGAATGTTGTTCTGAGTTTGTTGTATGTTTCAAAAGAGTTTGACCACATTCAAACTCTTTCGGAATAATTTGTGGAGTTATTGATTGTTTTAGCATATTGATTTGATATTGGACAATAGGGGAATTTTCCACTACAGGTGTCATTTCTTCTTTCTTATGTAATATGTTGTGTAGTAATGTTCTATGTTCCCACAACAAACTCATATTTCTATTCATTGTGTCAATAGTCGTTTTCATTGCAATAACCTGTTCTTCGATACGCTTGATGTGATCATTTATCGTTTCTGCAATTTTTTGTTTTTCTTGTAAATTTTGTGAGTTATTGTACATGGTTCTTAATTTTTCTATTTCATTCATGTTCTAATATTTGGGTATGATAATTGTTTTTCATTTGGAACGACACCACCATCGAAATCTTTTATTTCTGGTTCTCTCGCTGGGAAACAGTTTGCCGATCCAGTTTGTCCTTGTTCTACGCAATAACCATTACACTGTTCTATACATTTATCTAGACCGATTCTACCATCAGCATCATTATCAAATACAATCATGTCAGTAAATTGTTTTGACAAATCAATTATTTCGTGAGTTTGTTTAACAGATAGCTCATCGCCAAATTCTTCAGTCATGACGCGTTTTGCACTGCAACCACAATGATGTTGTTCTACACCATAGTATGATTTGTACATAATATAACTTAGTATTATAAATACGAGAATGCACACTATTATGAAATACATATATACTCGAATGAGAAATTTATTGATAATTATCATAAAATATTGATAATTATCAACGTATGTTTTAATTTTACATATTTTTATAAACTCATTTTGAGAGCTAAATATTTTCTTTTATACATCATATATTTTTCATAATAATTACTACCACCAGTCATTTTATCATCGCATCCACAACCACCCATCATTTTGTCATCACATCCACAACCACCAGTCATTTTGGCATCGCATCCACAACCACCAGTCATTTTATCATCACATCCGCCATATTGAACAACTGTACCCGATTTAACCATATCAAATAATCTCTTTGGATCTTGTACATGTGTAGTCGTTGTTTTTCCTCCCAAAACTATTTCAATTGTTGGTGTCGTATTAATATTTTTTTCTTCAAATGGTTGTTTATTTTTTATATAGTCATATTCTCTAAAATTAACATGCATACCATCTGATTTGCACATATTTTGAAATTTCTCCCATGATCCTTGTTTAATGAATTGGATACATGGTGGACATTTGCTCGAATGATATAAAGTAACTTCTGCCATTATATAAATTTACAATAGATATTTATAGATTTATTATATCTAATCTCAGTTTACAATATAAACAATGTCTTACTATATTGTAACAATCATTATAACGATTATTGTACTCGTGTTTCTATATGTAAATCGTCAAAGGTTATTAAATACTTCGTTTGGAAAAACTCTAGTACAAAAAACAGAAAGTTTTAACGGAAAATATGGTAATATATGTTCAGACTGTTCTTCAAAAACATTAGGGGAATGTCTAGAGTGTGCCGACTGTGGTTATTGTATAAATGACTTTTCAAGTCAATGTGTTCCTGGTGATGTTCATGGACCAACAAAGGGAACATGTAAAAAATGGTATCAAAATGATCCGTTTACACGTGCTGCACTAAGTAACGATAATGATTATAGTGGGCCTGATGATGAGCCTATTTTTGATGTACCGAGAGCGTTCGGAAAACGTAGTTATATATAAAAATTTTACAACACTATTTACAAAATATGTGAATATACAATATATGTATATTCAGTTCGTTTTCATATTTATTATTATTGTATTATGTGCCATAATTTATTCAAAGAAATGTGAATTATTTAAGACATTTCCGACAAATATCTCTGATTGCACCGAATGTGAATTTAAGAACCAACAAACTTGTCGTGAATGTAATAATTGTGGGTATTGTATATACGCAAACGGAGATACTAAATGTATCTCAGGTGATAGAAATGGACCTGATTCAGAAGGCAATTGTATATTTTGGGAATATGGTTACCCAATAAATAATCCATCAGGCAATACACCCACACAATATTATTTTACAGGTTTTCCTAGACTTACAACACCATTTAATCGAAAACATAAAAGAACTATGCAATATACAAACTAATAAAATATTTTTACACATACATATATATAGTAAAAACAATGAACCGTATTCGTGAATATAATGATAAGTTTCAAGTTTTAGTTACTCCAACATATTCTACTTCACCATCAATGGAAATAATGCTCGGAAATTGGTCTGATGCGAAATTACGAGGATTTAAAGTAGTCGAATTTCCAACAATGCACGATGCAATGGGACTTGCATATCAATATCCAGATATTAATTGGAATAAAATAGCAAGTATACACACTGATTCATTTGAGAAAATAACAAATATCGTACGAAATACATTAAAAACTAATAATTGTATTGTCGAATTAGATTCTCATTTAATGGATCCACTTGAAATTAAAAATACAATGTTTGATCGTGTTATTAAAATGGGTGAAAGATACACTCTATTTTATAATGCGAATGATGTTATATGTATTAATATTATTAATCCGTGGTATCATAATTTGAATATTATAGCAGGTACTCTCAGACAAATTAGAGATTTACGTATTAAACAAATTATTAAAACAAAATCATTCATATGCATGATTGGTGTTACAGATGTCGGTACAACATATGAAATTAGACTTTGGACTACTATTGTATCGCAGTGGGCAAGATGGATATATTCAAATAATTTGGATGGAACAAAATATTTACATTTATTACCGAATATCACTGAAACTCAAAATATTATCGACTCAGGTATATGCGTATCATAAATATTTATGATAAATCAATTTCCGGAAGTGGGTGTCCCGAGACGTTCACTGATGCAAGATTTTGCTCATGAGTAAACTCTCCCTGTCCAGTTTCACTAAGTGCTCTGTGATCCTTTTCTTCATTAAATATTTCGAGTTTTGGTTTGATAAACTGAACGGTACCATACGTTTCATTTTTTAATGTACCAATGTTGATAATACGATATAATTTCTTCGCATTTTTTATATCTGTATTTGTCTTACACATATTTGTTATCAACATATTATTATTCTTTATTCTAATATAGGAAACATTATTTATATTGATATAAAATCAATTTTTTGTAAAAAATGATTTATAATCTCTGTAATATATATAATATTATAAATGGAGTCTGAACATAATATTGAACATCGCCGTCACCATGCCAAACGTATACTCATCGTAATATTAGTTTTAGTAGCACTACTATTGGGGTATATCATTTATTGCAAAGCATATAAAACACCATGCATCAAGATCAATATAGATACTGCACCAATCCATTCTGATTTATCTCCTCCATATGGGGGGATTGAAGAATTTATGAATATGTGAGCGTATAAATAAAATTTTGTATCATACGGGACTCTATTCCGCGTGATAGGCGAAGCCTAGCTTCGCGTATCGCAATCCAAAACGACCGTCATATAACTCCGTTCATAACAAAACTATGAACAGATTTCGATAATTTGTGATGTTATACGAGAATTGTGATTTTCTTTTGTTGTAATAATTTTATCATATTATTACCATAAATGAGTTGAGGATTCTTAATATCAAATAATAATTCACCACTATTGTACTTACATAAGAAACATTTCGATGGATCAAGACACGTAATACCTTTATGTGTTTTGTGATATGTTTTAATAAACTGTCCTATTGTCATTGGTGGTATATCTAGTTCATCACGATTTGGAGCATCATATATGTCCATAAAATAACAATAAATACACTTATCATTTTTTGTAGATTTAACATTTATTGGATGTACTTTGATACAATTATCACATATAAAATATTTTGCCATGTCCCATAATTGGTCATGATACATTATTACATTTGTGTTAGAATTTATTATGTGCACATATGTTGGTACACGTGAATCACAGTCGACAATATTCCATGTTGAACCATCATATTCATTTATTGATATCTTTTTTTGAGTAAGTAATAGATATCTATCACCAACAGATCCCTTAACATTTGTTATTGGTTTCATAATTTTGTCAATGACAATTTGTGTAGTAGAAACTGGAATTGATTTTGAAACACTCATTTTGTATATTTTTTATGTTATTGACACTTAAATATATATTTTTCAATTTTTTAGAGAACTATTTATAGAACATCTATAAATAAGTATGTCCAAACATAAAAAGAAAATTAGTTCATTATTATATTAGAATGTGTGGTATATTTGGAGTAATAACAAAAAATAATACAGATGGAACTAAAATGCAAGAATTTGCTATTTCACGAAGAAATAAAATATTAGAACATCTCAGATTACGCGGACCTAATTCATCCAGTATGTTTGGTGATACAAAATGCTATTTGTTATGTTGTAAATTGAATGTGTGTGATTCTGATGCAGAATTATCCGATATAGATTCACACACAGAAAACTCAGAACAATTATCTGAAACTCTATTTACTAGTGGTGATATCGTACTAGCATATGATGGTCAAATATCAAATAACATCGAATTACGTAAACAACTCATTGCAGAAGGAAAACACTTCATATCATACTCAGATTCTGAACTAATTGTTAAATGTTACGAATTTTATGGTTCAGAATTTGTCGAACGTTTAACGGGTCAATTTGCATTTTGTTTATACGACACTAAAAGAAAAGAAGTATATTTATATCGTGACCGTTTTGGTATTAAACCATTATATTATTATGAGTCTAATGACTATATTATTTTCTCGTCTTCAATTAATTCTATCAGAGAATGTTTTGATATTAAACCAATAGTATTACAGTCAAGTATTTCGACATATCTATCTTTTGGAAATGTAATCGGTAATGAAACATTTTATGAAAATATTAAAAAATTAGATCCCGGACATTATATTTTAATTCACAAACATATTGCAACAATTTTTAACTATTGGGATCTAAGTCAATCAAATGTAAACGCATATCCTGATATTTACGAATCAATGAGTCATTTAGAAACAAAATTAACAAATACATTCATGCGAAATACACCACATTCAGAGAGAATTAATATTTTTTTGAGTGGTGGCTTAGATAGTAGTACAATTGTTTATTATGTTAATAAGTTAGTTGAATCTGGTATCATTAATGCTAAAGCAATTCACACATACTCAATTGGTTTTGATTCGGAAAATGAATTTACATATGCTTCACTAGTAGCAGAAAAATTCAGAACACATCACGAAAATATAATAACCAATACAGACGAATATATTGAGAGTATGATTGATCTTATTAGTTTCAAAGGATCTCCTCTTAACATACCAAGTGAACCATTAACATATATTATGTCTAAAAAAGTAACGACGAATAATGTGGGAAATGTTGTATTATCTGGTGAAGGTGTCGATGAACTATTACATGGATATGGTCAATTATTTATTTCGCATTATAATTATCTTAATGATACATCAATACCTTTTTATAAATATTTTATCGATAGATATTCAAGTACTCTCCATTATTTACCACATGATTACAAACAAAATTTATTTAAGTCATCTGTAATTCCGATAATCAATGTTAGTGATGAAAAGAATTCTAAATTGTTTGATGAATGTTTTAACAAATGTGACGAATTACATTATCAAGATAAAATTGGTTATGCAATGATAAAATTACATTTACCATGTTTATTAGATGTATTGGATAATGCAACTATGTTCGCATCTATTGAAAGTCGTGTTCCTTTCTTGGATCATGATTTCGCAGAATATTGTTTTAACAGAGTTTATAGAGAGCATAAAATTATGATGCTAAAAGACATAAAACTTACCGATCTCATGGATAAAAAACCTGAGGACATCAGCGAAAAATTTGATTCACCAAAATATATTTTGAAGCAATTAATGAATTCCAAATTACCATTGGATGTGATTTCAAGAAAAAAAAGTAATTTTAATGTTCCAATTGACCTGATTCTTTCTGAAAAATATGAAATCATCATACGAATGCTTACGGAAGGTAGTATACATCATTTAGGATTATTTGATTTAGAAGAATTAAAACGACGATTTGAGTCACAGTCATATAATCAATATGATATGTTCGCATTATGGTTATTACTTAATTTAGAAATCTTTACACAATTATTTGTCGATATGAAACAAATTAGCGATGTAAAAACATTTTTCCATGTGGATCCATTATTTAAATATGAAAAGGATAAATTACTTGAACGAATCATATTACCATATGATGTCCAATTGCAATGTTACATTAAATTTTACATCGTTAAAACATTATTTGAAAAATTTAATATTGAATATTTTGCATATGACAGTACGATGCTCGGTTGTGTGAGACACAAAGGCTTTATTCCTTGGGATGACAGTATTGATATTATGATTATGGAAGAACAGTGTGCAAAAATTACTGGTGATTTCCTAATGGAATTATTATACGCTGGTTTTCAAATTAAAAAATCACCAACTGGATATAAAATTTTTGACTTTTTTGACACGAGTTGTAATTTTTTTATAAATATATATACAGCTCAATTTATGGATCCTGAAAATACATATATTAATTTTAGTTCGCAACAACTCATTGATGAATTATCAAATAGACAAATCAATACAAAAGATTTATATCCGTTAGTACAATATCAGTTTGGGTTTTACAGTATTTATGGCATTAAGGACCCGATTAAATATTTTGAACAGTGTGACTTTGGAAATTATATGCATTGTGCCGTAATAAAACAATTGACTAATCGCGAAAATAATGATGTATTACAAGCATTTTTGAGTAAATATGGTATGTCTTCTCTTATTGTTAGAGATATTTCATTAATTACACATGTAGATAAAGTAATTTACACAGATGATTGGAAGCATTTCTTTAACAGAACGAAAAATTTTATACCAAGTGATTTCAATCCGACAAATTATAAATTATTGAATGGTGCATTAGCTAATCTAGATACAATGGAATTATATGTACATTACATAATGCAAGGTCGCTTTGAGAAACTATTGTATAACATCGATACAGTATTACCACCTGATTTTGATGTGAGAGGATATAAATGTCTTAATCCAGATATTGCAACTTTATCTGATCATATGTTACGTGTACATTACGTAACAACTGGCAAAAATACAAACAGAAAATATAATATACGTTCACTTCTTCCTTATGATTTTGTACCAGAGACGTATAAATATTTAAATAGTGATTTATCTGATATGACAGAAGATCAACTAATTTCTCACTACATAAATATTGGATGTAATTCGAAACTTTACTACAAGAAAGAAGGAGTTTTACCAGATGATTTTGATGCAAATAAATATATGAAAATAAATAAAAATTTGAAACTTACATCAGAACAATCCGCAATAATTCATTATATTAACATAGGTCGAAAAGAATCCAGAAAATACAAATGATATGGTATGTTTTCTAAAATTATTTATTCATTTCTTCTTGGAGCCTTTTTGCAAGTTCATAATCAGTTGCTTCCTGTTGTGCACGTATATCACACGCATTAGGCACACTTTGTGCACTTGGCGAACTTTGTACATCGGTAATATATTTATTCATTTCTGCGATTTGATCCGCAAGGATACTAACAGTATGCGTTATATTTGTAATATGTTCTTGAAGATCTGAAACATGTTTTCTCTCGGCTAAAAGGTCGCGTCTCAATAGTTCATTAGTATGTATCATATATTCCAACAGGTCTTTAGGATACAGTATACGTTCTGTATCGATAGAGCGTTCTTGTTTAAATGTTTCATATTGTGTTGCAATATTTTCATATGGCTTAGAAATGGTATATATCTGTCCATCAATAACAATTTCCTTGGGTATCGTCGACATGTTTAGTTGTGTTTATATTTAACTAAAATTAAGTATATCAAATACTTAATTTTTCATTTTTTATAAAAATTATTTGTTTATTTCTATTTCCAACTTTTTTGCGAAAGCCTCGTCTTCTTCTAATTGGGTACGACGTGCAAATTCTTCATCTCTAGCTAGTTGTTCATCTTTCTTTTTTTTAATTTGTTCACATATTTCTTCATATTTTAGTTTTTCACATACATGGCGTTGTTTTAATTGTTGATATTCTCTTTGATATCGCATATTAAATTCATGTGTTTCAATCTGTTGTTGACGCATTAATAAATCAAGATCAGGATAATTTTCTTGTTTATAAATTTCTGAAATATTTCTTGGGTCGTGTATAATTATATCCATTTCTTTTTGTGTTTCTATTAAATGTTCCATATTTACTATATCATCAAGGAATGCACCATTTTTTATTGCTTCAAAATGAACACCTATTGATTTACCTTCCCGATATATTATTTGATTCATTATTCTTATGACGTATTGTCCATGTCCAAATATGATGTCAGTAGTCGGATTAGTGTACCATTTATTATTATACAAGACCCCAAGATACACATGTATACGCACATCTAATTTATCAAGATATTCAGCTATTTTACATAATGCGATATAATGTAATACATTATCTGTATTAATCATTTCATCATCATTTAGAAAATTAGCAACTCTCATGAGTGTAATCGGTGAAACATCCATTTGTAATTCTGAAATTTTTGATAGAATCATCGGATTTGTATTCATTAATGCTGAATATACAGCATTGAAACAACATTTATTAATATATTGTTTACCATCTGATTCGACTATACCACTTGTCGGAATAGTTACAACTTCAATTCGTCCCACAAGTGGAGTTGTAGGATTTTCTATTAAGTGTACTTGATTTTTATTATGTTTGGCCAATATCATTTGCATATATTGATTGTTATTTCTATTTATCATTCTTATAATGTTATTATAATTATATTACTCATTTGTTTTTTCATTTTTTTCCACTAATCTTCAATTTTCATTATTATGAAAATTGAAACATAAATAAAATCTAAAGTTCTTTATCCATTTTTCCAACAATGAAATAACATCCATAATATTTATTCGTTGTGTCACATATTTTAATAAGTGTGATTTTATTGTACTCATAAAAAGATAATGATTGATAAATATTTATGAGTGTCGTTGTTTCTACAGTATCAGTCATCTTATAATATTTTATAATTGAGTTATGAATCAGATCTATTGTTACTCTTTCATTATTGTTATTTATGTGACATTCTCTACAACTCATTGAATGATCAAGTAATTCTTGAATTCTATCAACAGAACTACATTTTTTTAATTTAAGTTTAATTATGTGACATGGAACAATAATAATTGGTATGATATATTGCGATTTTTTTTGATACTCATCTAGAATTTCTACTTCTTTTTTCTTAACTTTTTTTTTACTATTATCTAAATCTTCTTGTTCAGATTCATATTCTTTTTCGAGAATATCACAAATACATTTTCCCATATCGGAACCAATCGATAACACATATTTGTTTAATTTTTTAAAACGATCGAAGATTTTTATGAATTGATCATTGTTATTAAGTGCATATTTTTTTAAAACACAACGAGTAACAACAGCCATTGTTTTAACGCTTACTTTATACGTATTTAGTTCTTCAAGATCAAAAAGATCGTGAATTATAGTTCCATCCAATTTTTTATTTTTTTTGACAGTACCAATAACATCAAAATACCCAATAAAACGTCCTAACACATAAATAATAATTTTATCTCCTATCTCCATTCGTTCTCTTGATGGTATCGTAATAATATTTTCACTTATTATTTGTTTTAGTGTAGTATCTGGTAATTTATGCAAAAAATAACACCAATATTCCATTTATAGTTTTACTATTAAAATACGATATATTCTTATTTTTTCATTATTTTTTCTTCATATATGTCCAATAATTCCTTAAACTGATTAAATATTATAAATGATTGTTTGACATCTTCTTGACAATAAAAAACATCGATTATTTGCATCGGTTCGAGAACTCTTCCGAAAAATTTAAAAAAATTCCGCAATGTTTTTATTGTGTGGTAATGACACACGTTAAAATATTGTATAATGTCTGAATTTGTTGGACTATTGAACCGTGTCGTTATATCATCCAAAATTTTTAAATAGTGACCAAGTATTTTTGTGTCGATGTATCTATAAATTGATTGTGGATGTGTATTATTATTTGTTATGCAATATACACAATAAATAAAATAATTATAGTAACGATATTTGTATTGTTGGAATGTATTCCAATTACATACAAATAATTTTATTTTGCTGTGCAAAATACTCACATTGAGTTCCATACTAGTTGTGTTTGGATGATCCTTGATATAATCAGTTAACCGAGTAATATGTTCCAATAATTGTTTCTCTACTGTTTGTTCTATCGTATCAATTTTCGCATAATCTGTCGCGTTATTTAATAATGTGACGACACTATCTGTTATTAAACCTTCATAACCAATCATTAATTCAGTTAGTCCATCAGAAATTATCTCAACCTGAAATTTGGATGGGTCAACATTTTTTTTCGAAATCGCAATATGACTTTCATCATAGTCGTTATGTGAAACTTGTCTTACGTATTGCATAGCTGTATTTATAACAATAATTGCGCCATCTATTGCAGATTCTAACGCATTAATTAAATAAATAGTATCATGATCAATTGTATCATGTGTCACATAGACCTTATCGGGCAATATTTTTATGAGAGATTGCAATGCGTCAATTGGTGTATTATTAAATTGTTCATTTGCAATAATATTATTGAGTTTATTAATACATTCATGTGAATCACATTCAAATATATCTGGTGCAATATTTGGTTTATACCTGGGTGCTGAAGGATTTTTTTCACTCATAATTCTTATTATTTCCATAGCTCCATTTAATTCTTGTTCAATTTCTGCAAATTTTAAATGAGAATCATGTAATGTGTATTGTTGTATTCTTTGTAAAAAATTCTCTAATTCTTCAGATCGTAATTTATTTATTCTTAATCGCATGTTATCGATTGATTTTTGCAAGACTTCGACCATCTATATACAATAAATCTGATAAGAATTATTGTAACATTTTTCGTGATATGTAAAAATAATATTTGGTATGATATATTTTTAATATGTATTTATTTTGCTTTTGCTGCTTCTGCTTCTTCTGCTGTTACTTCACCACTAGCAACTTTTGAAGCCATAAAGCCACGTTTGTATGGGCTAGAACTATCCCATAGTTTTGTGATAATTTCACCAATATTTGGTTTGACAGATCCTGTGGAAGGATCAATCCCTTCTTTGAGAGCTTGTGTTAATAGTTCAATAAATTTATCTCCGGATGGAATGTCAGATTTGTCTAAGTCTGCTAGGATTTCTAACAATGTTTTGGTTCCTTCAAAAGGAGCTTTTAAAGTATCTGTTATTTGTTTCTCAATTTCTTGTTCGGTCATACCTTGCTGAGACGGCATTGCTTCTCTCAACATGTCTCTGTACTTTGTAATGTTTTGTTCTTTTGATAATTCGTCACTTAATATTATCAATTTTTCACCAACACTATTAGCGTCAGCAATGCCTTTCTGTATATCTTCTTCAATAGCGCCACCACTTTGCTTTCCAGACATATGTTTATATTTCATAATTTTATTGATATATACCTTCGCATCCTTCACATCATGTGTATTTTTCAGCTTCGCAAGATACTTATTTAATTTTTTGTCAGCCGACATTTTGCACAATATATTATATATTTACATAATGTTTTTTATATTTTCATTGGGACTATATTTGTAAGTTGGACTTTTAGAATATTCAAGATTCTAAAAGCTCAATAGTTTTGATAAAATTAGAAATGGTCGCGCATATTTAGCAGTCGTCGACCTTCACATACATACCATATATTGGATCACCTTCTGAATATGGATCTACTCGTGGATCACTTATACTATCAGCTTTTTCTAATTCTTTTTTAATAATGCTTTCTTTTTTCTGTGGAGGTGGTATATTTTCCCAAATATGTTTAATTATTGCATCATAAGCAACATCATAAATATCATCTGGTTTCATTTCGGCAATATTTAAATATTTATTAATAAGCATTCTATTAAGAACATTCATATAGTATGGATATGTTATCATATTAATTCTGAGCATTTCATCTTCTAAGTTATATTTTTTGTCTGGATGTGATTTAATGTATTCTTCACGTTTTGTCTTCAATATTTGTTTTGGTAATCTTAAATGAATGTGGTAATCTGCTTTGAATTTTAATAAATCTGTTGGAAACATAGTTCCGACTACAACTACACCATCTTTTTTATCTTTATTAACTTCTTCATTTAATTTATCCCAATCAACAGCATCATCTTTGTCTGTATTAATAACAAATTTTCCATTTGGTAATTCGACAGTTTCAGTATTTTTTTCATTCATAAAATTTTTCATATCGATACGCTTAATATTAAAGTCGCGCTCAATATTGATTCCTAGTTTTGTCTTACCAGTTGACGAAAGACCACTTACTAGTATGATAAATTGTCCATGAGTCTCTTTATAAACATCGACAATATTTTTTCCCATATATTTTAAGTTGTCATAATTTTTATGAAATGATACTATATATGAATAACATCATTTCGAGTGCAATAAATCTATTTCATTTACTTATTGTTTTGGCAGTAATAATTATACCATTCACAAATAGTCCATACTTTTTATTATTACATTCTGTTTTTGTACCGTTCTTGATACTACATTGGGTTACAAATAACAATACATGTGTCTTAACAACTACAGAAAAATTTTTCCGTGGTGTGAAGACAAAAGAAGAAGAAGCTGAATGTTTCACATGCAAATTAATAAATCCCATGTTTGATTTTACGAAAGATTACAAGAAGTTTTCACGAATGACATATATAGTGACTATTGGATTGTGGTTACTCAGTACATCGAAATTAACATATAAAATAAAAACAGGATCGATCAAAAATATACGAGATTTAACAAGAATTTAATCATCGTCTTTTTTACTCTTCTTTTTGCTTGATTTTTTACTTGTTTTCTTACTTGTTTTTTTACTAGCTTTCTTCTCGGCATCCTTCTTTTGTTTAGCTAATTCTTTTTCTTTTTCAACCTCGAGTTCTAATTGTTTCAATCTTTTCTCGTATTTTTTATATTTTGTCTTGAGCGCATTTATTTCTTTTTCGAATTTATCAACCTTTGTTGTTTCTTTTTTTTTCTTTGCTTCTTCTTGATATTCTCGTTTGCGCTTAATGTTATGAATCATTGCATTCATTGCTGCTGCAATTTCATGTATACTCAGTTCTGATAATACTTTTTCTGGTTTTTTCTTCTTTAATACTTCATCCAGTAAAACTTTATCAATAGTTTTAATGCCATAATATCTGACTTGTTTTTTATCAATACATTCTTGCATAGTACCACGACGTTCTCCTTTTTTGAGAGCTTTGACACCACAATTTATTTTTTCAACAGGCATTCGTTATATTGTAAACGCAGATATTTTTTATATATTGTGTGTTAGACGAATATGCACATGATTATTGATTTACGTAACAAATCAATAATATTCATATATTAGGAACTTTTAATTATCATTGGTCTACATCATCTTCTGTTTCAACAAATTGTGATTTTTTGAAAATAAATATAGTATTTAAAAAACCAAATTTCTTATCACTTTTTGAAAGTTCAATGTCATAAAAATATTCTTTATACAGTCTTTTCATATCAATATATTTTATATTTTTTAGTCCAATACGTGAACATACAGCATTAAAATTATGTCGACTTATAACAAAACATATTTCATCATTTACATATACTGTGTTAAATAATGATTCATCACTATATTCTCGTGACAATTCTAATTTATATGGTCCATTTTCTAGCAATGACTGTTCAGTAAATATACCATTTATTTTATCAGTGTCTAACATAAATCCCATAAATATACCATTTTCCACCAATCTATCTGATACAAATCGTAAAAATGTTATTAACGTATCAATATTTATTAAAAAATATTTCAATGAGAAACGACAATTAATAATATTGAAGTATTGATGATTTAAAGTTACTACATAATCATTAATATTTTGAATAAATCTATCAACATTATCACCAATACACATATTAAATATATTAGGTAATACTTCTCTCACATATTGCTGTTCTGCCACAAAAATATTTAATATCTTAAATTGTTCTGTTTTGATCATTGATGTGTAACGCATGACATGTGAAACTTTATTTCTCCTATCATGCTGAAATAAAAACATATTTGATATCATAAATTTCTCAACACGCTGGAAAAATTCACCTAATCCCATATACAACTATAAAATATAATAATCGAATAAAACTATATTACCATAATTTAACATGCGTGATTACATCATCTGATATATCGGATGTTGACACGAAACATTGGGTCATAAGACTCAGGTGTTGTCACCTTAATGATTCCCACTATATAGTCGGGAATCACTGACAGTTTAAATTATGGTTGTTTGAATACGATAAAAATTTTATCTGGTAGTGTATATTAGATTAGCCAATATGACTAGTAGATTTGGATTATATCAAAATAGTATTAAGAGATTTATTGCCAACCAAAGTATTGTATCCAATTATTATCAAAAAAATTTTATTGTAAATATGACGAATGAAAGTGAATATATATTACCTATTTCATTACTGACTGTTATCAATGGACAACAAAAAAAGAATGGTCTCAAATCTGTACATGGTTATGAAATGGCTACTGGTATAGAATTATTAAATGTTTTACTAACTATTATTGAAACGAAAAAATTTGGATTTACTTTTAATAAAGAAATATCGGAAATAAAAGATATATCTGATCGTATTTGTCAAGAAATAGTTTCTATGATATATCAAACATTAAATAGAAATATTAATAACATAGCGACATATTATTCTCAAGAAGCAATAATGAAAATTTATTTACTTAGTTCAGAACATCTTCATGAAAAAATTATGAAAATTAATTCAACAGTGGCATCTGTTGAAATACCATCGAATCTCAAACCAATACAAAAATCTGATTTGAAAAATTTTCATTTTAAAAACTCGGAAAATTTACTCAAACTAACAAATATCAAGCAACTACCAAAAGAATTTTTGTTACAATACATTAATGGTACTTATGGTAGTATATGTAAATTATCATTGATATCTGGATGGTTAATTGGCGGAAGTCCACCCGGAATGATAACTAATTTGGAACGATTGGGGTATCATTTCGGTATAATGTTACATATCGCGTATGATTTTGTTAATGTTGAACGTGACATTCATAATGTAAAAAATGATGTTTCCTTTAATTATGTTATTAACTTTGGTTTTCAGGATGCATTCGAACTATTTGACGAAAGTAAGAAAAAATTTATTGAAGGTGTTATGACTATGAATATTACTACACCTACACTCAAAGAATTTATTGATATTCTCGAATCCAAAGTTGATAATGCTCTCGAACTATCGTCACCAGATATTAAAAGTTCTTCATCACATCCATAAAATACGAATAACAAAATCAGCGTGTTTTAATCGTGAAATTTATATAAATTTCATGATATATAATGGAAACATTTAGGTCAGACTCGGAAATGCCATGGGCATTTCCAACGTCTAATGCGACAACATTGGGACATGCGTCCCAATGTTTCGCGTCCGGAGATTTTGGAGTAAAAATACATTCACGACACGTCAGAAAAGTTTCAAAAAATGGTTATAATTATATCGCATTAGAACATAATGCAGAATACTCATTAACATTATTTAATGAGTCATCGAGTAGATGTGATGCTGAAGTATCAATTGATGGTCGGTCAATTGGTACATTCAGAGTAAAACCATACAATTCCGTTCATATTGAACGTCCAGCGACACGTCATCAAAAATTTGTCTTCCTACAAGAAGATACGGGAATTGCATACAGAGCTGGTATTTCAAATGGTAAGAGTACTAACGGACTTGTATCTGTTAAATTTTCACCGGAATATCCTCGTCATGACATGAGTAAATCTGTGTGGGCTCCAGCATCGAGACAATGTAGAATGTCATTTGGTTTGGAATCTGGATCTTTAACGAATTCAACAAATCAAATGTATTCATGTGATTCTAATGGTTTCAAAGAATTCAATACACTGTCATCTGGTGCCACTGCTTTAGGTGATCATTCATCACAGACATTCGAATCAGTGTCACCACTGAGAGAAATTGATCATAGTAGAAAAGCAACTATCACATTTAGACTAATTGCCGAAGATACGGATTGGGGAATGATTAAACCACGTGAACATGACGACTGGCCAACTATTGCGAGAGTTGATCTGGAATCTCGTCATGAATTTTATCCTCCCAGATATCATGATTATTTTGATGAACATGATGATAGTATTTTTCATCATTGTAGATGTCGTGAACATGATCGTACACCACCTCGCATCAATATGCGAGGTATTGAATATTCATTTCTGAATCCGAGCCATCACTATTACTTTGATGATAGAATTCGCCACGAGGCATGTGCTGAATTATAATAGACATACATTCCGATTTTTCTAAATAAATTTACACAACTCTACCAGCTTCAGATAGCGAGTAGAGTTTGATAATTCATAATTCCGAGTTGAGTTATACAAGAATATGTACATCATTTGCACAACGAGTAATGGATGTATAAATACATCTTTTAGCTTCATCAGTATTTGAATTCAAGAATATATCATCCAAATCAACAAAAACATTATTAAACGTGGAGCCTTGTGCTTTATGAGTAGTAATACTGTATCCGTATATTACATTTGCGAATCTCTCAACAAAATTATGGTTCCAATAGTCCCATAATTTTTTCATGATAAATTTATCAATTTGTTGGATTACTGTACTGTGATTGGATTGGTAATCTTTGTACAATCTACGAATGACTGACACAACCATATCACTTTCATTTTTAACTTGCATTTCAGCAGATTCATGTGGGATATTCAATGGAAATATAGTTTCGTCTTGATATTCACAATTATTTGACAATCTGATAACATCTAATTTCCAAATTGGATATGTTTTTGAAATAATTGAATTAATTTTTGTCATTGCTGTTTTATACTTACGTACTATCATTGATATTTTAATAAATTTTTGTGTTACCATTTGATCCAAATCATCTAGCTTGTCAGTACTAACTTGTTCCGTATTGACATTCTTGACTTTGAATTGTTCTGATGTGTAAAATCGTGTTTTCTCGGTATCATCACTCGGAGATTGGAAACAATAAAAATCATTGAGAATCAAAATATCACCAATTTCAAATCTGCTAATTTTTTCTTGTGTTGGATTGACACGTAAAATTTGTCTCAGTGCGTCATTATATGTTTTTGTAGCATGATTAGTCCATGTCAATATGATATTACTCGTAGTATCATTTTTGAATGATTCAGTACATTTTTTAAACCATTCAGTTTTAGTTTTCTCTCCACCAGTATATTTGTACAATGTAACACCATTACCGATATATCGTTTCATTGTTGGAATTTGTATTTCTCCGATAACCCATTGACGAATATTAAAACACATTTCCATAATATTTGATTTTTTATTTCTAAATATTTGTGTTAGTGTGACAGTTTTCATATTGGTCACATCATTTATAAAATTTTCATACGCTTCATCTAGGGCATTGGTCGTTGAATAAATATTCTGTTTTATAACAACAGATTTTGAGAAAATATCTTTTGATAACATTGTTTTATCTTTTATGAATATTGAGCTGGATATTTCATTTACTGGTGGCAATTGTCCTGGATCACCTGAAAATATCATTTTCGGCAATTTACAATAATCTTGTGAACGTTTCCATTGAAGTCTAATGGAATCAAGTAAATCAACAATCATTTGTAATGGTATCATTGAACATTCATCAACGATAATTATATCGTACATACATATATCACTCGAACCTTTATCACCACGCACGAAAGTTTTTTCTCCTGTCCCCATCATATTCATACTATATCCCATGAGTCCATGAATTGTTTTAAAATCTATTACATATCCATTCATACGTAATCCAACTAAATTTTCCTCAAATCCTTCACTATCAGAAATTTTCAAGCACTTGAGAATATTTTTAATGACATTATTAAAATTTGTCTTCATAATATTGAGTGCCTTATGTGTTGGTGCGGTAAATGCGACATTTTTCACTAATTTATTAATTAATAAAAATCTTACTAATTCCATCATGAGTGTCGTTTTACCTGTACCCGCATAACCATACATACCAAACATTTTAGTGTCATGATTATATATTGCATTGAATAGTTTACGAAAAACAATCCGCCGTTCTTTTGTAAATTCAATAATTTTCTTACGTTCTTTTATCAGATTGCGTAATAGTGTTTTTGTTGTGTGAGTTTCGAGAACTTTTGTCACAATTTCATTATCTGAAAAATTTTGTGTTAAAAAATCATCAAAGTATTTTCCATTTTTTAACAACATACCTCTACTAATGTAATTCTTGAATGCATCATAATGTTGTTGTTCTATTGTTTTTGCACGTAACAAACCATCCATGAGTTGGATTAATTTTTGTTTATCATCAGGTTCTTTTTTGCCGTAGTAATCAGTAATATCCATAACTGATTATTTATGTATAAAATGTATATTATTAACACTTTGGAGTTTACGAATCATTTTTTTTACCACCTTTCTTACCACCTTTTTTCTTGGGCACAACAGGGGTCGTACCAACTTTTACTGGTGTCGTTTCTGGTTCTGTTGGAACAACATCAAATTTTTCTTCTACAACTACTGGAACAGGTTCGTCTTCTTCTTCTGGTTCCGCATCATGTTCACCTTCTTTCTCGACATCTTTTTCATCCATATCCTTACCACATGCTTTAACAGCTTCATCAATACGTAACTTGAGTAGGTGTTCGATTGAACCTGAAAAATGTGTAGACACACTTCCAAGAATTGCATTTGGACTGAGTGATTTCTTTTTTGCAAACTGAATCATAATAAATGCAGTATCGAGCATACGAACACTTACTTTGTGTAGAATATACACGAGTAGATTAAATGCATCATTATGGATGTCAATTGACTTACCAAATTGATCGTCTATATATTTTTTGATACATATTTCTTCGATACAATATTGATCCTTATAATTTAATGTTGGATCAAATACATCCATGTACCTGATGAGATCACGTCGCAGTTCAACATCTACTTGAAGAATATCAGCAATATCGAGATAATGAATAATATATAGACCCGTTCTATCTTTGGTCAGTCTCTTAATTATTTTTTCAAGAATAATGTAACATAGTTTTTCGTTGAGTGCCGTGATCGCAATATGTGATCCACTAAATTTAGGTAGACACTGCTTTCCATCTTTTTCAAAAACTTTACCATCATCTTGTAGTTTTTTTTTCATCCATGTTTTGAAAAGATTTACGTTAAAATTTAGATTTGCTTTTAATGTAATTTGATTAAGTTTACGTGGCACTTTATCCTTTGTCATTATACTACTATATAATAGTAATGCTTTATATCTTTTCGTGAATAACGCACTATAGCCAAATGACTATATTTATCACTTTTGTTTTAAGCCATTTTATTATAAAAAAAATGATTTTAATTTATTTTATGTGAAAATTATGGTAAAATCATACTCGTATGGATCACTACACACTTGTATTTATACAATCTTATGTTGATCTAAGAACCTTATCGATATGTCCATTATTTTTACATAGTCGTGATTATATTACTGAACTAATTTTACCACCAGAATATAACACAAATTCATTACATAATTTTAAGAATCTACAAACACTTTTATGTGATAATAATTATCTGATTACTAATGAAACAATCAAAAATCTAAAATCATTGACAGAGTTAGATAAGTCGTATAATCCGAATTTTACAGATGATGGTATTTGTGGGTTAGTCAATCTTAAGAAATTAATTTGTAAAGGAACACATCGTTTTTCTGGGTGGGTCGCAAAAGACACCTGTCGTAGACTCACTGATAAAACATTGTATAATTTACAAAATTTAACTTATTTGGATTGTGGTGAAAATAATTTTACTGATGATGGAATTAATCAACTCAAACAATTAGTTACTCTCAAATGTGGAAAAAATAGATTTTCTGATAATGCCATTGGTAATTTATTGAGACTTAAGCACTTGTATTGTGATGATAATTTTCGCTTCACCGATAATGCAATACTAAATCTGACACAATTAGAAACACTCTATTGTGGACAAAATAGTGATTTTACTGATGTCGGGATATCGAAATTAGTACTTCTTAAAAAATTGTCATTAGATATGACATCTAAAGTAACTAATGATGGTGTTAAAAATTGTACTCTGTTGGAATATCTTAATGTTGGACATAATAACATCAACGATAATGCTCTCCAAAAAATGAGTAATTTGATCGAACTCCATTGTACTAATTTTAACTCAGCATTTGGTGGTTATATGTTTGGATATCTGACTGATGAATGTTTACAATATGTTCCAAACTTAAAACATTTAGTGTGTTCTAAAGATTTTACGAATGAAGCTGTGGGAAAATTACGATCATTGCGTGTATTAATATGTGCAAAAAATACAAATTTAACAGATGACGTGCTATACAAATTACCGTTATTGGAAGAACTATATATAGGTTCATCTATATTTTCGAATAATGGTATTAGTTCACTCCGAAATTTGCGAGTACTACAATGTCCATCTGGAATTACAAATGAATGTATTATTGGATTAACAAACCTCGAAAAATTAAATTGTGATCGGTGTGAATCACTCACCGATAATATATTCGAACATTTACCAAATTTACGATCATTGAAATGTAACAGAACATTTACTGATAAAGGTGTGAGTAAATTAAAGAATTTACACGCATTGTATCTTGGTGAAAACAATAATGTAACCAATGACGGAATTAAACATATGATATTTCTACAAGGTTTGTTCATTGATGATAATATGAATATTACTGGGGATGGTATTTCACAACTCACAAATTTAATTGAATTAGATTGTGGTAATAATGTTAAAATAACAACTGAATCATTACGCAATTTAAAACAATTACGAATTATCAGTAATACAAAATATGATGAAACATTAATTACTGATGAAATTATGACATATTTACCACACTTGAGATGTACATATACACGCGGAACTTATGTTATTTAGATATTTTATTTACAAAAACATCTAAAATAAATTTATTTAGTTGCAGGTGGTGTTGCAGGTGGTTGTGTCGTCGATGCACCTTGTAGTGTACTTAGTAATGAATTGAATGCTGACACATTATTATTGCATTCAGCAATCTGGTTTCTTTTAACGCGTATGTTGACATATACGATTGTAATAATAAATGCGACTATTGCGACAACAATAACGAACCCAATTAATCCCTTATCAAAACCAGTCATTGATGCATCTTTAAAAGCTGTTGCGACTCGTTCAAACTGTTTTGCCACGCCTCCAGAAAAATTACTTGATAGTGACATATATATATTTATATTATGTATTTATATTTTATTCATTCGATAATTGTTATATTTTATGCGATTGAGAATTTACTCTTTATAGATTTTACCAAAGAATCATTAGTTTCATCTATTGTAGTTCGTTCATCTTTGATTTTTTTATATGTACCTGTTTCGGCTGATAAAACACCAACCATGACAATTAAGTAAATAACGAGTAGTGTGAGAACTATTGCTAGTGTAACGGTTATTGCGGACATATTATAATTCTATATGATATATTTATATATTTTTCTAATTTTCTTCGATATCTTCTAATAATTCATCATCACCCTTGGTCAAATCCAATTCATAATGACTTCCTAAAAATGATAAATTATCTTCTTCTGGGGATTTATCTTCGTTCTTTGGAGTTGTTTTAGTTTTTTTCTTTGGTTCACTTTCACCAGATTTCTTTTGATGCATCCAATATATGTAACCTAAACAACACATAACACACAAGAGTAAAAATACTTTTCCGAAGTCTATCATTGATGTAATATGTTTATAATATATTGTCACACAATTTTCAAATGAAAATTTTTACACACTATATCTACATACTAAATATTTACGTTTCACATGTCAATCCTTCCAAATGATTTATATTTTCGAACAGTTCACAATCTACAGCTGTTTCCTTCAACGCATTTTCAAATTCTTGCGTTAATCTTGATTTTTTATGGGCTAATTTAGCAATATATTCATCAACAGTTTCTTTTTCATTAGGATGCACCGCGATATAAATATATGCTTTAACTATACGTTCTTCTGGTGGTAATGCTTTATGAGAACAATATCTCACGGCACGACCTAAAATCTGTGCTATACGCGAAGAATTCCAATACGGTTCCAAAATATGTACTTGTTTCACATTATACAATGACAATCCCTCTTTGGCTGCTGGTGATAATAATAATATTTTGAGTTTATCACCATAAATATTTTCAGGTCGATTGTAAATTGCTTTTATACGTTCTTTTGCATCACCATTCTCGTCACCAGAAAATATTCCATATCTCTTTCTACCCTCACCATGCGTTTCGCAATTTTTATATCCAAACATATCTAAAACCTTTATGAAACTCTCTAAACCACCATATCCTCGAAATGCAGAATATACAAATACTTTTCCATGACATCTATTAATTTTTGTCATTATCTTATGAAATTTTGTCGAGTACATATCCAAATGATTAAGTATTTTATATTTAGTTAATGATTCTAAACCTTTCTCATCAATATCATTATTGGGAAAAGAAACATTTGACACGATACGTGTTCCAATAAAAAAATTATTTGGTAATTTAATAATATCACCACTACGTACTAATCTTACAGCTTTCACATAATCATGGAATTTCTTTTCACGATCCTCTTTACCCATAACAGTTGCATATGCGCGATATTGAAAATCACTCATGACACACTTCGAATAAAATAATTTGAGTTCCGGGAAACTTGATGGCTCGGCTCCACGGAAATATGATATATATCCTTTTGTCATTTCTTTAAATAAATCTAAGTTTTTTGCTAAATGTACAACTTCACCATTTCGTAATTTTTTCTCTTCGATAAACATATGTTCGAACTCTGTACCTATCGGCATCGGATTTTCCATTCTTAACAATTTTAGTGTTAATGCTATTTCTAATGGTTTATCAAATATTGGTGTTGCAGATAATAATACGACGCGTAATTCTTTTGGTGCGGATTCGATCGTATTAAGTAAAACATCATAATATTTTCCATCATCGGATATCATATTTTGTATTTCATCAATAATCAAAACAGAATTTCTTAATTTGAGTTCATTATTTTCAGCAAGTTTAATAAATTTATTATATGAATAAATTGTGTAATATTCATTTATACGTTTATCACTTCTCTTAATTATATCACCATACTCTTTACTCATGGGATGATATTTTTTTAAATCAGCTCTTTCTTTTAGTGTTAAATAATTATTACCAGCACACATACTCCGTAATTCATTTCTATAATTACCGATTAATGATGCTGGTACAACGACGATAATTTTACGATGTTCTTTCCAAGCTTCAGCAATACGAATAGATGTACATGTTTTTCCTGAACCTATTTGATGAAATACTAGAATACCTTTGTAAGGAGTATTCGGATTAATATATTTAGATAAAAATTTTTGCGGTAATTGTAGTTCATATTTTTCTGGATAGCATATTTGTTTAAATGTCTTCTTCTTTTTCGGAACATAATAACTTCCGAACAACTTATTTATTTTCTTATGAAATTCTTTATCTGTTACATCAGGATATGAATCTGATGGATGTACTGCCATCTATATAGATAAATAAAGATTATAAACGATATAATTTGTTGTAACAAATTATATTTTATTCAATAAAAAAATCATTAAAAGTCTGGTTCATCATGTTGTTGACGTTCACCTCGTGTATCAGTGCGAGGTTGATATCCCTCATCACGTTGTTGACGGTCTCCGAAACCTCTGGGTTGGTATCCTTCGCGAGACTGATAACCTTCACGTGGCTGATATCCCCCACGTGGTTGATATCCTCCGCGACCACGTCCACGATAATTTCCTCTGAATCCTCCATTATATGGCTCACCTTGTTGGCGATCGAATGAACGCTGTTGGTACTGTGGTCTGCCACGTTGTTCTAGTGGATCAAATTCACAATTAATTTGTCTGAGTAGACGAAGAGTTCCAGACCACAGTGCAGAATTATTTTCATTTTTACCTCTCACAATTAGAATTTTGATAAGATCATTGTTAGAAAGTTTTTTGACATCACCAACATCGAGTTTCATTACATCACTAGGTTCAAAATCAGTAACTGATTTTTTCTCTTCCTTTTTTACTTCTGTTTTTTGACCGAATAGATCGTCGAAATTAATTGGTTTTGGTTGTTCGACGACCTTTTCAGGAACATCTTCATCTGATTTATCAGATGATGAATCTTGTTGAGTTTGTACTGGTGTTTGCTCTGGTTTCGCTTTTGCAGCAATATCAAAGTTATCTTCGACATCAACAAGTTTTTCAGTCTTAGTTGATTTCTTCGTTGATGGTTTACGAGAGCTCTTTGTTGACATTTTAGTAGATATATAATACTATTTTTATTGCTTTATATTCAGGTTGTTAAATATTCAATTTTTTTATAAAATAAAAATAAAAATTAATTGGCAATAACAAACAAGCCAATTATGGTTAGAGTACATGCACGTATTTCAGTAATATGATATTTGATATTCTTTTTTTCTTTTGTCTGTAAGACAAAATCTTGTTTTGACTTATATGCCATCACGACACTTGTCATCATGACTGGTATGTGAACACCACACGAAAGTGTAATATGCATATCGTGCAATTGTGGTATTTGCGAATCTGTCGGAACTGCAACACGTACTTCCTTTGTATCTGATTCGTCACGCGCCACAATAATTTTCCCGGTGTATACACCACGAATTGAATCTAATTGTTGTATTTCGTCAAGTGTGTTTGAAACTCCATATACGTTATAATTCATCGTAATATGTCCGAATGTTTTGCATCCATTATGTTCATCAGTTACATCGACTAGGAGTCTGACTTGATTTCCACGAACACATAAAATATTTTGCACATTATGAACATGAGACATCATATCATCTACAATACTCGCGATACCAATCGGAAGAACGCCATCAGAAACTTGTGGAAATCCATATATTACGTCAGATCCTTGAATAATTTTCATGGCATTCTCCTTATTCTTTCGTGACAGACCAACAATTTTTTTAATAAAAGCATTTTTCGGACAATCTGCTACCCACTCACCCATCGACAATCTATGCTCAACAGTACTGGCAACAATAGATTCATCATTATAATTTTCCAATGTTACGTTAGTTTTGTCAAGAATAGAAAATGAATTATCACCAGACGGTACGAACGTTATGATATTAATATTCAATCCAGTCATACGAGCAATTATTTCCCTGAGTGAAAAAATTCCTTCTCTTCCTTTGTATGTGAGTAACTGTCCACCACCACATGATATGATAGGAATCTTATGTTGTATCAGAACATTAACTATCTGATACTGTGTATATGGTGTTCTCTCTTCACCGAGACGCATAACATCTCTCATTGAAGGTAATCCCAATACATCGGCATCGATATGAACGAAAATATCATTTATTTGTTGTATGGCATTTCCAAGAGTAGATTTACCGTATCCGACTGGTGCAACAATAATTATTATAGTTCCTTGTATGCATGATTCCAGGGTGGTAATAGGCTCTACATTTTTACAATCAATTGAATCAGCAATCATGATGTGTTGTGCGACATTAGATATTGGATTAACTAATCCTATTTTAGAAATAGCAGTAACTATCCATCCACGCCAATATTTTTTACCATCATCTGAAATTACCCAATGGTCGAGAAATCTTTCAATTTCTTGATTTTTTGTTCCTCTAAGTTCTCCTGCGATATATGATCGCAAAAACATTGTACGAACAACATATTTGGGAAACTTATATTTGAATGTTTTCGCATTAGAAAAGATGACACATCCTTCAAGAGTATCACCTGACACATTCGCGTGAGTAATTGTTCCTTCAACAATATGTTTACAAAATTTCTGACAAATATCCGTAAATGATGTATCAGTAATAAAATCACGAGAAGTCGACAGTACCTCCATAAATTCTACCACATCGTTATGCCCATCGATTATCATTATATTGTCACATGATAGACTCAATTTGCGACAAATAGAATTGATACTCATATGATTTTCGAACTTCGTGAAAGATGTGATTTTTTCAGCATATTTTGGTGTGTAAGTATGTGTGTGTCCAATACATGTGATAATTACACACTCTTTTAGAACACGTGCGCCATGTGTTTGATTGTTTAGTGACATTACTTCTCCATAAAGATACATGTTATGTGAATTCAAATAATGTATAATTGTATGAAGGTCATATCGCTCAAATATTCTGGATGCATCTTGAGAATATTCTGTATTTGTCGCATTTTTACTTGTCACAAAAAAGTAAACTTTACCATCAATCTGAAAAGTAAATAGACCAGCAAGAAAACCACTATATTTTTTAGTAACTTCCATATGATCTACTGCATCGAACTCAGAAAGATCGTCTGTTTGAGCATGGCTATCATTATCAAACTTTGGATAAAAACCATATGTATAAATATTCTTTACACATAATTTATCTGTCATTTCAAAAATAATTGGCATACCACGTGGAAAATTATATTCTTCACCTAACTTCAAAAGAACAGAATCATCACGTCCCGATATCATCATGAGATAAATATTCTGAAGAGATGTACATTTATAATAATGTATACGAACTCTATTGTGAAATTTGGTAAGAACACTATCATAAGTTTTCGGAAGAGCTTCTCGAAGAATCGTTGTTATTTTGTCTGATGAAATCACTTCAAATGTTACGTATGTTTCCATTTTAGAACGTATAATTCCAACTAATTGCAATGATTATAATGAAGTATACTTTTCATTTTTTAGTAAGTTCCAGACCCTTGTTTAAGTTGTTGTCTAAATTCAGTTTCATATATATTAAGGAGTTTGTCGATTGATGATAAATATCCTTCAATTATACCATCACGACTACTTGTATTTTCTCGTAATGCTCTAAAACAATGATCGTATAGTTCGCGTATTACGTGTAATCTGTCATATTTCCACATTGCCACAACACTATCTTTCAATGCAGTATCAAGCCCAAGATCTTCTGCCAAACATTTTGGCAATGCATTTTTAACATCAAAAGTGCCTTTTAAGCCATCAAGTAACATATTTACATAATATTGCAGTGTTAGAACAACATTACCTGTTTTATAAGTATCTTGTAAACGTCTTAGTCCACCACACATGTATGGAATCATAAATTGTAGTTCTGCTAATAATTGTGGATCTGGTGCTGCATGTTTCTCAGATTTTTCAGCAACAAGAAACCATGCAATTAAATGTATGACTACATGAAATAATTCAAATATATTTTCCCGACTATCGCCATAATAAAATCGTGTGAGACTTTGACCACTTTGTGGTTCCTGTATACTTACTGTGTGTTCATTTACACCAATTTTTGTTTGTATATTTTTGAAATTGAGTGATATAATACGACACATCGCACAAATTGGATCAAGTGGTTGTTTCTTTATTGCAGTTTGTCCTCCAAATTGGAGATAATTCATTTATATCATATACATTTTTTTTATTTTATGAATAAATATTGCAGAAGTATTTAGAAATTCTGTGTGTTATCAGAGTTTTAATTTAACGTGTAGTTTCGCGGATGAATCACTTTATTTATATATGTATATCACATATAGATGTTGAATAATTATGAAATATTGGATACTGGTGTCATTAGACAAACCAATTATACAAAAATAAACTATGATTTTTCATATTCTGATAAATATAATAAATATGGCGAAAAAGTAAATTATATTTCACATTTACGTCTGGGTACACTCATTGGGAATATAAATAGAATTCCCACAAGTATTCTCGATGTTGGTTATGGCAATGGTAGTTTTCTCAAAGTCTGTTCAAATATAATACCATCATGCAATGGCTATGATATTAGTAATTATCCTATACCTGAGCATATTACACGAGTAACAAATATAACTGAATCATTTTATGATGTGATAACAATGTTTGATAGTTTGGAACATATGGAAGATATAAATATTATTGGTCAACTAAAATGTAATTATGTTATGATATCTGTCCCGTGGTGTACATATGAATCTACTGAATGGTTTGAAAAATGGCATCATAGACGACCCAATGAACATTTATGGCACTTTAGTGATAAAGCATTAATTACATTTTTTGAGAAACATAATTACACATGTACACACACGTCAAATGTTGAAGACATCGTAAGACAAAATGAGAAGTGTAAACCTGTTAATATTTTGACATGTATCTTCAAAAAAATGATTAATGATTAATATATTATGAATATAGTTGTGATTAAAGTATAACTAAATGAATTCGCTCAATATCTATTCACTTGGAGACATATCATCGTATTTTGATTTTGATACAAAACTCATTTCAAATAGAGTAAATAAAAATTTTAGAATGTTGTGCAATCTTTCTGTTATATCTGATTGGATTAACAAAAAATATGGTATTGATTTAGTACGTAGCGGATGTTATCGTGGATCTTGGCGGATTATTAAGTATGCATTGAAATATTGCGAACATAAACTAATAAAAGGATTTGATTTGGCGTGTCTTGGTGGTCATCTTGATATTGTTAAATTTCTTATTGAAAAAGATCTAGTTCCAATAATTGATACGATTCCTCCGGGAAAAGCAACTACAAAAACATATGATTTCGGTAATGGTTTAGGGAATGCGTGTATGACAAATCATATGGATATTATTAATTTACTGTTGGAAAAAGATTCCAATATTTATATTGGTATTAATATGGCATGTAAATATGGTCATCTCGAATTGGTTCGTATATTACTTGATAAATGTGAAACACTAACAACAGAATTATATAGCCAATTTTTGCATTGGGCATGTTCGGGTGGTCATTTAAATGTTGTCAAATTTATCATCGAAAAGTCAAAAATGATTGTGGATTGGAACGACTGCTTATTAAATACTTGTTATGCTGGTTGTGGTGGCGATCATATTGACACACATGGACAAAAATTATTGATCGAGTATTGTATCGCGAATGGTGCTTCCAATCTTATAGGAGGCTTTATGAATGCATGTGTTGGTGCTCAATTAGAGTTGGTATGTATGCTTCTATCTCATCAGGAAACATACGATTGGAATGTGGCTATGAAACAAACATGTGATAATGGAGTACTGTGTATTGATTCAGATGATACAAGATCAGTTATTGTTAGTATACTGATTGATAGAGGTGCAAATAATTATCTTGATTGTTTCATTGGTGCGTGTAAAAGAAATTATGTCAAAATTGCGAAACTTATGATTCATCACATGGCAGATACGAGTATAATTAATTTTAATGATGTATTCTGTGATGCGTGTTTTAATGATTGTATTGACATCATAAAATTCTTAATGGAAAGTTACTCTGATAAAATTACTGATTGGGAACGCGGTATGAATGACGCATGTCTCAGAAAAAATAAAAGAATAATTAAATTCCTTACCAAAGAAGCATATGAACATTACGAGTTTGATATTTGTACTGTATATACAAATGTAAGAGGAAAAACAAAAATTATCGAATTGTATCTGACTAAGGGAACATTCGATAAGTCAAAAATACATTGGATGTGCCAAGACTGTTTATATCATCGTAAACCGTTTATTAAATCAAAAAGAGATGTTGTTGAAACGCCACCACAGAGCAAGTGTAATTTTCATCACGAACAATAAATTTAATGTAATTTGAGCTTATAACTATCACACCTCAACTTTTTACGAGATTCATCAATAAATTCTCGTATTTTTGGTGTTATTTTTTTAATATACTTTAATGCTTCTTCATTTTGCATTAACGCATGAATACATAATTCATCTGATAAATTTTCTTCGTTAACATATTGTATCGCTTTCCAATTCTGTAAAATTGCAACATAACATATTTCATAAATTTGCCCAACACAATACTTATCAAGCAAATATTTTTCATATTTGTTTTGTCGTTTTATTTTTTCTGCAGATTCAGCATCAAAATCTTCAAAATATTTCCAATCGGTGTTTTCTATAAATTTTGGTTTATCTCTAATAAATTGAAGTGCCAAACCATTTTGATTGACTGCAGCAATACATACGTCATATGAACGTGATTCACAATACCGTATATCCATTCCATTTTTATCAACAATTTCCATACAGAGTTCTTCGTAATCATTAATCGACTTCGCACAAGACAATATTTTTTTGATTCTATGTCTATGCAGTTCTTCATTATATCTTTCGGCATATTTCTCTTTGAATACTGATACATTACAAATTTTGTATAACATATCAATCGCTTTCTCATCCCCAAACGATAACGCACCAAATAGAACGTTAATTGCCTGTTCTATAATGTGTGTTCTGTGTTGTAAATCATATTGTCCTGGAAATACTTGTTCAGAATTAGCGTCTATCAATGAATTACAAATATTCCATTGTTCTTCGACGTAGTGAGGATTATTTTTATTTAATGTTGCGTAAAAATCTTCAAGATCCATTTTGACACTAAAATAATAAAATGTTTCAATAAATTAAATATTCATTTTTTAATCTTTTTTTTTAGTATATGCAGACTGCACAACGAGGAGGTGTCGGGGGCAACAACGTTGCCCCAACACATCGCATTTTGATGCGAGGTGCAAAAGGGGACCAGTCATATGATGAAAAGAATTATGAAACAGGTATAATTCGAGTTCCAATTAAAGATGGTTATAATTATTTTTATGTCAAAGATAATAAAAAAGTAAGCGATAAAGATTTAAAACGTATTCTATCACTTAAACTTCCACCTGCTTGGAATAATGTGTGGATATCTGGTACAGCGAGATCAGATATTCAAGCCGTTGGTGTAGATTCAAAAGGACGCAAACAATACAAATATAATGAAAAACATACATTGGAAGCAGAACATAAAAAATTTACGAGACTTTATGATTTTCTTAAACAATTACCAAAATTAAACAAAACAATAAGTGTACATTCGAGAGAAAATGTTTATAATATTAATCATGTGATTGCCACAATGCTCAAATTAGTTCAAGTATTACATATGCGTGTTGGTAAAGAACAATATGCAAAAGAAAATAAGAGTTATGGAATATCGAGTCTTAAAAAAACACATGTCAAAATTGAAGGTGATACAATACGGTTTAGATTCAAAGGAAAATCAAATCAAATGTTATCGTATACGACACATGATAAAACCGTGGCTGAACACATCAATTTATTGTTAAAATTAGAAGGGGAAAAATTATTTCAATATATCGATGATGAAAATAAAATTAAGAGAGTCGATGATATGGACCTAAATAATTATATTCAAACATATATGGGAAAGGATTTTACAATTAAAGATTTCAGGACTTATGCAGCAAATTATTATTTTGTCAAAGCACTATTGAATGAAACGAGACTACATGGTAATAATATCAAAAAAAATATACTTAATGCTGTTAAAGTTTCTGCAAAACACCTGAGTCATACAAAGAGTATTTCAAAAAAAGCGTATATTATGTCATTTTGCATTGATTTGTATACAGAACATCCAGAATTTTTCATTAGTCGCAAGTATGAAGATGCAAATACTGTTTTAGAAGAAATATTAAAATTATATAAAAAAAGTATTAAATCATAATCATACGTCACACACATCATCTTGTTTATTTTTATTGATACCTAAAAACAGACTACATGCATTGAAATCTTTAATTATTCTTTGAGCCATTATTTCGGGTGGCGTATTATTTTCAAAATGTACCATATAATCTTCGTCAGGCAAATCGAGTAAACCCACGTGTATCCTCGCATAAACGATTCTTTCAACTTCATCGACCCAACTTAGGAATCTCGTCGTATCTCTTGAAATCATACCTCCTCTCATGTTATCAAAATAATGACGCGCATAAGTTTTAACCATTGTTATGTACTTGTTATATTATTTTATCGTATATTAAAATAATATAGTTTGATTATCAATTTTTTACTAAACAAAATACATATTTATTTCATATATTTCTTTTTGAATTCACTCTTGGTCATTATTTTAACGCCTAATTCTTCAGCTTTTTGATATTTTGATGATGATGTGTCACAATCATCTGCACACACAAGAAGTGTTGTATTTTTAGATACACTTGTGGGTGATTCACCACCATTTGATGTAATAAATTCTTCTATTGATGCATCTCTGAAACCAGTCATAACTATTTTTTGTTTCGCAAATATATCACTTTTTGCTTTACCAGATGGTATATCAGCAACAAGTAGATATTTAAGATCGATTATCTCGTTCATTTTAGCAAATAGTTTTATAAATTTCTTATAACCATCTATGAATTTATTTGTAGTTTTTTCTTGGAAACCTTCAAGAACAATTATTTTTTCAAACATTTCTTTTTCAGACCAAGATTCTTTCATAATGTTCGGATATGCTTTTGTGATTACATGAATTTTTCTTTCTCCTAATCCACGACCAAAACAATTACTTGCATCCATCAAAATATGTAATTGAGTATTTTTAAGTGCGTGATTAAGTCCTTCTGGTCCATCGATAATTTTATCAGTCATTTTATCACCTATAATTGCACTAATACCACTTTTCTTTGCTTTAAGAATTTTGATGATACTAGTATATCCGCCATCGACCAACTTAGTAACAATACCTTCATTAATATATTTTACTCCGAGTGTCGACATAAAATTAACTAATTTTTTGATTGTCATAATATTTTTACTATCTTTGTCATGAGTCGCAATGATATCAACTTCGGTTTCATTCCATTCATAATCAATGTCCGGCATTTTAGGTTCTCCATCTTTTGATGGTTCGAGTACTTCCATAATTTTTGGAATAACGTCTCCACTTCTAATAATTTTTATTTTTGCACCAATACCAATATTGTTGTCATATATGAATTTGGCATTATGTGCAGTCGCATATGTGATTGTGACACCCACCAATTTAATCGGTTTGATTCTAATAGTTGGTTTAATATATCCATAACGTGAAACTTCCCATTCAACATCTTCTACAGTTGCAATAGCAATTTGATCATCTTGAATTGACTTGAACGCAAACCCATATTTTGGATTACCCGTAACCACGTTATAAGCATCACTATTGTCTATAACAACAACACCATCAATATCAAAATCATTTGTGGTTCTACGTGTTTTGAAATAATCTTGTAGCATTTCAACGGAAATTTCCTTTACAATTTTGTGAGGTGCTGTCGTAAAACCCCATTCTTCGAGAAGTTCAAATTGTTTAGATTGTTTGTAACTGGGATATACAACACTATACGTAATAAATTGAACGTATTTGATAAGATTCTTATCTACTGTTTTATCATTAATAAGACCTGATGTTGTATTACGTGCATTATTCACCGAAGAATCTTTGTCTGCTATTTTCTTAAAATCTTTTTTGTTAATAATTAATTCACCTCTAATTGCCGTATCATCGGGCATCTTTGACGCATCTAATTTAAGATGTTTAATGAGATGAGATATATCTTGGCCAAATATTCCATTTCCACGGGTATAAAGTTTTACACCATCTTTTGTTTTGTGTAACATTGCTGAAATACCATCCATTTTGTCACTCAAAACATATGGGCCTTTGTATGTGAGAACCCATTTGTCGAACTTTTTATTGTCTGGTTTTACTTTATCGAGACTTCCCATCGGATATGGTAATTTTACTTTTGTTCCAGAAATAGGAGCACCAACTTCATCTAAAAATTCATTATCTGGATCTTTCTCACGTAGAATATCTTTCAGTTCATCAAACACTTGATCAGTCACAAGACTTTTTGAGTCATTATAATAACTTGCAGATAATTTGCGCAGGAATGTCGTTAGTTTTTTTGGTGGCAATTCAGACGCACTTTCTATTGGATCTTTGAGGAATTTTACGAAGTTCATTGAGTATATTTATTAATAAATATGTATGTTTATATATTTTAACTTCAATTTTTTATTGTATAAATTAGTCCATTGATGTGCATTTTATAGTTTAATATATCATTTATCATTCGTCCAAAAAAATTTATTTAATATAGCATGTATAAAAAAATATTATTTTTAATCTGATTAAAAAATCTATTATTAGTATATAAACATGGGCAAAGAATCTGGAAGAAAACAACGTTGCGAACGTAGTGAAGAATCATCAGAACGATCAACAGAATCACGTTCACGATCATGTTCTGAATCATCAGAATCATCTCATGACGAACGCCGTCATCGCCGCCATGAAAAGCCACAACCAAAACGCGAACGGTCTCATTCACGCGGTCACAAATCCGACTCTGACTCTGATTCCGATTGCGAAAAGAAAGTTATCGTTAAGAAATACTACACAACCAACAACAACAAGGGAGATGTTATCAATAGCGCCACTCTAGCATACAGTGACTTCTATGCACTAATGCCAGGTGATAATGCAGCACCAATCGCTGCCGGAACAGCTGTCCAATTCCCACGTGACGGCCCAACTAGCGGCGAAATAACACGTATGGGTGCATCTGTATTCAATCTAAGAGAAATCGGAACATATGAAGTTCAATTCCAAGTACCAGTAACTGAAGCCGGACAACTCGATATTGCTCTAGATGCTGGTGCAGGTTTCTCTGAAGATCCGGCATCAGTTGTTGGCAGAGCAACTGGCGCAACACAAATTGTTGGTGTTTCATTAATCAACACGACTGTCGCCAATACTAAACTATCAATCTTTAATCCAACTGGCAACACTCCAGCACTAACAATTACTCCAGTAGCTGGTGGAACCCACATGGTTTCAGCACACCTCGTTATCAAACGTTTAACTTAAAATTTATTACGCTTCGGTAAAATTATCAACATTACTAAAAATATTTATTCATCAATAAATATTTTTATACTTGCTTGTCAAGACATAGTGAACAGAAATATTATTCATCATCAAAATTTTTTATACTTGCTCATCAAGACATAGTGAACAGAAATATTATCCATCATCAAAATTTTTTATACTTGCTCGTCAAGACATAGTGAACAGAAATATTATCCATCATCAAAATTTTTTATACTTGCTCGATAGTACATAGTGAATAGAAAATTATGATAATATATAAATTATCATAATTAAACATCATAAATATTTATTACTCTAACAATTTTTTATTTTACGAGTGGTTTCATCACGACTGTACGGTCATGGCAAGAATTCTCACATAATTCTGCTATCTTGATGAGTGTCAGTTGTGCATTGATTGATGGAGTTAATCCACCTGAATTGAGAGTACGAGTTACCATTCCTTGCGCTGTGGTGTAGTTAACCCATTGGATTACATCACCAGCATTCAGTCTAACAACATCAGATGCAACAAATTGTGTCGCACCAGTATTGGTACCGAACACATCAGCAGCTTGTGGTACATCATTAATGAATAAAGTAAATTGGCATGGAATATTAGTATCCATTTGCAGACGAATCGAGAAATACCCGCTTCGTAATACTTTGGCTTTGCTAAGATCAATAGATGGGTCAAACTCGACATTTACGTTGTTGTGGTAGAAATGAAATTGTATGGCTTCACCAACTCCAATTTCTTGTGGTTTATCACAGTACATAGAGATGAAACAATCACTGTTTAAACCAGTATCTGGTTTCTTTTTGTCGTCGCATTCTGACGAATCATCGTGGCGTTTGTGGGGACGGTGTGGTTTTTTGTGTACACACTCACTATCAGAATCAGAATAATCAGAGTATTCATGATGCTTGTGGTGACGATGTGGTTTCTTATGATCTGATTCACTTTCAGAATCAGAACGTTCATGGCGTTTACGGTGGTGTTCTTTCTTGCATTTCTCATCACTTTCAGAATCGGAACGTTCGTGATGTTTGCTATGGTGTTTGTCTTTTTTGCATTTCTTTTCACTTTCAGATGAGCTTTCAGACGAACTTTCTGAATCGCATTTCTTTGATTCATGTTTCACTTCACGTTTTTCTGATGGCATGTCTGGTTTGCATTTTTTATCTTTTGGACGTTTGCATTCTTTTTTGCATGATTCGCTATCGTCTTTTTCGATATAAATGACATTTGTAATTTTTTCATCACATTCCTTCTCGCATTGTTCAGATTTCTCACGACGTTCCTTGCCCATGTTGTATATACTATATATATAAGATTATTTTTTCTGAGAAAAAAAAATAATAAATTATATTCGATTAAATTTATAATTAAAATTACGTTCTATAGTTTTATAAAATTTTATAAATTTATTTTAATGGTTTTGGCATCGGTATTGGTGGGCAATATGGTGCAATCTTGACCAGAACAAATTCAACATTTGTGCTTCCAACTGCACCATCACCACCAGCGTTTACTGTGAGTGTTGTGGCCTTCGGTGAACTATAATTACGAACAGTCACAACATCACCGACTGCCAGTGGCATGATGTGATGAGTATTAAATACAACTGCACCACCATTTGTTCCGGCAGTAGATTGAGCACGTGAGATACCATTTACATAAATTGTCCATTGGGTCGGATCATTGATATTGAGTGATAATAAAACCAGATAGATACCATTTTTCTTAACAATAATTTCACCAGTATTTGGTAAATGTTCAAAATTAACGAGTGAATCATTAAATTCCATTGTGACAATACCACCTATCGCAATATCTTGAGCAGCTGTATTGTAAATATCACAGTATGTTTCGGCACCTGTTACCATTAGTTCAGGATCACATAACATCATTTTCTTCATTTTCTTGTAGAGTCTCTCCATTTTACGATCTTCACGTTTTTCGTCACTGTCGCTATCGCTGTCATGTCTGCGTTCGTATGCCTTGCTCATCGTTGATATACTTATAGTATAGAAAAAAAATTATATTTTTCTATATGATTTAAAAAAATCATATTTTTTTATATGATAAATTTTTTAAGTTTCTATATTGGGAAAATAATTGTGTTTTTTTATTGTTTTAATGCAGTATACACAGTTTCACCCTTTTCTCCTTTTTCGCCTTGTGGACCTGCAACGCCATTGTCACCCTTATCACCCTTATCACCCTTATCACCCTTATCACCCTTATCTCCCTTATCTCCCTTATCTCCCTTATCACCCTTATCACCCTTCGGCCCAGGTGCTCCAGGTTCACCTTTTGGTCCGGGAACAAATGAATTTGTTTTTACACTCCCAACTAATCCTTGTTCTAAGAGTGATTTGATAACTGTTTGTGTTGTTGTTCGAATTGCATCAGCACTGTTTGCTAAGATGCTATTTACGAGTGTCGATCCATCTGAACGAGGATCCTGAATTATTTTTGCAACACGTTGTACTAAAACAGTTTCTTTGGGATCGCTGACAACATTTAAAACAACTTCTCGTATTTCGTCTGCAGAACTAGCACGTCCTTGTGGTCCGACAGGTCCTTGAATTCCTTGGGGTCCGATTGCTCCGAGTGGTCCTATCGGTCCGGGTGGGCCTTGTGGTCCTATCGGTCCCATTGGACCAACTGGACCGATATCACCTTTAGGTCCCTGTTTTCCGATAGGTCCCTGTGGTCCAATAGCACCCCGTGGTCCACATTTACCAGTATGTCCACGAACACCTTGTTTACCTTGCTTACCTTCTGCACCACATGGCCCAACTTTACCTTGTATACCCATTTCACCTCTATCACCTCTATCACCACGTTCTCCTTTTTCGCCTTTCTTCCCACGCGGTCCACGTTTTCCACAAAATTCACATTTTACGATGATAACTGGAATTATTTTTTTGTCAACATAAGCATCAATAATTTTTGGTAGTTCGTCTTTATCACAATCAGATATATCTATTATATCCTTTTGTGGTATTTTGTCTAACAGTTTCGAAATAGCATGATTTTCAACTTCGGTCATTTTGTGTTTGATATGAGTGTGTTGCGAACTAGAATCAGATGAAGGAGATTCTGATGATTCAGTTTCTGATCGTTTCTTGGAATGTTTTTTAACTGGTTCTTTTTCACATGACGATAACGAATCATCTTCGCTGTCACGTGATTCGACAACATCTTCTTGGAAAGAATTTTTGACACATTTAACACCACATTTCTTTAATTTTTCAATTTCATCTAAATATACTTTCTTTTTCTGTTTGGTGTCTACATCTATTTTCTCGATGTATTTACGTCCACATTCATCACTCATGACAACATAACGTTTGCATTTCATTCTGTGATCACCGCGTTTAACCGGCATTTTTTCCATTTGTTCTATACTATAAACACAGAAAATATTTTAGTTTTTTTTATAGGATTTTTTTTTCTAATATTATATTCATTTGATAATATTAGAAAAAATCTCAACTGTGAGATATTGTGTATAAAATATATGAATTAACGCGACCTTCCTTTTGTACATTTTTTGATTTTTTATTTAGTGATAGTGTCAATTGTTTACACATATTTTTTAATATTGTAACAATATAATGTTTCGTTTTATCTTTTTGACCGAATTGACATTCTCTTTTTCCGAAATAATAATAGATTTCTTCTAACATTGAATTCAACATATCTTCATTTTTCTGTGCTATAATTAATTTTCTATCAACATCAACAAATTTAGTTAAATCTGTTATTTTTTCAAGTTCTGAATTCGCAAGAATATTATTTACAAATTTAAGTGCTACATGATATTTTTCTTTAAAATTTTTGAGAATTTGGTCATCAATATATATGGAATCATAATCAATAACATCTTTCTCGAATGTTAAACTCTTTTTCTTTGAGAGTTTTTTTTTCGAGTCAGAGCATGACCCAGGTGTCGGAGTTGCATCTCGGCTACTTTCTCCGGATGTGGGTGTTGCATCTCTACTCGAATAACTATCTCCAGTGTAGGGAGAAACATCTCTGCTTGAATAACCATCCGATGGTACGCGAACTGGTTCTATTTTTGTATCTGGTGTCGCAATTCCTATAATAGTAAAACGTGAATTTGAATGTTTTTTCCCACTCATATCATATTATATACACACTACTTATTTTTATGTATTTTACCGCGTTATATATTTTATTACATATTATCTTATGTTATCCAGTAAACATCATGACAAAATTTGAAGAAGGAAATTCTTTTTCAAATAAAAAGTTATTTGTCTAAAAATTTCAAAAAATTTTTTATGTTAATTTTACCATCTTTCCTTAAACTTCTACATAAATAATTACTTACATCTATTCCAAAATGATCATTCATTTTATCTTTGAATATTTTGCATTTCACATAAATATCAGGAAGTTCATCTAATGTATATATTTTAGTATTATCTATATATTCATATGAATTAATATCTGCACCTGTTGCTATTAAAAATTCTTTTATAAGTATTCCTTCCATATGCTTACTATACTAACCCACACTTTAAATATAAATGTTTTATTTATGCTTTTTGAATAACATCAATAAACTATTGCGTTTCGGGCGTTTTGGTTCGTGTTTGTCAGATTTTGGTGCTACATCTGATTTTTTAGATTTTACAGTTTCTGCAATAGGAACTGGTTCTGGTACGACTGTAGTGACTGATTGAACTGGTTGAACAAGTGGTTGTTGTACTGGTTGTACTGGCTTTGTCGCATCGATTGTATCTGTTCGTTTGCGGTGTTTCTCATCTCTCGTCTTTTTGATATCATCAATTTTCTTATCAATTTGTTTAACGAATGTCGTCATCATAACATCATTATGAGCATTGACCATTTCACGGTATTTTCTCAAAACATTCAATTCAGATAAGTTGTGTGCAATTAATTCGTCTGCTGTTATAGTTGGTAGTACATCCCATGTTTGAGATTTTTTCGTTATTGCGTCTAATAATTTATGAATACCTGCTGATGCTGGTGTTAATATTGTGACTGTAGAATCAGTATAATTCACTGGTGATATAGATTCAGTATCTGGATCATATATTGGTGTCATATGTGATTTTTCAGCTTCAACAATATCTGTCGGTTTTATAATTGGTGTCGCTGATACTGGTATAGCAGTTTGTGGGACTTGTACGACTGGTTCCGTTGTTTGTTCTATTGGTGCAGCATCAATTTTTGTCGGAGTTTCTGGAGCACTAGATGAAGGTTCTTGCTCTACAAGTAGCGATTCTACAACATCAGCTATTTGTACTGAAGATTGAACTGGTTTATCTGCAGAAACGACTAATTGTTCTACTGGAGTTTCTTGTTGTTCTACTACGACAGTCTCATATTCTGTTGGTTTTTGAATTTCTTGTGGTTCAGATTGTGTAACTTCAACCGGTGTGTGAATATCAGGTAATTCAGTATCATCTTGAACAATATGATCTTCATCTGATACATCATCTGTTGGTATTTCTTTGACTGGCTCGTCATCTGATTCACTTTCAGAATTTATATGTTCTTCAACTTCCGCGCGTGTCTCAGCGACCTTTTTATGTGTTGAACGTCTTGTGCGCAATAATTCCTCAACAACTGGAGTCGATGTTGTTGATGTTGAATCAGATATATCATCTCCTCTGATTATTGCATTTGGTGCGGCACATTTGTCGATTTCACGAACGATACGTTTCTTTAAGTTTCCTAAATCTTTTCGTAGGAATAAATCTTTCTTGAGTTGGTCAAGTTCTGTACGTGTTACTATGTCACTCGGTTGTCCTTGTTGTTCTTGCTTTTGTATTTTTGATAAATTTTTACGTGATAGATATACATGGATAACTGCTTCATTGGCGAGTTTTCCCAATACGTGTTGATTTCCACTCATATATACTGAGATGAGAAAAAACAAATCTTATGACACATTTTTTTCGTATTGAGAAATAAAATAATTTCTCAAAAAATACACAGTTAAATTTAGTTTTAGTAAAGTATATATTTATTCAGTATACCACATAACTGTACCTTTTACTTCATCTTCACTTGCATTTTGAATATTAACTGTAAAATCTGTTTTTGTAACACTTGTTAAAACAACAGTTACTTCAAATGCATGACCGTCATCGACTAGGGGTGTTATAATAATGAATGGTATTTCGTTGTATGGTTTAGTAAATGGTGTGATTATTTTTCCCGAAGTATTTTGATCAATATCGAATGATAACATACCACGTTGTTTTTCTTGTCTACGGGCATTTTTACGTTCGATTTCAATATTTTTAACTGACTTGTAGGCTTGCATTTATATAATCTCTAAAGAAAAAATAAAAACACTTAAAATACATTTATATATTGTTGCGGTAAATTGACATATTTTATTTACAACATAAAATGTATATGGATGTTAGTACGGTTGCTAATATTTACAAAAATAATGTGAAACATGATTGTGCATTCGTATTATGTAATATGGGGATAGGTGATATGATTGTCACGACTGGTCTACGTGAATATTTATCGACAATTTATGATTCTGTCATTGCGTTGTGCCGACCTGAATATATACCATATTTGTATAGGTTTCATGAGGGAAATAAAAAAATAAAACATTTTGTCTATGAAAAAAAATATATGACTATGTCTTGTTGGACATTTCCACGAAAAGTTATAAATGATATTAGTGCATGGGCTGATATTTACGCACTTGGTCATTATTCTGTTTCTGGTATAATCAATATTTATCCAGTATCATATTATGAAGATGCATGTATTCCTTTCGAATATATGAAAACTTATGTTCACATTACACCATATGATGATAATATTGATATGTCTTCAATAAAAGGTGTAATTATTCCAAAACATATAATGTCTATTTACAACGATTTGTTTACGCGACATAGATCATATATCGTTACTCATCAAATAGGATCTACATGTGATATTGATTTGATCAAAAAATGTCAAATAAACATTGACGATATGATAGTCATTGACATAAACAAAAATTTATATTTACCAGATCATCCATGGCATGATATAGCACAGAAATTTATTAATTTTGACAATCCTATGTGGTACAAACTACTATTAGAAAATGCAACTGGAATATGTCTTGTTGATAGTTGTATTCATTCATTAGCATATTTATGCGATTTATCACATGTAAAACAAAAAATTTGTTATTATAGGTCCCATACATTTCCCTATGTCGATGCAGGTTTTAAATATATTCAATTATACGAGTATTATACTGCACCTGGGCGGGTTCAGTTCTCGTTTCCAGATGGTAATGATACACCAAATCCATTCTGGGATTTTAAGAAATAATATCAGATTTATTTTTAACATCAACCATATAACTGATACATATCGTACCAAACCCACTTATACCAGTTCCCGTAAATTTTGGTTGTGCTTCTGGTTTAACTGTAATTCTACCATCATTACCAAATATTGAAATATATCCAGACATTTCGGTGTTATTGTCAATTACATTCTTTTTCTCTTTGATATCATAAATTGGTCTCAATGTTGATGGTAAATATGTACTTTGTGTATTAGTAATCACATCGCTTACATTTGACATACATGCAACATACGGAAACATTAATGTAACTTTTCCACCTATTCTTTGATACACAAATTCTGAATCTATTTGTGTTGACCATATCCCAGTCCACATGATTGGTAATGCTCCTTCTTCAAAAAAATCTAATTTGGATGGAATTCCTTCGTCTGTACGTAAATAAATACCTCCACCCAAATGCAGATCTTTAACAATTCCAACACCACCATAAACTACTAACGAACCCGTTAACGGACTTGTCGTATTAATATTGGATAAAAAATTTATACGTTCACCAAAAATATCGATATCATTTGTCGTTGTTGAATTTTCTGTCGATGACAAATTAAGAGTTCCATTTGCGTCGACATTAACATCGACGAATGTACCACCATCCCTACCAATTCGCATACATGCACCATCTGGATTTATTATATCGAGACGTTTACATAAATTTAAATCGACTTTTGAACTATTTGCGACTGCTGAATCGACATATGCTTTATTCGTAACTTCATTATCAGTTGAAGGAGTTTTTGTAACATATATCGATTGGAATGTTGGACTCGAAGTTGTATTGATATCTTGTGGGCACCTTACTGATGCAATCCCATTGGGATTTGTTGTTACATATATTTGATTTTCAGTACCGGTAATGACTGAATTTATATTTAGTGACTGTAATTGTTTATGTTCATTGGTCATCACTATTTTATTTGGTTCGCATAATGATGCGACTATATGATGTCTGGCAACTATATCTTTGTGTACATTAACACACGATGCTTCTTCTGCAACACTTCCTAATGTTCTATGAATAGTGTTGTATTCTACCATTCTTTCTAATTGTGTTACTCGTGATGTGAGTGAATGTAAATAATGTTCTGACATTTTTGTATCTGTACTTATACTATATGTGAATAATTTTGATTTTTGTTTCACAAAAATCAAACTGGTATGGTGTTATGTTTTTGTATAAAAAAAATATTATTTAATTAAATCTGATAAATAAATTGCTTATTTTTTCTTTGGTGCTGCTTTCTTGGTTTTCTTTACAGGCTCTTCTTCTTTCTCAGATTCAGAAGCTGCTGATTCTTCATCAGATTCTTCTTTAACTTCTGGTTCTTTCTCTTTTTTAGCAGCAGTCTTTTTCTTTGGCTTCACATCAGCTTCCTTCTTTTCGTCTGCTGGTTTCTCTTCTACTGTTTTTTCTTCAACTTTCTCAACCTTTTTCTTTTTACCACCCTTCTTAGGTTCGGCAACTGGTTCAGCTTCTTTCTCAGGTTCCTTTTCTTCAGCTTTCTCAACCTTTTTCTTTTTACCACCCTTCTTAGGTTCGGCAACTGGTTCAGCTTCTTTCTCAGGTTCCTCTTCTTCGACTTTATCAGTCTTTTTCTTTTTACCACCTTTCTTGGGTTCTTCTTCAGGTTCCTTCTTTTCTTCGGTGGCTGGTTTTGTTTCATCTACTGCCTTTTTACCTTTCGCTTTCTTCTTTGGTTCTTCAACAGACTTATCTTCTTTCTTCTCTTCTTCTTTCTCTTTCACTGCTTCTTTTTCGTCAGGCTTTTCATCATCAGGTTTTGCTTCTTCCGATTCTTTCTTTCCCTTAGTTTTCTTCTTTGGTTCTTCAGGTGTCTTATCTTCTTTTTCTTCAGAAGTTTTTTTACCTTTCTTTACTGTTGATGCTTCATCACTAGCCTTAGTCGTTTTTTTCGCTTTTGCTGTGGTTGCCGAAGCCTTTTCTTCTTCATCACAGAGTTTTTCAACTGTCGATGCAACCGTCATGTTACCACTTAGTGATTTAAGTTCAGTCGTAAGTGTTTCCATTTGTACAGAATATTCAGTCATTTCATTTTGAATTTTAATTTTTTGTTCTGCTAATTTAGTACATTTATCAGCGAGAGTGTTATATTCAGCTTGGATTTCTTCACGACGTTTGAGTGTTTCTGCCATTGGAATTAATAATATAATACTGTCGTTTCTCTTTAAGTTCAGGATATTCAAAAATCAATTTTTTCTTTTTTTATTTGCTCATATATTGTATATGTATACTGAAATAACATTCAATCCCATTACTAAATATTTAGTAATTTTTCTATTATCATATATGTACTTGAATCATATTAAATTAGGACAACAACAAATTGTGCATACATTATGTTTTATTATGATACTCATAATTACTGTAGATATTTACGAATTTGGTGAGTTTGGACATTTATTAAAATTAAATAATGAAGAATTAATCGATGAATCTGATGTGTAAAATAATTTATTCATATTATGAAATAAATTATTATCACACAGTCACGAATATTCAGCAAAAAATTGAATTTATTTCGATTGTATATATAAAAGTAATTTACTACTAATAACAATATAATGCAATCAGAACGATCATTTATTTTGATAAATTCAGCCGAAAAAATACAAACACAATATTCATCTGCAAATATTACTGATGTTGAATGTGAATTATTAAATAGAGTACATCACGACATAGAACTCTTAAATCATTTTGGTATGACAAATATAGAAATAATTTATGATATGTATACAATTTATTATGTTGTACGTACTCCATATACATTCAGAATTCTAAAAACATATAAATATGATACGAAACGACAGACGCTCATATGCCAACCACAAGAACAAATGTCAATACAACCTGAATCACAATCACGTGATACAACGTCTCATCTTATCGGTGAAGATCTGCTGAGTGTATCACTCAATGTCAAACCATTGACGTCAGAGAGCCCTGTGTCAGCACAGGGCTCTCTAAGGCGACAAGATTCGCATGAATGCGAATCTTTCGCGTCTGAAAATCCAACATCTGCATCTATTATTGCAGAAGCAGATAAAGTATTATCTAAAATACAATCATCCAATGATATAAAATTATTTGATGTCGTTGGTAAAAAACAAGAAATTAATGAGAATAAATTAACACGACGTGTTTCGAATATTGTTGATGATTTAACATCAGTTGATACAAAACATGATACTCAAGACATCCCACAAAAGTCAGTAAAATTTGACCAACGTTTACTACATGATAGATCTGATGAGTCTGACAAGTCTGACGGTGATGAAAATATTGCTGACGATGAAGATGAAGATGATGATGAACCATATCTCATAGAACTCATTGGCGAAGAAGAAGATGAGGATTGTGAAGATGATGAAGATTGTGAAGATGAAGATTGTGAAGATGAAGATTGTGAAGATGAAGATTGTGATGACGAAGACTGTGAAGATGAAGATTGTGATGAAAAAGACTGTGATGAAAAGGAAAAAGATAGCCAACCTGTAACGACAGTTAACGATACAGTTGTATTCGATCCAAATGCCGAAAGTGTCAGTGGTAAAACGAACGATGAACATGTAGAATCAGACGATGATGAATGCGATGATCTACCAGAAATTTCATCTGATGACGAAGATGATCCACCTGAACTAAAAATGTTAAAGGCTAAAATTCGTGAGGTACGCAGTGGTGTCATTGTCAAAAAGAAGAATTTACAAAAAATCGATAAATTACATGATAAAGCCAGAAAAGAAATAGCTGATCAATTATGTGATACAAAAACAGTAGAAACACAACAACGTATTCAACAAGAAAAACTTGCCAGATTAAAAACATTATTTGAAGAAGATAAAAAAACATTTACGAGGATTCATAACGATGTCATAAACGAAGTAATTTCTGAAATAAATGTATCCCCACTATTCCAAGAAAAATATGAATTCTTTAAAGGAATATTGGAACTACACGATCAAATATCATTTGATGATCCAAAAGTATTTGAATTATATCTTGAAGAATGTGTAAACAATCCGATCAAAATAAAATCAGTACATGATGAATTATTTGCTTAAACAAATTTTTATAATCAAATGTTATTTATTTTATTGAATAACATCAATAAAACTATACATGTTGCAATAATTATGCAACTCCAATATAATTTCTGAAATTATGTTCATTTTCTTTCCATGTTTTATTTATGTCAGTGTAATCCAAATATAAGTATGTATATGCGTCATCAAGTGTCTGGATCCATTCTGGAAATACTCCTCTTTCTTGCATACTATGTAAATCATCCAAATTTTTGAGACAGTTATAAATTTTTTTATATTCAACAAATTTTTCATGAGTACAATTATTTATGGGATGTGGTTTCATCGCAATATATTCTTTCAAGTCATCCAATGAACCAATATTATCTCGAATAAATCTTCTAGTGTGTCTTGATAAAAATATTTGTCTCATTAAATGTAATATTTCTTTTTTCTCAGCAGGTGATGAAAATGCCATCCATTGTGGAAACATATTACCACACACACAATCATTTATTATTTTTGTTTCTTCATCAATATCGTTCACAAAAACTGATTTTTGTGATGCGAATTCGGTCGAGGCCGAATTTGCCTCAGGTAGAATGATCGTTCCACCTGACATCAAAATTTCTTTTGTGACCATATCGATAGATTGTTGAGGAATAATATTTCGTGCAATTATAATAGTGGTTGTGTGGTTACATGATTCACATTGTGGTAAGCCAAAATAATCAAGATATGAAATCATCTTTACATTTACGACTGTATATTTGTATGATGTTGTTCGTACGACATCAGTATATTTTTCTACATCGATAAGTGGTACTACAACAATTAGACATGCTGGATTACACACATCTAAAAATATTTTTAAATATTTTTCTAATTTATGAGGCATTAGTGCGACACATACATCATTAAAATGTTGTGTATTATCAATAATACATTTTTCGATAGATTGCACTTCAACTGGAAAATATTTGTGAGGGAATGATGTCTCTAACCAAGTACCACTGTCATATGCTACCATATTGGTTTGTGGAAATCCAGAGTCTTGTTTTTTAAGTGCGAATTTATTATACATATTCGAAAATAATCCCATTCCTGAAAATAATTCGACAACATTATATTTGTCTAATATGACTTGGATAGAATATACTACATTCATAAACTCAGTTGTTGGAAGTGTGTATAGTGTTGATTGTTTATTGTGTTCATATCCTTCAAATCCAAGTAATAATCTTCCACACATTTCATATTTTGCTATGTCTAATGGATATGGTGTGACTTGATGAATTTGTTCTGTATATTTATTACCAGTCGCACAAATGTTGTTAAATATAACAACAAGATCATCATAATCAGATACAGTATTGAGAAGATCTGAAATATATTGTCTATGATGTGTAAAAATATCAACTAATATTTGAGGATTATCTAAAATATATTTTGGATCACTTTTTATTTTTTCTATGCATTCCAATGTCAACGAATTCGATATTGACGTCATTATGTATATACTTAATAATATTTTTAATTGAAATATCGTGCATATGTTTATATTTCATTTTTTTTGTATGAGCAAAAAATATACATAACGTATGAAATCGGGAGATATTATTATTAATAAGTATATAAGTGTATGTAAATTAGGAAGTGGTATGTTTTCTGAAGTATGGATGTGTATTGAATTTAAAACGAGAAAATATTTTGCAATCAAAATATTTGAAGATCCGGATGTTGCGGAACATGAAATGGAAATGATTGATGTGATTAAAAAAAATAGTCAACAATCAAAATATTGTTTGTCATACATTGAAAAATTTACATACAATAATGTTCTTCATGTTGTACAACCACTACTTGCAGGGTCTCTGTACGACATTATGAAATCACAATATCCTAACGGCTTACCATTTAATACAATTTTAAAAGCAGTATTTGATATGTTAAGTGCATTGGAATACTTACACACAACTCTCAAGATTATCCATACTGATGTTAAACCTGAAAATATGCTTTTGGTTGGACACACTTTGGAAGTGGATTATGCGATATCGAAAATAAATAATTATTTGACCAAAACAACCAAAAAAATTACATGTAAGACAATGGCTACACAAATAAAAAATTTATTTACACCAGAGAAAATACAACAAGAAATTTCTGATGATGAAATGTGTAACTCAGATTCAAATTCTATTATGACAGCATCTGACATTCATTCAGAACATACACGACATGTTGATAGAATGTGTTTGGATTCGGATGATGAGCAGAATGAGTCTGATGAGTCTGATGGGTCTGATGGGTCTGATGAGTCTATAGAAGTTATAATCGACGAATCATATATTTCTAAACCAACTGTGATGTTGGGTGATTTTGGAAATAGTATTGTACTTGCTGATGCAAATAAACATGGTGATTTACAAACACGTCATTATCGCGCCCCAGAAATTATTCTTCGTCATAATATAAATGAAAAATCTGATATTTGGGCTGTCGGTTGTACATTCTATGAATTATTGACGGGTAAAGTATTATTTGACCCATGTAAGTCTGATGGTGTGACAAGTGATAGACAACACTTATACGATTTTCAAAAAATTCTAGGCGACATCCCAGATTATTTAAAAACAGGTAGAAAAAAAAGTGTGTTTTTCAGAACAGATGGTACGTTAAAAAATTTTTATTCACAAACATATACAAATATTAGTGATTTAATTAAACAAAAAATATCATGTGAACAATTTAAAGATGTGATAGAATTTCTAACAGCGACATTGGATTATAATGTTGATAGAAGACCAAGTGCATTAGCATGTAAAAAATTCCATTTGTTTGAAAAACTTCAAGTGTAAACGAAATGTTAGACTCCATGAGTCTATACGACAACATTAGGACTTAATCCAAAATGTTATCGCATAAAATTGCAAATATGTAATTTCTTGCCAATGTTTTTGATTTATCAGTATTTCATACCCACAGGAGATTCACAATTTCCACGGCTGGTCATAGTGAACTTGTCGAAACTACTGATTGGTGAGCTGGATGATCCATAATACTGTTGGGTTGGCGCATAATAATTCGGTCCGGAAGAAAATCTGGGATTTCCGTACTGGCCACCGTAACCAAACTGTTGTGCACCACCGTAACAAGCATAAAATGCAGGTGTACCGAAATATGCAGAAGACATCTTGCGAAATTGGTAAAGAGAATGTTATGTATTAATAAATATATAACGCATTCAATTACTTACATTTTTCAATTTTTTTATCAGTATCAAAATTAAAATACTCTATATTAGTATATGGAATATTCGACCGACCCAGTATATTGGAAGAATAAAAGAGGCAAATATGTAGTGTTAGTTTCATCAGATAACCCATGGTATGAAAATACAGATACTACTGAAATAATGCCTGTTCTAAAACCAGACAAAAAAAATATTGATTTAAGTGCAAATGGTTATAAGTCATTTGGGACTGTTCCAAGAACCGATAATGCAGTCCAAATATCATTAACACAACCAGAAGATGGTGTTGAATATTTTGATTCTCAAAATAAAAAAGATACAAACATTCCGATTGACCCTAGTAAAATTAAACATGTTACATCGAGTCATAAAATATATGACATTGTTATATGTATTATTATTTTGTTAATATTATTCCAACTATTATTTTTATATGTGTAAATATGACAATGTAGTTTCATGTGATAAGTGTGATACACTCTAGTCAGTCCACAGACAGACTATTCTCAGAAATTGCGTCTCCGTTGATTTTCTGTTAATCTATACCTGTTAATACGGACACCTTTTGTTTTGATTATTGCATTATCTGTTACCACGTCATTCACGGACATAGGAATATATTTTATCATACTTTTATTATACAAATATTGCACAGCATTAAAAATATAATAGTCTGTCTGAAATGGATTATCAGTTATATATTCTGGAATGCTATTGAATTGTTCTATTAATTCATTTAATAAGAAACAATGGTTTTCGGTAATCCAAATATAAAAATTATCAAGTGTGTTATTTATTTCTGGTACAAAAGGTTTGTAAGTTTGATCATATATTTGATATAATTTGTCGTATGTTTTTTTCTTAACATCGAATTTATGTAAAATCAAATCAGGTTTTATTTTTTTAATTAAATCGATCATATGATATTTAAACTGTGGCATTAATTCTGTACCTAAAATATTTAAATCAGAATACTTTTTTTTACCATGTTTGAGATAATCATAAAAATCCACACAATATGTACCACCAAACATGCGTATCGATTTTGTTCCTTCAATTGTGTCAAATCTTTCTTTATTTGACATGACGTAATCACATGACACGTAGTCAGCATACAATACGACACTTTCGATATCAAAATAATATGCTATTGATGCAATAAATTTTAAAAAGTTTTCGGAACCTATTTCATTATCCCGATCTAATGTTGTATATTTAACATGAAAATTAACAAACATACGTGAACTATTATATTCTTGTCCCAGTTCGATAATAAATAACAAATGATTTTTATAAAGAGTGTATAATGAATAACCATTTTTTGATGTTAATGCATAATATTTTTTATATACACCAGTACCATCATACCATTCCGACATAACAGTTAATTTTTTATCACCAATCACTACTTCAAATTGGTGCATTGGATTTACATAATGATTTATAAACCGATGTATTTTTTCTTCTATTGTCAATGCATCAATTTTTTTAATTTTTAAAAAATCTATTGGTTCTTGTGTGGTTTCGTATATCATTCTATCAGGCATTATAATTTCACTTCTACCAATTACTTCAAATTCATAAATACCTTTAATTTTATTACCAATTTTTGGATCAATGTGATAATATACACTGTGATCATCTTTACTAATTAGTTTAAATTGAGTATTTGGTGTCAAAATAATTTCTTGTTCTTTAGGAAAGTGTGATATCGTTTCAATACATAATGCTATTCCTCGTTGTGAAGATGGCAATTTAATCTTGAGTAAAATCCATCCAAATTTATAATCTTCACTTTGATAAAAAGGATCTCTTGTTGTACTCGTAAATCCTTTTTCTGTGTACACATCACCGACAGTCAAATGGGATAAGTGTTCGTCAGTTTGGATAAATCTATACAATATATAATTTTTATCGAATTTTGGTGCTGTGTGAATTAACTTTATCATTGGTTCAATTAAAGATTCAATATATGGATTTTTATAATCATAATCGACTGTTCCGCGTAAGTACTGATTCATAAAATAACTACCTTGTAATGAATAATATTGAACTAATCCCAACATTTTATTTTTAACGATATGTGTTTGATGTTCGATGAGAATATTTGCATTTATATCATTTTCAGCTATACGTCTACATAATTTATCTATTTTTGCTTGAGTATCATATTCCGTTTTACTCTTTACAATTCCCATATTTTTTGCAAGATTAATAACTTCACTTCGCGTGTAATAAGGAGTCAAATGTCTAGCTCTGTATGTAAACGATGGTCTTCCACAAAAAGTAAGATTTTCACCTAACTCCGTCGTGTACATGTAAAGAGCGCGCATATAAGTCGTTTCTAATACACTTAAAATAAATGAATCCAAAAAAGATAACCCCAAATTAATTTTCTCGTATGTCCTTACAATGTTTATTTTTTTATCTTGAAATGCTTGATATTCTTCTTTGCTAACAGTCAATATATTACCATTACTCTTCATCTTTTTTTCGAACACTTCTATATCCTTACTAATTTTATCATGTTGTTTACTCAAATCATCACTTCTTTTTCGTAATGCATCGACAACACGTTGATCAGGAAATCTATTATTTTCTATCATAATTTTATCATAAATTTGTGTACGATCAATTAAATAAATATTCATTGTGTAAATATCGAACAGTGGTATTTTTTCATCTATCTTCGATATTGTTTTTTTTATTTTGCGTATACCAGTCTCTATACCTTCATTAAAATATTTTGTAATGTCGTCTGTGTTTTTTACCATATAATTTTTAACATCTTTTACAGTTGGTACCCTAATCTCTAAATGATATAATTTGTCTAGCAAACCTATTAATTCAACATGAACTAGTGCATCACGTTTTATATCAAACATAATAACACTCATTTCGCGTACACTTATAAATATATGACATAAATTATTTTACATGCTACAATTTTGTGCATACATATATTTATGTTTCATATAAAACATGAATATTTTATCATTAAATAAATTTACAAATCACGATATTGGTGATTTTTACATCTTGTCCACATCAACATCTTGTGATCGTTCCGGACCAGATTTCAGTTTTAGTTTGTGAACTATATTATCTATTGTTTTGAGGTTCATTGATTTTTCTATATTGTCAATGAAAACACGTTTACTCGGACATGATGCTTTCATATTATCAAATGCTTCTTTGTACCAAAGCTTAAATGCAGGATACAATTCATCACAACGAACGAGATCGTCATCATCATCAGTAATTTCATACATGCCAGTAACAAAATCACGATACATATCACATTGTCTTTTGTATGTATCAGTTTTAATCGTAACTTCGCTCGGAACTGACTTATCGTTATTCCAGATTGGGTAATATTTATTCAGTAGTAGCCACATGAATGGTTGATGCCATTCTTTCATTTTATCCTTCATATTAATATCGAGATGGAACTGATGTGGTTTTGTCGGATGTTCCACAAATTCTGAATCGAACGGTACAACAACAACACGACGCCATGTACCACCGTCAATAGCAGTAATTGATGGCAACACATTACATACCATATTGAGCTTAAATTGTGGTGTGTATGAGAAACAGTTCTTGAATAGTGCTCTTACATTAAGCTCATCATCACCAGATAATTGTTTCATAAAACTGACATTAATCTTATCAGATTCTTCAGGTTCTTGCATAACGGCAAAACGTGTACCACGTTTATCAGCAAGTTCTGGTGTCGCTTGAGATGATCCAGCTCGTTTTTGTGTCAGTACTGTATGTTCGAGCGTACAATAATATTTACCGAACGTTTTCTTAATGAGAGAAGTTGTTAAACTTTTACCATTTGAATTATATGTCACGATACAATTTTGTAAAATATATCTCTCGTTATTATCGACTGCAAACCCATAGAATTGTCCGCGACCTATATTTTCGACTGTAAATGAATATGTTAAATCATGTTCACTATTACTATATTCATTTATTTGTAAATGATTACACTTGACACGTGTAATGTTTCCAGAAAGTTTAATCGTTTTAGTATCTATGGTGTCTGTGTGAATCCCCATCGATCGACACATAAATATGACGTCATGCATCAATTGTTCATCAGCAATTACAACGAATACTTTATCATCACAAACATCTCCAAAATTATCAAGAATTCCAGCGAGTACTTTCTCACGAATCTTCATTGTATTTAGCATATATGTTGTTGGTATGTTACCACATTTTAATGAATGTCCAACTTTATATGCATCCATCATAATGGGTCGAGATGCGAATTCAATTACATTTCTGTAACACACATATGATTTTTTAATTTCGTCATTCAGTTTTATGTAGTTCAGTATTGTTATTGGAATAACTTTACCATATTTAATAGTATCCGATCTCATATTTTTCTTTTCGAGATATTCTTGTGCTAAACGTTTCGCAATATTATCAGCATTTGCTGTTATTGGGAAATATTTAGTCATTTTTACAGGACCATCTTGTGTCATTTTGTGATATTCCACAATATACGTTTTTGACGATGCATCAAAAAATATGTCATTGGTGTGTATTGACTTGAGGGCAAGTCTGTGATTTGCATTCGCGATAAATGACGATCCGTCAGATAGTGTCACACTATACATATCTTGTGCTCCAGTAAATAGTGTACGTACATTTCTTGGTGTTGAATCATCACCCATTAGCTGATCACCAACATATATGTCCTTGGCTCGTTTTACACTACCGTCATACATAAGAATTTCTGTATCGGCACTATGACAACCAGAACCTGTCCAGAAATGAACTCGTTGCATTTGAGAACCGTCAAGTGACCCGGCAATATATCGCAATAGATATTCACGAATATTTTTATTTGTTTGAATCTTGTCAAAATAATCCTCAATTTCCGAAAATACTGGTTCTTTTCCAGTAAATTCAACATAATCATATCCCGTTGTCAGAGAAACCAAATCATCAGGTGTCCCATTACGAAACTTTAATGTAGATAGGTCATATATACCATTATTGAAACCGATCAGTTTCAAGTTACTGTCTAGTTTATCTTCAAATTTTTCATCAAGAAATAGACCAGCACATGCCGCTACGACAGTATTCATTTTAGACATATCACATAATTTTCTACTCATTTTCGCAAGATTTGCTGCCTTAGTTGCACAACTATTCTTTTCGTCAGAACCAGCACCTCTTTTCATTAGCAAACAATTAGATGCTGCATCCATGAGCATACCAGAAATTTCTTCACTTATGATTGGATGAATTGCATATGCTTTGTCGGTGACACGCCATCTATGATTCTTAAATTCATACCATTGTGAATCTTTAATTGACGAACATACGAACGTGTTGGGATACATTGCATATATTAGTTTTGCAATTGATGTATCTGAACCGTCCTCAGCTCTTTGAATAAGTTCAGCATTTGATTCTCTGAGAATTTCTTTATATTTTTCAGGATTATCTTCTTTTGCCCAATGATATAATGAACCTATAGTCCAAGAGTATTGTTTCTTATCAGCCCATAATTTATTACATGCTAATTTATCGAAATTTGGTGCTTTCTCAGAAATTTCAATAAAATCATCATATAATGAATCATCGATACTGCGAAGTGTCCAACATAAATGTGTCCAATCTGAATAACGATATGCACGTTTTTCTGGGTTCAGTATAGCCACAAGTTTCTTCGCTTTTTGCACGAGACTTGATGCTCTTGTAGTTCCAACGATAGGTTGGACATTACCAGTAACTCTTTTTTTATTTTCCTTCTTACGAGTTTCGAGTTGTCTGAATTTAAGAAATTCGTCTTGTGCTTCTACTCGAATTCCAATTTGATCGTCTTCATCAAACTGTCTAACACTGAATAGTGTTACAAGGTCTTCTGGCGTATAATTATCAATATCTTCTTCAGACATGTCACTTTTATATACTTTTGTTAAAATATAACGTTGTCCATTTGGTTGTTTGTATGAACCATACATCATCCAATTATTTCTGGAGATTGTAGAAACATCCAGAATATCATCATAAGTATTCGTAAATGGAATATTTTCGAAAATATCATCACGCTCTGCAGTTTCCTTTAATTTATGATATATGAATTGTCGTTGATCGATTGTCATCGGAATAATATAACATATATGGAAACCATCTTTTACTCTTTTAATTTTTTGTTCATGTGACGATCCTTCATCAGATTCATCTTTTTCATATTCTATTGTTGGTTTTTTCTTTTCTGTCACGAATGCAATAACTTCATCTTCACTAACATCCATCGTTTCACATATAATTTCATTGAGAACTTTAACAACTCTTTCGATATCATCATCAGTATACATCCTAGATGTATGTTCTGCATCAAACACAAAATCATAATCTGTCATGAGCGGTCCAACTTCACACTGTTTTTCAGATAATGAAAAATCTGCGTCCTGAAATATTTTACAATACAGGTTCAAGAATTTCTGATGGTCAACACCATTTTCGATATAAAATGAACCGCTGATTCCACCAACACATGTGTGTGTGAATGGATGTCCTTTTCCAGCGCGATGAAGTTTCATAAAGTCGTCAAAATATTCCATATTGCGTTTTAGTTCTACTTCATTGCTGTCGGTCATCTAGTTATATATGATATATATTCTCATAGATTTAAGTATTTTAACTTAAAAATTCAATTTTTTTCGCGGTATATCAAATCCGTCAAAAAACAATGGTGTATAATTTTCATTCTTGGTGTATTCTTATCTTTTATATAGTGCGTTTATATTAAAAGTAAAGGCATTAACGATTTGAGAAGAGTTTTGCTACGTGTAACTCTTTTATTATGCAATAAAAAATTGATTAAAATTACACATAAAAAGAACAAATATATTTAATATTACAAACTAATATATACAATGGCGTTTTGTTCTGAATGTGGTAACCTGTACGATATAACAAATACTTCACCAGAAATGGCACAACATTCCGAAGAAAGTGAAACAAAACAAGAAGATTCAACAGTTCGCACATCGGCAAAAGGTGGTCGTAAACAATCAAAAGATACTAAGAGTAAAACTATTGCCACACAACAAGTTACTACGTCTAAACAAATCGGTGGATCCACTGTAGCTTATTTTAGTTGTTCGACTTGTGGGAATACAGAACTAATTAAACCACGAACTCATATTATCGGTCGTCAATCAGATGATATCGCGAAAGAATATCATTCTACAAATATCAGGCCAGAACATATTACACAAGTTACAGTGTTAACACATACTCGTGATTATATTTGTCCAAATAAATCATGTACAACACATGCACATCCAGAAACACGTGATGCTATTATGAATCGTGTTGGAAATACATTTAAAATGCAATATACATGCACAGTGTGTCTCACGGATTGGGTTTAAAAATATGTATGTTGTTTAATATTATTATTTTCAATAATGAATAATAATATTTACTTTAAATTTATTGAAGATATGAACACGCACAATATTTATATGGATTGGTGTGGAACTTACACTGCAGGATACGTGTCTTGTAGAGGAACGCGTTTATGGCTTCATTCTGATAGTGGTCACATTATAACAACTTCGTATGATTCAACAAACATGACAATACCACCGTCAAATCCAGATAAGTGTGATATATTTGAATATTTTGGTTGGGATGATCAAAATATTCGATGTGAAAATATTGATGAGTTGATAAAAATTATAGATTGTTCAGATAATATGTATCGTAAAGTAACAAAAAACACAGATATATTTCAAAACATTATCAAAAATCGACATGAAAAGTCGTATGGTTCATTTGGGATGGATATTAGTGAATATAATAGTTTAGTTGAAAATTTTCGTTTATATTTTAATGATTATATTAAACAAATAAACAATGATACATTCAACGGTATTTTACTTATGGGTTCTACTGACATTATAATTATCAATAAACAAAAAGAAATTATAGATGAGTTATTGTATGTCGAAGAAACTGGCTACGAGAACAATGTTACTTTTGAATGGATATAATATTGACGAAAAAATTGATTTATATTATATAAATATTAATGTGTAGTATATAATTATTACACATGTCATCCCGTAAAAAGCAACCGATCCGTTCTCGTTTAGCACGTGATGATGAATCTGAATTTGATGGAGATGATGATAAACAAGACGATATTGAAGAAAATGAAGAAAATTTGAGTGAAACTTCAGAAGAAGAACTTTCTGAAGCAGAAAGTCTTGAAGAAATGGAAGACCTTGATAAAGATGAATTAGTCGAAGATACAGATGCAAAAGTAGAATCAACTGATCATCCATCATGCATTTATAAAATTAAAACAAAAAAGAAACTATTGCAAATAGATGATGCACTTACGGATATTGACTTATTTGAAGAAGAATCATCGACAAATCAAACAATTGTTGCTCCAGAAGATCGTATCACAAAACCAATATTAACAAAATTCGAACGTGTTCGAATTATTGGTGATAGATGTGCACAAATTACTCTAGGAGCCAAACCAATGTTAAAAAATTATGAAGGTCTCTCGCCAAGAGAAATTGCAAATTTAGAACTTAAAAATAAAACGTTGCCTATCATTATTCAACGTCAATTACCATCTGGACAAATTGAATTATGGAAAGTTAAAGAACTAATGGTCGTTAACTAAATAAATTTTATTTACACTTATCTCACACAGTTTTCTTTGTAAATTTTCTCTTCCGATATGTTTTTTTCTTAGCATATCCTTCGTCAATAAGTTGTTTTATTTTTTCAACAGTCAATTCTTTAATATTCGCATCTGCAGGTAATTTAATATTTGATGGTTTCCCGACACCTGATACATTAACATAAAGTCCATACGGACCATTTATGACTTTATATATATAAGTCTTTTTTCCATCTGCAGAACTACTCACACCAGTCCATAAAAATTTTGCATTTCTTTCTTTTATAGCTTCTATTGCTTTATCGAGAGTGATATCTGTTTGATCACCTATATTTATATTTTCTTTATTGTAAGACAAATAATAACTACCCTTATTTGTTTTCAATAGAATATCTTTTCCTTCGTATTGTCCAACTAATTTCGGATATTCTAATAATTTTACTGCATCTTCCAACGTAATTGTATCAAGAGTTAACGGATCATTAATAGGTGCATATACGAATTTCTTATCTTTTTTCATTTTTACAACTGGTCCGAATCTGGCAATTGTCGCAATAATTTCTTCTTCGGTCGTTGGATGAGTTCCCAATACACGAGAATTTTTCTTAACCATGTCTTTTTCATTTACCTTGACACTCTCGACCAAAGGATGAAATCCTTCATAAAATTCTTTCATTACTGGTACCCATTTTAACGTTCCACTTGCGATATCATCAAGTTTTTCTTCCATATGCGACGTAAATTTATAATCCATAATTTCAGGGAATTTTTCAACTAAGAAATTAGTAACCCTAATACCCAACGGTGTCGGAATAATTTTTCCAGTTTCTTTCCCAATAACAATTGTATCAGTCGACTCACTTAATTTACGTGAATCATTTAATGTCATTGTAATGGCTTGTTTTTCCACACCATCAACATCACCTTTTTTGACATAACCTCTTTCATGTATTTTTAAAATAATCGGTCCGTATGTTGCCGGACGACCAATATTTAAATTTTTCGGATCTAATTTATTAATGAGGGATGCTTCATTATAATGTGATGGTGGTTTTTGATATGTTTGTTTACTAACAATATTTATCATATTCACAGAATCACCAGTTTTTGGTAATTTTGATAACATTGTCGTCGTCTTGTTTTCTGTATCTTCTTCTATATTGACGACATTATATACTTTCAAGAAACCAGGAAATACGATAGTTTCTATTTCTGATACAAATACATATTTATCCATTGTGCTAATATTTATTTGTATGATGACATGTTTAATTTTGGCATTAGCCATTTGTGAAGCAACAGCTCGTTTCCAAATTAAACTATATAGTCTTATTTCATCATTTCCGATTTTCTTTCCTTGTAAATTATCTACAACTGTAACATCAGTAGGTCTGATGGCTTCATGTGCTTCTTGTGTATTTTTACTTTTTGCAGTGTATTGTGTCGTGTTACGATACTCTTTACCATATGTATTATCAATATATGTACCAATACTATCGAGAGCTTCCTTTGATAGATTAGTAGAATCTGTCCGCATATACGTAATAAAACCTTCCTCGTACAATCTTTGAGCAGTTGACATGGTTCGTTTAATATCAAAACCCATTTTTCTACTAGCTTCTTGTTGCAGAGTTGATGTCGTAAATGGTGGTGCTGATGAACGTGATGTCATCTTTTCGGTAATATTACCAATACTGAATGTTGCTTTTTTGAATTTATCCATAAGTTCTTTTGCCTTGTCGTATTTTGTTATTTTAACAATACCTTTTTTACTATCTTTGACATCATCTTCATCATTCATTTCATCTTCATCATCTTGTTTATCTTTCTTGATTTCACCTCCAGCGTGATATAGAATAGAATCGAACTTTTCTTTTGTTTCGAATTCTCCTGAAAATTTAAATACTGCAGGTGTTTCTTTACCAAAGAATGCTTTTATTTCTGCTTCACGATCCACAATTAATCGCGCAACGACAGATTGTACTCGACCGGCAGATAAATGGTTAATTTTAAGTATTTTTAACAATAGCGGAGATAGTTCGTAACCGACAATACGATCCAATATACGACGAGATTTTTGCGCATCGACAAGTGCTTCATCAAGTTTACGTGGATGTTCGACTGCTTTCAAAATCTCGTCCTTGGTAACAGAATTATAAGTAACTCTTTTTGGTTTAGATATACCTAAAATTTTAGCAGCACTCCAGGCTATCATTTCTCCTTCACGATCTTCATCTGCTGCGAACAATACATCATCTGCTTTTTTTGCGGCTTTTCTGATTTTATCGATCACATCAGCCTTATCTGGTAATTCGATATATGTTGGTTCAAAATCATGTTTAAAATCAATCGACATTTTTGACGGATTTAAATCCATAATGTGGCCAAGTGTTGCCATAACTTTATATTTAGATCCGAGTACATGTGTTAGTTTTTCTACTTTTCCAGGTGATTCGATGAGAAATAATATATAACCCATGAAGTAATATATTATTGGTAAGTGATAATATTTAAGTGTAATAAATTCATTTTTTCTTATTTTGGAATTACTCCATAATTCATTGCGATGATTCCACTAATAATAAATACCAAACCGAGATATTGTATCTTATTGGATAATGTTTCATGTAACAATATATATGCAAGTAATGTTTCGATAACAGCCGATGTACCATCCCACATTCCATTCATGTATGTAATATTTGTTCGTTTTATTATTACAATTAAGACGGCTATCATAACTGCATACATTAAAATACCCATAAGTAATGCTTTTTTTTTATTTTCCCTCGCAAAAATCTTAAAATTAGAATCGCCAAAATATTCAATTATACTAACAATTATTATCAGAAGAAATATGTTCATATATATTTATTCAATATAATTGTACATTATCGATTACTGAATATTCAAAATCATCAGCTAACACTGGTCCAATTGTTTTAACAGTTCCGTCACTTAACTTTAATGTAACTATTTTTGTCTCACAACAACCATCATTTTTAGTATCTGCTCTATAACATCTGACACAGTTCTGAACCACAGACGGTGTCATACTTAATATATTACTACCATCAGTCACTTGTATATCCAAAACATCCTCGATAAGTTCATCTATTTTTTCACCTGACGATGTTTTTCCATACAACGAAATAAATTTTGGTTGTGAAAACATATCGCCTGTTTTTGTTCCAATGTCAAAGTATTCTCTTAAACCAATACTACTTAACCATCCACAATCCCGTGATATTATATACATGACGCATACGAATACTACAATACATACAGTGTACGCAATATATAGCTTTAATTTTTGCATATTGTGATATATACTTATCATCAATATTATATTTACCATTATAATAATTGTGTTGGAATAATCGGTTGTCCTGTTGGAGTTGTTGTAATAACTAATGAATTTGCCAAAATATTATTTACGCTTTGTACTGAATCAATACCATTATAAATTTCGAATGTTATGTCGACAACATTATTTATTACATTTGTCGTATATGCATTAACACTCCTATACATACCGGAAGTGTTTGCTTGTATGTGTTCACTGTCTGTTATTGGTTTATTTTCTTGTGAATTAACTATGCCAGTGTATGTTATATCTGATGGTGTATGCATAATTGTTCTCCATTTGATTTCAGATGGTTTTTTCGTTATATTAAATGTCGTCATTGGATTTATTGAAATATTATCAGATGTGGTCGTCAATGTCAATCCCGTTGTTTGAACACCACATTTTGTCCGATAAAATGGCGATATTGATAATACATTTTTTATTGTTTGTTCTGTGGTTAAACCATTGCTAACACCTTTAATAGTGATATCCATCGGTAAATAAAAGTTTACTTGTTTTGGTAGTTGTAATTCGTGTGAATGTTCATTAGCAATATTCTCATAAGATTCGAAATCATGAATCCAAATAACTGTCATAGTAAACAAAATTATTAAAACAATACTGATACATATCCAATAAAGACTTTTCATATATACACGAATTCTATAAAAAAATGAATATATAAATATATGATGAATAATATTATATACTTATATACATATGGCGACAGGTTATCAATCATCTGCAATCGAGAAAACTCCTGAAGAGCAACGATTTGAAGTAGTTACAAATATTGTTAAAATGCTTGTAGAAAGACGAGTTATGAATGGAATTACTCTCAGTGAAATGGTAAAAACTTATAAACAAATGCCAATCGATATTATGAAGACAGATATTACACGCGACACACATGCAAGAAAAATAGCAAGTAAAATTATTTCAAATCTTAAAGATGATAACACTTGTGTTTTTGCAGTAGATAATCCACCAGAAAATGATAGTAAAAATTATAAAATAGTTTTTATGGTAGATCAGAAAATATCAAATGTTTCGAAATCTTCTGTCATTGGTGATTATCTTTTTAAAAATCAATCAGAACATAAAATTATTGTTGTCAGTGAAATAGCACATCGACCTAAACAAGTAATTTTATCAAATTATCCTCTTGTCGAAGTATTTACAATTGATGAATTGATGATTAATCTTGCTGATTACATATATCAACCAATATTCGCATTAATGTCTGCTGATGAGAGCAAAGCAATGTTAGACGAATACATGCTAAAAAAGAAAGAATTACCATGGATATTCGTCACAGATCCAATTGCCAGATATTATAAAGCAACTATCGGACAAATATTAAAAATATACAGAACAAGTGAAACATCTGGTCTTTCAGTGTATTATCGAGTCGTTATTCGTGAAATTGTCCAAAAAACTAAATAAATATTTGTTTAATTATTAGGATATTGTTCGATACCACATTTTCCACAATAATAATTACGATAATAATCATACTCACAATGATCTTCCCACTCATGATCACACTTAATTCTTAGTTCACTTTCGACTGTCATTAATTCTTTTCTTAATGAATCACGTTTTATTGCTATTTGTTTACAAAATTCTTGTTCTTCTGCAGTTGTTGCGCATAATTGATCGCATATTTGTTGGCGTGTAGCTATTAGTTCTGTTACGTTATTTGATGTTGACATTTTATTTGATTGTTTTTATATACAAATGAGTATATAAAAATCAAACACTTATTTTTTCATTTTTTATATCCACATTCCTTTACCATTGTAACGCACATAAAATATTTCTGATGAAAGTTGAATGTTAAATAATGGTTCACATGAAACTATTGTTTCTTCAATAAGTTTTCTATCGTAACTATTTGGTTCATCGCTATTTATTTTAACATTATAAATATCATTTGTTATCCCGAACCCAATACTCGACACAATATTTCCAGATACTCCTGCATGTAAGCATAAACGCATCATATCATCTGCTAATTGTTTAGATGATGTGTAAAATAATGTTTTATAACCATTATCATCTGTTATCATAGTGTCTAATAACATTCGCGCTTGTTTAGAACTAAGTTGCCACACCCAATCAGGCAAATGTTTATCAATTGCATTGAGTCCAATCGTTATTAAATATTCGTATAATTGACGATTCACTATTCTAATCTTATTTTCAGGTATGACACTTGATTTCATTTCTGTTATATCATAATTAAAACAAAGAACTTCTATAATTGTTTCAATGATCTTTTGTGTATTTTTTTTACTCACGCGTATCGAAATCTTATATGGTTCATCAACTGAATGTGTTAACCATCCATCAACAATCCAAATACCAAAAAATTTTATCCATGCATTCATATTTACAATTGTTGGCCATTCTTGTGATAGACGAGACGGTGTCTCGTGTGATATTGAATCTTTAATAGATGGTAACATAAATTGATATTCTTGCATAACCCATTGAGCATTTTTCTTAAATTTAATTTTTTTTCCAATTATATTAGAAGCTTGTATTGATTCGTATGGTGTCCATTCGCCATTTGATTCGCGCGACACATATATTTTTTTATTTGTAGATACATTTAATTCGATTTGTCTTGTTTGAATGTGGACTATCTTTTCTGAAAAATTTGGCCAATAATTTAAATCAATAATTTTATCATAAACTAATTTATCATTTTTGAGTGTTGCTATTTTATCTGTCGGAACTATTTGTCTATATTTTTTCCATCCAGTATCAGTGAGCACTTCATAATCCATTGATAATCCACATATTTTTGACATACTAATATTTGTTAACATATTAAAAATTAAACAAATATGTGTATATCATGACTACTCATAATGATCCAAAATGTACAGTGTTCCATTATCACGTAGTTTTTTCGGTATCCAACGAGCAGATTTGTTACATTCACGCCAGTCTGCAATTATTTTCTCCTTTTCCAAATCTTTTTGAATACGTATGATTGCCCATATGGAATTACTGCAATGGTAACAATCTCCAATATAGATTTTATCACCTGGAAACTCTGGTAGCGAACTACCAGGGAAAAAATCTCTGAACATTGGATGTTCAAATATTTTTGTTTGAATGTCACCACTTCGTACACCATCTTTATCACAATCGAAACGTTTGTTACAATGTGGACACACACCACGCCAAAAATCATAAACACCCATCTTATGCGCGAATGATATTTTATATTAATATGTTATTGTATGTTTCACCAAGTACTTACATTATTCATTTTTTTGTCTCGTAGAATCGAATCCATAAGTTCGATTTCTTTCGTTTGTGTATCTATTATATTATCTGCTAATTTTTTAATTTCCTTATTTGTTGTTTTCTTTTTTATATTTTGTGCCATTAAAATTGCCATTGAATGATGTGGTATCATACCATTTAAAAATTGCTCGTCATCAATTAAAAATTGTGTTCTTACGCAATAAATTATTAAACTTATACACATAATGATTATAACAATAACTATACCAGCATTTTTCATATGTTTGTAATAAACTAAATACGTAAACAACAGCATCCAAAGTGTCATTAATAAAACCATATATGTATCATTCAAATGAAATCGTACATGATTCCATTTAACGCACCACATGTTCATTGTACTTAAAAAACCAGAAATAAGTGAAGATAATGTCATAATTATCATGTTTAATATTTTAACTATATATTTAACACGAGATGTTATTCAATAATATTTACTGATATAATTATATTCACAATCTACATACTCTGAATCTGATAGTAACTTATTTTTAATATGTCCTGATAAAGAGTAATTGTTTGGATTGAACTTGTATTACCATATCTGTTCCACAATACCACATTTTTCACATACATCATAATCAACTTCATATATCCATTCGTGTACACATATAGCTTTTAACTCATCATTAATATTTTTTATTGTTTTATATAATGAATCACGTTTTTTATATATTTTTTTTAAACATTCGTTTTGTTCTGTATCTATTACGGATAATTGATCATATATTTGTTGACGTTTAGCAATTAGTTCAGATACAGACATAATAATATTGATTTTATATAATAATATAAAATCAGATACTTATATTTTCATTTTTTAAATAAATTTGTTTAACTAGTAAACTTATCATTTTCCACACGAATGCGTGGTGCAATACACATTGACATCAGTTCTTGTACTAGAAGTTTGAATGCATATGGAATAACAATTTTTGATATATTAGTACTGTTATTACATGACTTGCATGTATACATATCTTTATCAGTTGAATATACTTTACTATCACTCTTGTTAATACGTTGAGCGAATAGTCCACAGAAATCACACACATATGTCGTGTAAATATCTGATGTATCCATAAGTTTTTCTTTGATGTATCTTGCGATACCATGCGCAATGAGAGCATCACGTTCCATCTCACCAATACGCATACCGCCACCACGTGCACGACCTTCGCTTGGTTGATGGAGAAGGAGAGTACGTGGTCCAGAGGCTCTTCCGTGAACTTTATCCTTGACTAGATGTTTCAGTCTTTGATAATACGTTGGCCCGATGAATATACGCGCAGCCATATGTTGACCAGTCATTCCATTATACAGGAATTCTTCACCATCTCTTTGGTATCCCAGTTTTTCTAGTTCATCTTTGATTCCTTCTGGATCGACACGTGTGAATGCAGTGCCATCACCTTCAATTCCTTGAATAGCACATACTTTTCCTAATAGACATTCTAGAAGATGTCCGAGTGTCATACGTGATGGGATTGCATTCGGATTAATAATTAGATCTGGTTTAATTCCTTTACTTGTGAATGGCATATCCACACTCGGTAGAATTAGACCAATGGTTCCTTTTTGCGTTACTACTAAGTTCACACTGCGTGAACTTTCATCAATTCGCCAACAATATCTATTGCTTGTGTGAGCAATTACCATGGGATATTGAAGACTAAGTTGATGACACGATTTCTCGTGAGACTAGACTATATCTTGAGAGTTCAATTAACTTAACATTGAACCCCCGTTTCCATTTAGTCGTTGAACCTGCATCCCGAGCTTGGGATGATTGGCTGCGGATTGTCCTTATACATCTTCATCTTTTTACCTTACATACTGCGATTAACAGTATCCACACATATCTTTCGATTCATGTGTTTGGTAATGAAGATTCAGGAGTTCCCCGCAATTTGGAAACGTTGCGCTCCATGGTGAGCACTTGCCATGAGTTGTAATCATGACAATGGCCTAAAGTTGACCATGTCTTGAACAGTTGCCAGTCCATACATTCTTATTATTTTGTCTAATCATAAATACATGTGATGGTACTTCTAAACATCCGACGTATCCATCATATTGATATACTTCTTCGCTTTGTCCATTTTGTGTTTTAACATGACCATGATTCATTTGTGGTTCATTTTTAGTTTTTGTTATTCTCACTGCAAGAGTATCTGCATTTATTGTTCCATGACTAGATCCTTTACTGGTAATAATGTCATATGGTGCGCCTTTCTTTCTGAGCACGGCAATGATACTACTCCATCCAGCATGAATCGTAAGTTTCATAACATCATTCGCTAATATTTTTGATGAAGTGTAATAATGTACAGAACCCTGCCGAGTATGTGAACCATCACACGATATTAAACTTTCAAGTAAAACTCTTGATTGACGCATATTTAAATTCCACACATAATCTGGTAAATATTTATTAAGAGCGCCGACACTTAATGGTCTAAACATTTCAATAAGTGTTTTACTTTTAATTGTGTGATTACATCCTAATCCGAATGTATTTAAACATGTTTTTTTATCTTTACGTGAATTCAATTGTACTTTGAGGCGTTCACACACATCTCTCAAATGTATGATTTTACGTTCTTTCTCACCAGCGATTTGTAAAGTATTTTCATACACACATCCATCGGCAATAAATATTCCTAATAATTCTAAGAACGCGTCATAACTTACTTCATTACCATCAATATTAATAGTTTCAATATCTTCGCCACCATATGACGCACAATTTTTTTTATGTCTGTATCGTTTTCCGATAACTTTAGATGTGGGTAATAATTCAAATTTATCACTGTAACGAGTTTTAACATACATTTGATGGTCCATAGTAACATCAAGATCTACAAGTTCAGATCTTACTTTGTAAATATCACCAGTATATTTAAATTTATATATGTCTATTGGATGTTCATATACTAGTTTTTCTCCATCGACAAGTGTGGCAATTTTATGTTTCATTGTTATATCATCCAATTTCTTCCATCCTTTGTCAGTTAGAACTTCGAATAGATCTACTGGCATACACATTTTGTCGCCCACAGTCGGAATTCTTTCCGATCTGGTTTTAATTTTCTTCATTTCATAACCTTCAGTATTATAGATATCTGAATACACTCTATCTACGACGCCATGTACTTGTGATTTATATGTTTCACTATTATCTTTGAATACTTTGCTACTTCCTTCAGTTGCTTGAATTGGTGAAACTTTTCCAATAAGAATATCTCCATGTTCAATACGTGTCTCTTCTGGAACAAATCCACGTTCATTTAGTTTCTCATATGAACCATAACGCATACCAGCAACTTTGGATGGGTCTGGTTTCATGAACAGTTCATCTTGCGACGTTGACTGATTCTTTTGAAGAATCGAAATGTATTTCTCATACGATGTCGACCGGAACAGACCGCGATCGATTGCTGCTTGGTTTACTACAATTGAGTCTTCTTGGTTGTCTGGATTCAATTGTAATGTCCTACGTATTCTGTTGGGTATGGGTGGGAATACGCAAATGACTTTCGGCTAACTACACCATTGGCATATAAGTAGTTAGACTACGGTCAATCAGTGTCGCCACTGGGTTAGACTTTCTGTTAAGCCACACATGAAATGTGTAGCCAACCTCCTTAAAGTCGTTGAGCCTTCTTCCCGTGCTTGGGAAGCTTGGTTGCGGATTGTCTCTGATACGTGTGTTTTTACCCTACCTTTGAGATTTCCCCAAAGCCATGATGAACTTTCGTTTCACCACTTGGTAACACGTACTTTCAAGTATGCATCCTTTGGATATTCAAAAAATTTCACTGAGTGTAATGGATTATTTTTTGTGTGTCGAATAAACTTTCCTAATTGTACTATATGTTCATCTATCATTAATTCAGTAAGTGTGTCATTCTTTTCTAAATTGTCTTTTCCAATCATCGGTCGTAAGTTTGACCAATGACAACATCTATATTGTTCTTCGATATCTTCTAGATTAAAACGAGCACAAGGAATTAAATGATCGATATGCCAAACTTCACCATAATTTGCGAATGTCATTCTATCGTCGAAGTTAAACTCGAGCCACATTCTGAAAAAATCCATCGAACAATCCAATAATTCCATTGTATGTACATGATTTTTTCCTCTCATGGCTTTTGTTAATCGCGTACGAAGACCACATGCTATTTTGTAGTTAAAATCAGTCTTTTTTCTTTCAGCATGTTGCTTGGTTTGGCGTTCCTGTATTGCTTTACGATTCGCTAAATTATATTCACAATTGTATTCCTTAACTTCATCTTTGTGCTCGAGTTTATATTTGTGATTATACACACTTACTTCTTTTTTATGCGATGCTTTATATTTTCGACACATTTCTCGTTGACACACTTTACATGTGCGACGTCCTTTACAAAACTCAGTGATTTCTTTTGTTTCTTCGCAATGACTGCATGTCTTCTCCATTGTATTGATATAAGTCTCAATACTTTTAAGACTCATACAGTATTGTTTTTCATTTTTTGGATGCATACTTGTTTGTCGAGATTTTCCCGCAATTTGAAGGTTTCGCCCGATATGCTCGGACTTGCCACAACTTTTATTGTGACAGGGGCACAACCAGTTTACCCCGTGTAACTCGCAATCGCAACGACTGCGTTTTCGCCAGGACTGAGAATATCATTGTACATATATTTGCTAGTCCGTGTATTGACAAGAGGTCTATGAGGATGATACAGAATGAAACTAGTATCCATCCTGAATCTGTAATTAGATATGTAAATACACATGGCTTGTCGACCTTGTGCATACTGGAATATATTTCTAGGACCTTGATTATGATTACTGAATGGAATATTTGTAACAATAAGACCAAGCAGTAGTGATGGATGGAAATCGCAATGTGAATATTTCAAGAATGTCATATCACCATAACGATTAGTTATTGATACTTCCTTACGAGTCTTAGCAATATCAGCAGATGTGAACATTTGCTTTCTCATAGCATAAACATCATCAACATTAGATGCTAACATCGAGAAACATTGTTCTTCAGCGTCAATATATTCGACAACACCCGGGAACCGTTGCATAAACTCATCCCAAGATGTAATCATGGTTTCACTCTTGGTTTTATTTGGTGAAATCATAGCAATATGATTCTTTGTTAGCATTGGCATGTTATCCATGACTCTAATAACTGGTCTGAATAAACGACCACCATCACTATAAACACGAATTTCATTTGCCATATCATCATATATGATACCGACAGTTGCTTCAATACTATTATTATATTTAGCATTCTTGAGTTCAGTGTACAATATGATTGGTTTGTCGCAAACACCATAGAAATCACCATTTATGAAAACACGAGTGTAAGTGCCCACTTGTGTGGGATGTACATCACTTAGTTTTGTAACTCTCTTATCGAGTAATTTCTTGATGAGTGGTACTTGTGATTGTGTTGCCACAGTGACACTACCCAAAATAGTAAGATGTTTAACAAGACCTACCTTGGCATGTTCAGGTGTTTCAGCTGGACATAACATACCATTTTGTGTTGGATGTACTTGTCGAGGATGTGTGAGTTTGCTACTTGACGCATCATTACTTGGAGAATCAATACGTCTATAAAATTCAATTGCTTGAAGATACGTAAGTCTCTGAAGTACTTGTGCAACACCTTTTTTACCACCACCCCAAGCACCAGTCGAGAGAGCAGCTTTCAAACCTTGTTCAATAGTATTGGGTCTTATTTGATTAATAATATTGAACGGTTTTTCATCATTATTATTTGTCCGTTTTTTCCAATATTTATTGCATTCATTAATCATCTTCTTGAAAAATTGTCTGAATAGCATATCCAGAAGAGGACCGACAAGATCGACACGTTTGTTCGTGTAACTATCTCTGTCATCTGGTTTATGACGTCCGAGTGCACAATTCAGTAATTTGTTAATCATGTATCCAAGATAATACACTTTGGCGGAACTACCACCAGTAATGTGTGGTAGGAAATTATTAACCAATAGTGATTCTAAGTATTTTCTCTTTTGTTTTTGACGAACATCTTTGTCGGTTTCAGAATACTTATATTTGCTTGGTACACGAATTTTTGTTGTTAGATAATTAATCGCATCATTTTGATCTTGTATTGGTGCGCCTTTATCATCAACTGTGATGCGAATAGCTTTCTTTACCATATCGAGCATATCTTGATCTTTCTTGTCAGGAACAATATAATCGATAATGTCAGAATCTGATTTGATACCGAGTGCTCTGAAAAGTACTACAATTGGAAATTCATTTAGAATTGGAACCATAAGAGTTAGTGAACCATTATTATTTAACTGTATACGAATAATTTGCATAATACCATTTACTTTTGGAGAACGTGAATTAACTTGTACATAATGTGATACCGTGCCAGGTCCTTTCTTCTTGAAAACGAGAGGTTTATTATCAATCATTCGTTCTTGTGAGATAACAACTTTCTCATAACCATTCACGATGAAATAACATCCAGGATCATATTCACATTCTGTATTATCGAAATTCTTCTTAAGATTTGTCGAACAATATTTTGAACGAACAAGAATTGGAATATTCGCAATTGGAACGCGATCTTCAGGTTCACCAATAACTTTACGACTGATAATTTCCTTCGTGTAAATATCACGAATTTCTTGAATTTGTGTCACACGTGCTTCTAATCTCGAAGCATATGTAAAATTACCATTACGCGCATCTGATGGAAACATTAATCTGTCAGATCCTTCCATCATTGGTGGTCTCAAAACAATATTTTCAAATTCGAACATGTATTTAATGACTTGATCTTTTGTTATTTTTTCATAAAAAGTATTGTCATTTTCTTTCAGAAAAGTTCTAATATCATCATCAATAAATTTATTAAATGAGTTGTACATGTGTGAGTACATGATATATCTCCGATTAAAGTATAAATCCATACATTTGAAAATGTCGTCTGTGTCTAGAGATTCTGTAGTTGAAATGCTAGTGTCTTTTATTATTGTTGGCGCAGATGACATAGGACTATTATGATTTGTACTTTTATCTGACATATATAGTATATTATATTCAATTTTTTTAAGTAGCAATAAATAAATATTTTTATTTATTGTTCTTCTCATAAACAATTGATTTAAAATATTTTTAATTTATTTTTTTTGTCTGAAGAATATTAGACGAACCTGAAAAAAGTTTGCCAAATTCTTGCATAAACGTTTTACTTGTTTCACGACCACCATCAGTATCATTCACAGTTTTTTGCATAATAGCAGTCGTTCCTAATTTTAATAGTTTATCTAAACTTTCATTTAATTTTAGCATTTCGCCATCTAATTGTGCGATTTCTTCTTCTTGGGTTAATGGAGGATTTATACAACTCGGTAGATTATTTGGTGTTGGATTTTGTTGTAATTCATGTGTCGTAAGAACATGTACGATTTCCGGATCGCATGTTTTAATTAAGAATTTAAGTAATATACCACTTATCGTATTACGTATAACATTTCCGATAACATATATACCATGTTCGATCTGATTTATTTTATATTGCTTTGCAAATTGATCAAATTGAATAATTTTAGGATGTTTTTCATAACGTGTTTTCATTATGTTAAAAAGTACTGATATAATAGTATAATGTGCAACACATGAACATATCATGTATATTCCAATTGCAGAACTAAAACCATAAAATAAATAATAGTAACCAGTAATAATATTTATAATATTCTGTTGATTATAATTTTTTCGGAGATTTACAATCATATGAGTGTAAATAAATAATTCAATCAAATACATTATTATAGAAACAATCATCATAATATGAATATTATATTATGAGACCCTTTATATCTTTTATAACTTCATAATGTATGCAAGAACATAAAATGGTGGCATAACGTTGTGACGCTGACCACCACCTGTATAATCAGTGACAAAACCTTGAGATCCACAACATTGTTTTAGAGGATGATCATTTGCATTAGCTCCGTCAAATGATCTTCCATGCTCAAATATTTTACTTAGTCCGTGATTGTGTGCGGGTAATTCAGCAGTTGTCAATAAATGAGTTTCTTCACCACCAGTTTGACCTTTAATTCTATTTGTTAAACTTGAACCTTGTCCTTCACCAAGAATAAAACGTCCTCTCAAATCGGGAGTACCAGATGAACCATTACATAACGCCCATCCACTTGGAACAGTTGTACCAGACCATGCAACAACAACACCTGTCGGAATCATATTGAATTTTCCAGTGACATTTAAATTTTTAATTGTCATCTCATTACCATTAAATACCGAACCCAAATTATTCAGAGTCTCGCTCGATATCTGATCACCAACAACATAATGTTCCACCGTATCACGTGTTAGTAGGTAGTACATAACAATTAAACTCACCAAATATACTATTATACAACCTATATGTGTTTTATCGAAAACCATTATATATTTTACGCATATAATATTTTGAATATCATATGTATTTCAATTATAATTTCATGATGAATGCCAAGACATAATATGGTGGCATATTATTGTGTGGTACATCATTTCCCATTGTTGCTATTTGTGTTAACGCATTAGGAATAGCATATGGATCAGCAATCCATTGATCATTTGTCGATCTGTCAGATGGCTGAAATCCACAAGGAGGATTTTTACAATAACCATCATCATCTGCATGACTAGTTATTTTGTGTGTATGACTTGGCATTTCAGCCACACTTAATTTATGATTTTCTTCTCCACCAGATTGCCATATTACTCTATTTGTAAGTCCGTTGCCCTGTCCGGAACCAAGTATAAAACGACCTCTTAAGTCTGGTGTATTTTTCGAACCGTCGCATAAAGCCCACCCATTTGGGACAGTTGTTCCATTCCAAATAATAATGGAACCAGGAGGAATTACATTGAGTTTACCCGTAATATTTAAATTTTTTATTGTCATTTCTTCACTATTGAATACAGATCCTAAATTATTTAGTGTTTCACTCGAAATTTGATCACCAACTATATAATGTTCTATCTTGTTACGTGTAAAAATATAATACATGATAATCAAACTCAGTACATATATTATTATACATACGATATGTGTTTTATCGAACGTCATTATATATTTTACACATATATTATTCGAATAATATATGTGTTTTATAATTTCATGATAAATGCTAGAACATAGAATGGTGGCATATTATTGTGTTGTTGATTACCACCAGTATTAGATATAGATGATAGAATTGTAGTTTCATTGACATTTGCATTCTTATCATCAGTAAACCTATCTGATGATTGAAAGCCACATGGTGGATTTTTACACCATCCATCGTCATCGGCACGACTAACTATTGGATGTGAGTGGCTTGGCATTTCTGCAACAGATAATATATGATTTTCTTCACCACCAACATGTCCTGTTATTCTGTTTGTAAGTCCATTACTCTGACCGGCACCAAGAATAAAACGACCTTGTAAATTTGGTGTATTTTTGGTTCCGTTACACAATGCCCATCCATTTGGTACATCTGTTCCGGACCATGCAATAATTGAACCAGTTGGAAGCATATTGAATTTACCTGTCACATTCAAATTTTTAATAGTCATTTCATCACTATTATACACAGAACCTAAATTATTTAATGTTTCACTGGATATTTGATCACCAACACTATAATGTTCCAGTTTATTGTGTGTAAAAACATAATACATAACAAAAAACATAACGATTAAGCTTATGACATAAACTGTTATACAAACAATATGTGTTTTGTCGATTACCATTTATATATTGAATACATATAATATTTCAAATATTGTATGTTTTTTATAATTTAATGATGTATGCCAGAACATAAAATGGTGGCATATTGTTATGCGGTATATTACCACCCGCTCTAGCGATTGACGACATCCACGTAGTATCGTCAACATTAGTCCAAGAATTATCAGTATCTCTGTCTGAAGTTTGGAAACCACATGGCGGTGTTTTACAGTATCCACTATCATCCGCTCGACTCGATATTTTATGTGTGTGACTCGGCATTTCATAAAGCGCCAATAAATGATTTTCTTCACCACCTAATTGATTGATTGTTCTATTAGTGAGGCCGGATCCCTGTCCAAAACCAAGAATAAAACGACCTCTCAGATCAGGTCTTCCAGCAGAACCATCACATAACGCCCATCCACCTGGAGGTGTTGTACCTGACCATGCAATGATTGATCCTGCTGGAATTATGTTAAATTTTCCAGTAACATTTAAATTCTTCACTGTCATTTCATCGCCATTGAATATTGAACCTAAATTATTCAAAGTTTCTCCAGATATTTGATCACCAACAACATAATGTTCTATAATTGGTTGTTTCCACATATTGTATACCGCAAACACACATATTAGTGAAACAATTATACACACGATATTTATCCAAGAAGGATTCATTATATATTATATGTAAACACAATATTTAGTGTTTATCATTGTTTCATTATGTATGCAAGAACATAATATGGTGGCATATTATTGTGGACTTTACTACCTCCTGTACTTGAACTAGTAACAGTTATATTTCCACTTTTCGCATACTTACAACTACTGTTACCAGCAGCTGCATATCCTGCGCATCCATTACCACGCACATCAACTATATGCGTATGGTTCGGTATTTCGTCACTAATCAATAAATGATTTTCTTCGCCACCAATTTGTTTTAATGTTCTGTTAGTGAGACCAGAACCCTGACCGGAACCGAGTATAAAACGTCCTCTCAAATCAGGTGTGTTTTTTGTCCCATCACATAATAACCATCCATATGGTACAGTTGTACCATTCCACGCAACAATTATACCAGTCGGTAATAAATTAAAAGTACCTGCAGCATTTAATTTTCCAGTAATATTCAAATTTGCTACTGTCATTTCAGAACTGTTAAATATAGATCCTAGATTATTCAATGTTTCACTTGATATTTGATCGCCCACTGTATAGTGTTCATATGTGTTTGTGAGTACATTGTATATTATCACTAAAATGAGTATGATTATCGCAACAGAACAATATTCCAAAAAATGCATTGTGTATAAATATAATGGACAAGTTTTATTTGTAAATAAATAAAAACTAAATTTGCCACATGATTGGTGTTTTACCACATTCTTTGAGATAATTATTGATCATTCCGAAATGATCTTGATCGTCAAACGCCGGATATGATTTGAGAGGTGTAGTACACGATCTGCTTGATGGATGAGATGATATAACGACTTGATGTTTGTCCATATCAATCAGTTCTAATTTGGCATATGCATCAGCGCCCCACAGTACAAATACAGTACCATCAGTGTTATTTGAGATATATTTAATAATTTTATCAGTAATTAGTTTCCAATAACATGAATGACTTTTCGGTTCGCCTTTTCGAACGGTCATCGCAGTATTCATTAGCATACATCCTTGTGTTACCCAACTTTGTAGATTACCATGTGTTGGCATTTTCATGATATTTTGATATTTCAGTAAATTTTTATAAATATTTTGAAGTGACGGTGGAATTGGTATACCAATCGGTACTGAAAAAGATACACCCATTGCTTCTGGTACCATTTTATTATTGACGTATCTCGCGTTAAAATATGGATCTTGTCCAATAAAGACAACCTTAACTTCATCAACACTCATGTGTTCAAACGGATTAAATAGCAGAGCTGGATATGGAAATACATCATTATGCCCTTTTTCTTCAGTTAGGATTCTCTCGATATTTGTGAACATTCCAGCATCTGATATTTTGCCGAAAAGATCTTTCCATTGGGTTTTTTTGGCGAGGCTATAAAGATCAATTTCTCCTTTAAATGTTTCATCCCAATCATGGTAATTATAGGTTGAAGCCGTTATCATTTTTATAATATTATGTTTACATCAATATAATATTGTATGTATTTTTCAATTTTTTATGTACCAGAATTGAAACTTCAGCAACTCTCACATTTGTGAGAGGTGCGTAAAAAAATGAAAAAAAATATATATATCACTTTTATCTTAATGACAAGTTCATACATGATGAACAAATTAAGAAGTATCGCGGATTTTACTAGTATGACTAGTGCCGATTTTGATGTAATAATGGGCACTAATGTTAAGTCAAAAGAACAGTCTTCTGAGCAGGCGTTTCAATGCCAATTTTGCGAGAATACTGATCATCTTATCCGTGATCCGACAGAAGGAAAAATAATATGTACAAAATGTGGTCATATAACCGAATCATCAATGTATGATCATACACCAGAATGGAAAACATTTGATGATAGTCCAACTAATGGTAGATGTGGAATGCCTACAAGTAGTTTACTTCCACAATCATCACTTGGAACCACGATTGGTGGATCATGTAATTATAGATTCAAAACATTACAAAGATGGAGTTCAATGCCATCACCTGAAAGAAGTTTGAATACTGTACTAAACATTATTAAAGAAAAGTGTGCATCAGCCGGTTTGTTGAGTTGTATTGAAGATGATGCAAAAATATTATACAAGATTGCAAGTGAATATAAGAGTTCTAAACACAAACGCATGATTATACGTGGAAAAAATAAGAAAGGTTTGATGGCTGCAAGTGTATTTTATGCATGTAAACGTCGTAATAACACAAAAAGTTTAAAAGATATTGCCAAATTATTTGGTATCAAATCATCGTGTGTCAACAAAGGTTGTAAAAACTTTGCTAAATATGTTAAGTATAAGAATATTGATTATGGTACAAATTTGAGCCATCCGTCGCAGTACATAAAACAATTTTGTGAAAAACTTAAACTAAATACGAAAATCGCACACACGGCATTGGAAACAGCAAAAAATATAGAAAAATATAATTTAGTTCCGTCGCATACACCAATATCTATTGCAGCAGCATGTATATTATTCAGTATACATTTACACGAAGAACATGAAGAACATGATGGAAGAAATAGTAAATGTATAGATAAATCAGCAGTTGCCGAAGTATTTAATATTTCTGAAGTAACTCTTACGAAGACTTATAATAAATTACTCAAACACAAAGATATCATGACGAAAAAAAAATATCTTGCCAAATTATTAAAACAATCATCAAACACTTCAAACGCACTAACACCGGCACCTATTATAGAAAAACTAAAACAAATTAAACAACTTGATTGTTCCAAATATTTTGGACAAATCGATATAACGCTAAGTAATTTCGTATCGTATGATCTAGTGGAACATATGACATATTGTAATAACGAATGTAGAAAACTGATTGATTAGTCATATTTTTTTATAAATAAACTATATAACATCATTCTCATAATGATGTTATTTGTAAATTAACAATAAAAGTTTAACCAAAATATTTTTATCGCATATTTTCTATACATGTGCGCTTTTTTTTAAAAAAAATAGTATAGAATGATAGTATACTAACTATGTCATCTGCTACAGGGAAAAAGAGTAAACAGGTTCAAAAGAAAGACACCCCAGCCGAAACTAAACCAGTCGAAGCTAAACCAGTCGAAGCTAAACCAGTCGAAGCTAAACCAGTCGAAGCTAAACCAGCTGAAGCTAAACCAGCTGAAACTAAACCAGCTGAAACTAAACCAGCTGAAACTAAACCAGCTGAAACTAAACCAGTCGAAGCTACTAAAAAGAAAGGGGGTAAAAAAGTAGAAAAGGTAGAGCCTGTTGTTCCCGCAGTACCAGTCACACCAGCAGAACCAGTTGCTGAAACACCAGCAACTCCTGCAGATGAAACTGTTGCTAAAACTGAAAAACCAGCCAAGAAACCCCGTGCTAAGAGTGCACCTAAAGCTGATGCATCAGGGGCCAAGAAACCTCGTGCCAAGAAAACTGACGCAACTAAAACAAAGAAGGCTGTTAAAGGAGGAAAGAAAGCTAAAGTTGCCAAGAAAGTCGTAAAGAAACCAAAAGAAGAGATTAAACTATCAGAAGAAACTCGTACCAGATACTTTAAACTTCTATTTGGTGATAGTGTAGTTGGTCGGTTCTCTGGAAATAAACCACGTCAAGCTGCAAGCAAAGCACTTACATCAATTATCCGTAAACAAATCAAGGCTGGTGAGTATGTTGCAGATAAAGATATTACATTCTCTCTCAAAGAATGCACTCGTTGGAATAAGAAGAAATGTAATAAGGGTTCAACAGAGAAAATCTATATGTACACTGGACGCCGTGTACCACTCTCTCCTGAAGTCAAGAAGAAGATGGAAGAGAAACCAGTTGTTCATAATAAGGATGATCCTGTCAATAAGAAGATTATTGTTTATAATTATTGCAATAAGGTTCATAAATTTAAACCTGCAGCCGCAGCAACTACTGCACCTGCAGCAACTAAATAAACACCAAAATATTTATATGATCATATTTAATGTTTTAATGAAACATTAAATATAATAAATAATATCAATGAAGTGTATATAATATATGATTGGGAATTTTGATAATGAACCAGTTGAAGAACACAATGCTCCACAAAATATAGAAACTCAAAAACAATCACGTATTCGCCATAGAAAAGATTATTCATTACACTATCCGACAGGAAACATAATATTATCATTTCACGATGATAGTGCATTTTTATTTCGCGATGTATCAGGAGCCTTCATGGGAAAAATAACTATACCCGATTTAGTTCAATATGTTACGAAAAAGGATACACTTGAACCAAATATTATTAAACTTATAGAAATGACAATATGCACAAAACGAGAAACAAGAAATAGTTTAAACAATATTTTTTTAAATCAAAAATCACCTTTTCTCAATGATATAGAAATATTGGTCGTGTTAAATCGGTGGTTTCGTCGTACTGATGGATCAATAAAAGATATGCCCGACAACGAACAACATATTGTGAGGAAATTTATATGTCAACTACTAGAACATTCTCTCAAAGTTATTGCTATCATAAGTAGATCATTGCAACAATCCGATTCGTCTACTGAACTCAAAAAAAAATTAATGAGATATAGTTCCGAAATATTATTTAGATTAACAACAATCGTAAATACTGAAACATTAAATTGTTTGGAAAAATATAATAAAATAAAAGATACATCAGATTTATTACAAACGATAGAACAAAAAATAAACGAAAAATTGAGGTCTTTTGATTCATCAAAAGAACTTAAAAAAACTGATCAACCTTTCGCAGGAGGTTCATGCACACGAGGGTCGCCGTCATGTGTTCCGTACCAGTGAACTTACACGTAGTACACACGGGTAACCGGTACGTGAACAGTCTGCTCGACGAAACCGAATGGAGTCATGCACAATACCTTTTTCTTGACGATGACAACTTCTTCCACACGTCGCATGTGATGCGTGTGATGCGCATGTTGAACGTGTACTGGGAACTGGTTGCCCTGTACAACTTGCAGGGCAAGTGCATGTTGTGCTAGTTGTGCCGGTGTAGGTCCAGACGGCCTGAGACGAGCGTGGTCCGGCGGACAGTACGGTGTGAAAAAACCGTTCATCACTGTTCGTTAAGTATGTCTCTTTTGTTTTGTAATCTGTATATATTTCAGCACAGTCAATAACTCATTTATTTCAATTTTTTTATCACTATGTGTTATATTAGTATGGATATACCACATAATAAAAATACATTAATTCGCGATGATATACACACATTATTCATCACATACGAAAGACTGTCGTTCGAACTTAAATTATTAAATGATGAACTTAACAAGCATATAGAAATATCAGTATCCAGTATGACAGATATAAACGTATTATTACAAAACTCTCAAAAATACTATTACATTATTATGCGACATTTGTATCAGGATACTAAAACTATATAAAACTATATAATTATACAATGTTATAATGCGTTCTAAAGAAGCGCTTAAAGTTTTAGGCGTTTCAAGAGTATCCCTATGGTCTTATGTAAAAAAAGGTATTATTAAAGTTACGAAACTCGATAACGGTTATTATGAATATGATAATACTTCTATTTACGATTTTCTCGGAAAACGTCATCGCAAAAATGTTATTTATGCTAGAGTTTCTACTCAAAAACAAAAAGATGATCTTGTTAGACAAATTGATTATATTTCTTCTTATTGTACTTCTGAAAAAATACGTATTGACAATATTTATAGCGAAATTGAATCAGGTATTTCTTTAGATCGTCCAAAGTTTCAAGAAATGCTTGATGATATTATTAATGGAAATATTCAAACCGTTTATATTTCTTACAAAGATCGTCTTTCTAGACTTTCTTTCACATCACTGAGTGCTATTTTTAAAAAATTTAATACGCAAATTATTATTGTATCAAGTATGCTTCATGCTACGGGCGTTAAATCCGATAATGTTGAACTTTATGAAGATTTATTAGCAATGATGCATTATTTTACTACAAAAACTTATTCTCTTAGAAAAAATAAACAACTATATAAAACTATTTAAAGATATAATATATTGTAATATTATATCTTATGGATGATGAAGTTCAAAGAAAGAAAACGTTATCGGATTGGATAAGTACAACAATGGAAACTAAAAAAGTATTAGATTTCATTTCACATGAATCAAAAAATGTATTTAATCATTATCAATTCTGTTGTGGAATCTTTAATGACTACAAAAGAAATATTTACAAATCTTTATTAAAGAAACATTCATCAGACATAACACAAGATGTTCTTGACAAATTAGATAAATATTACGTTATTAGATCTACTTACTTTAATGTTATTAAACAAAATAATCAAATTATTTATGAATACATTAAAAATGATAATTTGAAGGTTTATAATTATAATTTTGAAGCATTATTAAAACAATATAAATTTGAGTGTAGATTTATTAAAGATATTGTACAATCAAATAAGTATAATGATATTTTATTTAATGATGTCATTAAAAATATTCTTAAGTCAATGTATTTTAGGAATTATTATAAACTCAAATCTGACATGGTAAACCATAAGAAGCCAAATGAATTTTCCATAACGGATAAACAATTTATTGAACATGTTAAAAGTAAGACAATGATATTTGATACCGAAAACTACCATGGACTTTTATTGGAAAAATATAAGAATAAAAATACATTAAAAAGTGAACAAAATATAATAAGACGTTTTGCACGACAAACATTAAAAGAATGTAAGTTACCAGGAGACATGATTATTAACATAATGGATAAAGCATATTCAGCGTATTCATCTCAACAAGCACTTAAGGCAAAAGGTATTCGGACTGGAATGATAAAATATCTACCAAAAGACGGACATTTTACAATACCATTTTTTTCGCATAGTTTTTTAATTGTAAAAGATAAAATAAGACTATCAATAGGCGAAACTATTTCAAAACGTTATGAAACAATAACGGGAAGTAAAAGAACAAAAGAATCTAAATTTTTGTACATTAATATTCCAAATAAGTTGTTAAATAATGAAAATTGTAAGATTAAAATGATTGAAATTTGTCCGATATATGACGGTTATAGATACAAACAAAATATTGTATACGATGAAACATATAAACCTAATATTACAATAACAAAAGAGAATGAACCAAGTAATTTTACATCAATAGATATTGGGATGAAAAACTTAATGACAATATACGATCCAATATCGACACAAAAGATAATAAGAGGATCATTTTTAACAACACCAAATCAATATTACAATAAAAGAATAGATCAAGAAAAAAGTAAATTACCAAAAGGAATGTATAGTAATGATAAGATAAAAAATTTAACAATAAAAAGAGAGAATATATTGAATTACAGAATGAACAAAATAGTTAAAGAATTATTTGATTCGTACAAACACAAAAGTAAAATAATAGTTGGTTACAATGAAGGATGGAAACAAAATATTGACATGGGAAAAAAGAATAATAGAAAATTTTATGATGTACCATATGATAGATTAATTAAAAAAATGGAAGGTAAGTTTGGAAAGGATATCATAGTAAGACATCAAGAAGCATATACATCAAAATGTGATGCATTAAATTTAGAACCAATAAAGAAACATGATGAATATGATGGAGAGAGAATAAAAAGAGGATTATTCTCATCAAAAACAAACAAAATAATAAATGCGGATTTAAATGGAGCAATAAACATAATGAGACTATATTGTAAAGATAAAAAAATACAATTCACTGAAGTAAAAGGGATAAATATATTCAATCCCCAAGTGCTAAAAATGGAACTATGAAGTTCAGTAAAATGAACCAGTAGTGAATGGTAGTAACCAAACCATAGTGTATGAGACTTAAATAAAATAGTTTTATATACTTTAATAGGTTAGGATAATATATAGTCACTATGAATATGTCATATGTAAATCAAGTATATAAACTCACTGAAAATGATGTCGATATGATTATTCCGAATTTGTGGTTGGGTAACACAATTGCAGCGATGGACGAAAAATTTATTCGACAAAATAATATTAAATATATTTTGAATATTACCGAAAATGTACCATGTCCTTTTTTGGACATCACTTATTATCACGTACCAATCAAAGACAAACATATGTGCGAAGAGAAATCACGAACCGTTATGCTATATTATATTGACAATGCAATTGAGTTTATACATAAAGGTTTATGTGAAGGTGTTGGAGTATTAGTACATTGCAAAAGAGGACACCATCGTTCATCTGGAATTGTTGTCGCATTTCTTATGAAATATATGAATATAGGATTTCTTCCCGCTTGTATATATATTAAAAATATTAGGCCATTTGCACTTGATCGTAAAACATGCACAAATAAATGGAATTTAGAATATTACAAAAAAAACTTAGGTTTATAAAAAAACATAATTAAATTGTACCAAATCTACGAGCACCAGGTAATAGTTCCCAATATCCTTGTTCTTCATCATCATCTTCATATTGTGTATGAATATGTGCTTTTGGTTTAGTATGTGTTCCGCGTGGTCTCGGACGTAAATCTACATCATCTTCTGGTGCAATATCGAATTTATCAAAATTCGTTACTGGTATAGTTTGTTGTTCTACTGTATCATCGAATGCGAATTCACTTTCGCTGCATGTACCGAGATACGATTCAGTATCCCAATCAGGTACAGGAATTTCATCCCATGATAGTAAAGTTTTTGTGCATTTACGATGGATCGTAGGAGCAACATAATCCTTACCATAATATTCATCGAACAGTTCTTGTTCATCTAATTCATCTAGTTCATCATCAGCGTATTCGTCATATTCTGATGTATTTTTTTTTCTATTAGATAGTCGTATAGAACCCGACTTGGTTAGGTTCCCTAGAGATTCGTCATGGTGAATCTGTACTTCTGATAATTTTAATTCGGATGATAAATAGTCATCGAATTTTCGTTCGTCATCAGATGCTGTATCTTCACATGTTATTCCATAATAATATGGTTCATCCACGATAATACCGACACTCGATAATTTATCTTTACAATTTAGTTCAGCTAGTTTTCGTGTAGTTGCCATTATGTTCTCGATTGGTTAACGCTTCTGAGTAGGTAGTATAATATTGTACTATAAATTGTTTCTCACTCAAGGCAATTTAATTTTCATTTTTTTTCATCATATCGTCGTATAATTGGTTACAGACTGTATTGACATGTGTTATTTTATCTATATAGTCTTGTTGAGTACGTTCATTATTTACGTCTATATTAATCCATTCTAATGTATCATCGATACATATTGTAATCTTTTCGACAAGTTCTTCATTCAATCCCAACGAATCGGATTCAATACTATTTTTTAATGTTGTACACAACAATGTTAATTCATTTTTTGCATTCATATGATCTATATCTATATGCAAACTAGAAATACATTCATTACTCATCTCAGTCAATTCTTTAATTTTTTCTTGACATTCGTCAATTGTTAGTTTTTGTTGTACATGAATCCATACAAGTAAATCTTCAATATAATCTTTTATTACTGTTGATGATTCTTTATCCAACAACGCACATGGACTGTTAAGAATATCCAATGTATCATTACACATTGATACTAGCGTATCTCGTAATTGTTTTAATTCATTTATATAATTACTATTATCTTCAACGCAACCAAGTTCGTTCGCTATTAATTGAACATGTAGTTGTCCATCATCATCATCTGTCTGATAAACACTTGTGCATTGTGTTTCGCATACCATATCTTTAAAATTATATTGATTGTTTCCAATTTTTAAAGTGAGAACAGTGTATGTTGTACTGAGTCTCTTAATTTCCTTTTCATAATCTTCGATAGATGTATCTTCAAATGGTAATGCGAGTGTTTTACGTACTATTTCGATATCTGAAAATATATGTTCTTGTTCGTCTTTTTCCATCTTATTTTCACGAAATTCCATATTTTTAGTTATGTTATCACATAATTCAGTTAATTCATAATGTAATTTTTTTTTGCGCTGACGGATTTTATCGTATTGCTCATATTCTTGTGCTTCAATTAACATTTTTTGAATCATTTCTTGTGTTAGTCGACCACAATGCCCTGTTACACATATTGATGTTTTATTATTTTGTCGTAGATCTTCTGCTGTAACAGTGATCATTCCATTAATATCGATAGTAAAAGTAACTTCTATTTTATGAAAACCAATAGGCGCTTGTGTCAAACCAGTTAATTCGAATTCTCCAACAAAAAAATTATCTTTTGTCATACTACGTTCTCCTTCAAACACTTTAATTACAACAGATGTTTCACCAGATGTATCGTTTGAATACACTCGTTTGACAGATATAGGTATTGGTGAATTTCTTGGTATCATTACACTCATTATACCACCAATCGTTTCGACTCCTAATGATAATGGTGTCATATCCAATAAAGTAATAGATTCTGAAAATGGATCAGTTTGTCCACTCATTAACATATAGCCTTGGATTGCTGCACCATTGGCAACTATTTCATCAGGATTAATCGACCCATTTGGAACTTTTCCAAAGAATTTATGAATATTTTCGCGAATTGCTACAACACGCGTCATACCACCAACTAAAATTATTTCATTAATTTCTTCTTTTTTCATTTGACATGAAGTTAATAAATCATCTAATGGTTTCAAACAAAAAAGAAGTAAATCACCACAAATATCATTGAATTTATCACGTGTCATGTTAACTACTAAATCGATGTTATTGAAAAATCCGACAACACCAATTGTCGTTTGTACTGAAGTAGATAATATTTTTTTAGCATTTTCACATGATTTGTATAATTTTTGTTTTATGTCAGCACTTAAATGTGATTCGTCAAATGCAGGATGATGATATTTAAATAAACTAATACAATAATTAACTAATCGATTATCAAAATCGACACCACCAAGATGTGTGTTTCCAGCAGTTTGAATAACTTCAAATAACCCATCACATATTGTTAATAATGCAATATCCAATGTGCCGCCACCCAAATCATAAACAATTACATTTGTGTTATTATTATTGGATAATTTCAGCAACCCATATGCCAACGCCGATGCAATTGGTTCGTTAAGGATTCTCACACAATGTAATCCAGCAATTGTTGCTGCATCTCGTGTTGCTTGTCGTTGTGCATCATTAAAATATGCAGGAACTGTTATAACCGCACGTGTAATATCCGTTTTTAAATAATTTGATGCCATTGATTTGAGTTTCATCAAAATAAATGAAGCTATTACTTCTGGTGTGATGATAACTTGTTTTCCTCCACGAATACACAGAACATTCACATTATCCTGATCATCTGGACATACTTCATATGAAATAAATTGTTTATCACTTGCAACAGTAGTATCAGATATTTTTTTACCCATCAATCTTTTAATTTCATATATAGTATTTTTTGGATTGATTAAAATTTGATTTTTTGCCTCGTATCCAACATACGTATGTTTATTTGTGAACGCTACAACACTGGGAATAGTCCTATTCCCATTTTCATCTGGAATAACCTCAAAAGTGTTTGCTCTCCAAACACCAACACAACTATTACAAGTTCCAAAATCGATACCGATTATATAATTAATTTTTTTTTCTTCGTGTTGTGGTACTTGCGCATCACTAAAAAAATCATCAATTATATTTTGTTTTGATTGTTCCGTCATGTATATCATAAATCAAGATAATCAACAGATTAATAACACGCGTCTAATAGTAATTTTAAAATTAAATTATGTATGTAATTTAATTTTTATTCAATTATAATTTTTTTTGTCGTTGGGCATATTTATCATATGTTGTTTCTTCGGGTGATTTTGGTGAATCTGATTGTTGATCTTGGATTACTTTTGGACTTCCAGAGTCTGGCTTTACACTATCACGTGTTTCTGGAGTTCCAAAACCAGAAGAAACTTCTGCTTCAATTAAATCATCAATACATTTATGACCCTTTTCAGCTTCTAATTGTTCTTGTTTGTAATAATTTGTAACATCTTCTTTCATATCCGCAAAATCAGCAGGATTATATTTACCTTTATATTTTTCTTTGTGGTTGTAATCAAATTCTTGTTTGTACTGAGATTCTTTTAATGGTGAATAAACATCTTTTAATTCTCTATCGTGTTTTTCTATTGCACATTTCATCACAGCAACATTCTCTTTGAATACTTCTTCACTCTTATCAGCCTTATTGACTTTATACACGATAAGTTCTTCTTTTGATTTGTATTCTTTCTTAATTTCTTGTGCCGACATGATAGTTTTGTATGGTTGATTAGTTCTTGTCGCCCATAATTTATTTCTTTCTTCTGGTAGAGTTCTTTGAACATTATCAAACATTAATTTTAATTTTGCAGGATCTATTGATTTGTCTTTTGGACGTTGATCTAATATGGCTTCTTTTATTCTCTTTGGATCATTGATGGGTTGTTGCTGTTGTGAACATTGCGTACGTGAAAGAAATTTATTTTGTTGAATACCACCAGTAGAACATGTCGCTCCATACATACGTTGTAATTGTGTTGGATTTTGTCCACCAACGGTAGTAATTCGACCAGGACTTATCATCTGTACTTGTTGACCTCTGTACATAGCTATGTTAATTATATACTTAAGAATTATAAAAACTCGCATAACTCAACGCATGAAAATTTAATTCAAATAATGTAATTAACACTATGTGAATTTCACATAATAATCTAAAATGGAAATTCTTCTTTCTCAGCATCACGTAAATATTCGATAATTTTTCTTGTTGCGGATCCATTTCGAGCTATAATTATTCTATCTCCCATATAATACAATGTTTTAAATTTTTCATAATTCTGTTCGAATAATGATTGAGGTATATCTTTCTTAACCCAATATCCACAATAACATCCTTGTGAATTTGTGTAATTTATTATTTTATACCTCATCGTGTTATAAAATTCTGTTATTATTTGCATTGACATATTATATTTATCAGTTATTGTGCGAAATTTCTTGAGTTTGTGACGACCACATGATAAAAAAATATCGACAGCCATATTTACATTTATACATATATTACTCTTTCTCAAATTTTTAATGTGGTTACGTAACGTTATGAGATCATTAACGTCAAATAGTTTTCGTGTGAATGGATTTTCTGGATATGTCGGAAATGGTTTTTCATATTCTGATTGATTTAATTGGAATGCTAATGTACCTAACAATGTTCTAATATCCCACCACATTGAATCCATATAAATCCAATATATGAATTGTACTTCATTCCAACTGGATGAAATTCCAAATAATCCATGTAAATAATTATCGTCTAACTCACATTGTTTTTCTTTGAGTTTAATGTTGAAAATTTCAATACACTTATCAATACACTTACTAATAATTTGTTTTTTATTCATTTTATCTCGAATTATAGTTATTGCATTATCATCATATTGATGCTTTTCTATGTGATGTTTACAAAAATCTTGATGTATTATTGCTTTACAACAGCATTTACTAAGCGCATCATTTTTTTTGGACATACATTTTCCGTTATACAATGACATAGTAACTATTAACTATTATTATAATAATAATATGTTATTTTTTATACCGACTGAAAAATTATAGAAAGATTTATTAGTATCAGGTAAGGAGGCTCCGATCTCATAACCTGATATACGAAGCCACATATCATATTTTAATTGCGTCTAAGTGCACCATATAAAGCAAAAATAATAAATATGTTATTATAGTATATGAGTGCCTCTACATTTAAGGGTCTATCAAAAAATATAGATGAACAAACAAATGGCACACAAACTACAACATCAAGTGAATCAGATGTTGTCTTATCAAAAGAAGTACAATTAAAAAAATTTAAACCAAAAGAAATATGTTATTATAACATGATACATAAATTTTATAAACAAACAAGTGTATCACATATTACAAAAATGATAGATATTATAAACGGTGATTCAAATATCTCTTTACGCATATTAGATTGGTTTGTTACTAGATATTCCAACAGAAAAAAGATAATTATTTCTGTTGGTGTTGTTCCAACCTTTACAGGTGATGAAGTGATTGATGTACATATTAGTTATAAAGCACAACTTAAATCATATAAGAAAAAATATTTTGATCCATTCAAACGACGTGCAAAATTTGAATATAATTTTAAATCTGTTCAAAAAAAAATATGTACGACTCTTGGACAATTAAATTTTTTTAGATGGGCTATTGAAAATAGTATCATTGATTATGTAGAAAAAAATTATGACTCGATAACACACGAAATGAATATCTCTAATAAAAATGATAAAAAACGCAAGAAGGAAAAAAGTATAGAACAATTAGTTATCCCCCAAACTAAAGGGATGACTAAAAATAATATTATTGGTATAAATGTTACTAAACAAATTGTTCCTCAAGAGGATTTTAAAATTATACTTACATTTGATTAATCATCATCTTCTTCACTTTCAACCTTTTTAGATTTTTGTTTTGATGCTTTTTTTGAAACATCAACTTTTGGTGCAGGTTTTTTGGTAGGTTTTTTTGGTGGTTCTTCTTCAGACTCTTCATCGTCTTCTTCCTCATCCTCTTCCTCCTCGTCATCCTCTTCCTCTTCTTCCTCATCATCTTCTGACTCTTCCTTAGGAGATGATTTCTTTACATCTTTTTTTCCAGATGTTTTTTTTTCTTCGACTTCTTCATCAGTTGCGTCAGAATCTGCTTCATCATCAGAATCCTTAATCATTTTTACAGGTGCCTTAGATGTTGTTGTTTTTTTGGAAACCTTTTTAGTATCTTTTTTAGACTCTTTTTTGGTTTCTTTATCAGATTCTTCTTCAGATTCTTCTTCAGATTCTTCCTTTGATTCTTCAGGTTCTTTAGATTCTTTAGATACCTTCACATCTTTCTTCGGTTCAACAACTGGAGTAGATTGGGTATCTTCTTCATTGACGCATTGACATTCATCTGCAAACGCGTTCTTTCTAAATGCATCTTTGAATGATGATCCTGCCTGACTTGACTCAGTCACGAAAATTTGTAGACAAGTTGCTGCGACATTATATGTGAATTCATTTTGAATCTTCGCAACTGACACACGTAGACGATCAAGTGACATGAGACATCTGACTGTGCAATTCCATTTGACGAATTTCTCAACATCTGTCATGTTTTCAATACCTTTTTGAAGTTCCATAGTTCCGTTTGGTAGTTTGACACGAACTTGTGTTTTAATTTTCTTTGAATTCCAATCAGAATCAAACATCAGTTTGAGACGTTCTAGTGGCTTCTTTTCCTTAACAATCTTGTTACCGTCTTCATCTTCTTGTTCTTGTGGAAGACGTGCGAGAGTCTTGTAAACATATTGAGACCGTCTTTCTTTGATGAGTCCTTCCAGAATAGAATCTTTATTGGCCTCGAGATATGTGTCAATTGCCTTAAGTGCATCACGTAGTTCTTTTCCGCCAGTGATTTGTTTTCCGTCAGCCTTCGCGACTGGATTTGGATCAAGTGGAATTCTAACGAACATACGTTTATCATCAGTTGCATAGAATTTGCTTGGTTTACCATCCTTGTCAGTTTTCTGGGGAATACCACCTTCAGTGAGTTTAATTTCACCAGTTTTGAAAACGAGTGGTGCTGTTTTTTTGGTAGAAACTTGTTTTCCATCAACAACTTCTGGTACATCGTAATCATAATTTAGATATGCAGTATAAAATACTCTATCAGTTTTCTTTTTCTGCGTATCGATTTGTTTCTTATCAAGTTTAACATGTAGTCTGGTAATATCAAAAGTCTTAGGATCGATGCAGAGTTGTTGTTCGCTTGCCATGATTAAGTAAAGATAATGCTATTAAAAAGGTATTATTCTTTAGGTAGTTAAATTTTCAATTTTTCCGCATATATATTGGACAAATATTCGTCGTGCGTTTGAATACTTTCACACAGAAAAAGTTGAAAAAATAATTACAATTTGTATACGACATATTAATTATAATTACAATGGATAGCGAATTTGTCGACGTATGTGATATTATGAGAAAATGTAAAAAAAATACATTTGTTAGAAGAACAATACAAAATACCAGACCGATTCAATCAATGACATCATATACATTTGGCCCACAAAAAACACCCATTATATACAATAACAGAACTATGAATTATTATGTAACTGCTCGTAAATGTCATATTGATCCTATTCTCGATATCGAAGTGGATCCATCATATGCATTCGAATATCCTTATCAATGGGATCCATATACCGGAGAAAAACAAGGAATCGATCCATACGGTCCATTATATTTTCACCCAGCAAGTATAGCATATTATTTTTATTCAAAACGACTCAATGGTTTATGGAAAAATGGCGAAGATACGACAGATGGACTATTCGAAGGATATTATGATCGTTTTGTTGGTTCTGGCGAAGATCTTGAAGTTGTCGGAAGAGGTAAATATCCAGAACTATATTTATTCAGATTACCAATATTAGATTGTTATCTTACACAAGAACATGACAGATCAATCGTAACAATCGGTCCAAAACTTACATCTGATGAAATAGCTACTCTCGATAAATTATGTATGTTACCAGAAGTACATCAATTCTTTGTAAGTAATTTTAAGAAAGCGTGTCCATCATTACAATTACTTAAAAAAATATATGATTTAGCAATTGCCAAAGATACTAAATTACCACAAGAATGTGTTAAAAAATACGAAATTCCTCAATATTATTATGTAGATGAACTCAAAAAAATATAATGTTTTATTTAAAAATGAAAATATAATGTATTGACATGTAACAACTCAATAGTTATATCAAAACAAATATGAATCACTTTAATTGGAGTGATACTTTTTCATATACCGACAACGACACAAAAATTATTGCTGTCAGAGTATGTAACATATTCCGTTCATCGGTTTGTGTTAAATGGTTTCATCCACACAAAAAACCATGTGATGATGTTATGTTAGAATATATTGATGGACATATTGGATATACTTCAATTAAAAAATACAATAATAAACATTTGACAACACAAACTGTAAAAAAACTCAATGCACTTATTGGATACAATCATTCAAAAAGATTATGTAATTTAATCAAGATCAGTGACAATTATATTGATTGGTCACACATTATGTGTTATGCATGTATGATTGGAGATATTAAATTTATTGAATACACTTTGCGACATGGTGCTGACGATTGGGATACATTGTTATCTTATTCGTGTAAAAATAATTGGATATATCTCGCACAAATTGCTATACTCAAAGGTGCGACATATTGTAGTCATTGTAATTACTCAGTGATTAATCATTATCGTTTCGGATTGTCGAATGATATATTTAACTTAAGACGAATTTCAGATCGGTATAGTAAAGTTGCACTTCTCAAAGCGACACACGAGTGTGTCGCAATAGTTTTGTCAACACATACTGGAATAAATTTACGAACATATTGTTATGAATTAATCAATTATCTGGAATATCATGCTACTGGTTATGTTGCGTATTGGGCCGAGTGTGAAGTTGGTGACAGTTGGACATCCGACTCTGTCGGATGTCCAACTCTTAGGCGGATTGGAGTACTTAAGCACTCCAATCCACGTGACCCACGTAATAGATCTTTTACTATTTCAAGAGTCAAATCAATTCTATACGAAGCATTTTATACAATATTAAAGAACGCAGATTCAGATGATGTGTATCGATATAATTGGATATTTGATCATTATTATCCCCAATATGACATATCACGTTGTGGTGTTGACAAGTTTCGTGATCACGAACACATATGATAATTTAATTGAATTATCATACGTATAACAGAAATAAATTTATAAATAAAATTTGTTTATTCATCATCCTCTATTGGAATGAATGTGTTTGTTGTTGCCTTATTTAGAATATCATCCATAAGAACTTCTTCAGTATCACCAATAACATCACGTTTTATATCCGTTATTGGTTCGACATATTCTGATTTTTCAATCATATCAGAATCCATAAGAATCTCGCACATACCAGTACCGCTACGAATAACATTACCTGTCATGATTCGTGCAGACACACCTTTGAGTGAATCAGATTCATTAAATAGTGATGCAATTAATAGTTGCTCTACTGGCTTTTCGAATGATACTTTTCCAAGAAGTGCAGCATCAGTACGTCCGATACCATGACGATCGACAGATATCATAAAACCATCTCTAGTCATCAGATCAACCAGAATTGATAAGTGATGATAATTCAAGTTGGAACCGGAACCATTTACTACAGATGTGATTTCACACATCAGCATATTCCTCGCAGCTTCAATTCCAAATATTTCGTATACTTTCATTACATCATTACATAATGTTCTATTCAGATCAACACCGTTGAGGTATCTAACATCAGTCATATTAGTACCAGCAGAAACGACTGAATATTCTTTTAGTGTTTCTATTGCACTATCTGGATTGTCAAAATTTACATATGATGCCTCATCAATACCATCTATGTCATCAATACCAACAAGTCCTTTTATCTTGAACGTGTCAATAATAACTTCAATAAATTTATGCATCACTTCAATTGATGGTTCACTCATATCGAACCGAATGTGTATGATTGGTATATCATCATTGTCAGAATTACTCAACACACTACATCTGACAACTTTGTTGAGAACAAGTTTTTCGTCTTTTGATAATTTTTTCATATCATTATGACGTGTTTCCCACATATTGCAGAATTTACTTAGAATGTCAAGTAGTGTGACATCTTTTAGTAACAACTTTTCGCGATTAAATTCGATTCTCATTAACCATGGGAGATCAGTTATATCTGATTGACAACTCGCCGATGTCGAATGTGTGAAAAATGGTTTTCCAATGTGATCATTCTCCATGAAACCACCAGCTTCAGTCGGACGTGGATCATAATATATATCAATCCTATCTCTCAAATGACCTATTGTTGTTTGTTTAATATGTGCTGCTATACGATTAGCCATTTCTTTATTATGCATATTTTCTTTATTCATAAAAATAGTCATTTGCGGTGTCTTAATATTCTTTGCAAGACTCAATAATTCTTTCATTCTGGGTACACCTTGAGTAATCGATCCACGTGCACCGACTCCACTTTGATGGAAAGTATTGAGTGTCATCTGTGTCAGTGGATGACAAATTGATTGTGCTGCTAAAATTCCGACATTTTCACCAGCTTCGACTAGATTTTTACGATAACTTGTTACAATTTCGTTAAAAGCAATCTCAAATTCTTCTTCAGTGATACCATACTCAATAATACACCGTCGAGGAGCAAACGCATTATGGATTGCTAAACACATTGAAGTCTTGACAATCATTTCATCGTGTAATTTTATAGATTTATCTTCTTTGGCATTTTTCGATACACATACGAGATGTGTATTTTTGTGTCCCAATAATTCATCGAGACGTTGTAATACATAATCCGGCGTTAATTTCTTACCGGTATGTTTCATATTTTTAACTTGATCAACAATACGATATATACCAATCGGTAACATGAAATCTAAATATTTCTTGAATGTTTTAAAATCTACATGTGCTTTGATTTGTGTTTGTCTGATGCGATCACGGAAACCAATAAGCCATTCAATGTATTTGTCATTATCAGCACTCGTAAAATGATCAAATTTGGATAATTCATCAGGTGTAAATTTATAACGTTTATTGACATCTGAATTACCCATACCAAGAATATCAACACTATATTTGTATTGACTGATAGTATTCGCACCAGTATCACCATACGTAAATTGTATGATTGATCCACTGGATGATCTTAATGTACCATCATAGTTGACATGAATATCTTCCATTGTTTTAATTAATTTTCTTTGAGTGTATCCAGTATCTGCAGTCTTAATTGCAGTATCGATAAGACCTTCTCTTGCAGTCATATTATGGAATACAAATTCGCTGTAACTTAATCCGTTCAAGAAACAATTTGTAATAAATCCTCTTGCACTCGCTCTATCATCATCGCGTGGAAAGTAAGCAAGTGATCGTTTTTCTGCTTTCTTTTGGATACGTCCACTTTCGAAAATTTGTTGCCCCATGAACACAATCATTTGTCCAGTAAAAGACGGACTTCCTTTGGAACCAGATCCATTCGCAGACATAATATTAATTCTGTTTTCGACTGGTAAATTATTGTTAACTAATGAATGAGCTGTATTACCTACATTATTTAAAGTTCCTTGTAACGTTGCTTCAAAAGTTGCAACATCCATAATACTCGGATCATTCTCGTATGATGTGATGAGTATATCAGATTTTAACATTTCTGTCGTTCTGAGTTCTTCGACTTGTTTGTTTAGTTCTTTTGATATAAACGTGTCACCGACACCAACAGAAAATCCATTGAACAATAGGAAACTATTCACAAGTCTCTGAGCATTATCAAAAAATCTACGCGCTTCATTGGCATCATATTCGTCTAAAATGAGTTGAATCAAATTTTGTGATTGTCCATCAGCCAAATATGCTTTTCGTAATGCACCTGATACAAGATTACCAAAACTAATAAGAGGATCTTTTTTCTGTCCATTATTGAATTTATTTATTCTTTCAGGTAGAATACACGAAAATAATTCATGTCCAGAATAAATCTTATTTTTATCAATTTGTACTTTCTTTGGTAGATCACATGATGCCAGTAAATTCATAAATGTTTTACCATCGATTTTTACTGAATCTTGAGTCATACAATAAGCACCCAACACACCATCTTGTTTTAAGCCCATACATAGATAACTAGTTTCAGGAGATACCATGACATATTTTACATCAGATAATTCTTCAAGTTCGATCTTAGTTTGAATACACTGTGGTACTGTTATATTCATTTCATCACCATCGAAATCGGCATTATATGCTTGTGTTACTCCAACATTGACACGGAAACTATCATAACGTTCATCAAGTAACACTTTGACATAATGACCCATCATTGATTGTTTGTGAAGAGTCGGTTGACGATTGAGCAACACAACATCACCATCCATTAAATGACGTTCGACTATATCACCGACTCTCAGTGTGACCTTGTCTTTTCTAAACCGTAAATCAATAGGCATCACACGCCCACCATCTCCATAACTTTTCGGAATAACAACATTAGCACCTGGATAAATATCTCTGCCATTACGAACATGTTGACGCATTTTTTCAATATTATATTCTGTCACAACTTCTGGATATGTTAATGTTTTTGCAATTGTCAACGGGACACCAATTTCATTAATACTAATCATCGGATCTGGTGTAATGACTGTTCTTGCAGAGAAATCGACACGTTTTCCCATTAGGTTAGATCTGAAACGACCTTCTTTACCTTTGAGTCGAGAAGTTATCGATTTTAATTGTTTTCCTTTTTGTTCTGATTTCGGCATGAATGGTGTTTCATTATCCATATATGTCGCAATATGATACTGTAATAGTTGTGCTTGTTCAGACATATTTTTAACTAATTGTCCACTCATTGATGCGTTACGTGTTGCAACAGCTTCATTCTTCTTTACAATATCAGCAATTTTACGAGTTAGATCATCTTCACGTGTTACAGAAGAGCCATCTGATCTCACAGATGGCCTCACTGGAACAGGTGGCACTGGAAATATTTTATGAATCATATCTTCAGGTCTACTCTTTTTTGGATCTAAACCAAGAATAATACAATCTTCATCACTAATATTTTTCAAAATATTGTAACAATCTTCTGGTGTGAGTACTTGTTCGATTTTTTTGTCTTTTGTAGTTTCATCTGTTGCTATATCCATTTTAAATTCTGCAACGAGATTTACGGTGAGTTGTGATTTCTTATGATCTAATTTAATTTTTGATACTGGAGTACCACACCCATAACCCGGTCTCTGACAATGCATAACATCTTTGACTAAATTTTTAACTTCTGCCAATCTATTTTTACCTGATTTATTTTTGAGTATGTCTTGTAGTTCAGCTTCATTGTTATATACAAGTAGTTTTGAACATTTCAAACACACACATCCTAAAATTTTTTTCACGAATGGTAGATAGCCTATATGAAACACGTATTCTTCAAGTGTGATGTGTCCAAAATGACCACCACAATATGTCGAATTTAATCCACATGTCGCACACGTAATATCTTCACTAGTTGTTCCCATGCGAGGATCGATCAAACCATTGCGTTTTGGTTCCAATCCATCAAATAAATCGGGAACAGTTATACCAGCATTATCTCTACCAAGAGCAGAAATATTTCGAATTTCGAGGTTGCCTAATATTGTAAAATCTACACCATTGACTGTCTTTCTCGATGTGACATTCATGATATATGTTATATATATATATAATGTTTTAAGTCAATGCAGTAGATTTATTTTTTTTCATTTTTTTATTGTATTATTTATTGGTTGTGAAGTACATTTTTGAACATAAATATATTCAAAAATAATTTAATAAGTGTTATTTCACTCATACTAAATTGCGTAAATATCATACACAGATAATTGTAGTATATCGGATAATTTACGAGTCATTTGGATTTTTTTACCATCTCTAATTATGACGACATTTAAATGATCATTTTTATTATAATTAATTTCGTTGAACCGTAAAATATTTGTTAATGATATCTTCATATTCTTATCAGTTGCATACTTCATAAATAATTTTTTGAGACAAGTCGTCGTATCATTGTGGATTAATGAACATTCCCTAACAATACCAGTTACTGCTAAATTTACATCATATGATTTTTTATTTGAATATTCATTTACATGTTCTATCATTTTTGATATACTATAATTTTCTTGCGAAACATCATAAACAATATATTGTTCGACTCCTCTGATTTTTTTTACGACTTGAATATAATCTGAATGAATATCAACCATCGTTAAACAAAAATAATACATAGTTCGTAACATGATACATTTGAAATATGTTAACGCGAGAATACACATATATCTCCAATATATTGATTTTTGTTTATCGTCATGCAGAGAATATACTGATTCAATACTACATATTTTTTCACATACACGTGACATAATATTTTGTATGTATGTTTTTAATTGTAAAATAATAAAAATAATATTGGTTACCATTACAGATACCATTTATGATACTTATACACTTTATTAACTTTATATATTTTTGTAAAAAAATTGATATAAATTTATGTTAATACGATATTGATATAAATATTATAAGTAAATGGACGTTTCGACACAACAAACTGAAATATCACCATGGATTGAAAAATATCGTCCGACAAATCTGGATGAAATTATATCGCATCATCATGTCGTCTCATCTTTGAGACAATACATTAAACGACAAACATTTCCAAATATTATTTTATTTGGACCACCAGGAACAGGTAAAACATCACTCATAACTGCATGTGCAACAGAATTATTCGGAGCAAATGTTAAACTATGCACATTAGAAATCAATGCGTCTGAAGAAAGAGGTATTGATATTGTACGTTCGAGAATATCACAATTTGTTGGCGGAAAAAATACTTTTTCGTGGGATGATAAAAATATACCTCCAATAAAATTGATAATTTTAGACGAAGCTGATTCAATGACACTTGACGCACAAATTGCATTAAAAAATGTTATAGATACTTATTCACGCACATCTAGATTTTGCCTAATGTGTAATTGTATTAAAAAAATTCATACGTTACTGTTATCGAGATGTGTGAGATTCAGATTACATCCATTACCAAAAATTCACGCAATCGAAAGAATAAAAACAATATGTGAAAATGAAAATGTGTCAATAGATGATGATGCATTACAAAATATTATAAAATCATCTAATGGTGATATGCGACACGCAATCAATGTTTTACAATCGGTTCACACTGCATACGAAAATGTAAATGTTGCATGTATTTGTAAATACCTTAATCAAATACCAGATTTAATTGTGACACATATAATTAAGTTTATGAACAAAAATAGTGTTGAAACATCATATCAAGAAATCATGAAAATAATAAATTCAAATGGATATTCATTTAACGAATTAATATCATTAATTAATACAAAAGTATTAAATCATGTTATTATGGTTAAAGGTGACATTTCTACGAAGGATCATGATAAAATTATAAATGAAATGTCATTGAGTAAAAAATGTGAAATTTTGGCTGGTTTAGGAAAAATAGAATCTCAATTATTTTCAAATGTGAATATTAAAATATTAGTACTTTCATTAATTGGTTTGTTTATCAACAAAAATTGAAAAAATATATACATATTTATCAATTAGTATAAAGATAAATAAATTACTTATACACTATATACGAATGGAACAACAGAATCGTTACGCATTTTTAAAATCAGATATTGAATTATCAACTGATGATAAACTTTCAAAAGCCCAACGAAATCTGATAATTCGTTCAAAATGTCGAGATAGTTGCACATCTGATTATGATAAACAACCTGTGTATAAAACTGATTATAAACAAGTACCAACTCGTGGTAAATCTTACACTAAACATGGGGGTTTAAAATCACAGGATGTTGCATTTGACTCAAGAATGCCACCAACATCTCATGTGTCTGACACGAGTTTTTCACAAAGTGAAAAATGTCGCGTTGGAGAATCTAGTGTTCATGAACAACAAAGTGAAATAATTGATGTATTGCAAAAACAATCAAGCCTGGCTAGTGCAGATGTTGTATCACCACCTGATACGGATAGTATGGAACATACAAATGGATCCAATTTAATATTAAAGAATTATTGGACTGTTTGGATTCATAAAAATTCTTCAACAGATTGGTCTCTAGGAGGTTATAATAAGGTTATGATTATAAAATCAATTGCAGATTTTTGGAAATTTATAAATAATTTTAATAAATTGATGTATGCTGATTATCAATTTTTCATCATGAGGAATGATATTACACCAACATGGGAAGATCCTTCGAATAAATTTGGTGGTGCTGCATCGATAAAATTAAGTGTAACAGATTCATGTCTTCTAACGATATGGGAAAGGATATGTTTACAAATGATATGTGAAAAATTATATTTTGGTGCGGCTCCAAGCACAGATGTTAATGGAGCATCTTTTAATCTTAAAGATACAACCACTGTAATAAAAATTTGGAATAATGATAATAGAAATGATATTGTTAAAAAATTATCAATTGTTGGTGTTAACTCAATACCAGAACCAGGAAATTTTAGGACAGTTGGTAGACCTCGATGCGACCAAGGAACTAATTCAAAATATAAAATCATTTATATTAAGAATCGGCCAGATCATTAAATATTTTTATTTATTTCGAATTATTATTTATGATGTTTAAAACATCATAAATTATAAATAAAATTTAATAAAAAAATTAATCATTATCTTCTTCATTATCTTCTTCATCGTCTTCTTCATCATCTTCATCATCGTCTTCATCATCGTCTTCTTCGTCGTCGTTGTCATCATCATCCTCTTTTTCTTTTTTAGATATTCCTTTCTTATCTTTCGCAATTTCTTTTTTGGTTTTTGTTTCATCCTCAAATTCTTTCTTTAATTCAATATCATCATCACTCTGATATAATGTTTCGGCATCTTCAAACGTATTTTTTGTATCAGTTGCTTCTTTTGGTGTGATACATGCAACAAACGTACCGAGTGTTGCAACAGAATATTTAATACATAATGGATACTTGGTAACTTTCATTAGGAGTTGTACATACGGACTAAGACTTGCACATTTTGAGAATTGATTTAGATGTTTCAATTCATACACACCTTGTGCTATCTTGTCTTGACTCTTGGTTGAAAATTGAATTTTTACTCCACTGTTACTGGCTGTGTAACTCGTCGCACGTGATGCATAACCTTCACACATAAAAACGATTGTATTTTTCGTACAACGAATTTCCATTGATGAACTGAGTTGTGCCATATCCTTACATAATTTATGAAAATCATTTGAATTCATAGTAACATCAACATCATATTCGATTGGTGGAGGTTTTAGATCCATTGGACCAATATCCATGAGTTTTAATTTGAGTTCAGATCGTTTCATAATTTCACTATTGTTAACAGATAATACAAGTGATTGTATATCATCCTTATCAATATACATAACTAATTCATCTTCATTGTCAGCTGATTTTAAAAGTTTGTTTAAACTGAGTAAATTAACACCAATTTCCCACGATCCTGTTTTTGAATTACATTCAAACTTCGTGAAATTTTCTGCCGCAAGTCGAAGATATACCAAAACGGTTTTCTCAGGTGACATATTGAGAATTCTCACACCACTAAATGGTTGACTCTTTTTATCACCATCTGTTGTTGATATTTTCGTTTTCTTTCCCTTACCTTTTTTATCTGAATCAGATTTATCATCACTAGATCCGATAAATTCGATTGGTGTCTCATTCATGATATCACGCAATACTTCAAAAAGTGTTCGCATTTGTCTTACATGTTCTGTCTTGAGGTATACGATATGGGACATTTATAACATATTCATTGGTTCTTCTTTATATATCGTTTATCTTTCATTTTTTTATGTGTTAAAATATTGTGAAAAATAACCATATATATACATTTAAGTCGCGAAATTCGGGAATTTGTGCCCGAATTGTCGCAAGAACTTTCCGTATCGGAAAGTTGTCGCTAAAATTCGTGTAATGTATAAACTTTAACGCAATGAGATTTTGCTTACAAAATCTCATTTTTAATTCTCGTATTAAAAATGAACTTCATAAAAAATCTAATATACTAATATATAAATAAAATGTTTGAGTTAGTGAATCCATATATCGATGGCTCATTCGAAACGACATATGATGCAAAAACTCCTCTTGATGGAGCCGACATGTTTTGGAACGCATTTTCCAAATTAATTGTTAATCACATATCAGAATTCTTTTTTACATTAAAAGATAGTGATGATGGTAAATTATATTCATTCAAGGTATCTGAATCCAAATCAGATGATGGTGAAATAAAATACACGATCGTTCCGATTGATATAGAACTATCACAAAAAGAAAGATATGCATTCGATGAAAATCTTCGTAAATTGGTTAAACAAAGTGGTGGTAAACGTGATATATTTGATGATTCATCGTCGTCATCATCATCGTCCTCGTCATCAGATTTGTATAATGATGACGATATCGAAGTTATCGATCATGCTATTGTCAAATTTAATAAACTACGCATACGTAATAGACCAATATCATATTATATTTATAATCCGTCGTTGTATAAACTATCATCAACTTTTATTCCGATATTCACATATCCAATCGCACCAGTCGTTAAAGTTGATTTTTCAACAGCACTATTTGGTTAGACCCTGCATGATACCCAATATTGTTACGTTTGTATGTATTACGCTATTGAGTTCATCTGCTTTGGCAGATGAACTCAATAGCTTATTACTTAGTTTTTGTTTGTTTTTTCTTACCAATCCGTTTGATATTACTCTTGATACTTACACCACGCATTGTGTCCATATCATGAATCATATCTTGTGCTAATTTCTCACATTCACTTGGTGTTTTCTTTCCTGAAAAGACTTTCATTTTAGCGATAATTGCTTTTTGTATAATTTCTTCCTTCAATGGTTGTTTTGTTGATGTTTTCTTAAAAACAATCGATCCTTCACTCAACTCGATTTTATCTTTCTTTTCTTTTTCGAGATATTTTTTAATGTATTCCTCATATTTTAGTTTCTTTTCATTAAGTTCTTTAATTTCCGCACGTTTTTCAGAAATGAGATCATCAATTTTGATATATGCTGTCACATTTTCTTTGAGAAGAGCAGTATTTGCGGGTTGTGTCTGTTCTTCTTCAGATTCCTCTGTTACAACATCGTTCGATGATTCGTCGTCACTCATTTGTAATTATATAACATATTTATAAAAAAAAGTTAATGTACTAACGCGCAAAATATTGATAAATAAAAAACTCATTCATTTTCTATGTGAACAATATTCCACTTTTTGTTGCGCCAATCGACATTCGTTGAAATAAAAATAATGATAGGTATCAATAATTCGCTAATACACACAATAGATCCTTCAACACACACAGCATATAACTCTTCATATTCAGCTGTATTAATTTCAGATGGATTGTATATTCGTTTCCGCATTTCATCACTCTCATTGAACTCGTCCATGTGCACAAAAAATTCATCCATTATTGGGTTTGAATCGTCCATTGTTGATATTCCAGAAAACATATGCATATTAGTATTTTCACGTTTATTGTAATATGCAACATAAACATTGATAATATTTTCATAATGTTCTTCCATTTTAATAATGTATTTATGAAAACAATAAATATACTAATCATTTTTCAATTTTTTAATGAAAAGATATTTAATAATCTTTTCATAATTAAATTTTTAATATAAACATGTTTAACATAATCCTTTGATATTGATGTCTGGTTCGATACTTGATTGTAACCATGGAGATGCGACAAATTTCGGGCAAGGTGGTGTTCCACGAATATCATATGACGGGTTCTTTAGTGATGTTCCTACAGTGTTAACACCGACTGGTCTGGTAACATTAATTAAATGACGATTCTTTACTTTAATTGGTTCAGGCATGACTTCAAACCAATTTTTGTTAACTTCTTGAGGTAAGAGTTCATCAACTTTAAATAAATCTTCTGGTGATTGTTTTTTTCTTCCACTTGATGTGTATGATGCAGAATTACCTCCAGTTTCATCTACTGGTTGAAAACCATCATTTCCACGTGCATAACTATCATTTACTTCATTACTATTTGCTCTATAAAATTGATCCCATTCGCTTATGTCAGTTGCTCCACGAGTACTCCCACTATATGAGTTTGATGCATTTTTTGCAGATGATTCATTTTTCCAATTAAACTTTTTTAATACTTCTGGATCAATCGATTCAGTATCTGCTGTTATGGGATGTTTTTTATTTTCTTCAGCAGTCAATGTGTCAATTAGGTCATCAACCGAACCTGCTTTTTGCACAATACCTGCACGATCAACCGTTCCAACATTATGTATTGGTTTTGAATTCATAAAATATAAGGCAAGTACTGCAATTATAATTAAAACTCCAATCAGTATATGTGTATTTGATAATTTCATCGATTATATATAATAATGCCAGATATTTTTGTAAACTATTATTTTTATTGTGTATATTTGTGGAATTTTGATTAAAACAATTATTGTAATAGGCGAGGTAGAGCTTCGCCTATTAGGCGTAATTCCGTTGCGCGTAATACTTATCAAAAATTTTAATTAAATATAATTGTATTTGGACAAAACATAAAATATGTCGTATACATTTTATATTATAAATAGTTTCATATTATAAAAATAAAATGTTCATTATAGATATATATATTTATCATGGCACAAGAATCCCCGATAGATGATACTCTTCATATGGCAAGTGTTTCACAACCGACGAATCCAGTATCTGTATCGTCGTCTGAAGGAATACGTAGAAATGTTCTGAAATTTTTTGCGCCTTCCGTTGCCGAAAATACTATACCTGCACACGTAAAATTAACTGTTGATAACGTACTCGCAATGGTTAACAAAGATAATATCGATGCTGCAATTACGGCTCTCAGCAAAACAGCATCACAAGACAAAGACGCATTTGTCCAATATCTATCCCAGATAAGACCGAGTGGTATGAATTTAATGCAAGACATTATACAAAATGTTAAGGATGTTACTGTCGCCAACAAACTCGGAGATTTTCTTAAACAATATGCACCAAGACAAACTGATTCATTTGTAATGGATTCTGTTATAGAATCAGAAGCACCACGAGTAGTGCCACAAGTAGTGCCACAAGTAGCACCACAGAATGTAAATACATTCGAAACTTCGCCAATGCCATCAGATTTCGCACAACAAACATTCTCAGCAACATCCCCAATGCCACCAACTGCACAAGCACCACAAACAGTGCAAGAAGACAAAGGATTCCTACAAACAATCAAAGACTTTTTTGGAAAACCATTGGGACTCACCGGTGGTGAATCGTCTGATAATAATGATGCAGATTTAACTACCGAACAAATTATCGAAAAAGTTATTAATGGTACGTTGGATGGAGGCTCGTCAATGATTTCGGGAACACGTCATGCAAATAGATATTTCGATTACTCTGTATCAGGTGGTGCGAAAAAAAAACGATCATCAAAAAAAGTACATGATATGAGTCGCGAAGTTAACGACATTCATGACCGTACAGTGGCATCAATTAAAAAACTCATGAAATGTACTGATGAAGAAGCACAAACATATAAATCAGTTTTATATCGTCGTGTCAAGGCAGAACATCCCGAATTATCATCAAAAGATCGTGCACTCAAAATGGAAGAACTTGCAACAAAAGATGTATTGAAAGCTATTGATCTACCAGCCGAAATGAAGAAACGTGAAATTGAAAAAAGCGAACATCCACCAAGGGAAAAATCAGAGAAATCCGATAGATCAGATAAGACAGCTGAAAAATCTGAGAAAAAAACTAAAAAGAGTAAAAAGGATTCAGAATCGAGTGACAGTTTTAACTTAAGTCTGTAAATTTAATTGTATTTTAATTAAGATTTATATTTTTAGAAATATAAATCTAACCACATAATATTATAATGTCGACCGAACAAAAAATATCTGATAAAATCGGAACAACTTCTGGATTATTCACATCGTTATTGGGTGGTGTGGATCCACATAATATAACGAATCGTTTTATTCAACCACATATCGATGAACTGAAACATAATGTCAAACCATATATTTATTTACATGCCATATTACAAATTGTGATAATTATTTTACTTATACTCATATTGGTTAAAATTTCTAAGAAATAATAAATAATATTTTTATTGTAAATATCGTACGACGGAACAAATAATGTTGTTATTATTTGTTCTATGCTCCATATTTTATTTTATTTATGTAAATCTTTTTTAACGACTATATATATATTAAACAATAATGGATTCATATAAAAAGTTACCTGTTAATGTTATAAAATACACTATTAGTTTAATCCTAATATTTACATTTGTGTGTTTAATTCCAAATAACAAATTAGGTATTAAGGATGCTTTTATACTCGCATTAATCGCAACATTGTCACTAGCAGTCTTAGAACATGTCACAATGGTATTATGTCCAGATATTCGTGAAGAACGAATTGAACATCTGGCTGTCAAAGATGATGTATCTGACACAAATACCAAACCTAATGATAGTACACCGATTGCACCAGTAACTGCAGATAAACCAGTCGATACTGTCGAATCGTCAAATAATGTACCGACACCGGCACCAGTTACCGACACTCAAGTAACTGAAGAATTAAAAAAACACGTTGCACCACCAGCAGAACAACCAGAACAACCACACAGTACTGTTGTTGTCAAAGTACCAGAAGGTACTGGAACCAAAGATGTCATGGAATCAACTGGAAGTCGCACTGACAATGATCTTATAAAGAGTGATATGCCATATACTGATTATCACCATTTACCACTCGGAGATTATTATAAACCCACTGATTTTGAGTACGGATATTCATTTTTGCCTCCTGAAAAATGGTATCCAGAACCACCGTTCCCACCAGTGTGTGTATCTGAAAAACGGTGTCCGGTTTGTCCAGCATATACAACAGGTACGCCAGTAGACGTTAAAGAATGGATGGCATCATCAAGAATTACACCACCCGACAGAATTAATACGGATTATGTTAAAGAAAAATTAAATTCTGGACGGTAACAGATATAACTTTCCTCTAGCTAATCGATATAAATCTTTTTTTCCATTTCCACACATGCTTCGTGTGTATTTTTATCATACACACAACCTAAATATTTTATGTTATCGACAAATCTTGATGTTCGCAGTGCTTTTTGAAAATTCGCGAGTGTTTTTGGATATTGGCTGATCACTGCATATCCGCGTATCATATATCGTTCGTATGATTCAGATGCTTCATGTGGAATGATACAAAAATGACCTTTTTTAATGAACATACTCATACTTGTTAATTATATCATAAAATAATAATTTTTTATATAGACATATACATTTCATTTTTTATTCACTGCAACTCTATATTCGGACATTTGTCCGAATATAGAGTTTGAAAATTAAAAATGTTAAGTTGAGTTTTACCAAGTAAGTTTCATACCTATAATTTTGATATGAAATATAGCCAATTACAAATTATGTCGTCAGAACAAGGAAATAAAAATAAGTTGTATATGTTATAAGTCCATCATGTTTGATGTTAAATTCATACTTGTTTTAATACCATTAGTCGTATTATTATTTTTAGCTTACAATGAGATAAGTGATATCAAAAAAAATGTTAAACAACTCACAACAGAACTTAAAAGTCAAACAACAAATATAACACAAAATGTATCTCAATGCGTTGAACGTATTGAAAAAATTAGTCAGTCACATATATCGGAATTACAAACTATTAATAAAATGAATTTGCAACAAATTAATCGTATGAATTGTATTAAAATTGATGGTGAAGACGAATCAGAAGGATTGTCATCAAATTATATGTCTCCAAATGAAAAAGATATTCCGGAAGTAGTCGTTACAGGACGTCCACTAACGACAATTGTTACGCATTCGAGAATTACTCGAGAGGGGACAACAACTCGAGATGGGTTATCTGGTGATAACATTCTACAACCAGACACAAAAAATTCTATACCACGACCAAATAAACAACATGATGATTTATATTTGAGTGACGCAAATTCGGCTAAGGCCGAATTTGCCTCAGGCGGAACTACCGTTCCGCGTGACAGGCAACTCGAAGAACCACATGGCGATGAACCTAAAAAAAATATATCAAAATCTGATGAACAAGTATCTGAAATTCCTGTTTATGTCCCACAAGGAATTCCAGAACAAGATGATTCAGAATCAGATGACTCATCTCAAGACACATCAGAATTTATAGACGACCAATTAAAACAATCAAAAGATGATACATACATTGATCCAGAACATATCATATCTCTTAATAATATCGAACATTTTGCTGGATTAGTTGGAATGAGTGAAATTTTTGGTGGTTCTACAATATTATCACAAAATAAATTGCATAATTTCGGAAGTGAACGCCCATGGGCGTTTACTGACGCAACAGTTTGCTCACGAGCAAACTGTTCCGGACCCATTATTGAAGCTGTATCAGATGAAGAAGTTATTAAGAACCCACAAACCAACATTGAAATAACTAATCCGAATACTGAAGTGTCTTCACATATAGACGAAATATCAGAAACATTGAGAGTTTCACTTCCATCTGAATCTGGATCAGACGCACCACATACTCCCAAAAAAGATGATGAATCGCAAAAATCGCAAAAATCGCAAAAATCGCAAAAATCGCAAAAATCACAGAAATCACAAATATCTAAAAAATCATTATCATCCCATGACGAATCACAAACCGAAGAAAAATCAACATTATTGAGTATAGACGAATATAAATTAAAAGATTTACAAGAATTAGCTAAGCAAAGGGGTATCTCAACATTTACGAAAGTAGATGGAAAAATAAAACAATATAGGAAACAAGAATTGTATAATGTGTTATTGAGTAAAAAATAATTCATTTGAGTAAAAAATATTTCAAGATATTAGTATATAGATATGGATAACTTCTATCATACATGCCCACCCAAGATGTCTGATGGCAGACACTTTACAGATTATAAACCAGCAACACACCTAAATGAACAAATTAAATATATTAATGGAATCACTCGTGATGATGAATATCGTTTGTTTTTACAAGGGAACGCGAAAACAATCATCGACCGTGAATGGGATATTTTGAAACGTACTCGCTCATGTTGGATTAACGAATGTGTTCATAAATATCCGACTCGTATGTATCCACCATGGTTTGCAGAAGAATTACACAATTATAATCAACTTGCTAATCCAACACATTCACCCAAATTTATGTGCCAGAAATATGATGATTATCGCCTGAATCAATAAATTCACAATTTAATCAAAACTATTTTATTTAATCGAATAAATTAAATAAAACATCTATCATTTTATAGACTTTTTTTCTCTTGAAGTTTCTTAATTTTTTGTTCTAATTTGTCTATTTTACTTGATAATTCAAATTCTCCATTATCATAAGCCATTTGATAAAAATGTAATGCTTTATGTAAATCTTTTTTGAAAAACCATCCTTTTTTATATTCTTTTGCTATAGCCATCATACTTTTAGTATCTCCGAGATTTATAGCCATCATAAACCATTGTGTTGATTTTTCTTCATTACTCATCATATTATCCATAGAAAAGAGATGTCCAAGATATCGCATAGCACTAATATTTTTTTTGATGCAAGATGTTCGAAACTGTGTACGACTGTAAAAAATTCGTACGGTTCATGTAAAAAATAATTTTTCATCGATTCACGTAACGCATCATATTCGACATCTAAATTTTGTGCCATATATGGCACAATATATTTTTATGTTTTATATATTGCATCTAAGTGTTTTTGTAAATCGTTGACTTTTGTGTATAATTCTTGGACAGCTTTAATTAATACACCTATAAAATTAGTATATGCCAAATTAAGATATTCACCATTATGTGATACGAATTGTCCTTTATGTAAATTATAGTCTTCTAATAATTGTTCGACATCTTGTGCAATTAAACCAATTTTTGTATGACATGATTTATTATCCGAAAATGTGTAATCGTTTTCCTTAAAATTAAAACTGCACGGTTTTAAACCGTTTAAGAAATCTAAGCCGGGTACATCATCATAATTAACATTCTCTTTTAACCTCTTGTCAGAATATTCATATAAATCAGCACAATGTAATTCATTCATATATGAAATACCACTAACACCAATACCACCAGTAACGACAAGTGCACCTGATGTAATTTTTGATGCATCTTCATTAGAATCAACTCGTATTTTTTTATGAACTTCCAAACTGTCATATATGTGAACACCACCTGTCACGAGTAATGCACCAGTTGTCGCATTCGTACTCCAAGGAGTTGTTGATAATATATTAGTATCACCACCAATATTTAATTGGTTGTAAATACCAACACCTCCAGCAACTGTTAATGACCCTGTTGATGTACTTGTCGAGTATGTTGACGATAATATTTTTGTATCACCGGCAATCCATAGTTTACCACCAATACCACTTCCACCATTTATTATTAACGAACCAGTTGTTGTATTTGTCTCTGTCGATTCAGTTGTCGATGTAAATATCACATCACCACCAACATACAATTGTTGACTTATACCAACACCACCCAAAACGACTAGTGAACCTGTTGTTGTATCAGTTGATTCGACACCAGATGAAATATTTATTGAACCATTAGCATACAAATCTTTTTCTATTCCAACACCACCACTTATAATTAATGAGCCAGTTGATGTACTTGTCGATTGAGTTGTGGATTTAAGTAAGGTGTCATTAATAACTCTTAGACGACCATCTATACTTGTACCCCCGGATACTATTAATGATCCTGATGTTAGGTCACTATCCGATATGTCGGTCGTTGATAAAATTTTTGTGTCTCCATAAACAAATAATTTTTCACCAATACCAACACCGCCACGAACGACAAGAGAACCAGTAGATGTGTCAGTTGCATTTGTGTTTGAATTAAATCTTACATCCCCACCAACATATAAATTTTGACTGATTCCTGTACCACCATTGATTGTCAACGCACCAAAATCAGTATCGGTTGATTGTGTTCCTGATGATATATTTACATCACCGCCAATGTTTGTTTTGCCACCAACACCCAGTCCACCTGTAACTACGAGTGCGCCAATCGATGTACCTAATGAATCGCTATTTGAAGAAATTAATGTATCTCCTCCAACAAATAATTTTTTTGAAATACCGACACCACCACTGACAACACATGATCCGGTTGCAGTACCATCTGCATCAATAGTTGACGATATTAATAACGTATCACATGTTATCTTATCACCAACATATAATTGCATACCGATTCCTACACCACCCGAAACAGTAAATGCACCAGTGTCCGTGCCATTGGATATTGTAGTCGACGTTAATATTGTATCACCGCCGACAAGTAGTCTACCGTGTATACCAGTCCCACCTGATACAATTAACGATCCAATTGTTATATCAGTAACAGTTATGTCAGTTGTTGCAATAATACTTGTGTTTCCCCCAATATTTACTTGTTTACCAATACCCATACCACCATTGACAATAAGAGCACCAGTATCTGTTGATGTACTTTCAAGTGTCGATAGTACTTTAGCATCCGAAAATGTCTGCGAACCCGCTACAAAGTCACCACCAACATGCAAATTTCCAGAAATTGCAACACCACCCGTAACAACAACAGTACCGGTTGCTGTATTACCTGACTCAATTCCACCAGTTACATATAACGCATGATTAATAGTTGTATCAATTCCAACACGTAAACTTTTTTTTATTGCAGTACCACCATCGATAATTACAGAACCCGTATTAATATTATCTGCTTCTGTTGTATTAGAAACAAATAACGTATTTAAATGTGTTTCTCCACCAACATATAAATTAAGATTAATTCCAGCACCACCGTTTGTTACAAATGATCCTGTGTTTGCGCTAGTTGATGGAGTATTTGAATGTATATATATATTACCACCAATATTCACATTTTCAGCTATACCAATACCACCACTGATAACAACGCTTCCTGTTCCGATATTACCAGACGTAGTTGTAGATTTCACTAGAAAATTACCATTGACACATAATTTTTGGTCGATATAAACACCACCATTAAAAATAGCTGATGCTGATGTTGATGACGTATAATCAATTGTACTTAATTGATGTAAAACACCTTTAAAATGTTGATCTGTACCAACCCATAATTGTTTTGCAATACCGATACCACCACTCACAATTAATGAACCTGATGCTGTACTGTTTGCATCAATAGTATTAGTTACTACTACATTTCCAGTTCCAGTTGTTGTAAAATTAATATTACCACCATTCGTCTTTAAATCCAACGGATAAGTATTTGAATTTGCGACTTGAATTACGACATGTGATAATAGATCCAGTGTAACATTCACATAATCTAATGTGATCTGTTTACTCGCAGTCGAAAGTATAAAAGAACCAGAAGTATTAATACCACTATTTTGTAAAATAACATTATTTGCTCCTATAATCGCGAGTTTTGGATCTATTATTACAGATGATGAACTATCTGCTTTAATTGTCGTATTAAAACCAGAATTGGCTACTGGAAAAGTTAAATCATTAATACCAACTGAACTACCATTTGACGCTGATAATAGTAACTTACCACTACCACTTGTATTTGGTCTAATTAATAAATCATGGTTTGTATTAAGTGACATGATATTATTTGCAAATGTAAATTCACCCAACGCGATTGTAGCATTAAAAATAATTTGTCCGGGAGTTGATCCACTGGCCGGAATGACTGTAAATACTGCTGGTGAACCTACTGTGAAAATACCCTGTACATTTAAGGCTTCTTGCATTATTACGGCACTCTGGAATATGATGTTATATATACCAGCATTAAAAGACATTGAAGCATTTGATGAAAAATCTGAACTGACCAATGTTAGTGTACTTGTCGAAAAAGAACTACTGGCAGTTATATAATTTGCAATTACAGAACCTGCTTGTACAATATCTTGTGATATAATTGTACCAGATTGGACTGTTGTAGCAAATTGACTCAAAAAATCAGCTAATGATGTTCCAGTTGAACTAACAATGGTGCCAGTTGTATCCAACCCATACATCGATTTTGTGTACGGATTAGGAGTATCATTTCCAATTAATGATTTATCACCCATTATATAAATTACAATTGATATTTATGATTTCATATATAACCAATACGTGCCGAAAAATTGGTAATTCGAAATGTCATGTTATACAAAAAATAATTCTATGATAATTGTATATTAACTATAAATAATGAGTACAATAAAACCAAAATTTGATCAGACTCGTCGCACTGACTATCGCTCTCCAACGATGAAAGTAGCTGGTCCACATATTACACAATATGAATATGATCCTGAAGTAGTGAAAGAATTGTTCAACAGCGTATACGAAAATAATTTTAATAAAACATTTAAAATATTTACCGATGAAAAAATTCCGTATACTGTTGTTGATGACAAAAAGAATACAGTGCTACATATCATTATTGAAAATGATCCTGTTAAATACAGTGAATCATACAAAATCTCAATGATAAACAAGATTCCTAATTTTACAGAATTATCATTATATCCAAATAATATGGGTGTTACGCCATTACATCTTGCAGCACAAATGCAATACATACGAATCATTGATATGTTATGTAACAAATTTTCCAATATCAATGTGGTGGATGCAACTGGTATGACACCATTACATTATGCAGTTATTGGATACACTTACCCATGCGAAAGACGTAGACGAACACAAATAAATGCTATGCCATTTTTTAAAGTAAATAATAAATTAGTGAATTATTCACAACAATCTGTCATTGGTGCCCGTGAATTACATTTCTATAATGAAAATAAATCCATCGGGTCGGGAGAACCATTATGTATTCGCGCAAATATTGAAACATGTAATAAATTAATTGCATATGGTGCATCCTTACAAATCGCTGATAACAATGGAATGACTCCACTATTTTATATTTTACGTAATAATAATGTGTCATTACTAGCACAATTTATGGATTACGCATCAATGAGTTATAAAATACCTGAAAATATACATAACCAAAACCCTTTTGATTATTTTAAGTCGTTATGTTTAGCATACGCTGATTCATTTACAAACACAAAATCATCATTTGATAAAATAAAAGATTTTACAGAACAACATTTTGAAAATATTTATGAAAAAAGTAATTCTTATATTGATTACTATAAAAATTTATACGATAGTATTCCAATAAAAGTATTTAATATGATTGATTCTCAAATAAAATTGTGTGTAGGTGAATCCATTGTAAAACATTTGAGTTACTATGCTACTAATTCTATGGATTTTTCATTTGTACCGTTCGGATTTGCAACATCAATAAGCAAGAACGTAATTGATGATGTGTTTCATAATAAACTTAAAACTTTCGGAAAAATAACAATGTATAATAGAAAATGGGATATGTTCATTCTTGATGAGAAAAAAAATGGTATTCGTGATATTGAACATGATAACCCAATTGTGTATGTGGATGATCTTACTACGAGGGATGATACCACTGTTTTGACAGTTAAAAAAGAATATTTATTTGTCGAATATTTTGGAGAAACATTAAAACAATTTGTACTGAATCCAATGGCAAGTCTAAGTAAACAACGCTTAGCCGAATTAAATTATTTATGTACAACATTAGAAAATGACTTGGATACTTATAATTATATCGCACATGATGCTGATGAAAATTATATGTTATCGTACATTGTTAGTATTATTGCTCATATTTTACAAACTACTGTGTGTTATAAAATGTACATTGAATTGATAGTTGCACAAGCAAAAGAAAAAATTAAACAACAACCAAATGCCATCGATGAATATAAAAAATTCATATCAACTTATCAACTACCAGCTGGTGTTCTACTCCCACTGACGCCCGGAAACATAAACCCAATAATTATACAAGAATTAAACAAGGAAATTGATTTACATAATTTATCTGGCGAACAACAGGATATTGATCTCCAAAGAGATATCATTATGGATGGTACGAATGGTATAAAAACTAAATGGATTGCATTACCACCTGGTGGCAATAATGATTTATTTACAGCTTTCGCGACACAATTCGATGTGATACAACGCTTATTCGAAGCGCCTCTTATGGCAAATGGGTGGATTCCAGCAAAAAAAATAGAAATTGAATCAAAGGATATTAATAATGCTATAATAAAAGATTATATCGAACAATGGGGAAAAAATATGTCAATTGATATAACAAAAGCCATATTCAAAAATGAAAATGTAAATAATGTAATAACTGGTTATATTAAGAATGTAACATATCCAGCACCGGCACCAGCCGGAACAATGGTGTTCGATCCGGTATCAAGCAGTTCAATTATTACAGATCATATACAACTAATAAATACAATCGTCACAGATATTAGATCATTTATAAATAATTATTTAGAATACATATCAAGTGGTCTACAATATGCTCGTACATTAGAATTCATTTTAAAAAATTTCAAGTAAATAATATTAAGAATTTACACAAAATACTTAATATTTGTAGTAAATTATACAATAATTCTACCTGTTTGTGGATTAATGTTTGTGTCTTGTGGTAAATCATCCAATGTTGTTATTTCTAAAGTAAATGAATGATCAATACCATTGAAATCATACAATTCTCCAGAAGGCGTATAAAATGAAAATGTTAATTGAGATACTTCTCCAATCGGTTCATAATAATCTTTTGGTGTTGATACGAAAGTATTGTACACCATCTTACCAGGTATACCGACCAAATTAATTTTTGCAAATGCTGATTTGATTTTACCAATCGTATCCAATACCGGAAATTGATTACATACCATTAAAATATAATTATATCCGCTCATCATAATTGCATTACCAGCAGATGTTGTATCGCTCACCATTATCGGATTAATATCTGGTTGATATGGATCTTTATTAGTTATCGAGTCTGCAAATTTTGTTACTGCATACGATTCGCCACAATTAGGAAATCCCAATATGCTGCCAATTGTATCTGGTTTATCGAATAACATACGAAATTTATTTGGTACATATACATTAAAAATACCACCATGTAAATGAACATCCCGCGCGGTTGTTGGGTATTGTCCCATGTCAAATGGCTGAAGTAAATACATAAAATAGTCCCGCGAATTTATTGTTTCTTCCATGTCACCAGTTGTACTAGGGGCATATGCTTCAAATTGTCCGTTGAGTTTATCTGCAGTTATTCCCATGTACGCTAATGCATTCGATATTAAGATTTGGTCACCGACGCTCCCATCAGGAATATATGGAAGTGTTGATTGTAAATTTTGATATGTGTAATTAAGAATTATACCATGAAATGGAAAATTAACCAAAACAAATACTGGATATATATATGCTGGTGGTGGGTCTGGATCACTTACAGTACCTGTCGGCATTTTACGAAAAGTTCCATCAGCATCAATATAATAAACACCCTCAATTGCTCTGCGTAATATTGATTGTCGATATGATGAAAATGTTGTTTTATCACTATCAGTATCAATATTCATTGTGATATAATTATTATTCGTATAATTTTGTGTGGGATTTGGATAATATTGTCGTGGTGTATCATAAAATAATTTTGTAATAGCTGTAGTTAATGATGATGGATTATATTTACCAGGTGTGATAGAAATAGAATATGTGTACGATCCATCATCATAATTCTGCCAATAGATTTTATTATTAGCACTCGACGGAGGATAATCTTTGATAACATATTCACTATTGGGAAATTCTGTGCTGCATAATTTTACCTTAACAATATTTTTATATGTTTTCTCGAGATCAACTGTATACTGATTCGGTTCTACATAACCACCTCGAAAATCTGCAACTGTCCCAATTTGCACATTTGACCCCCCAAAAGAGCCAGATGAAAATGCAGTCGTGTTTAATGTTATGTAATATCCTGCTGATGTAACTTGTGAAATTACTTGATATGATGAACTATGGTATATGTCTATCGGATATTTTGCGTTTATCTGATTCAATGGAATTCCATTAATAAAATAAAATAATAAATTAATATAACATGTAGCTGTCGATGGAACTCCTGGTGTACCCTGATATTTATATGGTAACTCAATATAGAAGCAGTTAGGACTGTATGGCAATGTTAATACTGGTGATGTTAATTCTTTCTCTAAAAAAAAACTATGTACTTTATTAACAAATGTTAATGGTATATCACCATAAAATTGTTCATTAAATGTATTTGTCGGTGTTTGTTTATTTGTAAATCCTTGTATTTCACAATACAAATTTGTTAAATAACTATCATTTTTATATTCTACAGGAATTCCATGTGGGTAATTAACTTGTATATAACTATATTCTGCATTAGTCTGATCAGTAACACTAAAAAATTGTAATAAAGGTGTCGCAATATTCGGATCAAACAATAATTGATGATTGACTGGCGCCAAACCATCAATCGTAATCTTATCACCTATATTAAATGAATGGTTTGGGTGTGATATAAATATATTATTGTTGAGTACTGTCGATGTGATCGGGTTCGGTAAAAGTGTATAAAATTCTCCTTGTGTTATGATGGGATTGATTTGTCTGAGTGAACTGTCTATATGTAAATAATTTGCTGTTAGTCTCGAACGAGATTTGCGTGTAAGTCCTTGTGAATCTTCCCAGTCGGCTATCGGATCATATTTATTTTTATCATCCGTTTCTACATTTTGTTGCATTGTATTTAACGACATCATTCCCATCTCATTTATAGCTGTCGTATTTGTTGTACGTATTTTGGATCTCGCTCCAATGTCTTGTTTTTCTTTGTGTGGTGACATATTTAATACATCCAATTGGTGTTGTGTCGAAGTCACATTCAATAATTTACTACCTCCGACATCTGGATTGAAAAATTGAGGTGTATTATATATGTTCATATACTATCGTATTGATTAGATTTTTTTAAATCTAATCAAAAACAAAAAATATTATTGCACATTTGGTCCGGTCATTTTATACACTAATAGATTAAATATTTGCATAGCAAATAAAATATATAAAATAATTGTTATCACGAAATACGTTTTATAATTATTTTTAAAATTAAGAAATGATAGTATCAGTAGTGCAACATAAACTTCAAATAATATTATACATTGGTCTATCGCAATCGTAACAAATGCTCCAATCGATGACATACAATTCCGAATCGAATACATGACCAAGAACATTAGTGCTATAGTCAAAATAGTTGCATATAAACGTTCTTTTTTAATGAATAACATTGTGAGTAAAAAAATATATAAAAATGGAAAAAATAGAGTATCTATAACATAATGACGTAATATACATGGTATTAAACTATGTGAACTCATTTCATATATGATGAAAAAAGATAATTTATCTTTTTTCATTAGGTTTTATACAATACATGTTATTTTGAAAATGTATAATTATTTGATGATTTTATACGTTCTTTGGTTGAACTGGCTGTGATGGTGTAATTGGTGCTAGATTTTCAGCTTGTTTAACAATCTCTGATTGGCGTCTGATATGTTTGACGGCATTTTGGAGTTCTTGCAGATGTAGAGTAACGATCTTAAAAACATTGAGGTGTTCAATAATTGCAGGAACTTCCTCAAGGTCATATGCACCAGCTTTATTTCCCTTGTTAATTGCATCTTTGAGTTTAATAATGTGTTTCTCGACTTCAGCAATATCAATTTCCTTGTCTAGTTGTACGGGTGAGTTACTCATGTTTGTGATTATACTAATTATATATATAAATTTTTACAAATATAAACACAGTACATCATGTTGAATATTATTAGAATCATTTGTTGGAGTCATCATATTATTTAGTGATGTTATTGACAAAAAACCATCTTGTATACTCACATTTCTCTTTAGAACTGGATCTGGTATAAATCCAAATTTCTTATAAAAATGCATAACACGCGCATCATGTGTATCACATGTTAATACGATAAACATGACACCACGATTATTACATTTATCAATTATTTTTTGTAACAACACCGATCCAATCTTATATTGTCTGTATTTTGGTGCAATATATATGTATGATAAATAATATACATTACGACCATCTGATAGAGTAATAAACTCTCCAAATAAATATCCCACAATTTTAGTTGTAAATCTCACAACGTAACCATGCATATCACATGATAACAACAATTTGTGTATATCTTCTTTCGTGTGTACGACATCAGTTCGATTTGCTAACTCAATAAAATTATAGTATATTATATTTGTGTATATATTGATGTATTGATGTATTTTTTGTGTATCAACTTCTTCAACAGATAATGAATTTGATTTATTCATTATATATACAAAAATAAATAGAAAAAATTATATTAAATAAATTACTCATCTTTCTCTTTCTGAGATGTTTTTCGAATAGATTTTTTCTTACCAGTTTTTTTACTCGTCATCGAAGTATTTTTCTTATTACTTTCGATTTCTTCCTCATACCATTTATCGTATGCATCACTGAATTCTTTTAATTCTTCCTTCCAAATATCTTTTGAATCAGTCGCAATATATTTTTCATATTCCGCATTTTTAATATCACGTTGCGTTATTAATTCTGCAAGTTTGTCTTCTGTCAGTGAAAATAATGGTAGATCGGTTATATAATTATATTTTTTATATACGACTTTTGTTTCAGTACGAGAACCATGTGCGTCGTCATCATCATCATCAACATCTGACGGAGGATCTATCGCATTAATATCTTTCGATAAACGCGGGTATTTAAGATCGATGAGATCTTGTATAACATCATGTTTCTTTCTTTTTGATACTACGATGTCACCCTTGATGACACTCTTTAAAAATTTAATCTTGTATTTGAGTATATCTAATTCATTTTTAAGGATACGTGTATAATAGATTTTTCGTTTTTCATACATATCGAGTCTGTAATCATAAAATTCACATAGTATATCACTTACATTATCATATTTTTTCATAACTCCTTTCGAATTGAATAAGTGCATATTTGTCGTTGCAACTAATTTTGTTTGTGTCAATTTGAGACGAGTTTCAAGTGATTTACTTTTAATGAGTTGTTGTAGTAAATTTCCTTGGAATGTCAATGTAATATCAATAGTGTCAGGTAATGATCTATTTACTATACTTGTCAAACATTGTTGGTCTTCTTTTGCTACCATACGGAATTTTGATTTGCTCTTTTTCTCTTTCGGAGATGCTTTCATTTTAAAGCCAATCTCGAGTGTTTTCAAATAATATTCATATTCAGCAGTCCACAAGCCAATTGGGAGTTCAGTAATTCTAACTGTATTTTCGTCTAGAATTTCATAACATCCATGTGCTGTATTCGCATAATCATCTTTTGGAATAATTTTTCCAGTAAAACCTTTGTACCACGGTATCATATCTTTTGGTTCTTTATCATCCATCATCTGTACAATATTATCAATAATTTCTCTCGGATTGTATTCTGGAACATGTGTACTGTATCCTGTACCAACTCCATGAGCACCATTTACGAGTACCATAGGAATAATTGGTGCGTATGTTTTCGGTTCATAATATTTACCATCTTCAATAACACTATCATAGATGGGTTCGTCTTCTGCTCTAAAAATGAGTGGTGTTAATTTATTCATATATGTATGTATATATCTCACAGATGCATGATCTTTCCCACCCATTCGACGAGAACCAAACTCACCAGATGGATGTAATGTATTAATATTATTTGTTCCGGTAAAATTTTGAGCCATACCGACAATAGCTTCTTGTAGTGATACTTCACCATGAAGATAATTAGTTTTACCAGATGTATCTGATGCTAGTTCCATGACCTTGACCTCCTTGGCTTCATCAAATAGTTTTTTTTGGAAAGCTGTGAATAAAATTTTTCTTTGTGATGGTTTAAATCCATCTGTCATTCGTGGTATCGACCTAAGCACATCATAATTCGAAAAATGAATTAAATCTTTGTCGATAAAATCACTATATGTGATCTGTTGATTTACTGGTTCAACAAAAACAGTTTCATCATATTTACTGATACATGATTTTCTGTAATCAGCATATTCTCCACCAAAAGCATGTGTGATCGAAAAATATGATTTGCTCGTCGTATCATCAACTTCAGTACGATCTGAAACCTTTGATTCTGTTTCTGTTTTTTCTTCATCTGATTCGGGCGAACTATCAGAATCTGTTTCATCATCTGTTTCTTTTTCAACAAATGGTGTTTCTACATCTGTTTCCCATGAATATGACATAAGTTTTTCATCGAAACCTTCAAATACTTCACGAGTTTCTGTTGGACTTGATGATCCAAGTCCTTTGTAGTATTTACAAATCCATTTACCTAAATTAGCACCTTGTTTTTTCTTCCATTCATTATACTCACTTAGTGAATAAAATGTTACTGGATTTACTCTTTTTTTATCACTCTTCTTAAACATTTTAACGAGTGGTGTTGCCATCGTTTGAATAAAACCAGTTATTTTTAATAGTGATGGCCAATAATAATGTATAAAATTAATTAGAAGTCCCTTAATATGTGAACCGTCTGGATCTTGATCCGTGAGAATCAGAATTCCTCCGTAATTTAGTTTACTGAGATTCTTTTCATTATATGTCATTCCTAATTTAAGACCGATAATTTGCATAATATCACGAATTTCTTCATTATTTTGTTGTTGTTTTACTGTAGCTTCTCTAACATTCAGAAGTTTTCCTCTAATTGGAAATACACCATATTTTTCTTGTCCTATAATTGCTCGTCCACGTAGTGCAAATGTTTTTGCCGAATCTCCTTCAGTAATAATAAGTCTACATTGAGTAGATTTCTTTGTACCAAACCATAGTGCTGGATCATGTTTTGGAACAAACAGTTTTGATGATTTCTTTCCGTTAAGTTTTGTCAATTCCAGAGATGTTTTTGCCATTGCAAATTTTACAGCTTCTTCAACAATTCCTGATTTAGCAATTGATAAAATGAAATTATCACTAATATCACATCTTTTCTTGAAATCTGTAATTTTAGTCGTTAGACATTCTTTTGTCTGACTACTAAAACTTGGATCTTCTACGACACAATCGACAAATAATGCCAAATTTTCTTTGAGATAAGATGCTTTGACATCAATATCTTTATAATTGTCTTTAATATAACTCATTAGACCTCTCATGATTTGATCCGTTGCGTGTGTGACATGGGTTCCTCCGAGTTGACTGTAAGTCCAAATTCCATTTACGTGAGACATGTGTGAAAATCCATTTGATGATCCAGGAACATATACGACTCCAACACGCCATCTATCATTTACTTCGCTATACGTAATTTGAGCTGGTTTAATTTTATCATGTGCATAGAATAATTTAATGTATTCACCAAACGATGTAATATTGATAAGTTCATCATTCAAATACACTTTTACATTCTTGTATGTACATGCTGCAATATCATACACACGTTTCTTGAATAAACCATAAATATCATCAGTCATATTTTCTAATCCAAATTTCGTATAATCCGGTGTGAATGTAATTTTCGTATATGGTGTAGTATTTTTATCTTTGACATCTGTAATAATTGGTTTTTCTTTATTAAACATATTATTACTAAACATTTGACGATATTTCTTACAATTTTTCATATCAACCGTTTCGACATGAAATTTAGTTGAATAAATATTTGCGAGTTTCGCACCATAACCATTCTTACCTCCCCATGTTTTTCCTTTCTGTTTATAATTAGAAGAAGTAAGAAGATTACCAAAAATTAACTCAGGAACATATATTTGATGTGTCTTATGTATTTCGACTTCGACACCGGGTCCATCATTATATACTGATATTTCTCCAAGTTCTTGATTTATTGTGACTTTAATAGTTTTGCAAGTTGGTTCTCTAATTGCTTGATCTCTTGCATTAACAAGAATTTCATCATAAATCTTATATAGGCCGGGTACGTATGTAATTTGTTTTTGTTCCATTATATTGTCATCATTAACAATCCAAAGATCTAATTGATCTGGTGTAATACTTCCAATATAAGTATCTGGTAACGCCAGAATATGTTCATGTGGTGTCATTTTCTGATACTTATCTTCAACAGTCTCTTTTTTGGTTGTATCTTTTACCACATGTTTGGATGCTTTTGATGTCATGTTAGAGTGTAATAAATGCTGTAAATTAACCTTTTTTTATATCCTATATTTTTCATTTTTTTATAAACCTACTTCTATTTTAATGTCAAATAATACTATATACGCAAAATAATGTCTCATCCATTTGAAGGATGTGAAATATGTATGTCAAATCTTTATAGAGCAATACTACATTCGCGTTATGAAAATTATAGGTTATTACAAATCTTTAATGATAAAGTTCAAAAAGTATTCAACATTACTATATCAAAACACGGTAATCTACTTGAAAATTTGGAAAACAGTATATCAGGATTACTTGAAAAAAATAAAGAACTAATCAGAATGAAATATTATGAATTTGTTAATAATTATGTTGTGAATTATTTGTACAATGATCATATTGATACAGGACCGACACAATTTGATATTTATTCATACAAATATTATGAACCTGGTACGATAAGAAGTAACTTGGAACATATTATTCCCTTATCATATTTTAAATGGAGAGATGGAACTGTTCCAATTGTTGATATGATGACACGATTACCATTCTATTATGATCCATTTATTATGGCACCGAGCCAAACAAAATTAAATTATTTACGAAAAAATTTTTTATATAATGACATACAAAATCGTGACAGAGATTTTATTGTAACCCCTCAATATATTATTTTGAAACAACAAGACTGTGCAAATGAAACAAAAATAACCGATTTATTTTTGGAACGACAACATGACCTACACGATCCAATAATTAAATATGTTGTATTTAATAAGGAAAATTCTGGTAAAAAAATAAACATAACAAAACCATTACAAGACATAATTAATGATGAAGGTGTTATTTTATCAGGGTCTTTTTGTGGTTTTAAAAATAATGATACATTATGTAAAACATGTTTTATTGAACCAAATGATTTTGTTAAAGGTGACATCGCACGAACAATATTAATGTATTACGTAATGGATTGGGAAACTATTAAAAAATCTACTAAAGATATTTTTACAATACATTTAACTAAGTGTCTAAAAACTTATGTTGACTGGTGTAATAAATTTACTGTGTCTCAGAATGAACGTACGAAACATAAAAATTTAATGTATTGTACGGGATTATGTAATCCCTTCATCGAATATTTCTCAAATACGAAAAAAAATAATCCGTTCACAAGAGAATTTATTGAACATCTTTTTCTCGGAAAACATAAAGATATGCACTACACTTATTCAATTATGTTACAAAATATTAATCTAACACATATCATTCCGAGTAATGTATCATTCGATAAAAAATTATCAGATTCTATTTTTTTCCCTGATGAGCACCATTTAAGTATTGTTCGTGGAACTACTCAAAAACAAACAATATTTTCGCCACAATTGGAAAAATCAATATTACTCGATGTAGTAAGAACCCCAGAAGATTTATCTGGGCTGTACATACACGAGGATGACATCAAAAAACTTTTATTAGAAAAAAAAGCAAATAGTCTTAGATTATTAAAAGAAGCCGAATTAGCTGAAAAAGAAAGACTAGAAAACTTAGCAAAATTAGCCGAAGATGCAAGAATAATTGAAGAAACAAAAATGGCTGATGAAAAGAAAGCACATGCAAAATTAGTTTATGAGATGAAAAAAAAGGCGAGACAAGATAGAAAAAAACAACATGACATCAATATGCAATCACAACGTGATATAAAACTAGAACAACTTAGTGAACAACTTGGTGGAACATATTATTACAAATATTTAAAATATAAAATAAAATATTTGCAACTAAAACGACAACAAAATATATAACGTTATTTTGCAGTGATTAATTTTATTTCCATTGCATAATTTTCTATTGGCGTTTCCAATACAGATGGTACATTTATTTTCGAAAAACAGTCATAAAAATATTTTAATCCTTTCATACCAATATATCCATTTCCAATATTCATATGTCTGTCTTTATGTGATCCTAATTCATTAATACTATCATTTAAATGAATTAAACCAACATATTGTACGCCAACAAGTTTATTAAACTTCTTTATAAATGTTTCGACATTCTTTTTTGTTCGTAGATCATATCCAGCCGCAAATAAATGACATGTATCCAAACATATTTTAATGTTACGTAATCTTGGATTGTGTTTAATCATATCAAAAAATACGGCTAAATCTTCTAATTTATAACATAATTCTGTTCCTTGACCAGCAGTCGTTTCTAATAATATTCGAAAATTTTGATTTGTTTCTCTCGATATAAATTCCAAAGTTCGATACATATTATTGTATGCATCGTGTTGAGTTAAATTCATCTGTTTACCCATATGAATAACATATCCTGATGCCCCATATTTCTTGGCAGTCCTGAGTTCCATTATTAAATATTTCATTTTCCAATCATGTGGGTTAAATGTCGATGCAATATTGAAAATATACGGCGAGTGAATAATGAGATTCAAATCATATTTTTTTAATAAATTTTTCATTCCAAAATCTTTATCAATATCTTCGCTGAATAATTGTATATGTGTGCAGCCAATATGGTTCGCATATTTTAAATTAAGCTTCATATCCTTCAAACGTTTTGTTTTGATATGTATTCCAATCATATCAGGTTAACTAGTATACTACTTGTTGACAAATAAAAATGAAATAAACACAATATAAATGATAGTAGTTACTCTGATATATTACATATCAATAAACATCATGTTTTTACACAACAAATATGCACCGAAAAGTATTCATGATCTAACATTCCACATCGATATTTTAGAACGACTTATTAAAATGAGTAAAGATGTTGCGATACCACATATTATATTGTATGGGCCTGATGGTGCCGGAAAAAGAACACTTGCTAGACTACTATTGGAAAGTATATATGATAAAAGTATTAATGATACAATCGATACTAATTATGTTGTGAATGGTAGTGGTAATGCTACGACAAATATTTCAATCAAACAAAGTTATTATCATGTCGTAATTGAACCTGGAAATAATAATTTTGATAGATATTTAATTCAAGATATTGTAAAAGCATACGCAAAAAGAATTCCTATGGATGTATTTCAAGTATCAAAAAATTTTCGCACAGTATTGATAAATGATGTTGATAATTTATCAAATTATGCACAAATGTCTTTGCGTAGAACTATGGAAAAATATTCAAAAACATGTCGATTTCTCATGATTTGTAATGCAGTATCTAAACTACTTGATCCACTCAAGAGTAGATGTGTGTGTATTAGAGTACCATCACCAACAAACCCAGAGATTATAAGTACGATGATGAATATATGTTGTGCCGAAAAATATTCATTGGATATATACACATTATCAAATATTTTATTACTTGCTGATCAAAATATTAAATATGCAGTATGGTTACTCGAATGTACTATTCGAAAAGTATCCATGATAACAACATATGATGTAACAATTAATAAAATTATAAAATTGATTATGGAAAAAAATTTACGACGTATACCAGATATCCACGAACTCTTGTACAAAATATTTGTTACAAATATTAGTGGTAATACCATAATAAAAGATATCACACTCAAAATATGCGATAAAAATATAACTCCACGAACTAGAATCAAATTATTAGAAATAGCAACAAAATTTGATCACAATATTACGATCGGTAGACGTGAAATTACTCATTTGAGTAGTTTTGTTAATAATATTATTCTAATGTTGAAAGAAGACGTGAATATGCAATAATTGTGATGTACACACATAAACTCAATAAGATACCAACAATCGGTAATGATAATAATGTTTCGTCATCATCGAATCCAAAACATCGTATTTTTTTATTTTGTTCGTCATACATAATACGTGGTTTGGTAAAAATAATTAGAGCCATCAATATAATATATAGAAATATTGATAAGTACAAAACTCTGTCGATGTCCACTTTGCCCATATTCTATATATACTAATGGCATATTTATTCTCAATTAGTATGAATATAATAGGTTAGATATCTGTATTTTTGTAGTTATTTATATAACTGCAAAATTTTTATGCATGTAACTCAAGAATATCTGGATCATCTTTTGTTCCACTACCTCTACCAAAACATGATTCTGGATTTTCATTATCCCATGTGTGTACATACATAGTTTTATTTTCAACCATAAATTTAATTCGATTTGCTTTAATTCTATTATGTACTTTTCTAAGATTAATACCATTTTCTGCAACATGTAAATCAATCAACATTCCGCGATAATTATTTTCATAAGTTAATTCGAGTAGTTCTAGTTTTAGTGTTACATTGACATTTAAATCCCCACCTTGACCAATGTCAACATTCATTTCTATGCCACCCGGGCATAACTCACATGGTGCAAATGTATATTCAACACAATTGTAATAGTCATCATCAGTAGGTTCACTACCATATTCTGGATATATTTCAATATTGATACAATCGCTTACAATTTCCTTCATAATATTATTATAATATTATGAATATCATTTTATATTATTTACTGAACAACATTTTATCAACTGTCGTTCTCACACAAAATATTCGGTGCATTACGATACTTAATAAGAATAAAATGATAATAACCACAATAACATTAAGTTTAGTAATTTTAGCAAAAATTATTGCGAAAATAAGTGTCATAATAACATCGATAATAGCAACGTCGAATAATCTAATTGAATGTATTCCTGTTCCTGGTGGACCGAACATATTTTGAAGATTGCACAACGGATTCATATACTTATACTCGCGGATTTATTTCGAAATAATTAATCATATTTTGGTTCAACAAACATATCATCGATGATGTTCGTTGTCATTTTATAAGTATCATAATCGGCTGGAGAGGGTGATGTTGCATACTTTTCTTGTACATCAGTGTCAGAATTATCAATACGTTCTTGCATAATTTTCTTTCGCATGTTGTACTTGTTCATTAATTCTTGTGCAACTGTCGTGCCGGAAACCATATTGTTCTTTTCTAAAGAATCAAAATTATAAAAATTATCTAATTCAATGTGATCTATTCCTTGTCCTTGTGATGTCATAAATCCGAGAACATCTATGTTTTCAATAATGACATTCGTTTCTTTACCTGCAACACCCTTAACCATCACAAATGCGACTTGAATAACTAATTTTTCAGCGACTTTTTCTTTTGCCAATATAACTTTTGCGACATACTTGATTTCATTTTCTGTTTCATATGTTAATACATTACCAAAACTAACTAAATGTACTTGTGTTTTAACAGCTGGTCGTTGATACAGAGTTGTCGGTAATCCCAATGATTCTTGTACTTTATCCCAACCAGATTTGATAGTCGGCTCAAATACTTGTTCATCCCATCCACTATTAACTGAATGAACTGACATAACGTTATTTTTAATATCATTATTTAATGATTCAATAAAACTAGTCATCATTTCTGTAACCTCTGCTTTATCATATGCATCAGATACATTACATGGTACATTATTAATATTAAATATTTGTCGTTGACTCGGTGCTAAATTATTAAATGCATTGATGACATCAACGTATCCGATATGGAATTTTGCTTCGACAAATCTGTCATCAGGATAAGTATCATTTATCGTAGGTATTTTTTTTTGAATACGTTCATTATGTTTTATCGGTTGTGGTAGTAATATTTCTTTTCTATCAGTTTGTTTTTGGGTTCGTGTGATATACAGGAATCCCACCACAATGCATAATACGATTAAAATATATGTTAGCATATATATTTTACACTTATAAAAAAATACTGTTACATAATAATTGAATTGTATATTTTAATTCAGTTCTAACTCAAGCGATTGTACATCATCATTAAATCTCCCACTATCTCTTTCAAGATAACTCTCATTTGCATTTTCATCATCTTCGTTTTCACCATCCATATCTATAGCATCTTCCGCTTCACGATCATCTTCTTCTTCAGCCAATTGTTCTTTTGTTTTTTCTTCAAATGCTTCAATAAATGTATCCATACCAAAACCATTCTTTTCTAAGTCACTCAGATAATCGCTACTCATTAGCATACACTCGAATCTTCGTAATTCATTACTTGATGCCAGATAATCTAAATTATATTCATTAAATGAATATATAATAAATTCAATAATGAATTCTACAAGAGTTTTTTTCACATACTTATTTTGATTAATTACTAATAGTTTAGATAACTCCGATACAAAGTAGAAAAGTATTAGATTACCTGCATAATCATTATCTATTATATCTTCAATATCAACATAGTCTCCCAAATGAATGATTTTAACATCTTTCGAGTGTTTCTCAAAATAATGTAAGTTCTGCACGACCATATTCCACAATTTAAATATTTTTTTATTTGATTTGGGTGTATTTGCATCAGTGTCACGTAATTTTAATAATTGTAGTTTTCTCGAATATTTTTCGATATTAAATTCTTGACCAACATCCATTTCATCAATATCTTCACTCGGTGTAGAAACTTTTGTGTGATTTTTTATACGATTCAAACATATCACAAGTTGATGAATTATATTTCCTATGTGTGTTATACGTTCCTGACTCAATAATGCAGTCAATTCATCATCATTAAGATTCTTCAAATCTTCGTTTTGTGCTACATTGATATACTTCGAAGTACTTCCCAAATATCTGAGCTTATTTTTTACAGAATATAATATTTTAATCCTATTTTCTGATTTAGAACTTCTTATAAAATCTTTGTTTGATTCCTTATATCCCAATAATATATATGAATGCGCATCATAGAATACACTTATTTTACCCCCTTTCTCGGACTCATACATAATCACATCACATTTAAAAAATGAATGATTCTTTTTAAAACTAATCTCTGGCCCATGTCCCGATAACATTAGCGGTGGTTGGATGGGATATCCCAAATGATTGTGATTAATTATATACATATCATCATTTAAATAAACCAAATCACTATCAATATTAACAACATCACCAACATCTTTTTGGAGTGTCATGATAAAATTATCGATGAACTTGTAATAATCATCACGATGTGTTTTACTTTCGATATATGTTCCACGTAAAGCTTTCATCACATTAGAAACATATAAATCATGTTTTTCTTTCTTTTTGTCTGATATTTTAATTGCTTTTATCACATGTGGTTCGAATAATATTTTTTTAAGTTGTTTTAATTTCTCAGATGGTAAATAATCACCAGCTATATATTTACACTTAATACATTGCATTATATTATTTTTAATATCGCGAATAAAGTGATGGCGTTCACCGGAAAGACAGTAGCGATCACCAATTTTTTCTAACTGGCGTAGTTCCATTGCAGATTTAATATAATCTGTTTGTGCTTCATCGTATTTAATTTCATCCAAATAAAGATTACATACAGTACATTTTACGCGTTTATTTCCTGGTTCTAATGCAAATATATGCGACATTCCTGCTTTACAATGTGTTAAATTTGTAATTTCTATATTTGTTTCTGTGTATTTTACGACACTCGGTATAAATCTTGCACTCACATATTTATTAAATTCATGATAATCAAGTAACATTGGCGAATATTCAGAATTAATTTCAAGTACAATTGATTTATTTGTATCGATACCACTATTTATTTTTTTGGTAGCTAATTGACTATTTTCACGAATAGATTCTAAAAATGTTTTATTGGAATATACTGATGTCAGTTTCATGTAAAACTTTGTTTTTATAACTTCAAATATACGTTTCCCCTGATATTTGTCGGAACATTCGAGAACATTATTGATTATATCAATAATTGTATGAATCATAATTTTTTGTTTTATCGGATTTACTTTTTTGTGTGTGTCTTCGCCATCTTTGACATACCAAATAGCATATTTTGATAATATACATGTGATAACATAAATAGTATAACTCAGTAATGGAAATTCCGTAATATTTTTAACACCATTCGTATTATCGACTCTGATTTTTAGATCGCCCATTATGCGTTCACCAAATTTCTCATATAATGCATAATTACATATTCTATCCGTAATTGCTGAAATATGATTTTCATTGAGTTCTAGTAATATCATAAAAATAATATAGGCTACAATATTGTTATGTTTAATAAATTTGTAATAATCTTTATCACCGCTCGTAAAAATAAATATACTATTGTCTAACTCAAATTGGAAAAGATTGGAAATATCTCCATTAATACCATATAATTTCTCAACATGGTCTTTTCGTTCTTTCATATTTTCTTTTTTCATGAACGAATTGACTAATAACACAAGATCAATAACATCTTTGATCATTGAGTTTCTCTTAATTTTTTGTGTAGTCTGATGTCCTTCTAAGAAATGAATATTCAATATACTTGCTAATTTTTGATCTATCAATCTATCCATATTTCTGATTGCAATATTATATTTTCTGTATTCTGGTAAGTCTTCCAATAATACATTCATCGGAATATAAAATGCCACAAATTTTTGTGTACTTGAGTCATATGCACCATCTGTAACATACTTTTTAATATCGAGTGTCGCACCACAACTTTTACATACATAGTCTAATTCATCTGTTACTTTTACGAATTGTTGTGCAAATTCATCAAGTGCCTCAGTATATTTTATCACACCTACTTTTTTTTGTGTGATAATATTGTCCCATGAAACAAAGTGTTGACATATCGCATCTATAGATATTGTATCACGCGAAGATCCGCTTCGCGTATCACTTTGTTGTTTTTCTTCAACAATCATTTTTGTGTTAATATATAAAATTTTTTTTGTATCTTTTTCTGGGACAACTGGCAAATGTTGTGTCTCACCTGAAATACCAAACACATTATCATCTTTGATATCGTATTGTGGAATATATTTTTGATATAATTTATAATAAATTAGTTTCTTGATATCCGAAAATTTTGGATCGGTTTCTGGAATCTTAAATGTCATTTCCATAATTTTAGTAACAATTTTAAATGCTGCAAAAAATGATAATTCGGTGAAATGTGATAACACACTTGTAATTCTTTGTGATACAATATTAATAATATCATCACGTATTTTTGCACAAATTAATTTACATTGTTCAGACTGTTCCATCTCGTCAAAATGTTCATATGTTGTGATTTGTGATACATTATTACTCAAATTAAAATACCAATACCTATCTGTAATTTTTCGTCCATTGACATCGTCATCGATAGCTTTTATAAATGCATCATATCCACCGTCGATTTCAGTCACATCTTTAATTCTGAGACATCCTAATGATCGTAAACCTGTCGGAATAACGAAGCCTACTATATTCAACAGTTGTCCATCACTACCAATTCTCATTTGAATTGTATTATTCTTTGACTGTGTTGTTGCTCCAAACTTATCAAACGAAACAGAACGAATAACATCGATAGTTTTATCAAAAATCATTGGAAAACCATCACGTTTAAACATTTTGAAATTTACGTATGGATATCTAGTATAACTAATTAATTCATTTCCCGAGTCCATACCTTCAGTTGCTTTTGTACCATATGATAATAACTTATTGATAATTTTGACGTTTTCAATCTCGTTCATTGTCATGGCAACACGATTCGCATGAACAACAGATAAACCACTTGATTTTTTAATTGCTTCTGGATCTTTAACATTTAGTGTTTCCACCGAATTAATCTTATCCAATATGTATCTAATTTTTAATTGTTCGCGTTTGCGAATATCTATTTTTTGCGTTTCATATTTTTCAGCATCGTCATGGTATAACATAAAATCTTCTGAAATAGGAACTATGAAACCACTATCTAACAATTCGGCTATCTTTGAATCGACTGTTTGTGCAAAATATTGTTGGTACATTTGATCTCCTGTCGTAATTATTTCAAAAATATTTTTGGCAAGTCCTTGGTCAATTTCTTCTTGTGTTAGTGTGGCTTCAATTTCAGCAATATCAATACTTTTTTCTAAAGGAAATGATACATCGATATATATTGTTTCACCTGTATTCTCATCGACTGTTTCAAGAAGTTTTAATATTTCATTTTTATCAATCGAAAAATATAATCGTCTTAAAATAATTGTCTTGATAATATTTTGACATTGTGTAAATTTATCATTATGGTTTGCTTTTAGACTTAAAAATGATGTTACGAAATCAGAGCCAAGTTCTTCTAAATCTTTTAATGCATTGTAATATTTTTCATCAATTTTTTTTCGTTGTTTAAATTTCTCATCATCGACAATTTCTCTAATGTTTCGTACGATATCTGTAACCATAAATATATTTGAATTACTTTCACTCGTTAAAAACCCTGGTATGTCAATCATACTTTTATTGACAAGTTTCGAAAATTCAATAACATTATTTTTGTAAGTATCCATTTTATCTTCATAAAAATATCCAATTGCTATAAATGTATAGTATGCAATATATTTCTGCATGATGTCAATAACTGTTTTACTGTGCTTATTGTCTGTGAATAACTCTTTGATTGGTGTCCAATCGATAGTTTTAATAAAATCATTAATCATTTTAACAATATTTTCATATTTGCTCGAAAAATTTGATACTTTTAAAATGCTCGAAAATGTTTTTGATTTTAAAATTACTTCATATGATTTATCTATAATGTTGCTTAAAATTGTGTCGACACTATTAATATACATCACGCTAAATATATATATATAAACTAGAAATTATAAATTTCAGTATAAATCAACTCGACATTTTGAATTGTTAAATACACATTGTATAACTCAAGTGACAAACACCAGAAATACCAAGAGCATTTCCAGTGGTTAAGGCTACAATATGATGCTTCAAATTCATATTGTGCGTCAAACATAACTTCATCAAATAGTCATCAATGCTCGTTTTTGTTTTGCCTAGCAAAACAAACATAAAATATATAGTAATTTGGCTTATAATTAAAGGAAAAATTGATTAATTAACACTTAAAGAATTAATGTACTCTAATGTATATAATATGTCTTATTCTTTTACAACTCTCGTCACAGGGGTTAACACTATTGATGATGTATATGTTAAAGTTAACGATGTAGGTCTTAAATATAAATCAGATGATGATGTTGTTATTGTATATAGTGATGTTAACCAAAGGACTGGTGAACAAATATCAGATGACATTAAGAGTGTCATCATCGATAAAAAAACATTTCAACCAATTGTATCACAGTATAATAAAATTATTTATAATACTGATACTATTGCATTTTTACAAGATAAAAAATGGGAAAATGTAATTATAAAAGAATGTTATGAGGGTACAATGATCATTGTTTTCAATCATGCGAATAAATGGTATGTTTGTACTCGTAAATGTCTCGATGCTAAAAAATCTTTTTGGGTAAAAGATATTTCGTATTATGATCTCTTCATGGATGCAATCGATGGTAAATTTACGTTTGATGATTTGAACAAAGACTATTGTTATCATTTTATCCTTCTACATCATCAGAACAAGAATATTGTCGGATACCCACAACTCGGTGATAAATATAAAACTGTAGCACTCGCAATGACAACTGAAAAATATTCTCTGAAAAAACTTGATACTGTGATAAATGACAAAATCATTTATCCAAAAGAAATAAAATGTAGTTCTCTTCAAAATGCCATAGAGCAACTAGATAGTCTTTCAAAGAATGATGTTATTAATCACCGTATTTCGACAGAAGGATTTATTATTGAATATATTGCTGATAACATAATAACTCTTCTCAAGATGCAGACACGCTTATATACGTATGTTGCATCAGTAAAACCGAATGTTAATAACCTTGATGCAATGTTTTTGGAACTATATCAAAATGATCAACTTATTAACGTTGCACCATTCTTTGTACAGAATAGTCGTGATGTTGTTGGAAGAATCCACAATTCAATGAAAACTATGTCAATGGAATTTCTACAAATTTACCATTCTACAAGAAATCACAAAAATCCAGAAATTTACAATCAACTTCCAAAAAGTTATAAAGATATCCTATATGCAATACATGGTATTTATAAAAAGAAGATTGAGAATGAGATGAATAAACAACATACACAACCCGATACTATGGATACATTAATGGATCGTAAATCAATAACCGTTTATGATACCTATAATTGTCTGAAAAAAATAGATCCATACACTCTCAGACGTGCATACATAGATCGTATCGAATTACTCAATATTATTTCAATGCATCAATATCTTAATCGTGAATGTTTTGACACTCTTCTACAAGGAAGATTGATGTCTTAAAAATACTATTTTTTATAATATTTATTTTTTTATTCAATTATACTTAATAATTGAATAAAAGTTATGTTAAACAAATTATTTCTTCTTCTTATCCTTCTTTACTTTTTGTTCTTCTACACTTTCATTTATTGATGTGATATATTTACTACCAATTTTATATATTATTTTTTCTATATGATTCATCATATCACTAATATGTTGTATAGATTCATAAATTGGTGTGTATGGAGCATCCAGTTCATCCTTGTATTCAATTTTAATCAAAATACTTTTAATAAGATGATTTGGTTTTGTAACACCGGCGAATGCAACATCTGACCTATTTTGGAGAATATCTGTCAGTATTCCACCAATCGTATATGTCTCATTGTCTAATAATAATTCGACTTTTTTAACACGTGCATCTTTTTGCTTTTCGAGTAAAGTATTTTTTAATTCATCCATTTTAGATTGCATATATTTACAAGCTTTCCACATTAATTCATATTCATCACATTGTCCTTGTGATTCAATCGTTAAATTAATACCATCTTTTGTCTCATCATAATAAGTATTTGTTACACCACTCCAAATTGCTGTACCCTCACGAATATTTTTTTCAGCAACACCGAGTGCAGAAACCATATGACATTTAAATTTTTCACCAGGACATAATTCAATAAGTACAATCGGATATTCTTTATTATATTTATCGCGAACCAAAATACCATCTTCATAATATTGTATATCTGATGTTGTTACTCTTGACAGAACATCGGATGTGTTTGTCGAATTTATATATATTTCTATTTGTTTTTCCTGTGGATGTTTTTCATAATCTTTTGAATAATCGATTCCTTCCCAATATTTTGAAGGTAAATAATAAATATCTGATTTAATATTTGGTATGGATAATTGTGACAAACGTAATCTCATAAAATCATTATTAAATTTAGATGTATTATTATCTTTTTTAATCTGAATTTTTTCAGGTGGAAATGCATATGTCGGAATATTGTCTATTAATATGCGTCTCAACGCATTGAGTAAAGTCGTATTAACATCACCCCCTTTAAAACGTAATGTCAATTCGCTATACTGTAGACCATCCCATGGAACTTTTTTAATTTCGTCAATTGAAATATCATATTTTGCCATTTGTTTGATTATATATTCTAGAGCACAATTTATTTATATCATCTTTTTTTTTCATTTTTTTTGTTAAATTATTTAACATGTGTCGTGTTTATTATTATGTTATTTTTTCAATATTACTAATATATGTCCGCACCCGTTCCTAATATATTCTTTTATAGATCAAATAGTCAAGAATGTGCGTCAGTTATGAATATTTTACGGAGTGAAAATATGTTAAATCATTTTAAATGTGTATGCATCGATAATCGTCCGCCTACTATTCCATCACCAGTCATAGTTATTCCTTCGATGAATAAACAATTCGTCGGCGAAGAAGTTTTTATGTGGTTACGTTCAATTAAAGTTTCGAGATCACAACAGAGTGAACGCATAAACCAAATGACAAGTTTACAACACATTTCTCCTCAACAAGGACCCCCACAACAAATCTCACGTATGCAACAATTACAAATGCAGCAACAAATGCAAATGCAACAATTACAAAGACAACAAGCTCAAGCAAACCTAATGAAAGATCGAATGCAACAACGACAACAAGGACAACAAGGACAACAGATCCAACAAAGTCAACAAGGACAACAAATACGAAATCAACAAAAAATAAATACAGTTGATACAACTAAACAAAGTAATCCAAATGGATTTGTTACATCTGAAATGGCTGGATTATCTGATACATATGCATTCACATCTGTCGATATAGCTCCATCACATGCATACCAATCATACACTGATATGGATAAAAATGTTATATACACAGCACCAGAACAAGCTAACAAAATTACAGAATCAGTACAACCAACTTATATATCTATGGTTACTGCGAGACGTCAAGCACAAGAAAAAGAAATGGAAACATTATTTGATACACAACGGAAAAATTTGGATGTTCTTCGTAAATGCTATGACGAAACAGATAAAATAATTGATAAAATCGTCGAAAAACAACAAGCAGCTATTATGAACTCATATGATGTTGGTGTGATTCAACGCCATTAGATACAATAAAATGCGTCAAGTATTGTACACAATAATATACACATGAATATATAATACGACAATAAATGACTGATATTTCTGACATTCAAACTGAATTTAATCAAACTTTATTTGATTTGGCATCACAATTAAAGACTTTATGTCCTTATTCTTTTGTGGCAAAAAATTTATCGGTATTAGAAATATTACTCAAAACTGAACCATCTAAAGTAATTGATTTATTTACTCTACGTGCTCTCAAATATAAAACTCAATTCGATTCTGGTAATGATTCCTTTTTTTTGAACGGTAATTTTTCAGCAGATGTCGATGGGGATTCTGCTGTTGTCGGAAAAATTTTCGAACTCAAAGAATCGTGGAAATCTCTTAGTAATGATAATAGAAGTATTGTAAGACAATACCTCAAGTATTTATTCGATTTATCAGACGAATATTGTGTCAAAATATCGTCACAATAAATAATTTATAATAAATTTTTAAATTTATTATAGACTGCGCACAATATATAAAAATAATTATCAATAAGAATATATATATTGATAATGGCACTAAATTCACAATACATCGACAAATTTATCGGAGAATTCATTGATTTTATTGCGAAACTACATTCAATCAAACCAACTTTAGAAACTCAATCATTTACACAAAATGTTAATACGCTAGACAAAATGGAAATTGTTAATATGTGTGAAACATCTGTGCTACCAGTACGAGATCGTATAATTTCAAAAGATGAAACATTATTTGAAAAAAAATATTTGATCATCAAAACCATTAATGTGTCATATTTTTGGAAATATGGAACCCATGAACAACGTGAAAGTATTTGGATTTCCCTCAAGAGAATCGTGATATACTGTAAACTTATTTTTAATATTGTCGATAATCCAACCCCACAACCCATACAATCTACACAAACCATACCACAATCATCTGAGTTTAATCCTTATATTGGGACAGGTACTGGCGCGACGCCTACTCTATCAGTAAATTCTATGTTACAATCAGTTGAACAACTTGGTGGTTCATCTGGAGCTAATGGTAATGGTGCAATGGTTGATATGCTTTTGTCACAAATGGGTGTAAATGGTAGTGATGTGTCAGAAAAACTTAAAAATATAGATGAAGGTCTACTATCTCAAGTTCCAGATATGATTCAGGGTATGTTGGGTGGTCAGTCAGATCCAGCAATGAAATCAATGCTAACTGAAATGGTAAAAGGTGTCGGTACTGAACTAAAGACAACCGATATTACAAAAGGAAATATGATGGAAAATCTATTTGGTGTTGCACAAAAATTATCACAAAAATTCGCAACAGATGTTAGTAATGGTGCAGATCTTCCTATCGATAAACTAGTTGCATCAACCCAAAATCTCATGAAAAATATGGGATTACCTCAAAATGCGAATGAGATTAATCCAGTTCAGCTGATGGGAATGTTAGCTAATTTATCAAATATGCAAATGCCTCAAACTGATAAGAGCTCAACTTCATGATAATTCTATAACCATTCGTGAATACTATTTATATTCGCGGAAAAAGATGTGAATTATTATAATTTCACATCATATACATGACAAGCATTCACAAAATACCAAATAATATTTTTACAGTTATTGATGAGGAACACATTCTCGAAATTTTAACTCTTAATCCATATAAACTCGTGACTGTTGTATTTACTTCAAAACAAAATGATATTGGTCAGAGTCTAAAAAAATGTTTATTGGCTCTTGCAAAAGAATTCATAAATTCTATTTTTATTTATGTTAATACCGATCAATACAGAATGACAAATAAAATACCTATCGAAAAACTTGCAACAACTAATATATACTTCAAAAAAACTATAGGGGCGCAAATTACTGGTTGTGATATTGCTATGATTACTCGTCATTTCAAAGAACTAGAGATGCAAACACGTAGTTTGACAAATCAATATTTACAACAATTATTTGAAATGAAAAATGCACGGCAAGTACAACCTATGCAACAACCTATGCAACAACCTATGCAACAACCTATGCAACAACCTATGCAACAACCTATGCAGCAGCAACCTATGCAGCAGCAACCTATGCAGCAGCAACCTATGCAGCAGCAACCTATGCAGCAGCAACCTATGCAGCAGCAACCTATGCAGCAGCAACCTATGCAACAGCCAATGCAACAGCCAATACAACAGCCAATGCAACAGCCAATGCAACAGCCAATGCAACAGCAACATATGCAGCAACAACCTGCACAACAAGTTGTACATGAACCTGACCATGCGTCCAAGGGTACCGCACATGCAGCACCAGGTAACGTATCGTCACTCATCGGGAGATTAGCAGAAATTCAAAAAAGTAAAGAAATTGCAGAAAATAGTGTAAATATTGCAGCATCAAAATAAATATATTTCAATCGTTAACACTTAAAATTTTATAAGAACATAATATTTTTTACTAAATACTATGTATAGATAAACATGGCAGATAGTGATAAATTTTGGCTTCAAGATCCATCGGTATTGTTTAGAAATTTTATGTATTTCATACCGACAAAAAATATGACATCAAACCAAGTATATAATGCAATAACGTTATTTTGTGTGTACTTTTCAATTCTCATAATTATTCTCAAAAAACCAAAAGAATGGGTTTATATTCCATTATTCATTATAATTATCATGATAATGATGTTTTCTATATCTACTAAAAAAATAAAACAAACCGAAAATTTTGATAATGTAATTGAGTCAGGATTTATTGATTCAAATAATACATTACAGTTTAAGAGAACTACTAGCGAACCACTTGATGGTTTTGACTTATCATATAGTGTCGAAAAACCCCAATCATGTGGATCATGTAGACGACCAACTATCGCCAACCCATTCATGAATCCATCTGTTGCGGATTATAACACACCGGCTCCGGCTGCATGTAATGCTGATGACGAAGAAATTAAAGACGATATCAAGAAAACGTTTAGTCATGATTTATATATGAATATTGACGATGTGTTCGAAAAAGCAAATTCACAACGACAATTCTATACTGTTCCAAATACGAGTATACCGAATGACCAGGAAGATTTTGCGAATTGGTTGTACAGATCACCAGCGACATGCAAGACAGATCAAGAACAATGTCTCAGATATGAAGATTTGCGTTTCAAACGTTAAAATCATAGATTTATAAATTGTATGAACCTAAATAAAAAACATGAGATACTTTGAAAGATTAATTTTTTTATCAATCGTAAAATAATATTTTATGATTGATTCAATACCTTCTTTTCTTTCAGGGTATTCAAACTTATCCCTATAAGATTCTAATAACGCATCAGATAATATTATATTTTTGCCTTCAGAAATATAATATTGATAATGTGAATTATGTAATGCTAACCATAATGGACATGTCATAACAATACATCTCACTGTAAAATTATTTTGTGTCGCAATATTAATATATTTTTTTCTTTCCACAATAGTTCCGTTTGTATCATCCACAACAATACGTGCGTTTTTTTGGAAATATAATGCGTTCAAATCGTTTATGTCGAATTTAACATAATTATGTGGTGAAATATAATTTTCAATAAACGTTGTTTTTCCAGAACAATGTGAACCGACTACGATAAGTAATTCATTATTTTTTGGCTTGAATGAAAATGTATCATCGTGTAAATATTTCAGATATATATTGTAATTCGGATATATGAAATTATTCGGTTGATTCATAAATATATGTTCTGGTGTATAAAATTGCATATTACAATTCAGTGCGAATTTTAAATCTGAATCACTGAAATCTTCTTTGCGGCCACATGCATCACCACAATAAAATACTTTATTATGTTCACACTGTTTTAATTCAATAAAGATATCCCACATCGTAGAATATGGTTTACGATAAATATCATATTCCAATGCGACAAAAATAACGAGCTTAATATCCAATTCTTTTTGAATATCATCGAGCATTTTTTGCCAATTATACATACCGAATCGTTGAATACCTGCTTGATTTGTAAAAATAACTACTTGGAAACCATGACTATCAAGTTTTTGTAATATTGGTTTGACAGTGTTATATTTGAATTGCCAATCATCTTTATTTTTTAGGAATTTATTTTGTGATTTTGATGTAACGAGCGTTCCATCAAAATCAAAACATGCAATCTTTCCAGTATCTTTATATAAATTATGTGAATATCCAGTCATTAGGGTGTCGTGTATTGTCCATTCCATTATGATATACGAACTTTTTGGATATATAATAAGCATATTATTATTCATTTTTTTGCGATTATATTATTGTTAAAATATGTATCGCAAACGTATATTAAGTTAACCAATATGAATCGCGGTGAACTCACAGGTGAAATGTTCGGAACACAAAAAGTTGCTATCGGAATGCCAGTTAGATCACAATTTACATCTAAAAGACAAGAACGAAAAAATCTTTCCGTATTGGACGACACAATTGATATTAATTTAACACGTGGATCTCAAACATCTGATACACCAGCAAGTTTTCATTACTTCGATCCAGCAATGACATCTCAAAGCATTAGCGAATTTGATAATGGCCCTCAATCATTAACACAACATCGTGATATTGATCAAATGCCTCCTCCAGCTATTGCTAACAGCATACAATTTAATGAACTACAAGAAGGTCAGCTACAAAATATTCATTCCATTAATGCTGATTATATTAACACAATGGCATTTGATATTTACAATGAATTCTGTAAATCGACAAATCATGATTTTTGTGTATTCCCAATTGGTATCATGAGAAATCTTATTGAACGCGATATGTCAATTAATAAAATTATGTCAATCATAAATAATTCAGAAATGTTTCATCAAACACGTGTTAATGGAAATAAAATAGTATCACGTGCAACGGCTCAATTATCACTCGACACACAAACAGTCAAAAATAAACTTGGATATTACGAAGATAATGATAATATGGTCGTTGAATTTCCAATGAACAATTCTAGTTTTGCATTTGGCATTATATGTGATCGTGATAAAGGATTAATTAATTTATCAAGCAAATTATTTTCGAGTTACATGATGAATTTACGAAAACAAAATATTAATGTATTTGTTCCAGCATTCAAGATGCCAAACACATTGAATGCTACAAGAGTTCTTAAAAATTTGGGGCATATTCGTAGCGATCGAGTACATTATTTACAAACACTTTTCTTTGAATTCCAAAATGCAGTGTACATAAAAAATAGTATGGGACGACCAATTATTAATTTATCTGAACATATTATTTATTACATTAGGTATGTTCCCAATAATGTTCTATTATTTATCGGAAGACATTTCTAAACAGTGTTGTGAATAAATAAGTTATCATACTTTGCGCGTCCGAATTGTCTCATATATTCAATAATTTTTGTAAACATTTCACACACAGTATCTTTATCTCTGACATGATTTGTTTTCTTCAAGTAAAATTCTAAGATATCTAATGAATATGAAGTATCCCAAATATTTTTTAAGTTATATTTTTTCATTGTTTTCTTCCATTTTTTATCTTTATTTTCTTCACATCTGGTCACAGTATTAAAATATGTCATCTTTTCATCATTTTCTTTGGCATCATATATTTTTGTTTTGTTGTAATCAGTAACGTATAAACGATTTTCTGTCGATATTGGCGAAAATGGTTGTAAATATATCGGACCAGTTAAATATTCATATGTTGGTCTCACATATGGCAAGTGAAACTTGAGACTTGCTGCTATCGGTTTTATTATTTTAATCCAATTACTCTGACGTTCCATATCTTCATCAATTAAATCATCAAATGCTAATGTCGGATCTTTACGTTTGACAATTTCGATATCCAGGTTTCTGATGTCAGATATGAATAGAATCTTATTATGATCTTTAGCATATCTCTCTGCATCATCATCGTCAAAATATCTATTGTAAATCGTTATTTGTTGACTTTTCTTAACCATAAATTTTTCAGAATCATAAAGATCAAATGTCATTTTTGGAAATAATTTTGCCAGTAAACCAATATGTCTACCATCAGCCGCACCAACATAAACGACATGTAATTCTTCATCTTTGTAAAAATTACTCAAAAATAAAATTTCTGAAAAGAGTAATTTAATTTGTCCCATATGTCTATTACATTTAGTTCTTTCTTCTTCTGTAATTTCATTATATTTCTTTCTACCAGTGAGTTCACTGAATTGAGTGATGACCATTATAAATTTATAGTTGATATAAATTTATATGTAGTACATTTATAAATCAATTTTTTACTTAGTGCAAATCATACCACTTACACATCCTTTTAGATTATCGACATGACCAGGATATGCACGTGGATGTGTTGGATCACTTGACTTGAGTGTCGAAATATCATACACGTAATTGTCTTTAGCATCCAGTTTAGTATTAGTGGCAAAGTCCCAGAAAATTGGTTCTTGTGGATTTTGAGGTAAATTATAAAATCTGTCGATTGGTGCTTCACGATAATTAAATGCAGGATATGATAAACGTGACGCCATCGGATCCAGATATGACGTACATTGAGGTAGATGTTTCAATCCGAATTGTGTTACATCGATGGGGTTAACTTCTCCATTCTTACATTTTGTTATTGGTAAATTACGATTCGAAAGAATTGATTCGACATCAACCTCACGTAGGGATGGTGCAATTCCGTGTCCGTGAGTTGTTGAAACTTCAGCTCCCATATACGAGGAACGTGGTCCGGCTCCATTGAGACCACCACATTGTTGGCAATTATATATCTGATTTGGATTTACCCTATATAAAAGTGGGTTAGTCATTTCGGGTGTGCGTGTTTGATATGCGCACTCGTCATATATTAATCTTGATGAACTTCCGATATTCATAATGTAATGTATATTATTAGTAAATATATTTATAATTGTATTTTATCTTTTGAAAACTGTTAATATTATTGTGTGTTATACTTGTATAATTGTGTAAAAATTGATTTATTAACATTCTCACCATAATACTTAATCAAATAATATCCTGAAAATGGTTATGTTCTGTGTCCATACTTTCACTATTCCAGTTACTATGAAAGATAATTGGTTTAAGCTATTAAATAAATTTTATAATGGTGTAGAAGTGACAATCATGCCAAATACTCATGGTACTCTTAGTTATGAGTGGTTATGTGAAAATACTATAAATATAACTGACATAATCGAAATCAAAACTGACAGCATATTTAACCAAATCGAAATTTCTAACATACTACCAAGTATCGATAATATTACAATTAATGTAATTCAACAAGATTTAGTCGAACCAACACCTGAAGATATGCCAAAAATAAACACAATTTACGATAACATTGTACGAAATATTAAATTAGAAGAATTGGAAAATGTGGAAAAAAAATATGATTCGGATGGTAACGAAATTAGAGAACTATCAATGGGACCGTTCTATGATATTTGTGAACGTATAAAAATAACTTCGTGTGACAAAAAATATGTGCCATATATCATACACAAATTATGTCAGCATACAAATCTCAAAGGTGTGTATAAACTAGATTCTGATAAATGGGTTGTGTCGTTAAAAAAATCATGTGCTGTGTATCTAATCACAAACACTTACATAGAATGGATATATTTTCCTGTATTTGATGTTGATGATGGCTTCTGTACTAGAAGTATATTAAGTGAAAAACTCAATAATATGTTCAAGGTGTGGAGAAATAAATTTGACGAAACATTTGGTGCGTCATGGGACGAACAAGTTTTACATAACTAAACAATTTATTTATGGAATATCTAAATAAATTTTAATTGTCTTGTGCATACAGTCTGATATATTCTTGTACAGTTTCTAGATACTCTCGTTGATTCGTTTTGTATAATTTAGCTGCAATTGTATTAAATGGATCATCTGGATTCGGATTAGACATTAGTGCAAGTATCGACAACATTACTTGTGTCAGATTGAGTGCGGGACTCCATTGTGTTTTTAGAATATCTAGACAAATGAGTCCAGTATCATTAATATTTGGATGAAATATTTTTGTTAGAAATTGTACTTTGGGTGGATTAAATGGATAATCATGTGGGAGTTCTATTTTTAGTTTAAACATACCGCCAAGATATGGAGTATCTTTCGCACCAAATATTGTCGCATTCCATACAAAAATATTATCAGTTGGTCCAATACTTACGTTTTCTGGAATATCTTTGTGTGTTGAGTTCGTTATAACAGATATTTCAGTTTGAATGCGTTTTACGGCTGTATTCATTTTATAACCATAAATAATCAAATATTTTTTATATTATTCGAAAATCAATTTTTTTAACGCAGAAGAAATCATAAAAAATGAAATAATATGATATTAAAAAACTTATATAAATAATTATATACAATATAACCTAATACACTAAAATGTCTATTACTTGTGTACATAATAGTATCGTTGTAGGGACACTCGGCTACGTATGTCTCGATTGTGGTAAAAGTGTGAAAAAGTGTACTGATTGCGATAATGAATGGATCGGTTTAGATGATACGTGTCGTGTGCATCTGTCATTATGCCATCATCCTAATGTTGGTGGCGGCGCGTCTGGTCTCAAGTGCCGAGTGTGTGGTAAAACTGTACAAAAATGTCCAGAATGTCGTCAAGAATGGATTGAAGTTGGTGGTAAATGTTGTTCATAATTTTGATAGTGACACACACGTCCGCCACAATTATCACAATACGCCGGATTATGCGCAATTAAAAGATTAACTATTTTCGTATTTTTTTTCATACACGCGAATGTTAATCCCATAGTTATGGCTACTCTTGGAACTCCTAACGAAATTAGATACTCAACTATATGATATTGTCCGTGTATACATGCCTTTACCATATATTCGTATAGATAACGTGAACTAAACGTACAATCGTTTGGTATCGCCGAACAACATTTTTTAGAATTTATTTCATTTATACTAATATTCAAACACTCACACATTTTTTGAATAAGTACTTTAATTAGTTCTAAATTTCCAAACATGATCGCAGAATTTATAATATCGTCATAACATTTTACTTTTACATCAATTGAACCATTATTTAATTCTGAGATATATTTTAAGAATTTTTCTGAACCAAAAAAACCACAAAAAATCTTTATTTTTTCCAAATTGTTCATATCAATATGTATTTGGTTGAATAATGAGTTGTATATTAATTTAGTATCACCGTCAAAATAAGACATCACTATTTGAAAATCATATTGGCATATATCAAATAAATTTGGTGTGTTATTCATTTATACATATTATTGGTTGTTGGTATCAGAAATAACTTTAAATGTTCATTTTTTATGTGGAATAAATCACATAAAAAAATACTTAGAAAAATTTATAACTATTTATTTCATGCATGGGTCAATTTCGGGAATGCGAAAACCAGGGTCAGTGCGTCTTTTTATATTTTGTACAAGAATTGAACACACTTCCGGAGGTATAACGATAGGTACGCTAGGGTCTTTGGTATATGTGCACTGTGCGGAGGCTTTGCAATTAGGACTATATTTCATGGCGCCACAACGAGACACTGGGCGAGTTTGATTACGTAACTCGGATTCTTGGTCAACTAAATCATATGGATGTATAAATTTATCTTTACGGCATTTGCCACAGTTTTCATATTTAGTCATATCGAGTGCGAACTGTAAGGGTGATGTCGAAACACTTAAATATTGCGAATAACTGCACTCATCGTATATCAGTCTATTAGATCCTCCTTGATTCATGATTATAATATTAACGAATATATTTTATGGTGGAGATAATAATATATCATGTATATTATTCTATATTCATAAATAAATAAAAATCATCAGGACTTATATTTGTTTTTGATCGAACGATTTCATTTTTATAAAAAAATGAGCATGTATAATTTTATTATGCGAATATTACTGTTCAAAAATATATAATTATTTTGTATAATGGCTGAGGATAACCCACCAAATATAGTTGTTAATATTTCGACAGATTCTGGTTCAGAATCATGTACATTTATATACGAAAGTACTAGAATTATTATTGAAGTAACTAATAAACGTTATTATATTGATACACAACAAAGACCTAATATAATGGTATGCACTAATAGCATTTATGTGGATGGTACATCCACACGTGATTTCCTACAGTTACACTTGGTCCAGGACCCAACAAATTTACACATGAGAATATTAGATTATTGTATGTGGATAGTTTACTCAGAAAATTCCGCACAACTTACTTATAGCAATACTGTAAAATCCAATTGTTATAATTTGATTATTTGTCAATTACTTGTGGAATAATAATTTTACATAATCACACGTGTTTTTTGTTTAGTGTTTGCTAGTCTCGATGATTCACCACCTCTCGGGAAATCCATGACTACATGTTCTGGTAATTGCATGTCACCATCAATGTAGTCATAATAATGTTCAAATGGATCGTCAAATCCGTATGTCTTGCGGGTGCGAATCGGCATTCCAAGTTTCATGTCGGATAAAATATCAGGATCCATTTCTATGTCAGTATAGAACTGTTCACGAATAGTATTTATACAACTATTTGGATTACTGTTCAATGGCATTCTAGCACAAGAACCTGGATTTAATTTACTTGCCGGATTACAATCATAAGTACGTCTAGATGAAGGTTTTTCAATCATACGTGATAAAAACGCTGGAACTTCAGTCTCTCTTTTTGTATATTCTCTTACTTTTTTTTGTTGTGGATTATGTGGTAATCTATATTTTTTATGTTCAGCTTCATCACATGGTATGGGTACTTCATAATGTAAAGGTGTTTTGTATTGAATCTTTGGTTCTATCGTATCATATTTGACAGATGGAAAATATTTGTTACGTGTTGTTAACAACACACGTGATTTTTTTAAACGTTCTACATCAGATTGTGTTATTGAATATTCTGCTTCGAGTGGAATACAAGGTGTAATATTATTTTCAGCATAATACTTTCTTTTTCTGAGATATTCCATTATTCGTGGTTCTGATAAAATACCACAATCATATTCTGAGAAGTCAGTCATTAATTATATATATACAATTTGAATAAAAAAATAACTAATATGTTCTATCATTATTACATAAGTGCGTGGAAACATATAAAATTATATTCTCATTAATAACATATTGTAAATGGATCTTGACGGGCAATCACCTGAAGATATCGCAGAACAAGTTTTTACACAGCCGCCACAACCAGAAAAAACTGTGCAACTATACTGTGAATCAGCTGTTAAAAATGGTAAAATAGATACGATTGATATATTCGAAATTTTCTTGACGATGCTTATGGAAGGTATACTGATTCGTTACGCTCCTGTTACTACTGAAACATTGAAATATTTTAATGAAGAATCTCTCGATAAACTGAGACCATGGCTACGTTCCATGGGATTTGATATTAAAGTCGATACATATCCAGTCAAATGTGACGATTCAGTCAAAAAAGAATTCAATAAACAATATTGTAAAGCTATTCTCAAATGTGATCCGTCATGGAATGCATGGTTTGAGATGAAAAATATCGAAAAGAATTATCATTTTATTCTTGGTAATAAGAGTCCTATAATTAAAGGACAAAAATGTACAATGGATAATTTATATTGTATCTTTATCAATAATAACATCACATACAAGATTGCATTTAAGTTTATCTAAAATTATTTTCACGAATTAATTTACCCATTTTAATATGTTATCTACATATATATTAAAATGGATATATTCGGTGGATTATCCGCTGTCGGAACAGCTTTATCCGGCAAGTTATGCGATATTAAACCTGCACCGCCCAAAACGGCGAAAATAAAACCTTCACAAGAAGGAAATTTATATAATTCAGATGGTATACCGCGAAATCGCGCACAGTTACAAAAAATGGCTGATGAACGATATGCAAAGAGTGCGTGTCCAGCAAAAACAGGAATTATTTCTAAATATTATAATCAAGAATCCCATGATTTAAGAGGACAAACGGGTTCTCGGGATTGTGATTCAGTATTTTCTGATGGTGGTTCAGAAGTGAGCGGATGCAGTGAGGCACCTCAATCAGACAAACCCTTATTTATGTTAGGGGATGAAATACGTGATAGTAAAAAACATATTGAAAAATTTATGGCATCTGAACCGAGCGACTCTTTTGTAAACCAATTTGCTCCATTAACATTTAATACACCAAAAGCACCAAGTGCTGCTAATAAAGTTTCAAGTGCTTCTTTAGATCCGACACGTCTAACTATGGAAAGAGAAATGTGCTTACGTGGCGGTTTTTCACAATGTTGTGATAAAATGACATATGGTGTCGTACCAGACGATAAACTAACACATAATAATATGGTACCGTTCCATAAATCTAAATTTGGTATGGGTGAGAGTATTGATGATCATCAACATTTATATGATATTAGTCAGCGTAAATTAGATACATTTACTGGAAGTTTAAAGAATTTAGATTATCGTCCAAAAACTGAAAGAAAACCATTATTCAATCCCATGATTGGTCTAACAAATATTTATGGTATGCCAGTAATGACTGATGCAATGGAAGGTCGTGGACATGTGTCACGCGAGAGAAGAAATGAAAAACCATTTCAGGAAGTTAAAGTTACGCCTGGTCTCAATCTTGGTTATAATGAAGTTGGTAAACAAGGTTATCATGATTTATATCGTGCGTTCTATCCAAGTATTGATGATTTACGAACTCAAAATAAGAAACAAGTATCCCATACGTTACCAGTTGTTGAAGGTATGAAAGGACAAATGCAACCATTGATTCCAACTGTACCAAAACGCCATCCCGAAACTTTCCAAGAATGGGGAACTAAAAGAATGTTACCAAGTATTACCGAAAATCAAGCACCAATGGTATCTGGGTATTATGATCCTTCAAATATGGCAACAGTAAATCGTGGTATGGAAGAACGGGTAACATATGGACCTGAACAATTCATAAACACACTTTCGACACCTGAAGATCTTATTCCAAAAGTTAAAATTAGTGCAAATGAAAATTTCGAATATGATGGACCGCATGCTATTGGTCAAAGTCAAACTGATCGTGCTTATGCATTCGATCGTAAAAATGCAATAATGGATCCAAATATGAGAACCATTCATGCTCAAACAGATCGTGCTGGTCAAGGTATGGGACAAGGACAATATGCTCACGGATATGTATATGACACACTTAATGCTGTTACTGATCCAAATATGAGGACAATTCATGCTCAGACTGATCGTGCCGGTCAGGGTATGGGACAAAGTCAATATGATCGCGCATATGCTTTCGATTATGCTAATGCTGTAACTGATCCGAATATGAGAGTAATTCACAATCAATTCAATCGTGCTGGTCAAGGAATGGGACAAGGACAATATGATAAAGGATATGCATTTGATAGTGTTAATGCAGTTACAGATCCCAATATGCGTGTTATTCACAATCAATATGATAGAGTGGGTCAAGGAATGGGACACGGTCAATACGATAAAGGATATGCATTTGATTATGTCAATGCTGTCGCTGATCCAAATATGAGAGTGATTCATAACCAATATGACAGAGCCGGTACAACAATTGGACAGTCACAATATGATAAAGGATATGCATTTGATTATGCTAATGCTGTTATGGATCCAAATATGAGAACAATACATGATCAATACGATCGTGTTGGTCAGGGTATGGGACAATCACAATATGATCAAAGTTATGCGTTTGATGCTGTGAACGCAACACCCGATCCAAATATGCGCACAATACACAGTCAATATGACAGAGCCGGTCAAGGAATGGGTCAAGGACAATACGACAAAGGATATGCGTTCGATAGTGCAAACGCAGTACCAGACCCAAATATGCGCACTATACATGATCAATATGATAGAGCCGGTCCAGGTATGGGTAATAGTCAATATGAACATACATATGCGTTTGACGCTATGAACGCAGTACCAGATCCAACACAACGCGAAATATTTATTCACACTGACAGAGCTGGTGTTATTGGTAATGGTCAATATGAACATGCACCTGCGTTTGATAGTGCGAATGCAGTGCCTGATCCAAATATGCGTACAATTCATGATAAATATGATAGAGCTGGTCCTGGTATGGGTAATTCACAATTTGAACATACATATGCATTTGATTCCCAAAACGCAATACCTGATCCAACTATGCGTGAAGTTCATATCGTAAATACATATCAAGGACCTGTCGGCGATCATGAGAGATTGAGATTGAGAGAAGATGCTGCAAATATGTATCAAAATGTTGTTAATGAACAGATCAGTATCGGACGTGCACCAACTACTTGCAATTTCGCTAAAGGACCAAGTTACAATGGTACACTTGTTCAATTATGTAATAATGTACGTATCAATCGTGATTTATTCCCTGATATTGAACAACAAGTTACTCCACGTGTCGGAACTGTTGGAACACGTATTCCACTCAAAGTACCAAATGACGAGTATCATTTCAATCAACATCCGGTACTTAATTTACAAGATAATCCGTATATTAATAATACACAACATGTATCAGTGCCAATTGGCCAAACACAACAGACAGCATGGATACAAACACAACAAATGAGATAAAAATATAACCGAAACAAATATAAAATATTATTATGTTTGATAACATAATATAATAATGCAATTTACATTTGTTAATTCACTGTTAAATATAATTCCAGAAGGTAATCTCATATTTTCAACACTGTGTATGGTTGAAAATGATATGTATGTAAAATGTAATATATGTAAACGAGAAACAACTTTTGATTTTACTCAAATCATAACAGATCCACAAAAATTTATTCTGAAGTGTATTATTCATACCAAAGAACCAAATCATGAATTATATTCTTCATACGACAAATATGTTTCTGATGTTACACAAAATAATCTTAAAATTAATAATAAACCTAATTATCCATTAGTACCAGTACGCTTTGATGAATATGAAAAATGGTTTATTGGTACATGTCTATGTTTACTATGCAAAAAATTATATAGAACGCACTACATGAGTATTAGTGATCATGGACATGTTAATGTACATGAACACATTAAAAGAATTTTAAGCAAACCAACAATTAAAAAATTCGATTTTGGCAAACTAGGCGTATGGTATGACTGTTCTCGTTGTAATAAACGGTTTTTTGATCAAGAAGATTCTAATGATCATATAAATAAATGTGTTGTCGGTGTCAGTTATAATTCTCTATGTAATTATCAAAAACCAAAATATGAAACACATGTCGTTCATAAATAAATTTATTCGTAGTGTAGAATAGGTATATGTTCCCACATTTTATCATGTAGTGGTATAGTTATTTCAAAATTGGTTCGTTCATTTTCATATTTAATGATACATTCCATATCATTAAATTTTTTTACTATTTTATCGTACATATACTTTCCTGGTTCTTCGATGTTATTTTCAAAAGAACTATGCGACATCCAAAAATTAATAGGTGTATCAGTCATAAGTTGTTCTAAAATGTTGTCGGTTGTTTGTGTGTGGAAAAACATGTAAGTATCATATGGCCCAAATCCCATATCTTCAGATTCTTTGAGTTCCTTAACATCGGGTGCCTCAGCATGTCCACATGTTCCGCAACATGTATGATCAGGAATAAAAAGAATACCTTCTTTTTCACACTTATCGATCAGTTCATATAAAATATTTATAAATAGAATACATCTATTGTATTCACTTGATTTTTTAATGTTTTCATTTCCTTTTTTGTACTTATATTTCCGCATAATTTGTTTGGTACAATCACGTTTAATCTTATCAGCCCAATGAGTATCGTAATCGTAAGTAGCAGTCATTTGTGATATGTTTATTATGTTTATTATTTACGTGTTTAATGTTTGTTTTTCATTTTTTATAAATAAAATCTTTATCACAATACACCAAGCAAATACTTTTTATACTGTTTAATAATTTTTTCTGGTATTTTAACTTCACAAAAATCATCTACGGTTGAATGAGCAGGACTTGAACCTGTATCTAAATTATCAGAATAATAACCAAATGCGAGTGCATGATCGTCATATGTATAGAACTTATCATTCAAATTGTCGACCATAAAATCAAAACATTCACCAAATTTCTCTTCAAAAAAGAGATCGTAATTTACCCATTTCGGTGCAGAATCTCGCGGAAAATTATCTTCGATTAACGATGTAATAAATTCAATAACTATTGGATCTTGTTTGAATTTTTTTACACAAGTAGACAGATTATTTCTGGACATTTTAATGATTTATTATTCGCTATATGCGTTTACTGTTAATATTTCATTTTTTATACAAGAGTTTTTTGAACAAATTCTTCGTAATGTTCCATCAGATATATATTAATAAATTTATAACATTCCATAATATGTAAATATGTTCGTGCGCCAGTAATAATTATTGAGCCTTTATCGAAAATGAATATTGATAATGGTTTTATTGTTGGGTCAGCAGTATATCTCACGTGGACACCTGCATGTCTAGCTGGATCAAAAGAACAATCATATTTATCAGATGTCATTTTGTTAAACACTTTCTCGCGATCAATTTTGAAACCAATAACAAAATTACTATTGATCATTGAAATTCTAAATTTTGATATACTTAACAAATGCAAAAAACATTCTGGATGTGCAAATGTTTTTTTGACTGGTACATCATCAGTCATTATTTCAACACCCTCTTTAAATATTGAGAATAAATTATCCAATGCCCAAATAATATATGATATTTTTTTACAACCTGTAAATTGGAATGCGCCATTCTTAAATACTTTAATATTTAATTTAATGATTCCTTTTGGTACTGATGGTTGTGGTGAATTAATTACTATTGTTGCTTGATTGTAAAAATTTTTACTTGGTTTTTTGGCAGGTTGTTTTTTCGACGATTTCTTTTTAATTGGTATCATCATTCGTTCCACTACACCTATTCCAGTTGAAGTAACTGAACTACATCTTTCTGAGTTACCACATTTTACTCCGAGAATAAATGATGATGATATTGGTAAATATTTAGCAATATTAAACACGTTAAATGATACTGGTACTTTGCATGAACCGGTCATTGTCGATATCGACAATTCTTTTGGTAAGTTGTCAGGATCTAACTCTTTTATTTTTGGGTGATCCTTAATGTATTGTGCATAGTTCAACATTTAATATCCAACTATAACATGAACGTTTTATATTCATTTTATATCATTTTTTTTATCATAATACAGTATGGATGTCAATGAACATTGAAACAATACACAGACATTTAAGTGAAATAAATAAATTAATAGATATACTCGATACAAAACAATCGATACGACAAATACCTGATGAAGTTGCCGGAACAACTCCTAAACAGCAAATACAAACCAATACACGAACATTTGAATCTTTGAGTCCGATACCAAATTTACCGAATCCTCGAGAAGTGAAAACAATCCAAACAGAAATTTTATCTGCGACATCAATAAGTCCACAAACGCCTCAAAATATTTCAGCTCTTCGCGACGTTATGATTCCTGGAACTCATACTCATATTAATGATAAATTGACTTCAGTTACACGACCAGAAAATATTCCCATTCATATGAATGGTGGAGGTAAAATATCGAGGGATAAACCAAAATCTGATGATATATATTACACGATATCTATTCTTGATTTAGATGTTACCAAAACTCCATAAAATTATTTTCTATGTCGTTATCAGTATGACTGAAATAAACAAATTTAAGAACAAATATATCAAAGAATTACGTAGTGGAACACTTAATTTCATACAATTAACAAAACTAAAAAAACTATCACATGACGAATGGAAAATATATGTTGATACACATTTATATACAATATATAAAAGAAAACTTAATTGGAATGTTCCTTTATGCGATACGTGTATAAACAAGGCACTTGATGGTGATATTCGTTGCATAACTGATGACGAAGTTAAAAAAGTTATTGGTTCACATAAATATGTCTAATCATACTTTCATGTTTACATAAGGCCATAGTGTTATTTTTAGTATCAAGATCATCATTCTTGGTTTCTTTTTCCCACGCTTGTTGCATTTTATACATGTTAATGAGTTGTTCCCATGACATTTTTTCCCACGAACCGAATGATGAAGTGTGCATTATTATGAATAATAATTAAAATTATTGTTCATACTATCGTAATTTCATTTTTTATAACTTAATAATTCTTTCTTCGGCAGTTTTCTTCTCATGTCTCTTTTGTTTTTTAACATTCATTTTTTCAGTAAAATATTTAAGTGTCTTATCTACAAATTCATCTCCGGACAACCCAGTATTTCCAACAAGATGATAATATGCATGTAAAAATGCATCACATAAATCATCTTGTTTTGTAACAGAATTTAATTTTTTCATAAGACCATCACGGTCGGTCGATATATTCATTAGTTCTTTACAGTACTCAATTGACAATTCTTTTGTTATATCATATTTGTCTGCAGATGTTTTGCATAATGAAAGTACTTTTTTAGTTAAACCATCATTAATTTTTAATTTTCCCATCGGAGAAACAAATTTTACGTTCGAGAACTTATGATGTATAAAATAGCAAAATAACATCATTTCAATAGATTTCATTGTCGGATTTTTTAGTGATGGTTGGTTTTCAATTACTACTTTATCCACTTGTAAAATCTCTGGAAATTTATCTAATTGTTCATATAACACAGAACCTAATTCATACAATGACGCATGCATACAAGATATTCCTTTCATTTTTGTTAATTTATTTAACGTATTGAATTGACGTTCCATTTGTTTGATGTGTATATTACAATAAGCATTAGTTCCAATATACTGATCACAATTCTTTTTCGAACAGTGTTTGTCAGTCGAACTAACGAATGAACACGATGTTATTTTATTTTTCTTAATTTCACATTCAGGTTGAACATATTGTTTTTTATGAGCAGTACAATATGTGAGTTCTGGATGTTGTTTACATGAAAATTTTGCTGATTTTCCACATATGGTTTTATTTCGTAATGTTCCAATACATTTGGGACCTGATGTAAATATATTTATTAATTCCCATTGTCCGATACTAATGTTATCAGTATCATTAGTACTATGCTTCATTAAACACAATGACAAATTTTTAATACCAATATCGAATGCACAAATTGATGTCATTAGTTTTATAGATAATAAATAGAAATTATTTTCTTACTTTATGTCGCATAGCATCCATGATAGTTGCTTTCTTTTTCGTGGGTCTACTATGTGACATTTTTTCCTCAAGTGTTTGAGTAATAAATGTCATTGGTGGTGTTACGATTCTGTAATCTTTTTCACATGTTATCAAATTATGACGATAATCTTCAATCGATATAAGTCCTCCAAATTTATTAATAATACGAAATGACGGGGCTGGTTCGATTATTTCACCAGTTTTTCCATACATCCATTTTAGTAGACTATTTCTTTCACTAACATTATAATCATCTAATTTCAAATTATACGCTAGTGCACAATTTAAGCTACAAAACCAACTAGATGTATGAAATTTTTCGTCTCTATAACTGTCAGGTAAAAAAACAGGTACACCATTAATTTCATGCATATCCCACAGACATATTTCGTGTGTACATTCTGGAATAATTATGTTTCCATCAGCATCTTTACCGAATGGTGAATTAATTGCCGAAATATTTACATTTTTAATATTTGGATTAATAGTTTCTGTATGAGAATCTATACGCTGTTTGGTACTATCAGATGATGATAATATCGCTTCGAGTTCTGCAATGCGTTGTTCTTTTTCTTGAAGAAGTTTTAATAACTGGGGTTTATCATCAACATCGCCATCAGTAAGGTCGCTACTACTGGAAGATTCGACATCACAACACTCAGTTTGAATCAATTCGAAACCATTTACTTTATCATTATTTACATCACATGCAGATATGGACATACGAACAATAATATCTTCTTCTATTACATCAGCCTTTTTATCTTTTGGTGTTTTGACTTTTGCTGGAGATATACTATTTTTACGTGGTCTACCACGTTTTCTTGTTTGTGATTGTTCAATCATTGTCGGAATATCCATAATCCGTGAATACATTAATATCATAGTGTCTCTTTAAGCCACAACAACAAATTTTGCATATGAAATGTGATGTATTGATACATTTCGTATACGTATTATAAGTATACATCAATTATAGATTTACATAATATTTTGGTATTTGTCGATGTGAGTTTTATGACACCAATAAAACAAAAACTAATCCAATAATATAGACCATGTCAAAAGAATTTTTTTCTGAAATATTTAGATTATTTGCAGAATATGAACACGATTTAACGATATATTGTCACAATGATATGACACATAATTGGGAATGTGAAATGCCTGATAAAAAGAAATTATCAGATTCGGATAAACAATTATTAAAACGTATTGTAAAAGTACTTGGTGTGAACTATAATTCTAAACTAGCAAAATTATATCACGCGTTCGAATCATTTGTAGAAACTGGTGAAGGAACAATTAAAATTAAAATGCCTGATGGTGTTATCGAGATGGTACCAATTAAAACATTGGTCGGTGGTGGTGGATTTCTTGATGCATTATTGGGATCGAAAAAGAAAAGAACTCCTGAACAACAAGCTGCACATAATGCCAAGAAGCTATCTAGAACTCCTGCACAACAAGCAGCGCGTGATGCCAAAAAGAAAAAACTATCATACAAACTCAAAAAAATTGCTAAACATACAGCCAGAAATGTCGGTACGGCTGTGGAGATGGCACAACAAGCATCAGATGCATTATTGGAACAATCTGACGAACCCGTACGTGATCCTGTAACTGGCGAACTAAAACCACGACAAAAAAGAACATCACCACTCGTAAGTTTATTCGGATCAACTGATATTATACGAAAATTACAAAAAATAATGAACGAAATAGATGATATTACTTCTGGTACTTTTGATGCACAACGAATATTGGGGAAACCAGTTGTAAAAACTCTTGTGAATGGTATTAATGCTCCAACATTGAATGAAATTGTAAAGATAAATGAAAAACTAGATTTAATTATTGGTATGATACGAGACCAGGCACCAGAAGGATATTCTCCTCCAGTACCAGAAAGAAGCCTCCGTCGATCACTTACCCCACAAGAGAGAAGACTTGCATCAGATGTTGAAGCTTTAGCTGAACCTGAAGTTATAGCTTAAGTTACATAACAATAATTTACATATCTAATACAACTGCTGATTTCTTACTTTTTCTTTTCTTTGTAGGTTTTTTCGATCCGGCTGTGACTTGTGAAGCAATTTCTTGTTCGGCATCACGTAGTAATTCATCCATATTTGTATTTCTCTTTACTGATGAATGTTGTGATGCTGTTTCGTATTTTGATGATGTTTCCATTTTTTCTTGTTTATGCATACGTTTCAAATATTCTTGGTGTTCAGTCATGTTTTGAGAAACAAATCGATCATATTGTTCTGGCGATATTTCTCGTTCTACTTGAATTTGTTCCATCGAAATTGGTTGTGGTGGAGAACGTGTTTGAGGTGGTGTTGGTGTTTGACGTCTCATAGTTGGTGGTCGCATAACTGGCTGTTGTTGGTTTCTACGATTTTCTTCTTCTTGTGTCATAAGAACTTGATAATCACGTGCTTGTTCTAATACTTTCTGATATTGTTGTTCTTCTTTTTCACTATATTTAGTTTCTTGTCCAGTTGCTTGTTCTGCCATTCGTGTACCAATGGCTTGTGGTCTCAATTGTGCAACTAGTGCAGGATTTTGTTGAACCATTTGTCTAAGATCTGGGGTACTGGCCATTGTCGCATGTGCCATATGTACTTTAAACGCACTAAAAGTTAGAATTTGAATTAATCGCATTTCAGGTGATGATCCACCAACGCCACCATATTTGTCATATAATCCACCAAATACATCGGCTAACTGTTCTGGATCACTATTGACAGCATCACTCCATCCGTCAAGTTTTAAACCAAATGGATCATATGATTTATTCGCATATTCTAATCCATGAACTGTAAATGAACAAAAATCCTGCATTAATTTAACTCCAATGTGTTTATTTCTAAAATTTTCGTGTAGTTCATACTCATACTTCATTACTTTGTAATCTGAATCCATAGTATAATTTTGTGTTAATGTGACACCTTTCTTCGCTAACTCTACAAGTTTACGAAGAATGTCGAGCTTCATCATTTTTTGTTTAGCAGAAGTTGCAGAATCATATTCATCAACTTCTGGTTTTGGTTCGACTTTTTGCGCTGGTTGTGCATCATCTTTAGGAGAATCATCAACTTGTTCAACAACTGGTACATCGTGTGCAATAGGTACAGTATTATGTTGTGGGATAGTAACATCATCTTCATCTAAACATGATCCCAATTTTTCAGGCTCTCTATCACCATAATGGTATCTTTCACGTTCACCTACAAGTTTTTCGGTGTTAGCCAAATCTGAAATTAACATATTGATGTGTCCGTTATCTGTATTTCCAGATGCCATGTTTAATATATTCACGAACAGAAAGAAAATTCCCTATATATTCGCAATAAAACTCTATTCTCAAAATATGAAATATTAGGCTCACATATTGACAAATAATTTAAAACATTTCACGAATATAGATCAACATTAATTTTTGACACTCAGAATAAAATTTCTAATACAATTTGTATATAATGTGCAATATAAACGACGCATACGATATGAAATTGTTCACAAGTGATAGTATGTATGATGATGCTGGATGGGGAAACGAACAACAAATGGCTGTACCAACATCGCAAAATCCTAAAAATATTTTCTCGACACAAGGTGAATTCGATACATATTCAAAAGCACTTCAAAATTATCCAACAGGATATCCTGGCGCACCAGTAGATTTACAAGTTCGTAATGAAACACAACCACTCAAATTTAATTCTAACGATATTCAAGAATTACTTCAAGAACCAACACAAACGCCATATGATGATGCTCCACAATTAATAAATCGTTCACAAAAAATAGTTCAGAAAAAAGTTACACCACAACAAGAAAATGTGATTCCGATCGAACTTGAAACAAAAGAACCAATTACACAAAGTACTTGCACCATGTCTAAAAAAAATAAACATGAGAAAAAATATTCTGAAAAAAATAAAATAGTGAATGCTTTTACAACAGGTTTACGTGAAACTATTTTTATTTTACTCATCGGTATCATTATTATTTTTCTACTCGACATTCTAGTTAGGATTGGTAAAAAACTGTGATTTTTTATGATGTTCTGTAAATTTCCATGAAACGAATAATATTGATTTACTGTAAGGACCTAAACCATACACTTTTTGCGGCATTAAAAATACATCCAAATAATGTTTTCGTAAAGATGCTATCAAGAAATTAATACATTCATCTCTTTCATAATATGGATTTTCATATAAATTATCGTCAACATAAAATAACATATCAGTTTTTTTCAATGCATTTTCAAGTTTTAATTGGTCAATACACTTTCGTAAAATGGATTTATATAAATTTAATTTATGTGTATGTTTTTCTTGATTTGCTTGTAATACACCCTCAATTTCTTTTTTAATTGATGGTCTTTTTTCACCAATAAAAGATGTTAACGATAACGTTCCATTAAAATTTTCTTCAGGTATTGAGCATAATCGCGCAACACTTAGATTTTCCATATACAAAACAACAAGATTTTAATTTGTAAAAACAACTCCGCCAAGGCCACTTATTACTCTGAACACATTAACTACTAAACCATAACAACGAAACTTAACTGTATTCGTTTGCGATATTTGTGGTGTTATATTCGCCAATTGTACACTGATTTGGATATTATCGATTTTACTCATATTACATGAACCAGCTGGTTGGTTTTTAGATGGATCCAACCCAAATGAATAAATAAAAATTCCATTAGATTGAGTGTATTTAAAATATTGTAATGGTTGCGCATAATTATAATATAAATTATCACGCATTTCTACTCGTGAATGTCCATTGAATAATATTATTGCATTTTTCATAATACTATTCCCAATTTGTTTATCATTGACATAAATTGGACTATCTGTATAGTTAAATCTATCATTATTTGTTTGTATATATTCCAATTGAGTTGTCCACACCATTAATTTACATGGATTTTCTAATCCTGTTTTTACACTACGATTAACACCATCAAGTGATGTTTCACCAGTATAAATTAACTGTTCAATGATATATTCATGATTTGCTTTATAAAATTTTAACCTTTCATCTTCGTCCAAAAATATATAATCGACTAGTAAAAAACAGTTACTTACTCTAATATTTTTATATGTGTTGTATGTGTACGCTACAGGCACGACGGTAGTATCTGATATGTTGATAGTTGGACATGCCGAATAATTACTTGTTTGACCAACTATCGAGTATTTGCTTATTAATGTCGTTTGCTGGGAACTCGTGTAATTATAAAAGTTCGAATCGTTAATTGCTAAAAATTTATCATTCGATATTTGAGTATAATACAGTCTTTTTGTGACATTATCAAAATATGAAAAACGTCCAATTGCTACATTTGTACCGATAGTTTGCGTAATATACTCATCTTTTGTAAAATTAACTAGATCGTTTTCCATTGTAATGTAATGTGTTGGTGATATCAAATAACAATCGTTAACATCTGATAATTCTAAATTAAGTTTGACATCATTATATTGCAAACATAAAATTGGTAATGCTAAACCAGACGTGCCACAGAACCAAAACTGTAATGGTATGAATAATTTATATTCGTTCTTCGTATTAGAAAAATTATATAACTCCGGTACATTACCAATCATATTATTTACATCACTATCCCTCCTATTCAATTCTGACCAAATATTTAACCACTCGCCATAATGTCTGTCAATTAATTGCCCACCAATTTCGATTTCTATTTGATTAATAATTCCATACCCTATTTTACGAATCCATGCAAATCGTGTCAATGTATCGATTGTACCATTTGTATTATACAATTGTGGAATTTGTGGTAAAGTAAGTACTATAAAAATATCACCAATTAAATCACCACTCCTTTGAATATGACATGATACTTTTTTTCCAAAATTAGGTGACGATAAAAAGGATTGTGGTACTTGTTCGATTGAAAAATTTGTATGTCTTCTATAAACTACTTTAAAAAATGTTATTTGTGGTTTTTCAGTAAGAAACATATCTTGTGGACCACGTGCAACTAACTGTATTAATCCACCTGTCATATTGTTGACTATATATTTTATTTGCGTTTTTAATTGATGGCATATAACATCAATTAAAATTATTTTTTATTCAAACCGGAACATAATTATCACACTTAACCAATTAATTTACTTATGACCAACAATAATTTCTTTTCTGCACTTGATATTTTATCAGAACAATATTTACATCTACCACCAACTTCGCTTATTACATGTTCACTCTTTGTAACGCTCGGTGTTGTTTGTACAATGTGGTGTAATTGTTTTAATTTATTCAATTTATCACTCACTTTGGCTAAATTTTCAGTACAATCAGCAATACGATGTAAATATTTATTAATTTTTTCGATGTCCGTATATGAAAATTTAATATTTTGTTTAACGAGATCGTCGAAAAAGTTAGTTAACAAGTTTGTCATTGTTTGAATTAATTCGTCACTATTTACTCTGAATGGTTGTTGTGATTTGATTTGTTCTTTTCTATTACGTCTATTAAATTTAATATATAACACTAATTGTTTTGCAGGAGAACCACCGCCCGACATAGGAGAATATGGCGAAAACATAGTTGATTCTTGATGACATGGTTCTGTATTGAGAATAAATGAATATTCATTGATATAATTAACAATACTTTCCAAATATTTATAAAACATTGTGGTATTTTTCTTATTTTTCAATACGTCAAAATTACGGGTTTTCCATACAGAAACACTCTCTATTTTTTTACGCATACATTTCGTAAATATGTCATATATAATAATTATATTAAATCCCAACGCTTTGACTATTGCTAGAGCTGTTTTTGGATTCATTTCGTTGACAAAATCAGGATTTTTAACATTTTCAAAATATGAATCTTGTAACATATCAGTACATTTATCCAAATCAGGTGTTGTGATACAAATTTTATAAAATTGTTCACACTCAAGTTCTTGTCCATGAAACAAAGTACCGTGACAAGTCTCATTAAATTGCACGACATTATTTTGTGCATCAACTCTGACAGTTCTACCAGCCTTCTTAATTAATTTTGTATTCTTTGGAGTTATTATTGGAAGAACTAATTTATTAAAATTTAGGTCAAATTTAGTATTTACTACATATTGTGGCGGTAGTGGTAGTTGGCCCGTGCTATACACACCCAAATACGCATTTGCGCGAATGGAATCATCATTTGGAACATATTCTGAAAATATGGGAATTGGAACATCTGTATCAGTTTTTCGTAAGACAACATAACAGTTTTTCCAATCATCGAAATGTGTTCCGAGTTTTATAGTTGTTCCAGATACTGTTATTATCTCGACAAATTTTTCATAAAAGTCCTTCTCATTTTGTTTTAGATTATTAAAATTATCGATAATTTCTCTACGGAAAGTTACTATGAGTGGATCTATTGTTGAATTAATATGTCCCCCACCAACCATAATATTTTTCGCATTCTCATTTGCAAGAAAATCTGATATAAAATTTGTCGGTGGTATCCACACGGATCTCGTAAAGGCATCTAGTGCTTGTACATCCGAACCTATCGGATGAGTTACATTATATTTATCTCGGAGTCTTTTCACATATTTTTTTGCTTCTATGCTTTCGTATAAATGTATCATATAATCTTCCATGATCTTTCTTTGTTTTAGTTTATCTGTATTATAATATTGTTTCCATTTACTAATGACATCAATTGAATTTTTGGTGTTTGGACCATTTGTCTGAGAATATTCCATAACAAAATCATATATATCCAAATATGTGTTTACCGGAAACTGTTTATTTCTGTATCTAAATGCAATTTGACTATTTCCGATACCATTAAGCTCATTAAGAAAATCATTGTATAATATTGTTGAACTTAGCGGATAAATAACATTGTATATTTTATCTGTCATATTTTTACCTAACTTTTTTAGCAAATGTTCTTTAAATAGATGAGTATGTTGTTTATTTTGACTTCCATTATACGGTGGCGGACCTATTAAATAATCATTATATGCAATAATCGCAGAATATAGTTCTATTGTGTCAAATGGATTTTGTATTATTAATTTCATAACAGACCACACGTCATCAGTAACAATATTCCTCGGTAATACTTCGATCAATGATTTGTATAAAATATCCTTATCAGTTTCATAAATATTTAGTGTTGTCAAGTAAATAAAAAATTCGTACAATATTATCGGATCATTTATTACTCTAACATTTATACGTTTTAATTCCAAATCATTAATTTCAAATTCATACATTTTATTTAGAACGTTTTGCCCCAATACAGCTTTTTTATTTGTTACAGTAGATATGTATTGTTTTCCCAACACACCATATGCATTTTTTGATAGTGGTGGTGATGGTATTGGTAGTGCTATTGGTGGTACTACTGGTAGTGCATTAAATTGAGCAAGATATCCACCCACTGCATTAAGTTGAGTAACGAAATATACCAACATTTTTTTAACTGGATTATTTTTTATTTGTTGTGGTGCCCACAGATTTGTAATGCCAAGTGCAATTCCATTTGCGTCTAATGCACCAGTGATCATCGGATCACTATAAATTTTTTCTAGTTCCACTGTTAATGCTGCATTATTCAGAACTTTTTTTAAGAGAAATGTTTCGAATCGTGTGTGTACAGATTGTAATGCTGGTGGCACAAATATACCTTGTAAATATTGAGGTATTGGTTGAATTGTAAAAAGTGGTGATATGGTAAAATTACCAATCGTGATAACAGTTCCGGGAGCCTGAGTTGTTATAAAAGTATCATATATACCAATTATTTGTTGATCTTGTGGATCTATTGTTGCGTTTACACGCGTTCGTATTTCATTCCAAATCGCATTAAATACATCATCATGTTTAATTGCACGTTTGAAACCAAACGGATTTTTTATTACATTGTTTAACCATTCATTTAACTTAATAATAATATTTTTTCCGAACATACCAATTGGCATTTGTGCCACATATTTAAAAATTTCTCCTACGTACACATACGGTTCTGTAAATAAAGTAATAAAACTATCTATTGTATTTGCGATTGGAGTCGATTTTTCATATTTCTCTAATATTGGATCATACGTAACTTTATATTGTGTTACACTTTCAATCCAATCCCATTTGAAATCCGGAACAGGATCATTAGCATATATTTTTGTTTGCATCATAACCCAGTTCCATATGGCGAGTAATAACTCATCATTTACAGATGAATTGAATGCAATTAATGTTGAATGAGTAATATCATTTCCACTATGATACACATCACTAATTTTTTTATTGAATTTACTACTGGATGATTTTTCTACCGCAGCAATTATTTTTTTAATGACGATGTCTGTACTAATGAGGTTATCAAATATACCCTTAGCACCATTAATGCGTGGTTCTAATACTAACATAACTAATTCATATAAGTCAAGCATGTCAATTTCTCTATTCTGTTCTGTTTTTATTTTACGAGTATATGCTAACAATGATGTATCAATAATTTGTTTATTTTGAGGATCAAATGTAGTATGTAGACTGGTTGCAAAATTCTGTGTGATTACATTTAAAATAGTAGGTACATTAACCAAATTAAACGTAACAGGATCTAAATTTGCTGCATCTAAAACATACACTATTGCATTTGTTTCTGTCGGATATTTAAATTTCATCTTATAATTTTTAACCCATTCATCCCATCTTATGCGTAGTTTTTGTTGTTTTACAGTAGTTCCAATAATATTTTTCTGTTTTTTTTCGAGTTTTTCAACTTCTTTATCATCTGCAATAGCATATGTTTTTTGTGGCATAATACCACTACATGTGTCATTTTTTAACTTATCTAGAAAATCATCAAAAACTTCCATTATCGTTTTTGCAATTGATTTTTTAGCACATACTTTAGCATAATTATCGAATTCATCGCTTAAATCTGCAAATTTCAATGTTTGTGGATGCGTAATGAATTCTTGTACCATAATATAGTTATATTTATATTTTGGATCAGTCAAATCTTTTACAGCCAATGAAATTCTCTTAAATTCTCTGTAAAATTTTTCGAATGTTTTAACTTTTCCATATAAGTCAGCACGATTATGTGCACTAATAAATGGCAAATTTGTATTTTCAAATAATTCAAACCAAAACGCATCGTAAATTTCATCGTCTGGTCTAGTGTCTGTCGGATGTATTTTCTTAAATTCAATCAGCCATTTATCAAGATCATTATTCCCAAACTCTGCAGTAATAGCTTTCAATACATTTTCTACACTCCTAAAATTATCTTGTGCGACGATTGATGGTGTTGCTGCAGTATTAATTTCAGCAATTTTTTTATTTCTTTCTTCTACTATTCTGGCATCGTCAGCATTTTTACGCAATTGATTTGCTTTTTTTTCAAATGGTATGATTAATGACGGTTGTAGTTGTAAATATTTGAATGGTTCAGAAAATAGTTTCCTATGGTATATTGCAACATCATTAATAAATGAACTAAATTCTGGGTGAATTGTGTTGCCTGGTGTATTGTTGTTATTGTATCCTTCTGCATGCATTAGAAGCCACATATATGGCGATACACTTTTATCGATGGTATCTGGTAATTTTTCCTTAAATGAAACTGTGTTACAATATGTATTCCAACGTACATCATTCGGATTCTGAGGATCATGAGGAAAAAAATATTTTATAGCACTATCGATTGGTATAGTGTCCATGTATTAATATATATATTGAATACATATTAAAATGATGGAAAAATGTGATATATGATTTTAAACTGCACCACTGCATAATTGATCAGCGACACCAAGAATATTACCTTGTCTGATTGCATATTTGGATAAACAGGCTTTGTATTTTGTTACGGCAGCATGTAACATTCCTTGAGTAATTGGTCCTTGAGGAGTGTTTGTAAAAATATTAGACACAACAGAAACAATACCGAGATCTTTGAGGAATCTACGTAATTCAGTATCATATTTCTCGAGATTGGTTATTGCATCACTGATAATTCCACGTGTCTTATCATCAACCTCACGACCAGTTGCTGCTTTGACTTGTCTGTATAAACTTTCAAATAAATTTTTGTAAACATCTGTACCGGCACCACCTGATTGGTATTCAGGCTCACCTCCGAATTGCATAACAAAACCATCAACATTGCGGAGTTTGTGTAGTCCGGCAGCTGCTTGTAAATCACGAATCATTTTCCTAGCTGATTTTAATTCTTCTGCTGGACTCATATGTTTCTGTGTTATTTGATAATGTGTCATGGGATAGAAACCAGTCAATCCGTATTGAACTGTGGCTGTTGGTGTTGGTCCTGCATATGTGGGTTGTTGATCAGTTTCGAGTAAAGTCTCGCTTCTCGCTCTGGTAACCATCATATTGATTAGTTTCGCTAGTAAAGAACTTTGATTTTGTAAAACAGCGATTGTCGCGGGAGGAACACCACGAGCACCTGCGCGTTTGACCCATGAATGATAATCTTGTATGGCAGTTAGTCCATTTAGTGTCTTAATTTTAAATCCGAGAGTATCAAGTGCACCAATCAGGATTTTTGGAGAGATTTTGTTAACTGCTGCTTGTAAAGAAGCTTCGGTTGCTCCTCCGGCTGTAAGAGAATCAAGATATTGATGGCATTTCGTTGCATCACCGTTTGTGACGCATTGCGCAATCATATTAACTTCTTCCGCAACGAGGTTGGTTGGTTGCGCTTGTGCCTTAAATGTGGCATTTAATGCTTGTGTTAATGGGAAATAGTCGTGAGCATCATCATTCATATTAAAATGGAATTTCTTAAGGTCATTTAAGAATTTTACTGGATCGATATTAAAACTTGTCGCAGCACGTCTAGCCATGGCCATAGGAACATCTGGGAACCAATTATCGACATTATTAATCCATCCGATGGGTGTTCCGGCATTGCCTATTTGAGTACCTCCTGGTTGTAACAGTGACATTGCTGCTCCAAGAACAACGGCACCACCTGGTATTAGAGTTGGAAAATTGGCAGCATTAAAAGGTTGTGTTGCCATTGCTGCTTTTGTTTCGATGACTTTCAGTATAAAATCAACAAATACTGGATTGATATTGTCTGGATCAGTTCCTTTATAATCTGCGTAATACTTGTTGAGTGCGATGAATTGTAATAGTGGTTGAGTATCAATTGTTAATTTTGATACTGGTGCTGCTGGAGCCGTCGGTGTGTTCGGTTGTATGACAGTCTTAAAATAAAAGATTCCACGTGAATCATTAGCGTCACCTGTCAAAAGTAAATTAATTTCAGAATCAAATGGGTTTGCCATAACTGTATATATTATCGAACAAGAAAAAAATTAATTAGTTTTCATAAATTATAACAGTATATATTCAAACAAAAAAATATCATTTTAATTATATAAATATTATGGAATTCAAAAACAAAAAACTTCTGATTGGTGCTATATGTGTCGTCATTATTATTGTTGCGTTTATAATGTACAGACGAAAAGAATATTTTAGTGGATTTACACAAACATCATCGGACGGGTCAGATAAAATTGTTCTGTATTATTCGCCAAATTGTGGTCACTGCAAGGCCATGTCTGGAACTTGGACTACATTCCAAGATTATATCAATAATAATTCAAATGGTGTTGTGGCTGAAAAAGTCAATTGTTTGGAAAACAAATGTGATGTAAAAGGATTTCCGACTATCAAATTTATAAAAAAAAATGGTATAGTTATTGAATTTGATGGTGAACGCACTGTTGATGCATTCAAACAATTCGTTGAACAACACCGTTCTAAATAATTACATTATTTTCAAATATAGTTAAGTAACAACATGAAAATAATTATTTAACATAATTATTTTCATTTTTATATTTTTTCGCGTTTATAAAATTTTTTATATAATTGATTACCCATTTTAATTATTGATTCTTTATTTTCTATGTGGATTATATTATTTTTTGGAACACCTGAAAATCCATATAATGCACCAAATATTCCTCCAGCAATCGCACCGATTGTATCTGAATCAAAATTATTTAACATTGCGTAAATAACTAATTTTTCCCAACTATCGTTTGCATCGATTAAACAATCATATGCAACTATAACGACGCTGTAGCCAGACATTCCATACTTATCACTTATCATATCTTCTTTTCCGTATAAACTGGTGTCGAAAATATTATTGTAAAATACTAAACGTTGTACTGGGTTTGTGTGTGATTTTGTTTTGCTTGGTACTCCGTTAGAAAAACGATATTCATAATAAGTTTTCCAAGCTTGTATGAATAATTCATATGCATGTAATTCTTCAGTTTTATTTAAATCAACATATTTTTTAATCATATCACTCGACAATACTTCAATTAATAATGGAACCCATTTATTTATCGGTATATTTTCAATTGCAAATGATGTAAGTAACGCTACTGAGACACCACCCATCCACCCTATTGGATTAACGTGGGTCATACGTCCAGAATCGACAGCATATTGAATTAATTTACTTCTATTTTCTTTTCCATAAAATGCCAATCCAATACAATTACATCTCATAGCAGACCCACTACCACCACCCAAATAATCAAATGAAAATTTTTTCCAATCATCCCCTTTTTTCAACATAATATAGTGTTTTTTAACTGCCGTTCCGATATATCTTTTTTTCCCATGTTCATCATCAATCAGTATTTTATCACAAGTCTTAATGATATTTTTGACAGTTGTGTTATTTAATTCTTCCATAGAAGTATACGATGATAACAATGATTCACCTATAGTCATATGTAATAAAGTATCATCAGATATATTCCACCCTTCCAAATTAATATTATTAATACCGCCCAAATCAATAAATTCATATAATTTCTCAAGTGCTTCATTGTAAGACTTTTTAGAAAAAAATTCCCAATCACCATTTTTAAATCCTATCGTATCACCAACCGCATGTAATAACATCGTCGCAATATATCTGTTGTCCATATATACGATAATGGCATATTTTTATTATGAATTCTCGTCAGTTTCAAAATTATAAAATAGTATAAGAGATTATATGGAACATTTACATAATGCAACCGATACACCACTTACCTCACGTGATGATGAATTAGGATGTCCGAACCACGCACCAGAAAATGAAATTGAACCTATAACAAGAGAATTTCTGCGTAGTGTCACAAGACCAGAAGGAGATAATGTAGAACCAAAAACTAATTATGAAATATTAGGTGTTAATAAATCAGCAACTATTAATGAAATACGTATAGCATATCATAAACTTATTAAAAAATATCATCCAGATAAGAATGTATGTCTTAATCCGGATGTGGTAAATGAAATTAATAGGGCATATGGTGTATTAAAAGATCCAATAAAACGTAGTGCATATGATCAAACACTTAATTACCGACGAACTTCTGAACCAGATTTCGTTGATATGAGACGTGCTGCAAAAGAATTCTTAGCACGAACTGATATACATACGCCAAGTGATGGTTTAGTCGATGAAGAAACTATTAAAATTCGAACTGAACTAGCCAAAAAGAAATTTGACGAAGAAATTAAATTATTGAACATGAAAAATAGATATACAACGGAACAAACAAAATCCTTAACACAACAAGACTTTGACCATAGATTTGAAAATTTAAATTTAGCACGTGAACAAGAAGATATAGAAACATTACCTGACAAAAATCCGATGGCTGAGGCGGATGTGTTTGACCAGAAAAGATTTAATGAGGAATTTGAAGCAAAATTACTCAAAAAACAAGAAATTATTCAATATGATGAAGTTTCTCCTTTTAATACTATTAATGTAAGTCTGATATCGGAAATCGGAACAATTGATACTGGTATGGATGGTTCGTGTTTAGATAGTCAATTCGATACATTGACTGATGCATCTGGACAACAAATAAGTAATATTATTAGTATGCAACCCAGTAAACAATTTGATGATACTCCACTTGATTTCGAAGCAATTCTTAAACAACGCGAACTTGAAACAGAACAACTTAAATACGTAACAATAAAATCTGCATCGCGATATATTGCTGCAAATGGTGCGAATACTAATGTAAGTAGTATGTTATAAATTTAATGAAATTGATATTTGTATACAACATCATAACCAATATCATGTAATCTAATTTTTTCTGGTAATGATAAATCAAATGCAATTACAGTTACATCACCAATTTCAATTTTGATGATGTTATGTTCATCGTCTGTACCAATAAATTCAGCAAAACCGTAAATAATACTATACATGACATTAATGGCATACGAATCAATTGTTTCTATAATTTGTGTTTTACATGGAGGTTCTGTTATATAAATTCCTATTATATCATCAAGAGAATCGTTAAATAATCTGTATGGAAAATTATCGATACACCCACCATCCACATAAATACAATCGTTGTATTTGACTGGAGTAAAAATAAAAGGTATTGCTATCGACATGCGTACAGCCATCACAATAGACATATTTGGATGTGTTTTATATGAAAAATACTCAGCATGTCGTTCATTGACATTGACTGATGTAATTATGAAATATTTATTTGTTTTTTCATATAATTGCTTAAACGTAATGTCGGCCGGTAAATTTTTTGCCATCAAAAAACTTATAAGAAATTTTCTAATTTTTTCACCATTATCCAATCCATAAACATTTAAAAATGTTGCTAAATTGAATGATTTAAGTTTCATAAAATCAAAGTTTTTAATGAATTCATATAATTCATCTGGTGTATATCCAATATTAAGTAAAAATAATATGAGTGCACCAATTGATGTTCCAGCATATGTATGGATATCGGTCAATAAATCCCTATCAGTTAGTGCACGTAATGCACCTATAAATGCAATGCCTTTAACTCCTCCACCACTCAAAACCAATATTTTTTTCTTTTCTGCTTTGGCAATATATGTTGGAATACACAATTCGCATGTGTCATCTGTACCAATAATTTCTATTATTTTTTTATCAATATTATTCATAATTGAGTCAATACTAGGGATTTCTGTTTCAACATGGATATCTTTATTGTGACAACTTTCCAAGTTTGGATGTGTATCAAGCGCAGCAGTGCTTTGCGTATCACGAATTTCGTGAAAATCTTTCTTGCTAGAGAGTCCAGTGGCACCACCAAACTCTTTAATGTGAATCTGTTCACATTCATGCGAATCTTTCGCATCCGTTCTTGGGTATATTTTAATATCACTTGTCATATATCTTACATGTGTTTGAAAAAACATGTAAAAAACACACGGAAACACGCTTCGTATGTTATTGATAAAATGCTAACCCAGCCATTCCACTACGTACTCGTAAAATATTAATCGATTTATTATAAACACCAATTCTCATTGTTTTCTTTTGTTTTCCAACTAAAGCCAATACATCTTTTCGAAATGTTATATACAATTCCACATAACCAATTAATCCAGTATTGGCGTTACCTGATGGCTGGAGTTCTTCTGGATTAAGTGCAAAACTATAAACTAATATTCCATCATATGCCGATACTGTGTGATGTGCATAACGTCCGACACATGAATACCACAAAACATCTTTTGACGCTTCCCGTTCTCGACCATTGAATAATATTTTCATTGTATCAATTGGACACACATATTCCGTGGTTGTCGTATACACACCATTAATCATTTGATAATTTTTTGGAACAGCGACTAGATAATTATTCCACTGTTTTTCACCATTTACCAAAGATCCATTTACACATTCATCCATTTGGCAAACGACAAATAATTCTTTTGATGCTCCAGCGAAACACAAACGTACAGTAGTATCTATTTCAGATGATAAATTAATACATATATCCCCATTATAATACACTGGCTCAATTAATATATCATGTGCTGTTGTTGCCATTCTCATTCTTTCATCATGATCAACATAAATATAATCCGCAACCATTGTACAATTTATTTTTGGAACTTTATTAAATTTAGTCATGGGTGCCCAATATGCTACATCAGATAGTTGTCGTAATTTAATTTTAACAGAAACATTTGCATGTTGCATACATACTAACGGTAATGCTGCACTGTAAAATTTACTTGATGTGAATTGTAGTGGAATGTATAGTGTATACGCATATTTTGTCGAATTATCATATGTATATAACTTTGGTACATTTCCTATCATTTTGTTGTAACCAATCAATTGTTCAGATGGACCTTCTAATGATGCTGTTATGTGCATATATTCACCACTATGTTGATCAATTACTTCATCATCAATTAATAACTGAACATTATCAATAATGTAATGACCGATTTCTTTGATCCATGCAAAATTAACTGGTTTTTTATTATAAATATTTCTGATAATATCTTCAAGTGTCGAATATTTGATTGACCCGTTTATTGATTTCAATGTGTACGGATTAATTTTGTCTATTAACGCAAGATATGTACTTTTTTCATTTTGATAATATGAAATGAGTGCAATAGATGTCGTGTCTATCGATTGTGTGAATAATGATGTTATGTTTCCTAACGGTGATATCGCAATAGTATGTGCCATCAAATAATTAATAAAATCTACAATCGTATTAAAGCTGTTATATGATGAATTAATTGTTCCCAAATCATTATATAAACTTTGTGGTGTAATTGCAATCGGATTTGCACTATTTGTCGAGTAGTATGGTAAACCAAATAAATAATTCATTTTATTTATCTCGTATTGTACGTTCGGATATGTATGATCAATACCTTCATACCATTGATATAAATTCAGCGCTGACCCGAATGGATTTGTACTCGAAATGATCGTACTCATAAAATATTCAATTATTCCAACCTCTAATGGGTCAAAATTTTTTTCGAGTTGTAAGACGGCTTGTCCAATTGGACTCCAATAACTACCATAATAATACACATTTTCGTTTGGATACAACGAACCACTACTGACATGTACTACGTATCCAATTACTGGTACAGTTTCTACCCAACTCGCACCATTCCAAGTATAAATATAGTTTGTTTTCCAGCCATTCGTTGTAACAGTTGAAATGTATTCATCACCGACACTCGGTGTCGGTGGAGTACCAGCAGTCGGATCATAAAAAGATATTATTGTGAATTGAAACGTATTAAAAATAATATGTGTGTCATACCATTTATATCGTACATTATCATTTACTTCATCATATGGATTTGCCTGTAAATCCTGTATGCGTTGTTGTAGCGATTCAATAAGTGTATCCATCGGACCCATATAAATAGCACTAGTATTGCTGTTAGCATTATCTTCTGATAATAATGGCAGTAATTGTATATTTAATGGATCAATTATCGTAGAATATAATTCGCCATATGTTGTGGTCGATCCAACATAAATACTCTGATTATTATAAATTACTTTTTGCATTTCTACATAAATATCAATCGGATAAGTAAATTCATTATTTATCAAATCTAAGTAAAGATTTTTAAGTTGTAATATTGCACCATATTTATCATATCGTGTGAGATCATTATTGTAAATATCTATCATTGACGTAATTATATTGTTTCCATTAACACACATTTCATTGCCATACACATAAAAATCATCTGATGTTATAAATTCATCATTAATCGCCATGAGTGGATTTCCGATATTATCATAAATCGACTGGGCTGTTACTGTTTGATAATACGCATTGTATGTATTTTTCATTTGATTTAATAAATAACATGTCATACTTGTAATTCCGTCATATGGATAATGATACAACGTAATAGGATCGACACCTGTATAAAATAATTCTGGTACATTCGCTTCTAATATATTTGTATTATTTATTGCAAAACTCGAATAATTTAGTAATCCAATATCTAAATAAGCATTTGCTAAATTATCAATATGTTGACATAATATTTGCCTTTGTTCTGTTGTCAAATAATATTGTGAATTTGAATTTGTTGAAATATCATTAATGTCAGCTTTAAGAGTTTCTGAAAAAGATAAAACTACATATTCAATGGGATTTTTATTTGTAAATGGTAAAATTTTATTGTTTAACACATCTACTATTGTATATGTTGTATATCGTTGAAAAATAAATGTTACTGCTCTATCATCGACACCAGTAGTTGGTGGTAATATACCAGTTGCACCAGTAAAAATATTTATTGCGAATGGTTCTTGTGTGACAGGTATCATATGGTCTTGAATTTGATCTATATCATTCTGTAAATGTGGTCCCCATATTAATACAAGTTCTGGTGGAAAAATAGCTCCCAACCCTAGCCACATATTTTTATAATCGGTGTGAATATTAGTTAAAATATGATTCGACATATCATTCATACATAACGCAATATTATAAATAGTTCTTGGATTTGTTTGTGATTTTGGGGCCGTAATAGATTCGAGTACAGTCGCATGTTTGTCAAGTGGCAATGAAGTTGGATCATAATTGTATGTGAAAAAATTATTGAAGAATGACTGTATGCGAGAATCTTGTGTTATGTCATACAGTGTTCCAGTAGTTTGTGTTGTTACATTTCCACACAACAATAATGTTTGATTTTTTATATACGTCGTATAATCTGTTACATATGATGTATTTGCTGGAGTATGCATAATATATCCGGCAAAGTAATCCCAAAGATCATTTCTAGAAGCATATGTTAATGAATAATTATCACGTGGACAATTAACTACTGGTTGTGTCACATCAAATGAAGTAGTTTTCGGATACCGTTTGTAATAAATCAATTGAAAATAATCAGGTGTTGTTGATGCATTATGTTGTAAACGATTATATAACATTGTTAACATTTCGATGTCAGGATTAATTACATCTGAAATACAATCACGAATTGCTTCACTAAGAGAAGTTTGTACTGATCTAACATGGTCTTGATTACCAACGAATGAAGTATCGAAAAATGTATTGTACACAAGTTTATACACAGCTGCGTTTGTGTCTATTGTTCCAACTGCATTTACCACAATATTATCGAAAAATGGTCTAATTAATTGTGTTGATGTACTTGGTATTACTATCGTATTACATTTTTCAACACCACATAATAAATTAACATTTGAATCAGTGTAAATAATATTACGAAGATATGTATAAACAATTGTACGAAATGTGTCAAAATTATACAAATTCAATGTAAGTGATATTAGATTCCAGTTTGAACCATTATATGTAATAATACTATTTCCAAATGTTTCCCCTGTTTCTATGTACATAATTGATCCAGATAATGGTATTATTTCATTCCAATTCCATCCATCCCATACATATAAATAATTTTTCGTCCAGCTGTTTGCTGTGTCTGCACTAATATAAATTCTACTTAGTGATAACGGTACATTAATTTGTGGTAAACCATTTGTTGGATCATGTATAGCATAAATAGACCGATGCCATGAAGTACCATTGTATAATAATATAATACTCGGACTATAGGATACCCAAGACGTACCATCATAATAAATAAATTCTCTAGAATAGTCTGGTAAACTTAAGCCGACATCAGTAACATAAAAAGCATTTCCTATCGATGGTATTGTTTCATACCAAGTTGAACCATTCCATGTATAAATATAATTTTTTATATATAAGCCATCATTTCCATTATAAATGTACGTATCACCAATCTGTGGATTCGGTGGAGTTGGTTGACTACCAGCATCATCGAAAAATCCGAGTATAGTTTTATTGAGGCCATTTGTAGAATATAATAAATCAGCTGAAATTTTACACAAACCATTAGTAATATGAACACCATTATAAATTGTTGGTACGGTTACAGACCAATTATTATTAATATACGTATACATATTATTAGCAATCCACCCACGATCTGTCGATGCGCTAAGATAACGATCATACACAGTCATATCTACTGGTAGTCCGTTAATTGGATCGATAAATGATATGACATTATTTAATGTGTCTAACCAAATTACTTCTCGTGGAGTTAGTGCCGCTAAATCATGTTTATAACTGTGTAAGTAATAATATTGATTATAGTAATCTTGTGTGTTTATATATTCTTCGTCGTCCAAGAATAAATTTCTATTCGTTAGTAACAATTCCAACATAAGATCATCAATATACTCTGACACATTTGTATTTCCTTCGTTATGATATTGTTGTGTCAGTGTTTCGATAGTTGTCGTAAATGCATCGTCTTTTTCTAATTGTCGTGTTAAATTATCAATTTGATCATTTATCATACCATTAGTTGTTCGTGTCAATTTACCATTGACATAACCTATTTCGCCGACCACTTGATTAAATTCATCAAGTGTTATAAGATCTGTCGCATTTTCTGCATCATATGTCCATATCATATCATAGTCTGCTAATAATGTAGCTAATTGCTGATTTGTAAGAGGTAAATAAGAAATATCGATTGTTGGTAATTCGACAACTAATGTTAAACGACTTACTAAATCAGCAAGTTTTTTAATTTTACACGAAGCAGTCGCACCAAATGATAATTTATTATTAAAATTTAATGTGCATTCTTCTTTATCAAAATTTGTATGACGTCTATAAACTGTTTTGAATTGTGTTATTTGTGGTACATCTGTTAGAACATTATCTTCTTTTCCCTTTGCAACTAATTGCACAATACCACCAGTCATCAATATATTAACATGACACATTTAATCTTTTATGTTACTGCATATTAGGACTTTACACATAAGCCACATTACCCATACCACCTAAAATACGGAGAATATTGTAATTTATTGCATACACAGTTAATGTATATCGTTCATCATTATTGTAATAGAATGGATCAATTGTAAATTGCATTCGCACTTTTGGTAGACGACTCATATTACATGATCCAGATGGTTGATGTTCATTTGGAAAAAATGCAAACCAATAACTATTAATACCTTCGGCCGGGGTATTATGAGTATGCATGTATGGTTGTAAGTAATTAAAATAACCAGAAGGTAATTTTTCAATTCGTTCATAATCATTAAATAACATCTGTGATGTCATTATTGGGTTATCACCGTCGAGAGTTGTTGTGTAAGTTGTCCAATGACATTTTGTATGTCCATCGGGATTTTGTAGAAAACTATTTCGTTGGAGTAACCATATCATACCAATACACGGATGTTCTAAATCCAGATCTACTTGATAATTTGATGTAATAAGATAGTCATCGTAATTGATTTGTAACTGTTCAATCAAATATTCATGACTCGATTGTGCAAATTTACGTCTTTCTGCACTATCTAAATAAATATATTCGATAATTAAATTTGCTTCTAAATTAAGATCCAAATTTTCCAATATATCATCAAGTGATACAGGTGTATTATCACTATCAGCTTCAATATAGGCACATTCACTAAATTTCCTAAATTTAACACGTATATTAACATCATTATATTGTAATGCAATAAGTGGTAGTGCTAATCCATTATAACGACAAAACCAAAATTGTAATGGAATAGTCATTGTGTATTCTGGTTTAGTTGTTCTATCATATGTTGTTAAATCACTTACATTTCCAATTAGTCTATCATATGCTTCATTTTGTTCTTTTTTACCCATCAGTTCATGCCATACATCCAAAAAAAGACCGTATTGTTTATCAATTTTATTTCCTCCAATCGAGAATTCTACGTAATCAATGATTGAATGTCCCAATTTATCAACCCACGCAAATTTGTAATTAACAGAATACGCATCAGCCAATGCAGTTTTTGCAACAGATAACTTATCATAATATTTTTTATCTAATTTTTTACAATTTTCTATAAGAAAATTAATTATACTCATTGTTGTTGTTTTATCAACATTACCTGAATTAGATGTGTCTCCAGAACTAGTCGTTGTTGGCCAATAACTTTGAATGGATTTTAAGCAAATATTTCCCAACTGTACTGTTGATAATCCACTGACAGTTAATATCACATTATTATAACGATATAATATACCACCATTTGTCAGTACGTCAGTTTTTTCAGTGTTATAATCATCCATAATCATTTGTTGAAATTCTGTGGATGATTGTGTTAATTCGTACGCTGTCATAATTGGTGTTATAGCATTTATCATTTCAGTTGAATATGTGATATTATCAGACAAATATAATGCATATGCTGCTCTATACGCAGCCATATTATTACTCAAAAACGTTTTTACTAAATTATAATTATATTGAAGTTTATTTACTTCATCAGTTAAGTCATCAATATTAGATTGATCTAATTGGCGCGTATATGCAAATTGTGGAATTGTAACTTCTACATATGTTCTGTACATGAGATCACCTATTTTTGGTATAACAACGTTACATGTTGTTCCGAATCCAGTATTATCGTCAAAATTTATTCTCATTGCTTCACTCGCAAAATTCGTATGTCTGCGATATACAACTTTAAAATATGTTATCTCAGGATTTCCAGTTAAAAATAAATCCTGACTTCCTTGTGTAACAATCTGTAGTAATCCACCTGCCATATTATATTAATTACTATACAATGACACGATACAATTTATTTATTAATCGTGCTTCACGACGAATAAACCTTAACATATATTATAATGCAAATAAGTGAAATTCAACATAACGGTAAACGATATGGAGTGTTTGCCGTTATGTATAAAACATATAAAATACCTGTGGTTATTGATGCCATTGATATCCCGACCATACAATCAATAAGTCAAAATTGTGTTTGGAGATGTAATATTTCTGGTTGTATATCATGTATCACGCATGACGAAGTCATACCTGATAGGCGAAGCGGTGATTCGCGTATCACGCGTGATACTGTTGCGTGTGATATGACACCAACCTCTAAAAAAATAATTAAACTACATCATATCATTATGAATGCAAACCAGAACACCGATTTTTCACCAAATGACTCAATCGATAAAATATCTCATGTAGATAAATTATTGTTAGACAACAGACGTGAAAATTTATTTATTGGATCATCACGAAAAAATATTCGTAAGAAAAAAAAACGTATCGTATCATTGCCATCAGACTCTGGAATATCACCAGATGATTTACCATCATATGTGTGGTATTCACGTGCAGATAAAACACATGCTGATAGATTTGTCGTCAAAATAAATGATGTGGTTTGGAAATCAACTAGTTCCAGAAAAGTTTCGTTAAGATATAAGTTAGAAGAAACTAAATATTTTTTACGTGAACTTAGAATAAAACGCCCTGAATTATTCGAAGATATTTCATTGAATGGTGATTTTACTAAAAAAGGGAAGGAATTATTAGATTCATTTTATTGTATTGTTGCAAAATGTGGATATATTTTGAATAAAATTCCTTGTATATCACAGACAAATAAATATTTACGTTATCATAAATTATCAAAATCAGAAGAATGTGTTTTTAACACTAACGTTATTGATAAGTCGGAACATGTGAGATTATTGGATGATGAATATATTTTACCAACATATTGTTATTATTGCAAAGAGAATAAAAAGCGTGGATGTTGTTTTATAATTCGTGGTCATCCAAATCAACAAAAAGTATGGACATCGTCGACTTCTCGTAAGATGGAATTATCTGAAAAATATAATCAGATGATTGATTACTTAAAATTGCTTCAAACCACATGTAGTCCAAGATAAAATTCAATATAAATTTAAAGTAAAATATTTTGGTATAATGTAAATGATATATTGCCATTCACTATACACATTAAATGGTGCAACATGAGATGTATTGTTCCGTTAAATGATGAATTTATTTTGAGCTGTGACCTATCACTACGTGATAAATCAAGAGTACTGCCAAATTCTACATCATCCCATTTTTTTTGATATTCAATCGGGATCCAATACAAACATTTACGTGACATTGGTACAAATTGTGTAATTTCTTCTATCGTGTATACATCTAAGTTAGTTGTTTTGACGAAACTATCTAAATATTTTTTATATTTAGAATAGTCAGATGAACATATTTTTTGACTGAGATGTTTTACCATATACTCATCATATTTCCAATACGTGTGAGTGTTAAAAATAAGTTCTAAATAAGTTGGTAATTGGTCGGTCTCGATGAATAATCCAGACATAACTCCATAAACAGGCATCGTAAGTGTTTGTAAGTTATCTTGAGAACTAATTGGACTCACGATAATCGTGTGAAATATATTATTAACACATGCTTGTGATTTTTGTGCTAAGTCTCTTCGTGGAGTTGTTTCTAAATATGTGTATTTTCCAATGATATCATAATACATATCAATATCACTCGTAATATTAATACTGGTCGTGTATTTATTCAGTGTGAGTAATGGTATCATTTGTAATTTACATTTCATATATTGTTTAAAAAATAATGATATTGGAATATAAATTGTTGTGTATTGTTTATCCACTTCGATTACTGATATTTTTTTAATCAAATTAAATGGTACAACCAAAGGATAACTTTTTTTGACGTCTGTTGGATTGGTACTGGTACTGGTAAATATAATACCTATTTTTTTGATGGTCATTATATCATATTTATTTTGTATACGAATTGCATTCGGCCAATATATATCACTATTACGTTCCAATAAATTTATTGTATTTGTTCGCAAATTTCGTATCATTGACATTGATGTTGAATATGGCATGTCATATTCTCTGTGACACACTAATGCAATTAAATTTCCACTACTGGTTTCCATTTATACAATAAATAGTACTTTACTATTTATATTATTTTTCAGAAAAAAATAGAATGTGATGTATTGAATATAGTAAATGAGTACCATAGGAAAACGTTATGGATATAAGAAAGATAAAGTGGATCCAAGAGATTTTAAACTTACATTTGCGGTTAAACCATGTCAGACTGCAATTCAGCTGGTTGATTTACGTCATCATTGTCCACCGGTATACAATCAAGGAGGACTCGGTAGTTGTACAGCCAATGCAATTGCCGGATTATATGAATTCGACGAAATGCAAGAAAAAGAACCTAAAATATTCACTCCATCAAGATTATTTATTTATTATAATGAACGAGTAATGGAAGGCACCATAAATGAAGATAATGGTGCTGAAATACGTAATGGTATGAAAACAATTAACTCTGTCGGTGTCTGTCCTGAAGCAAATTGGCCTTATGTCGAATCAGCATTTGCGAAGAAACCACCAGCCAAATTATATGCACTCGCAAAAAAACATAAATGTGTTCAATATAAACGTTTAAATCAATCAGTAGACCAATTAAAACAATGTTTAATTGAAGGATTCCCTTTTGTTTTTGGTATGATGGTATTCCCGGAATTTGAAAGTGTTGAAGTTGCAAATACTGGCGTATTACCAATGCCCGTCGTTGGCTCACAACCAATTGGAGGACATGCTGTTATGTGTGTCGGCTTTGACGAAATTAAAAAAATATTTATCGTGAGAAACAGTTGGGGTGTTGAATGGGGAGATCATGGTTATTTCTATATGCCCTATGCATATATGCTTTCACCTGATTTAGCATGTGACTTTTGGACTGCGACACGTGTCAATGATGCACCAATCGTTGATGCTCCAGTTGCTATGGTCATGAAAGCCAATGCTGATATTGTAACTAACACAATTAGTGACGCTGGAACAGCTGCAATACAAGATATTGTTACTGATGTTACTACCGATGTTCAAAAAGAAATAGTTGAAGTTGAAGAACAAATAGAACAAATTACTGCGCAAATTAAGATGTGTTGCATACCATGTTGCAAGATAGTAAGCAAATAAATATTTTATAAAATGATTTAACGATATGATATTTGTATATATTATATCATGGAAACCATAAATAAGATTAATAAAAAATCTGTCGTAAAATGTAGAGGATTATATAAAAATGGTAATCAATGTAAAGTAAATGTTACCGATGTTGGGTGTTTTTGTAAGTCACATGCATACATGTCATCATACACTGAAGATATGATAAAAAATATGAAATCATGTCGTTGGTGTGGAAAATATTATTATTTTCCAAATATTAAAAGATTATGTGATAAATGTGCAGAGAAAATACATCTATGTAAAGATAGTGAATGTATCGTTGAAGTATTTCCACACGGCGAATATTGTTTTGAACATAGGAAAATCGAGTTGAAGAAACAAGGGCTTAAATATTGTGGGGATGGTAAATATAAATGTAGAAACATTGTTAAAATTGGTTGTCGAGCTTATGATATTTGTGAAAGATGTGAACGTATAAATATGATGACGTGAAAACTTCGCTCAAGCAAAGTTTGTCACCTTATCAGCATTCGCGCTGTAGCACGAATGCTGATGACATAATGAATAATTTCATTGTGTAAAAAATGAAATTATTAAGACTTAAAAACTATTTATGATAAATACATTATAGTTAATCCCATGGCTTCTAAACAATGTAGAGGTAAGAAAAATCTTAATTCTCAATGCAAAAATCAAGTTGTCGATGATGAAAATTATTGTGAAAAACATTTATATTTTAAGACATACACAGAAGATATGATGAAAAATTTACGAAAATGTATTAGGTGTGCAAATATGTTTTATTATGAATCATTAAAACAATGTCCGCCATGTACTGAACACAGTAAAGAAAAAAGCAATAAAATTTCAATTGAACGTAAAAAGCTTATTAAATGTGAAGGAATTACTAAAGAAGGGACAAATTGTACATACAATCAACTCCAGAATAGTAAGTATTGTTGTAATCACCAATATATGAATGATTACACCGAAGATATGATTAAAAATTTAAGACAATGTTCTTGTTGTAAGTCATATAGATATTTTAATTCTATTTATTCGACATGTGATGAATGTCGTGAATATAGACACAATGAAAGACTTGGAATTAAATCATGTCGATCTAGTCTACCAACATGTAAAAAAGAAGGATGTAAAAATAAAGTAAATACTGATGGAGAATATTGTGGTAAACACAGAACATTACAATTACGTGAAGATGCTGAAAAAGATGGATATAAATTATGTGGAGGAAATCACAGTTGTATGAATCGTATTAAAATAGAGTCTAAACATACGCATTGTGACGAATGTTTGCAAAAACACAGAGATGAAGATAAAATGAGATATCAAAAAGAAAAACAAGATGTAGAAGAATTTAATTCAGAACATGATGATATGATGAAATGTATTAAATGTGGCAAAGAATTTAATGTTGACGAACGTGTAAAAGATATTCATGGGAATATTAGTAATAAATGTAAGGACTGTTTTAAGAAACAACAAGATATCGAAAGTAAAAGACCTGAAAGACATAGAGAATGGGCAAAAGAACATCAAGAATTCCTTAAAAACCCCGAACGTGTCGCTAAGAAAAAACAATGGAAAAAAGATAATGTTGTAAAAATACGTGAGTATTGGAGAAATTATCGTAAAATGTTACAAGAAAAATTAGGAACTGACGAATATCACGCATTGATGGCTGAAAAGATGAGATCATATTGGGAAAGAAATCCTGAAAAAAAAGATATGCGTAATGATAAAGCACGTAGGAGTGTATCAGAACGATTTGGTTATTACACGTACAGTGCTGGTATTAGAAAAAAAGAATGGACTGATGAAATGACCCAAGATTATTGTGAAAGTCTATTTAAATCACAATGTCATTATTGTGGCAAAAAATATGTACCAAATGGATATTTACTTGGAATCGATAGAGTTGACAATACAAAAGGATATTGTATTGATAATTGTGTCGCGTGTTGTGATGTGTGTAATTATATGAAACGAACACATTCAAAAGATAATTTTATTAAAATGTGTATGCATATTTATTGTAAATTATTTGATGAAACTTCAAATATGTATCCTGATATATTCAAAGGAAGAAAAACTATGCCAACATTCGAAGAATATATTGTAAGTGCAAGTAAAAGAAATATCGATATAACATTAAATTCTGAAGATCATATCCGTATAATGAATCAATGTTGTTATGTGTGTGGTCATATTGATAAAAAAGAAGATTATAATGGTATTGATCGTATCGATAGTGATAAGGCATATCAACGAAATAATTGTAAAGCGTGTTGTGCAACTTGTAACTATCTTAAAAATGATTTATCAATCATAGAATTTATATCACATGTAATCAAAATAGTATGGTATCAAGATGGATCGTTAGTATTTAATTGTGACGCTGAAACTTATAATCAATTCGTCAATAGTATGGTATCATTCGGTGTGGAACATAGTAATATTCTTGATATTGCAGAACCCTATGAAACAGAATTATTCGAAGTAAATGATGAAAAAATTACACATAAAAAAAGAACACATGAAGAAAAACTTGAATATGATCGCAATAAAAGTAGAGAGATTGATACGAAAAAATGTAATGAACTTGGTGACGAAGAATTTAAAAAACTAGAAAGAATTAAAAAAGCATTACAACGTGGTAAAAGTGTAGATGAAAATGGTTACACCGTTAAGACTAAAAAACCATTAACTGCAACTGAAAGAAGTAGGTTATGTCGTGAAAGAAAAAAACAATTACAACAACCTAAAAAACAATTACAACAACCTAAAAAACAAATAAGTGATATCGATCAGAGAATTCTTGACGATATAAAACAATCTGGTATTAAGATGGTTTAATTGATTACTTTATTTATTGTGTGATTTTTATGTTTAATAAAACATAAAAATATTGTTTTTGTTGTAAATATAATATATAAATATGCAACGTTTTTGTCCCTAGTTAGAGTACGCGAGCCCGCCCATGCCGCTCATGATACGGAGGACATTGTAATTGAAACCATATACGAAGAGGTTAGTGTCAGTTCCGAAGAAGTTTAGAGATGGTGAATAGGCTGGGGCAGATGCCATGGTTGGGTCGAGGAGAGTTAGGTTGAGTAGGGTTGAATCGATACGAGACAAGTTGCAAGTTCCAGAAGGTTGGTGTTGTTCAGGGTGGAGGGCGAATGAGTAAACATTGACACCGTCGGCTGGGGTGCGAGTGTGGTGTTGGTATGGTTGGACATAGTTGAAGTAGTTTCCTTCACGTCTGTCGAAACGATCGTGGCCATTGAGTTGGATGAGTGCATAGCTGACTGGGTTTCCAGTGCCGTCGATTAGAACACCATAGTTGAAGTGTTGGTAAACAATCAGATCGAGAGGATTGACACCGAGGACAGTGTTGTAACGGTTATCGGCTCCCCATGTGGCAATTGGAATACTGATGTCACGAACTGACATGGTATGGGCGAGAACCTTGATATCAGCAACACCAGTACCGGCTGCATTGATTGTGATTGCGACGAAGTCTATCTTATCACCAAGGTTGTAGTGTCTGTCTGCGGTAGCGAGAACATCTTGGCGGAGGAAGAGTTTTTGGCCACTTGCAAATGCACCAGAAATATCAACATTGATGTAGTGACCAGCTGCACCAGTGAGTGAGTTAGTTGGGAAACTGCCACCGGCTGAGACATCAACACCAGTTGTTGAGGTTGCAACAGTGAACATACCTGTGGCAACGTTGAGGGCAGCCATGTCGAGGGCATCAGTCCAGTCATCACCTTCAGTGTATGCAAGGAAAGTGTTTCCGTCAACGAAGTTTCCACCCTTGATTGCCCAGATGAGTTCTTTGGTTGGGTGATTGAATTGGAGTTTGACTTTCTGGTTGGTTGAGCCACTGGATGATGTGGGGACGGCTTCTTCGCCAGTGAATTGGACTTGTTCGATGAGGTATTCATGTCCAACTTGTGCGAAACGGCGACGTTCCTCAGTGTCGAGGTAGACGTAATCAACGAGGAGGGAAGCATCTTTCATTGACAGTAGACGAGTATTGAATCCCTGTGAGAAAACACCGAGAGATGCAGCGTTTCTGAATTCGAAGTTCAGACGGACCTCGTGATATTGGAGAGCGATGAGAGGTAGAGAGAGTCCGGGATTACGGCAGAACCAGAATTGGAGAGGAATGAACATCGTGTATTCATCCTTGATGGTGTAGTTGGAACGAGGATACTCAAGTTTGGTGAGTTCTGGGACATCACCGATAATCTTCTTATAACCACGCTCTTGTTCGTTGGTGTGGGTGAGTTCGTACCAGATATCCATCCATGTTCCGTAGTGTTTATCAATTTGGGAACCACCGATTTCGACATCAACGTTATTAATGAGGGCATGGCCTAGACGGCGGACCCATGCGAATCTTCCAGTGAAGGTAGATTCAACAATAACCGCGTTTAGGGTGACACGGAGATACAGGCGAGTTGCGAGATCGCCATTACGGAGGATCTGAACTGACACCTTACGACCGAAGTCGGGTGAGCCTGTTAGAGTATGTTCGATGCATTCCATCGAGAAGTTAGTGTGGCGTCTGTATACCACTTTGAAGAAAGTAATTTGAGGATTACCAGTTCGGTAAAGTTCCCGTACTTTCGTACGGGACCGGGCCATACCTTAGATCATCATCGAGGTTTGCTAGACCTCTCCGACCCATTTCCATCTGGTCTCTGGACTTATCCCATTGTCAAAGCTTGTAACTTTAGGGATTTAGTTCCGCGCTAACCAATTTCGAGTTCATTTTATTGAACTCTCATCCGCCGGGTTGTTACCATACCTCAGGTCGCTATTCTGAGCCACTACACCGATTTCTCGAGTAGTTTGGTACCGGATATATAAAGACGTTTGTATTTTTCCACTATTTTTTTATGTTGTTTGATAACACTTTTAATTATTTTGTTATTCTTTTCATCATTCTCTATTTTTTCTAATGGTCTTATGTTTGTCCAATGAAAACACTTCTTTATTTCAGACTCTTCGGTTAAATCGAACGTATCACATGGTATGACATGATCTAAATCCCAGTATGTTCCTTGATTTTCCCAACTCATGTTGGAATCAAATTGATATTCAATCCATTTCAACAGCGATTCTAAATCCGTATCAATATATGTTAATATTGATTTATAGATTTTTTTCTTATTCACTGTTGTGGCAAATCGCGTTCTCAGAATTTTTTTCATTCTATATTTCTTATCAGTTCGGTATTTTTCCCGATCTCTTTCATTAATTTTATCGCGATTTTCTTTTTCATACTGTTTTTTCCAATCTTTGCCATGTTCTTCATACCATTTTTTATGGTTTTCTTTGATAACTTTTTTATTTTCAGTTCGATATTTTTTAGCGTACTCATTTGTACACTGTTTACACCGATTATGTCTGTTTAATGTTTTCTTACTTCTGATTGAGAATTCTGAAATGTCCTTTTCAATATGACATGTGTTACAAACTTTACTTTCCATATGTATATCTTACGTGGAATGTCTTTATATACTTTGACGGCTTTACGATTTCGCCGGAGTTTGAAAATGTTGCCTTCAATGACCTTTTTAAGGTTTACTGAAGACTAGCGATTGTGTTGTACTATATATGGCAGTATATAGTTGTGGAACACTAACGGATTTTTCTTTGAGATATCCACATACTCAAAGCCGATCGCTTTTCTACCCAACTAGTTTAGGTAAACATCCTGAGCACCGTAAGCTACTAGTTGCATTAGACCTCCTGCCATGTTATGATATATATTAGTGTGCGAGAAAAAATAATTTTTTATAGTATAATTTTCTTTTTCAATACATCCATAAAATATGTAATTAATGATACAGTACACAATTAACGCATATAAATGATATATATGCACAGTGCGTTTTTTGTTAGAACTATAGAATTTATAAGTATAATTTCTTATACATGATAGTACTGAGTCCCGCCTGACACGTGATACGCAAAGCAGTGCTTTGCCTATCAGTCGAAAATACGTTTCGTGTGATACAAGCTATATAAAAAATTATTAAATTTTTAATCTAAAAATATATGTCGTTATAACAAAATATATTGCATGTCATTTAAAATATTTGATATATCATTGTTACACGGAACGTTTTGCCAATTGCAACTCCCAATTTTAATAATCGGTCAAAAAAATAGTGGAAAATACGAAATATGCAACAAAATTATTGATATAAATAAAGATATTCCAGAAAAAATAGTCGTATTGGAAAATAATAAAAATATTGACATAATTAAACAAAAATACAATTGTCCAATGGATTTTTTACTAAACGATCATACCGTCCATGATAAAATTATTTCGTCTCAAATGAATAAATGTATTAATCATATCAATGATCCTCGATTATTATTAATTATTGATTGTGATTTATCGACTATCAAAGATATTACAATGTTATTATGTAATGCACGAAGTTATTATATGACAATTATTGTAATACTTAATTGTACTAATATTATTTTGCCAATCCAAAGAAATAGTTTTGGATATATATTTATATGTAACGTCGACAATTATAAATATAGAAAACAAGTATTTGATAATTATGACATGTCATTTAAAACATTTGAGGAATTTACCCAATTATTTGACAAAATTCCTCAAAATTTTAATGCATTTGTTTTTCGACAACATCGATGTGTGGATCTTATAGCAGAACAAAATAATCAAGACGTTTTCGTTGTTTGAAATTATAATCAGTGTTTTAGTATATACATGGATATCATATCAGATCCTATCATTGCCGGATTATTAGTAAGTGCATTCTGTTACATATATGTACAATGGAATAACAATAAGAACAAACTCACGAGAGATGATGATGAAAAAATAAGTGACATGAAAATCCCAATATTTTTGGGAGTCATAACATTTATTGGTTTATCTGTTTGGTATAACAGAAAAAAAGAAACTATTAGGGATACATCAATTATCGTTAATGATATGATCAAAATACCAACAGATATTGCATCTAGTTCAGCAATGTCAGACAGTCCAGCACAATCAATATACTCCCCACTTGAACCACAGATACATGATGTTGGTTTGTTGAAACCACGAACATTCTTGGAAAATTTTTAATAAATTTCAGAAAAAATGAATTTACAATAATATTATTTACATTATCGTAAATATAACATATAATAGATATCATGGACACTACACATTTTACGATCATTACACATAACGGGTTATTCCATATGGATGAAGTAACATCATATGCTATGTTGGATTATTTATTCCCATATAATACTTTAATTCGAACTCGCGATATGAGTATTATTACAAAAGAGTCAATTGTTATAGATGTTGGTGAAGTATATGATCCCACACTGAATCGATTTGACCACCATCAAAAATCTTTTAATGAAACATTTTATGCCAAATCAGTTGTTCCAATGAGTTCAACAGGACTCATATATAAACATTATGGTATGCAAATACTCAAAAAATTTTGTTCTGAAAATCATTTTAATATTGATAGAGAACAATATAAAAAAGCATTCAATTATTTTTATGATAATTTTTGTATCGAGATCGATGCTGGTGATAATGGTATCAGACAGTATAGTGATAATTTTTATGATGATTTGGATTCTGGTAAAATTACTCAAACATATTATACGAATTTATCACTCAGACAACTTGTTGCTAAACAAAATTATGTGGACATTGGTAATGACAAGCAACAATTGAAAGCATTTAAAAGAGCAAGTTCATTAGTGTGGAATATGTTTGTCGGAGTAATGACACATTATTTTGCAACTCTCATCAAAAATGCAGATGATTGCAAAAAATTTGATAATGCTATGAAAGAACGTTTTTCATATGATAAGAGTGGAACTATTATTGTTATTAAAGAAGAATGTAATAGTTGGAAACAATGTTTGCGTGATTATGAACATAAAAATCCAAGTGAATCAAAAATTATTTTTATCGTGTATCCGAATGCAAGCAACACTTGGAATATCAGAACAATATCGGACCAACAATTTAAAACTAGAAAAGATTTATTACCATTTGATGATATCAAGAAACTAGTTTCAAAACCATACGAAATAATATTTGTACACAATAAATTATTTATTGGTGGTGCGGAAACTATCGAAACATGTGTAGAAATGGGACAAGTTTCATTGCACCCGTAGGGCACAATGAAACTTCTTAATTTTGCTATGACAAAATTGACAAGTTTCATTGCGTTAAATTATCATATTTTTGTTTAATTTCATATATATATGTTATCAATTGGTAAAGAATCTAATAAAATACAAATTAAAAAGTTTGATGTTACATCCATGTATCAAAATGCATCTATAATTGTACTTGGTAAAGATGAATGTCCCACATCAGTATTGGAACAGTACAAAAATATTCAATCGTGTTATGTCATTTCACGCAACATGTTGTCGAAACAAATTTATACAAATATTTTTCCTAATGTAACTGTGCACAGTCATGATGATTCGAATATTTTTAATGATATTTTAAAGCATCAAAAAGAAATGATGAATACTGGTAAACCTGAACAAACTATGATCATATTGGATTATCGTTATTGTGATGATATTGTATGGAAAAATGAAGCATTGAGAGAAATATTATTTAATGGACGACATTACAATATTACGTATATTATGATGATTCAGATATACACAAATATTGTGCCATCATTAAGAAGTTGCTTCGATTATATTTTAATGGAAAATACAGATAATATTTGCGAACAAAGAAAACTATATAACTATTATGCTGGTATGTTTTCGACATTCGATAATTTCTTTGAAGTGTATGTACACATTATAAAGAATAATTATATAATGGTTCTCGATCGCCACAATAATAGTGCGTCACAAGAGATTAGCGATAAAGTATTTTATTTATAAATTTTCAAAATATATTCTAGATATTTTGAAAGAATATGAAAATTGTGTGTTAATTTCTTCGCGTTTTTTTATCAGTACATATATATGTCTGATAACCCAAACTCATCCAAATTGCAAATAAAAGAACTTGATATGTCGCGAATGTGTTCAAATGCGTCTATTATTACCATTGCTAAAAGAGGAAGTGGTAAAACATGGTTATGTAGATCACTTATAGATCATTATAGCGATATACCTGTGGGTGTTATTATTTCGTATACAGACAGTCTTGATCCATTCTATAAGAATTTCTTTCCAGATGCATTCATATATCATAAGACAAGTCAACATGTTTTTAAGAAAATCTTAAAACGACAAATTAAAATTAAAGAACGTGCTGAACAATTAGCATTAAAGGGTATCAAAATTGACACACGTATTTTATTACTCATGGACGATTGTTTATCAGATGCCAAGGGATGGGCAAAAGACGAAGCACTTCGTGAAATTCTATTTAATGGTAGACATTATGACATAACATACATTCTAACTATGCAAGCTCCACTTGAAATTACACCATCTCTGAGAGATAATTTTGATTATGTATGTTTGTTCAATACTGATGTTGTTAATGATCAGAAGAAATTATACAATCATTATGCTGGTGTATTTCCCACATTTAATGCATTCAAAGAAGTATATTCCCAATTAACTGCTAATTTTGGTATGATGGTCTTATGTCGTCGGAATACTGGCCCGAAACTTACTGATAAAGTATTTCATTACAAGGCCACAGCTAAAACACCACGAATGTTCGGATGTCAACAAGTTAAAAAATTCCAAGAAAAAAACTACAATCCTGAATGGAGAAAAGGTGTTCTTGCGAAGATTGTTGATTTTGACATGGAAGGACCAAGAAGAAATTATCAACATATTCCAGTTGAAAAAGTAGATTTGTCTGGTCATGCAAAATATGATTAAACTTGGCTAACATAATATTTATTGATTGCTTCTTGTTTTCTTTCGTCATAACTCATAACACTATTGACCCACGGTGTTTGGTCAGTGAACATTGTCTTGAAAATATCTGATACGAGTGGTTGATTATCCTGTTCTTCTTCAAAAGTTCTTGGCATATATCTATAAATTATTTTTGTCTTTGGTGGATTTGTATTTAATTTGATTATAGTTACCGTAATACTAATTATCGCACTCATGACACACAACAACAATATTACTCCTAATATCATGTATTGTATTATATTATCCATTTTGATATTATTATGGAATAATATCAAAATAAAATTATTATTTAACATGCAAAACATAGTTTTACCAGTTACTTCGTTTATTTCTTCTTTGCTTGTTGTGTCTTAAGTTTATCACAAGCTTTTTGTAGATTTTGTAAACTATGTGTGAGTTCAGTTACTGATCTCTTCTCTTCAAGAAGTTTCTTTTCATCTTCAGCGACTGATTCGATTAATTTATCAGTATCGGTTGATTGCTTAATATCCTTTTGTTTAGTTTCGATTTCTTCTTTTGCTTTTTCATTAAGTCTTCTTTGCGCCAGTTTCTTTTGCAGACGTTCCTTGACTTTATTTTCCTTTTTAATACCTTTTTGAACTTCCTTGGCTTCACTCATAAGTTTCTTCTTACGTTCAATTTCTGTTTGTTTCTTTTCAGCGAGTTCATCTTTGGTTGCTTTCATTAGATCATTTAGTTCTTTTTCATAATATTCTTGTCCGTCTACTTTATCTGGATCTGGATTGAATGGCACCCATTTAAATCCTTCTCCGCGGAAAATATGGAAATTAGGATCATACTTGGCTGAAAGCATCTTGGCACGAGCTTCTGCATCTTCGGGTGTCGGGAATGCGCCTCTGAATTTAACACCACCTTGGAATTTTTCAGTATCTTCTTTTTCATCTAGTAATTTCCTATTTTCGTGTAGAAGACTCTTGAGTGAACCAATAACATCGTTAATGTTACTTTCGTCAAGTCTTTTGTTCATAAATGGTTTAAACGCATTCATGATTGCTGGTTCGAGATCGCTGAAAATTTTCTCAAAGTGATCTTCACGTTTCACATTTTTTGAGGACATGAAAGACATACACACATATTTTTGGGACTCAATAATTGGATCTTCATCGAGATAATCTTTTGTATCTTTTGTATCTTTTGTTTCTTCTTTCTTTTCTTCAGATACATTTTTATTTTTAATCGGAACTTTCGCTATTGCTATTTTTTCAGATGACATATCTTCCATAATTTCTGCCATGTAATATATACCATATGAGGCTAATATTTATATCATTTTCTACCGCGCACAATAAAAATGAAATTAACATTTATTGAATACATAAAGACTAATTATCCACAATAGATAATTAATGAACATTCTCGACAAATATACTCAAATTGAAATATTACTATGTGATCCTGAAAATGTTAAATATATAGGTCTATTAAACAAATATTATTTTGATTTAATCAAGACGAATAATGTTTTGAGAGGGTGTTATATTTCGCCACCATCCCGAACGATGCCACTATCAAAACTAAAACGATATTGTGATACGCATCAATTAATTGAAGAGTCTGTCAAAAAAACATATTATGCTCGTTTTACAGTACCATTAGTCATTCCGACTGACACAAATAATGAAGATCATTCTTATGATTTCACATATGATTATTTTCCAAATCCCGTCAATATACCTGATAAGGTTGGAACAACACCTGATAAGGTTGGAACAACACCTATTAGAGAACCAGAACGCGCTATTACGATAGACAATATTGATTTCTTAAAACCGATTGACATACCTGTGAGAGAATCTGAAATATATGCTATTATGACGAATAATGTTGATTACTTGTCATATTTAGTTAATATGGGATACGAGTTTAATGATGTACATGTGTACATTGCTTTGGCAAATAATAAAAGTCATATTGTTAAGCAATTTTATAAAACATCTAATATGTTAATGTTAGCCAAAATGGCTCACGCATCATTTAAGAGTCCAAACAGTCTTAAATATGTATTATCAATTAGCGATTGTAAACAAATATTTGATTCTATCTCATTGGTATGTTATTATTATAATACTCTCACATTTGGACATATTGAGTGTGTAAAAATGATTTATGATATTTTACCTAAACGATATATTACAAATGTATTCAAACAAGTTTGGAACACTGATGAACTTTTAGATAACATTAAATATTTACATGATCAAGGATATGTACTAACAGCTGATGAATTCAAAATGGCATCATCAAACAATGAAAATGAAAATATTGAAACATTAAAATACTTGATGTCGATAGGAATAGAATTTACAGATGAACAGTTAAGTGAATGGAAGAAACATCCAAAGTGCGCAGATTTTTTAAGCAATAAATAATGTATTTATTAACTTATCATTCGACGTGTTGCACATGATTTACAACAATCTTTACCATCTCTCCAATAACCATCACCGTTGGAGTTTTGTGAACAATTAAATTTTTTTTCGCAGAACGGACGCTTGTTTTTTATTTGCTTCGCAAATAAAAAATGAGATTTTGCAAGCAAAATCTCACTGCGTTAAATTTCATGACGTGCATGAAATTCAACGACATTGTTTAACTAAATTTATGACACAATTATATCCAACAATATTCATAAAATCCTCAGTTGCTTCAGATACTTCAAAAAAAACCAGACATATGTATTTGTTAATAATATCATATTTTTAAATAAAAAATGAATATTTAACGTACTAACATAATTATTTTTATTTATTACATACAAATGAACGATTTAGATATTTACACTCGCAAACAAATATTGTTATATTGTCCGGACATTGTGACGCGCATTGGTATGACGTGTAAATATTATTATGATTTTGTTATATCGGATGGATTACTGAGAGGATTATATTATGCGCCACCATGCAGAAAAATCAAGTTACAACCGTTACTTGAATATTTTAATGATATAGATTTAACACGATTCCATGAGGAAAAACATTTCCTCGAAACGAATACACAGAGTTATGCACTCATATATTCTAGAATATATGCAGTAGTAACAGACAATATTATGTATTTGACATTTTTACGTGACATTGGAGCATTTTTCCCCGAACAAAACACTGACTTTAATGAATTATTGATATACATCGCTCTTCTTACTAACAAGAGCCATGTAATTAAAGATTTTTTTGATTTGTCAAAAAAATCGAAATATAAATTGGCTGAGATGGCATACATATCAATGAAACATTTAGACAGTCTGAAACATATTTTATCATTGAATCATACAGCATACGTTACAGAATACCCATATTATGTATGGAATTTTAGTAAATGGAAAGATTTCGAAGATAAAAGTTGTTATAGTGAAATATCAAATAATTATTATGATAAAAAACTACGAGACTTAAATATTGTTAAAATGTATGTTAATATCATTACACATGGAAATATCAGATGTGCCAATATAATTTATAATTTGCTACCAAAAAATTTTATTGCACATATTCTTATAAACAATGATAAGCTCGACGAACCACAATTATATGAAAATACTCGACATACCGACGAACTTTTAGAAAATTTGAAATTTGTTCACGAATTAGGTTATATTTTCACTAGTGAAGAATTCGATGAAGCTTCAAAAGAAGATAATGTGGAAACACTAAAATATTTAATATCGATCGACATAGAATTTACTGATTTGCAAATTAAAAGATGGTTGAGGAACCCTAAATGTAGAGCATATTTAGAAAAAAATGATTAATTTATTTAATATATGTTATCTGTAATATTATTCAATATACGATGAATACATTAGATTCATACACTCTTAAAGATATAATGATGTTATGTCCAGATAATATCACACATCTAAATATGTTATGTAAGAAATTTAATGGCATCATTCAAATAGATGATATACTACGATGTCTCTCAAAATACCCGCTACATAGAATATCTATGGCAAAAAATATTTTTGAACATTTCGGAATTAAAAATAGTGAGCACATATATTTAGCATATAGTTGTTCTCTCGATTATTTCTTGCCACACACAGCATTAAATAGTTTGCACATAAGATATGCCGTAATATATGCAATACTTGAAAATAATATTGCATATTTGGAGTATCTACAGAAAATCGAATATGAACACAATGGCGACTACTTATTTTCTGAGGGTAAAAATTGCATCAAAGATTTTTTCGGTTGCCATTCGGAACTATTCATATTTATTGCATTATTCACAAATAACAGTCATATTATTAGTAAATTTTACGATATTCAAAGTAAAAATTTTCTTGCACATATGGCTCGAGTGTCTTGTTATCAAATAGACAGTTTGAAATATGTGTTGTCCTTATTCGATACTCCATACGTCACACATAAACCATACAATTATGACGTCATTGATATATACTCTGATTCACAAATAAATTGTGACGATTGTAATATACTCGTTAATTATATCGATGTAATTGCGTATGGAACAGTTGAATGTGCATCATTGATATACAATATGTTACCAAAAAACTATTTGAATAAAATGTTCCGATCGTATGATAATACTGACGAAATCTTGAATAATATAAAACTTGTACGGAGTTGGGGATATATATTTTCACCTGATGAATTTGACACTGCGTCAAGACTTGATAACGTTAAAACATTAAAATATCTCATATCAATTAATTATCTTCTGACTGATACTCGATTAGATACTTGGAAAAAGAATCCAAAGTGTAAAGAATATTTAGAAAATGAAATGCTTCGGTGAAACATTTCAAACCGAAATTAAATGCTGGGATAAAACTCCCAGCCGAGTTCATCACATATTTGTTTCCATAACTTGTCTTGAAGACGTAGTTTTTCCCGACTCTTAAGTAGTGGGAAATATACTGTAAATTCGTCGAGTTTAAGTATTTGGAAAAACTTATGTAAAACATAAGCGTAACTTAGGAAATTAGTCCGTTCTTTTGGACAATATTTCATGAATGGTTCTTGGATATCTTTGAACATTTGTTTAATACATTCTTCGACTTCTCTGCTGAGAGTTGGTGGTGATTTACCAGTTATTTTACTCATGATATGTGGAATATGTTCGTAATACTGATGTAAACGAAGTTTCTTAAGAATAAATTTCATATCAGTAATTGTGAATTCTGATATGTCTGTGATACGTAGTTTCTTGATTTCGCCGATGATGCTATTGTACACATCATCTGGAATATCTGTGGATTCTTTTGCTTGGAATTGATTTAACCCGATTAGTCCAACAAATGTAACTTATCCACATAGCCCGTTACATTTGTCCATTACACTCCAACTAACAGGGAGTTTCGTGTAATGCCTAGGTTTCCCTAGGGGTCAGACTATACCTTATGCCATGTTTAAAACATGACCCATCTCCACCTAGTCGTTGAGGGTTTTCCCTATATCATATATATATGATACTTAGGAACTTCCCTGCGGATTGCCCATTGTTGTATTCATAACCTTTTTACTATTGGGTTCGGTAATTAACCGAGTTCCTTCATACAGTTTCCCATATGAAGTAGTAGTTATGACTTTAGGGTGTTCCCGCATTTCGAAGATGTTGCCTAAGCGGTTATTTGAACCGCCTGACGCAAATTCGGCCAAGGCCGAATTTGCGTCACACACAAACCCTATTATTAAATAAATGTGTGTAGACTAGCCAGTAACACGCTTTTCACGCTGACTGTTTAGAGCAAGTTGATTTTTCCGTACAATTTTAGTCTTGTATATTTTTTATTATTTCTTCTAAATATTCTACTGCCGATTTAAATTTTTCTTCCATTGCAATATGTGTGTCACTAAATTTACGTTGTTTTGTTTTTCCGTTTATCGTCATAAAACTATTCACTTGATATCCAATAATGTTACCATCACTATTCTTTACATAAGTTATATGTGTGGGAAGGTTGGTATATTCTTTTGATTTTTTATGTGTGTCATTACCATCTATATCATATTTTTCTTCTTTGAACTGTGAATCTTTGTTGACAACTTCTAATAAATGTTTCACATGTCTTATCGCTGCTTTTTTATTTTTTGTGTTTGATGATAATGATGTAAACATTTTTTTTGGATGTGGAACATCTGTTAATGATGGAACACCTTCGACATAATAACCATCAATGTGATTTCTTTGGTTAATTATTGGATATATATATTCTGGACATTTTTTAAGAGTTTTATCATAAATCGTATCATGTGCTCGTTCTTGTTCACGCGTCGTTCTAAGTTTGGAAATAGCTTCATCACGAGAATCATATTTCTCTTTTAGATCATTCAAGAATTGTTCTGCTTCTTTTAATGCGATTTCTGGTTGTTTTCGATTATAAAAAGTTTCGCGCACATATTCAACTTTATCTATACCGATTGGAAATGCTGGAATTGAATAGCCGACAATAATACCATTTTTTCGCATGGCACAAATATATTTTGGTAATTTAGCATCTTCGGGATGTATTCGTGTCCTAATTATTTTAACTCCAATGTGTCCACGCGCTGAGGAAGTTGTTGCCTTACATGTTCTTTTAACACCTAATCTGGCTAAACTTTGTTTTTTACGTGTTTCTTCTGATGCTGCAAAATGTGCACCACCTTTTGTCAAGTTGTAACCATTTGGAACTAGTGTATTAAATTCACTTATAAATAATTCTTCAAATGTATTTAATTCATTTTCAGGCGCTTCTTTTATTGTGTGACACATGAACATATCTTTTCCATATTTTCTAATTGCTCTATTCAATAATCTACAATGGTCTTTTACATTCCCGAATGCTTCATGTAGATGGCTTTTCCATCTTCCATCACATCCCCATTGTGTGTTTCCAGAAACGTAATTGTTTGCTTGTCCAATATATTTTTTATTGTTTGCTATGCACGTTACGAGATATATAACTCCCCATCCTTTCTTTGGCTTGTCCATTTGTATTTTTTGTGATTGTTTTGCAGTAGACATTTAGTTATAAATAATAAATGTTTCATTTTTTTAAGTAGTTTAAATCTTAAAAAACTTTTAGGCGTTTGTACGGATACATCGTCATTTTTGACTCTACGAGGTGGTTTAACCGTTTATAGGGATAAATTGGCTTCTCTGTTACCGAATCCTTATAATTATGTACTTCACTTTCGACCAGTGCGCTTTCCACTTCTCCACACTTGGTACAAACATAAACGCCATCATTTTGTAACAGAGTGCGTTCGACCTGACATTTTTCGCAAAAGTTAGAAATATTTCTCACTTTTCTGGGTAATTTATTCTCGATAATACGAGTATATTGGTCGAATAGTGCCGCACGGTTTTTTGGTAAAGTATGAGATTCTGATAATGCATCATGCCCTGATGATTTAGACCCCTTTGATCTTTCGGATTCCTCTGACGATACACTGTCAGATGAAGTTTCTTGTGTTTTTGTTGCTGTATCTTGGGGTAAGCAATTAAAGAAGTGTAATATAGTTTTTTGATTTGGTGATGCAGATTTTGAGCGTTTTCTACTCACTTTTTTTGTTGAAATGGTATTAATTTGTTCCATACCATGTGAAGGCTGTGATGATGATGCACTAGTATCATCAATAATCTCATAATAACGTAATAAAACACCATCGATTTTGCTATAATAATCTAATTCAGATGTACTGTGAGAAATATCATCAATTTCTCGCGATATTTTTTCAATTTCTAATTTTAATTTAGTTTTTTTCTGAATGATTTCTATGTTATTAGATATTGAAGCTTGAGATGTTGTGATTTTTGTTGGAACATTCAATATTTTTTTAGTAGATTCTTGTCGTACATCTCCACTTATTTCCGATAATTTATTAAATTCGTCAGTTAATTTTTTCAAATAACTTTTTTTACTTTCTAACAATTGTCTATCTTTTTCGAAACGTTTGACATATTCACGATGCGTTTCGTCAAGTGTACTAATTTTCTCTTGTGGTTTACTTTTCTCTGGTTTGTATCGAAACATTTTTTATATACACACTATAAACACACCTGCTTTAAGCCAACGCACTTTTGAAATACTAAAAGTATGTTGTATATATACAATTTTAAAAACGAGTATGAAAATATGTTGTAAATTTCTAGAGAACATGTATACTCATGCACATGGATAAAATAATAAATAAAGAAATTTTAACACGACATGATGAAGCTGTAAACGATACAAGATCTCGTATAATATATCCGTCAAATATTGTTGACTGTTTACGACTTGATCCAATCAAAAATATTATTATAACACAACTGCGTGAACAAATTTCGCAAAATGCTGAATTGACGGGATGGGATGTTACGATTGTTGATGAAAAAACAATCGAGTTGAAAAAACGTGTAACCGATTTAACATATTCAGAAAAATATGATGATCGAACATTTCAGAAAATGTGTTGTAGTTTAGTCAGTCACACTGTAGAGGGTATCTAAGGACACACTCTACAGTCTTAAAGTTTTGGGCATCGTACAGGCTACTATAAGCCCAAAAACTGTCACTAAATTTTACATATTTCCGAGTGAATTAAAAAATTTGTTCATTTCGTGTTCATTAATATTTGCCAATGGATTTGATTCAACTGCCTTTACAGTTCCAACATTAATATTTTCTGTATGTTTGGGAATATCCATTTGGTCTGGTTTGATTATTGTTCCATCAGGACGCATATTATGTATCATTACGCCTGGTAATTGTTGTGCATTTCCGTCAGATACTTTATCGAGATCAACAATAGGTTCGCCGGGTGATGTTAGAACTACTCCTGTTTGTTTTTGTTCGACTAAAACAGATTCACCTTTTGAACTATCTCTAATAACTGCGTCCATATCTTTTTTAATACTTTCACGATCCTCATCTAGTTTTTCACCTTCACTCTTTTTCTCTTCACTCAAATTTCCATCATCTACCAATATTGGTTCGTTAGCAGCATTACTTTTGACAATACTAAAGCCATTTTGTGGATTTTCACCATCGATATGTGGTATATCGTCACGATCTCTTGGAGGATGTACGTAATGATCTAATTTTCGTTGTGTGATATTTCTGACGACGATTTCATCATTCCTCAAATATTCTTTTAGCATTGATTTGTATGGTAATAATTTATTGATAGCTTTCCGAATTGCTTTTTTGATATATTTATAAGTTAAATCTTTTTGAATCCCAGTACGATATGCAAATGATGACTTAGAATGTGATTGTTTTTCTGGTAATCTAATGATCAATTCAGGGTTATTATAAAAGCTATGTGCACATTCAATATAACAATTATGTATGAATTCATTAATATTAATTTTATCATGGAATTTTTCACGAACTAGTTCACATGTGCCACCAGATGCATTATAAGTTAACAATACTATATGACTTTTAACGACTGCTTTAACTAAATCATCGAACCATTCTGCACAATGGCTTTGTTCTTTAATTCTACGCACTTCACTTTCGACTGCAGCAGCACTGAGTGTTGGTACACCTTTCAAACATATTTGGAATATTTTAACGATTCCTGGATTTTTAATATCAGAGTTCGCACTGGCAAGTTCTTCGCATTTATCATAATGTTCCTGTGCACGTGCTAATATAGACATGAGACCTTCATGTAATAATGGTACTAAAATTTCTGTTAAATTCTCGTCATATTCATGTTTTATATCAACTATGTTCTTTTCAAAGATATATGCCATATATTTAATGTGAAGATTTAAAAAAACAAATAGTTAACGCTCATCAGTAATGATAATTTGTTTTCTTGTTATGTAATTATTGATATTCTGAAAATATCAATATAAGTTAAATGACATATCATATATTATTTTATTATTTTTATGCATTTCCACCACGTGAACCAAGGAAATTTGCTTGATCTTTTGTTAAACATACACAACCAGAATCTTGCCAGGCATTGTTGCATGTGTAGTTGGTTGGTACGAAAGAATCTTTACTGGCACAAACTGATTCGTCTGCAGGCATTTTAAATGGTAGAGGATATTGATCACTGCAACATGATTTACTGCATTGATTAAAGTTTAATCCAGCGGTTCCATTTTCTCCATCATCTAAAAGATAATAATTCTTTAAATTTCCAGTATATGCTTGGTACCATGGTGACATAAGAGGATTTGGTGAATATTCAGGCCCTGATTGTACTATGTTTTTGTCTTCATCAACATCGGTGGGTTGAATCGGAATATTTTCTTGTTTTGTTTCTATTTGATGTTCTTGTATTCCTGAAACAACTTCCATATTCTCCATAGTTGGTCGTTTCATATAACGATATATCATAATAAGTATCAAAATTACAATCAAAGTGATAACCCAAAATTTCCATGACTTGAGATACCCGAAAATTTTTGATTGTTGTGCATCATGTGACCTAGCACTGAAAAAAGCACGAATCGTTTCCAAATTTTTTTTTGATTGTGACATTACGTCAGAACGTGCTATTGGTGATTGAACGGTAGGAGGTGTGACCGATAAATCAGTTGGAATTGATGTTTCCATTGTAATATGTATATATATTGTCACTGATAATAAATTGAAAACATAATAAAAATCTATATATGTCTATTGGACGAAACATATCAAAAAATTATAATTATTTTTTGATAGTACTTTATATTAGGAATTAATGTCCAATATTTTATGTTTGCTGTGCAGCACATACGGGTAAATATATAGTACCAATTATCCATTGACCAACAGTATTTTTCTGTCTTGGAAAGAAATCAATACATAAATCATAATCTTTGAGTAGTGCGTTTATATCATCAATACCAGTAGTGTCTTGTGCTATTATCGATAAAAATTTCTCATCAGAAAATTCTTCACCATATTTTAATATCGCAATGTCTTGACATTGTGCAACACGTTTTCGATATTCGCGAACAAATTTTTGTGGCAATGAAATATGTTTTTTATTGAATTCATATTTTCTGATATTGTATAAGCCTTCAGCCGTTAATACGATAGAACCTTGCAGATCACTGTGATTAAAATGTTCTACGAAATGTACGATATCACTCGCACTCGGATATTCATATAATATACCCATTTCGACACGTCCTCCAATAGTCGGCGTTGGTGGATGTGTATGAAAAATATATTTTATATCTTTGGAAATCTCACCCATTTGTGGTAAAAATATGCTTTTATCGACGTGCGACATTCGTGATGTTTTACTAGACACAATGATATATTTAACACCATCTAAATCTATATCCAACATACCAGCGTGTTCAGAATATCTGAATGCAGATTCGTGTTTTTCTTTGTATTTTTTTATTTTACCTCCATGCTCTAATAATGCATCAATAATGAGAAATTGATTTGCATGTATTTTAACATATGCACATTTACCATTTACGTGATATGTTCCGCGTAGTTGTAAATGTGTTATTGGATCATTATTTAAAACGAATCGAATAAAACTAGATGGTGGCTTAACATTATGTACACTTATGTAATGCATTAAACTTTCAGACCACACAAAATTTTTATATACATACGAATAATGTGAAATGTTTTTTTCAGTACACAACAGACAATTTATATGTGTTATATCGATAAATGTATTATCATCAAAATTTTTTAATAATGTACTCTCTAATTGTTTTAACTTATTTATAAAAAAATTTCGACCACTCCATGGCATATTTTCAGATGGTTCTGGAAAAGGGTTTCCATGAGAATCATTTATGTTAAAAGTTGGTGTTTTCCAATACATGACATAATGTAATGATTTATCGTATAGCGTATTTTTATTATCGGAATTTGTATCTATAATATTCATATAATCTAAAGCGAGAAAAATATATGAATGCATAGGATGAATGTTAATATTATCGATACAACTAACACAATTAATGATGGTTTTCAAGTCGTAAAACCGAAAAAACAACTGAAGAAAAAAAAACATGTTTCAACTGATCTGATCGAACAACATACAGAAACCGAAAAATGTATGGTTTTAAGAAAATCTAAGGATAAACGATATACAGGTCGTATTGAAATTACTGATGATTCGTCACGCGCATTGGAAAGCCAAAAATCTCCAATTCGCCCAAGAGTTCCGAACCAGACTGGAACAGAGTCTGAAATGTCGCATAGTTCGGAGAACCCACCTCGTATTGAACCAGTCACGACAGGCTCATCACATAAAAGTTCAGGACGCACTACAATGCATTTAGAAATCCCTCAAAATAAAAAACGTGTGTTGTGTTATAGTTACGTGACTCGTGGTGAATGTCCATATGGAAGCAAATGTGTCTATGCACATTCAATTAAGGAACAAAACATTGATCCATTGAGAAAAAAAGTATATGACATATTGAATAATAATAATCCCTTGAACGATATTGATTTTGTGCATGATAATGATCTGTATAAGACATTTTTACAATTGACACGTACATGTTACGGATGTGAAAATAATACATGTGTTGGTGGATATAATTGCAAGAAAGGTGCAATTAATTTAGAACACACTATTTGTTATGATGATTTGTATTCTGGCGAATGTCAATATGGTGATACATGTGATAAAATTCATCTTACAAAGAGAAGATTGGTACCAAAAACCATACAATTATTAATTATGACAGGATATACTGAATCTGATAAAAATTCTTATGTTAAAAAACTAATGAATGTGACAGTTTTGGCATTGCCAAAACACTCAGGCTGTTCTCCAAACTGCGTGACACGTTCAACATTTATGACACACAATGAAAAATCAATCGAACCCGAGAACATATATAAGCATGATGATACAACAAGTGAAGACTCATGTGATTCTTTGGAAAGTTATTCTTCTGATGAAGGTGATATTTCAAAAACAGTTGGAGAGTCAAAGCTCACAAATCAACATAACAAATATATATTGACGTTACAACCGATTTAAAAATATTTTTGTAAATATGCGAATAGAATTATATAATTATATCTAAATATAATTATATCATATGAGTATCGACTCTAACATCAATACTAAATATTATTCAGATACGTTCTCTACTGGAGATATTATTCTTTTCAATGGTAATGGTTTTATTTCTGATGTAATTGAACGTGTAACACATAGTGAATGGTCACATGTTGGGATGGTTGTTAAAGATCCAGATTATTTAATACAAACTCCCCCAACTAAGGGATTATTTTTGTTTGAATCTGATATTCCTGCATCAACGGATCCATGTATAGATATTGATACAGGAAGAGTTTGCTCACAAGCAAACTCTTGCGTCAGTGGACGTCCAGGGACGTCCACTTCCGGTGAACGTTTACGTGGTGTCAGTCTTGTTCATCTCAAAGAAAGAATAGAACAATATGATGGTGGTGTCGCATATAGGAAACTAAATTGGGACAAAACAGAATCTGAAATAAATAACATGTTCAAAATCGTGTATAATACGACATACCATAAAAAATATGATGTAAATCCGTTAGATTTAATAGATCCTTTAGTTCATCATAAATATTGGATAATTGATAAATTATGTGGATCTGATCCTAGACAAGTCAACAAATTTTTTTGTAGTTCATTACTCGCGTATACTTATACACAACTTGGTTTGTTAAAATCAAACACTGAGTGGAGTGAAATATATCCAAAATATTTTGCTGAAGATATTACTCTTGAAAATGGTGCATCACTCGGTAATATTACTATATTGAAAAATAAAGTTTCAATATGTAATGAGAAAAACACCGATGTATTAGATTCGAGAGATGATGTGTCTGAGTCTGGTAAATAAAAAATGAAAAATGATGTGTTAATTTAACATATTTTAAATATGTTAAAATAGTATTGAATTATGATGTCAAGTGGATTAGGCTGTCAAAATTGCACTAAATTTTATGAAAAATATGTTCCGACAGATGTTGCAGATATTATTGGTGATCCAAACATCACAACAAATATCATACAATGGTTGAGTAATTTTCGAAAAGAACAATACAAGTGTATGATAGTTATTGGTCCACACGGTTCAGGTAAATCGTGTCGTGTCAATGTTGCATTAAAAAAACTTAATATTAAAGCACGTATGTTCAGTGAAATTAAAACACAATTAATGGAACATCCTCAACGTTTTATGAGTCAATTAGCATCCGGAATGGATATAATGTCCTTCATGAATGGTTATGGTGCAAAACAAAGCGCAATTATAATTGATGAAATGGATGTTGAATTACTCGCACATGAAAAAAAAAATTTAATCACGTTGATGAAAATTAATAATGCAAACGGATATTGTCCGATTATATTCGTGTTTGACATGAAACATAATAAACTTATTACAACACTTAAAAAAAGTACAAAAGAAATACGTATTTACGAACCGAGTGATATGGATATGATGAAATTGTTACAACGCATAATAACTCGTGAGAAAATAGTAATGGAAGATTGTGAAGTATCAAATAAAATTATTGAATTTTCTCAACATGATTTTAGAAAGTTATGTACTACAGTAGGTGATTTAGTAAATGATTTTGGCAGTACACATTGTGGGTGTGTTGATGGTTCCAATATGATAACAATGGGAATGATAAATGAATATTCCTCAATAATGTGTGAAAAAAATATATCATTTGATTTGTACAGGTCATGTCAAATGTTGTTAACGGACTATAAAAATATTGATGATTGTATGAGATTGTATCAGATTGAAAAAGTAAATATTCCACTCATGGTACAATATAATTATATACATAAAATTATACAGTACCAAGATATGCCAATAACCTCTCAAAAACTCAAATACATTACAAACGCACTATCATTTGGGGATATTGTGGATAACTACATATACGGAGAACAACGATGGGATTTAACAAACGTACATGGATTATTTTCATGTTGTATTCCGTCATATCATTTAAATGCATTTCCGAAAACATATACAAAAAGACCAGAGTATTCGATCGATATGAATAAAACATCCACAAAAAAATCAAATAAAAAACACATTATGAACGCATCAAAAATATTTGATAGTACGGATCCATTAGATTACATATATATAAGAAAAATATTATACGCAATGGTATTAAATGACCAAATGACTGAGCTGATAAAAATTATGAAAACATATAAAATAACATTAAAAAAACTCGAAAATTTACTGAAAATAGATAAAAATAGCTCGACTAAGGTCGTATTAACAGCAAAACAGAAAAAATTATTAAAAGATATATAAACGTTTTTTTACGCAATAAAAATAATATTTTTCTACCCAGTATATATATACCAATGGCAGATACTCGTAACCGAGGGAATGTAAGTGAATCTAGACTGAACGAAGATGCATCAAAGGCACTACGTGAAATTTTCAGTGATGCAAGTCACAAAAAAGAGATCCCATTTGACGCTGAAGTATTGTCTTCTCTACGCAAGAAACTTGGTGATGACAAAGTCGTTGATGCAGCATACGATTATTACAAGAAACGTCTCGAACAAATCAAAGAGAAAGCAACCAAATTCAAGAATGCTCTTTTCCGTAAATATGCCGGTATGTCCGAAAACATTGATACACGCGCACTCGTCGAAAAGGCTCGTAAATACACAAAGAAATACGATCTTACTGACAGTGAATTCACGATGTTCATGAAGCTACTAATGACTGACAAGACCCAAGCATCTTGGAACATATACAATATTCCATCAACTCCAATGAGCCGCACTCTCGGATACAGTTCAGTTGTTATGGGTGACAAGCTAAATGTAAGTGATAGTGAAATGGGTGATCTCAAGATTATCTTGGAAAAAGATAAAGAATACGACCAATTACACAAACAACTCATTTTACAAACACTCGTTTACAAAGATATGCAAATTCAATCACTCATCGGCAAATACAATCCACAGTACAACAACGCGTACAAACACGTACATCCAGTACTTGCAGCTCTGTTCTTACCAAAGAATGCTTATCTCGAACAACGTATGTTACTCAGCAGCATTGCTGGAATTGTTAAGACAAAGAATGACGGTCGTCCAATCACTACTGTGTATGATTACGAAACGTATTGGGATATCATAACTGATCCTAACCAAACAGCATGTGTTGTCGATAATACTAAGACTGTTGCTGATCTCAAGAATCGTGTTCTCCTCCAAGTCAAACTATGGGAAGCTGTCATGAATCTCCGTAATGGCAGATACTATGCTGACAACAGTGATGATTTTATGACTTGCATTGAACATTGTTCAAATAGCATTTTCGATGCTCCTGATATGGTTTACACGCAAGACGAAGGCACTGTTCTCCGTCGTCTCATGAATGCATTCTCTCTCAGACCAACATGCATTAACACATCATACATGTCTGGTATGCCAATGGGCGGAAACTTTGGTATGGTACCGACAAGATATAGCCACACCACAACACTACCACTTGTAACGCTACGTATTCCTCCAAAACAATCTGGTGTGAACGTTACCATTAAAATTACTGACGCAATTAACCAACCACAATGGTTCCTTGAGGGAAAGACTTTAGTACCAAGAACAATCCAGATCGCATTCTCACGTGATGTTCTATTCTACTATGTTAACAGACGTTCAAAATCTGTCAATTATGGTTTCCAGAACAAACCGTACATTTTTAATGCGTTCCCAATGACTCACTCAGGACTCGATAAACTAAACGATTCAACTGTCATTGCTGATTCTGATATTGGTATTGAAGGTGAATCATACAAACTACGTTCAGTCGTGTGTTCCATGATCACTCACATTGGAGAGGCTGAGTCAGCTGTTAACGTCATCACAGGCTGCGCTTCAATCTTAATTCCTAATGATGATTCTGCACAAGGCAAGACATATCTCTATTTCCCACGTGGTGCTGATTCATATTATGAATTTTTAGATGGTCAAGGTAAACAACATTACAGATCAATGACCCCAGTAACAATTTTAACTGAACCAACTGGCCCACTATCGTTTGAACAAATGTCAGCAAAACAAGGTTCAATCTACATCTATCACAAGATTAATTAAGAAAGTTATTAATTTTCCAAAACACATTTTTTGTAGAAATTTATTTCTATAAAAAATACAATTAGTTTTATGAATTTTTATGCACAATCATTTTCGTCTTCGATAAGATTAGTTTCGAGTCAATTTTCATTTTATGAAAATTTAGGCGACAATTGAAAGCCAACAGCTTTCAATTTCGAGTCAATTTTCGAGACGAAAATTAATGCGCAACTAATATCGTCATTGACGATATCAGTAGCGCGTCCAAGTTGTTGTAATACTCGGTAGAGTACGACGACCCGCATTACATACATTCATTGGTCTATCTATAGGTTTTAATGGTTCATTGATATCTTTTAGATATCCATAATACTGCTTAATTTCTGTTATCATATCTGGTACAACAAAATCGACTACGCGTTGATTTAATTGTTTAACTTGCCTTACAGGTGATGTTTTTTGATATTTTCCTTGTTCCAAATACATTGCACGCATTGCAATAAGTAAATCTGATGGATCTTGATCTTCTTCTAATTTATATTTTTGATTTGTTTTTTCATAAATAGATTGTTTAATTTGTTTTTGGATACGTCTAACATTATCAGAACTAAAAAAAATTCTTCCAACCGGATCGTTTACAAAAACATCACGCATCCCGACAGTGTAGTCTGTGTCGGTGTATGAATGTTGCTCTTGGAATTTTTCGTGTGCAAATGGGGTATATTTATTGATTCCGAAGTCAAATTGAGTCGTTTTCATAGTACTATTTGCGCTTGTGTTCGTAGGTTCATAATATGATGCATATGCAGTCGCCAAAGAAGCCATATCTAATAAAATAACATCAGAAAATATTATTTTAATGTTTACACATATATGTTAATGAATAACTAAATATAATTTTATATTGAAACGTGCATTTTTTTCGTACTATATTGTATATTTAATGAATATACGTGTCATATTAATTTTTTCACTATTTATAGTATTACTGATAATAATTATGAGAAAGTATAAAATACGTAGAATTCAACAAGGCGGATGCGATAAAACTTATTATTTTGATAACAATGCAACAACACACGTATACGACGAGGATATTAAACAGGCAATTCTCACATGGGTCAATTGTGGTAATCCGTCGAATGGTTTACATACTGAAGGTATCAAAGCAAAAGTAAAACTAGATGAATGTCGTAAAATGATAGCAGATGATTTAATGGTTAATCCTTCTGAAATTTATTTTACTAGTGGTGCGACCGAAGCAAATAATTTAGCACTACGTGGTACAATTGATCATCAATTGGAAAAACATCCAAAAGAAAGATTTACAATTATTACATCTAATTTTGAACATCCAAGTGTTACCAACGTTTTTAAACATTACGAAAATTTACCAGGTTCGCCAGTCGATATTGTTTACATTAAAATTAAAACACACCCCAATGATAATTATTATGGTAGTATTAATCCAGTAGATGTCGAAACAGCAATTAGAAATGCTAAATCTAAAGTATTGGTGTTGAGTATCATGTATGCCAACAACGAAACTGGTGCTATTCAAAATATCAATGAGATCGGTAAAATTGCAAAAAAATATGGTGTATATTTTCATTCTGACGTGACACAAGCAATTGGTAAATTTATTATTCATCCAACAGAATTAAATTTAGATGCAATTAGTTTTTCCGCACATAAATTTCATGGACCGAAAGGGATTGGTTGTTTATATCTGAAAAAACAATGTGATGATATTTCTAATTTGTGTTACGGTGGCGAACAAGAAGCATCGAAACGTCCAGGTACCGAAAATATAGCTTTCATTGTTGCTATGGCTATGGCACTTAGGAATGCTCATACAGATCTTCCAGCAAAAGTCAAAAAGTTACTCGATATGCGTAATTATATTAAAACTGAATTATCAAAATTAGATGTCCTCTGTATCGAACCTAAATACAGCGTACTACCAAATACATTGTTAGTTATTCTCAAAGACATTGATGTATGTAATAAGAGTTTCGCTAAAGAATTGAGCGATACTAAAAATATTTGTGTTGGTATTAGTTCTGCATGTCAGACATCACATAATTCTCTCGTATTGGAAGCTATGCGTGTGCCAGAAGTAAATCAAAATAAAGTAATGCGTATATCAATGTCTTCTTTAAATACACCAGAAGAATGTAAATATTTAGTCGAATCAATGAGAGAGTTACTCATAAAACATAGAGGAAAAAAATAAATTATATAGTTTTATATTGATAATTTTATGGTATTAAATACTATAAAATAAAAACATTACATGCAATATTTTTCATGAAATTCTTGATGTGTCATTGTTGACACTTTGCCGTCTTTATTCGTCACTTGCATCAACTCACCAACTGTCATATCCTTTCCGTCAACAATAGTCCATTTAGGATCACGTTGTATTAACGTGTCAGTGACATACGGAATCATAAATATTGGTGCTCTCAACATACCACACATATTATCATGTACGACAAATGTATTATGCATACCATTGGAATATCGTATTTCTTGGTCATAGGGAATCGGTATGTACTCTGGATTTGTTTCTTTCTTAACGAAAATATCAACTTTCAAATCATCTAATTCTACAAAACATAATATAATACAAACTTCATGATGTTTAATATGATTCATTGGTAAATGAAAATCATTTGTCGTAATCGGTATTTCGATGTACTTTTGCTTGTTCGGATCCCCAATATTTTTTAATGAACATAATGTGTTTCCATTAACTGCTGGTGACCAATATCCTCCATATTCCATAACTATCGCAAACACATTTCGTAACTCTTTTACATTCGTCAACATAACATGGTCGAGATTAACTGTTTGACCAAATGGTATTTTATATTTGATGTATTTGAAGCGATTGATATGTGATGGTTCATATGCTGTTTTATATGTGATTTTATGTTGTAATATACAGGCTTTATCTCCATTATTTGTCGTAAAAAAATCCACTTGAGATACTTTACCATTCTCATCTTTTACGTATACTGGTCTCACGACACTTTCTTGTGATTCTATCGTTTTAATTATTGGTTCGCTGAAATCGTTGATGCATGGTGAATTTGTGGGATGTCCATAATCTTCAATATCTGATTGTAATGGATAGTTATGTACTTTATCACAAGTTTCACATTTAACATAATCATCAAAATTAATTTTGTGATTATTATGATCGATATCTTTCATAATATCAGTATCCTGAATAATATCGTTCATTGTTTGATTAAATATATATTGCATATACATTAAATTTGGTTTTACCAAACGCACAATGTTATGTGTACTTTTATGAATTTTTACAAAACCGATATTGAGAATATTTAAACATTTCAAAAGCGTCGCCACGGCTAATTCTTCAGTATCTATCTTATTATTTTTTCTACTGAGACCAATTTTTGACTTCGGGAATAAAGAAAGTAATTCCGGAACAAGTTCATTTATATGTGTTAAAAAATCCTTTTGAGTTTTCAATGTTTTGACAGAAATTTCAGTTTTGAAATCACATAATGATTGTATGTTAAATAATTTTAAGAATTTAGTGATAAAAATTATTTGAGTATTTGTATCATACTCCGACATTATGTATAATCATGTACTCATTTTTTTATACCAAACAAATTTTAACTACATGAATCATCCGCAAATAAATCGCGCCGGTGAATAAAATTATCACCATTATTTTCTTCATCATCTTCGATGGCACCAAATATATCATCTATAAAATCTCTATTTAGCTCCATATTTATATCAGTTGATTGAATATTTGAAATAACACTATGCAAACAACAAAATGCACATGGTTTCGCATTACCGCTATGGCAATACGTATCAACATAGTTTTCTCCACGACCAATATTAGCCTTTAGTAATTCGAATTCTTCAAAATCCAAATCTGCAATACATTCAACATCATGACTTTTTGTTTCGAGCGTTATACGATAAAACATTGAGTATTTTTTAATGTTTTAATATTAAAACGTTAAAATGTTTGTAAATCAATTTTTATAGAACATAAGTCTCCAACATGTCAGCTTCGTCAAGTTTTACATCATTCATCTTGTAATCTTGTTTTATTGGTTGTACTTGTGAATACCCGTATAGATTTCCGATCGGAATATCTTTACTTGAAATTACATTACTTAAAAGACCTCCTGTAGAATTTATATTACGGTCCAATATGTGTACGAGACCCTTATTTTTTTGTCCTCCAAATAAAACAAATTTAAATGTGTCTGGTTTCTCTTCATACACTATAATTTCGCCATATCTGAAATTTTTATTGAGACGTTGAACATATTCCAGTTCTGGTTTGGTTAGATATGTTCCAATGCGATTGTTCATGAAACGACGCATATAAACATAAATGTAATCACTTATATTTCTCTTTATTTTTACTTGTGCAGTTTCGGCTTGTATACTGCTATAAATTGCATCGAAAAATGATATTATTTCTGGTGGGGGATGTACACCACCATTTTGTTCAAATTCACTATTAAAATTATTTTTATTAAATACTTCTGTAAATGTATTAAATATTTTTGTATTTAATTCGTCATCTGATAACGCATTCGGATCATTAAATACACTTGAAGACACTTGTATACGTTGTTCCATAGTTGGTTCTCCAGTCGCAAGTGTCCTAATTGATGGTTTTGGTTCATTAAATTTGCTATCGATAAGTACTAAGAATCCATAATTTGGAACATAATAACTAACTCCATTAATAATATACTTCCAATAATTTGTTGCAGTCGGTACATTAGTTAAATCTTTTATGTATACATTATCCTTCAATGAAAATTGGTTAATATGGATTTTGTGTTTTTGGAGAGTGTACAATGCTGCCATTAATTGGAATAATACAGAATACCAAATTTTTTCGTTGAAATAGCCAGTATGAATCATTTGGTAATTCATTCCATTTGGAGCATATTTCTTTGATGCCCATTGCATAAAATTATATGTTGGTGATTCTGTTAATGCTGTGAGAACATCATCATCATATGCTTTTGGGTTAGGCATAATAAATTCTCCTTTCGCAGTAACTGGTACTGGTGCGGGTGGAATAATTGGTTTGTTAACTGGTCGTTGTGTTAGAATTGGTTGACCAGTTGCAGTCATTACTACAACAGTTTCCATTTTTTGTTGTACTTTTGGTGCTTGTGGTGGAAGTACAACTGGTAAACCATTTGCCATCATACCAACAATTGGTACAAATGGTGCTTGTCCTATTTTATCCTTAATTACAATTGTTTTTGGATTTACAGTTTTATCTATTTTCATTTTGTCTATTTCATCAAAATTAATTTCAGAATCATCACATAGTGAATAACCAAATAGCATAACAAAATTAGGACATACATTCTTCTTTAAAATATTTTCGCGTACATATTCATAAAACATAATCTCTCTCCAAACTTCTGATTTGTAAAATTCCGCATCTGGAACATGTCCCACAGACATTTCCCATTTAGTCATTCTGTAAATACGAATATTCATTCCAAGTGAATCTTTTGAACATGTGTTACCATAAGGCCCAATTTTGATAGGATAACATGAACGATATAACAACATATTTTGTGGTAATGTCGAATATGGGTTATCTTTTACACCACCATAATGATATGGATTTAATTCTGTAGTTTTTAATCTTTCAAATAAATTATTTTTACCATTACGGAAAGATATTTTATTTCCATCTTTATTATTCAAAATCATACTTCTTACATAATTAAATAATGAAGATCTTTCACTTATTGTGTTTTGTGAATTTGGTATTTCTTTCATGGGTAGTAAATCTTCATACACAGCATTTACATTACCGTGGTGATCCATTGGATTTGGATCACCAATATAAATATTATTTGCAACAATTGGTGGTGCATATGATGCCATCTGTCCAGGCACTGGATATGCTGGATATTGAGTCATGGTTGGTAAATATTGCAATGGTTGTTGCGGTGGTGCTTGTTTTTTCTTTTGTTCATACATCTCTAATCGCATATACGGTTTTTGTTCTGCAGGTGGGTGGCGTTGCTGAATTACTTTAGTATCCGCTGGTTTTCCAGGATCATTTGCATCCGGATATGCTGGAATTACCTTTGCACCGCCACCCTCCATTAAAAAAAATTATTTTTGGCAATGCTACGGATTCTATATTTTCTACGTTGTGCCCCACCGGCTTGTGGTGGCATTTGTTGAGCAGCAATTAAGTTTTGCGGTAGTTGATAACCATCTACACCACTCTGAGCATTTACTGGTGGTACCATCTGTGGTACCATCTGTGGTACCATTTGTGGTGCCATTTGTGGTGCCATTTGTGGTGCCATTTGTGGTACCATCTGTGGTGCCATTGGTGATACCATTGGTGATGATGGTAATGATAATGGTGTAGAAATATCTTGTAACATATTTGTTCCTTGTTCCATCGGCATACCTTCCATTGGCATACCCTGTCCCATTGGCATACCCTGTCCCATTGGCATACCCTGTCCCATTGGCATACCCTGTCCCATTGGCATACCCTGTCCCATTGGCATACCCTGTCCCATTGGCATTCCTTCCATTGACATTCCTTGTGGCATCATATTTTGTTGTGGTATCGCGACTGGCGGTGCTGTCGGATGACCCATTCCGCTTGGTGGAACACTTTTTTCTCCGAATAAATTAGCAAATTGATTTGATACGGCAGATGTTCCTTTTTCTACAACAGAACCGACTTTTTCAAGCCCGTTTTCAGTTAATTTTACAGCTTTTCCCAATATGTCAGAAAATGAAAATGATCCTCCATCTTGATCACTAGATTTTTCTACATCTATTTTATCATCATCAAACTTTGGCTCGTCACTGTCAGCATCATTTGCAATTTTTTCATCTTCTTCATCCTCTTCCTCCTCTGATGTTGTAGAAAGATCGTCATCATCCTGTTGTTTTTTCTTTTTTTCATCGCGATCACTATCACTATCACGATCGCTATTACGTTTAATTGTTTCAGTGTGACGGATGGATATCTCATCAGAGTCTTCTTCTGTACCTGGTAATTTATCAATATCAGAGTCATCTGAATCACCTCTGCGATCAGAAATTTTCATTGATTCGCTATCATCACTTCCACCATTAATTAAATGTTTCTGTTTACCCATATTATTGTGTATAAATTCAGAATAGAAATTATTTTTATTAGAAACATATGGAATTGATGAATTGTTTTTTATATGTTCAGAAAAATACTTATTTGTTTTTAATAAAATTGCTGGTGATGGAATATCAGAAATTTCTTGTATATACACATTTTCAGTTCCATCTATATATTTGGTCGCAATAATACTATCTAAAAATGCCATAACAGCATGATTCGTGTATTTTAGTTCACGCAATAAGTCATGAATGTCGGTAAGTAACGTCATTATGTCATGCATTGGATTATTATTTATTTTTGGCATCATTTTATTTTTATAATCATCTGATAATCGACACATATCAAAATATGTAAATTTGACACCCAATGAATTATTGGGAAATTCAAAAAAAGTATCAGATATTTTGTATACGTGCGTTTGTTTTGTTTGCATATCAAAAACATAAGTAGTATGCGTGTTCAACTCGTTATGTTTGAATTGTGGATATTTTAGTGATATACTATGCAATCCATTTATTACTTGAAATAATATAACGACCCAATCGTCTAATGTCATACTTTGAATATTTTTTCTTATATAATTGTTGAGTGTGTGTGTCGGCATAAATCGTTCTAAAACATTTACACATAATTGTGCATTATTTTTGAAAGATTCTGGTAGGTTTTCAGCAATTTTTGGATTATATTTATTGATAATAGATATGGTCGTATCAAAATTCATCAATGGCGCTACTATATGTTCTGTACCTTGCTCACATAACGCATAACATGCAATCATGTTTATAATTTCACCACGATGCATATCAATGATATTTGTATTATGTTGATCATATTGACTAATTATTATACTATATTTTTTTCCAGTTGATGTTTTTTTTGTAAAAATATATTTGTTTTTATAATGTCCCATAAATTTAGATTCACCGGTCAATACTTTTGATGGATCAAACGACGAATGTTTTTTAATATCGTCAATTGTTATCTCGTCAAGAATAACATTTTTAAATTCTAATTCCTCATTAGTTTTTTTGTCATACATAAAATCCCATAACAGTTCACAACAGAATTCAATATCGTCGAAATTGTTTTGTGACATCTATATATTATCAATATATATTTCAATCGTGTTGTGAAATGATCAAAATTGATGTGGATAACTATTTGAAAATAATTATAATAATCTTCAAACAATTTATTTTTGTATAATAAAATATGTGTAACTGTTACACAGTTCATTTTCTAAATTCACTGAAAAATATATCTTCTTCCAATATTTTTTGTGGTGTCGTATATTCGTAATCAATTTGTAATCTACCCTTATCATTAACATTTGGTTTTATTTTGTATTCATCTGGAACGACACGGTTGATGAAACTTCTAACTTCTTCGGGTACATGGCGCGTATCACCATTTATTTCTGGTAGAAATCCTTTCTTTGTTAGAGTGTTAAAAAAATAATGAACATCATAATATTGATTCTTCGTAGAAGTAATCATCATTTCTTGTGTCCATTCTTCAGTAACCTTGATATTGTCAACAACGCCTTCTATACACGCAAAATCGAAATCCCATAATTTTGTTTGATATCCAATATTTGGAATCATATACGTTTTTCCACAAATAGTGTAAAGATGTTGTGTTTTCTTATGACTCATTGGTAATTTATGTACAAGAATATTATTTGCTTTCATATCGTTGTGTCTGAATGAAGGATATTTACTTTGTATTACTGCAACAACCGATAATATTTGAAAGAAAAATACTTTCCAATGTCTCAACTGGAAATTTTTATAACGTCTCCTCACAAATTCAGAGAAATCGCCTTTATTTGCCCATTCACTTAACAATATTGAAACAGTATCTTCATATTTACCTTTTTTATATCTGTCGACAAATTCATCGTAACGTTTAACATCTGTTTTAATATATCCACCTTCTGATAACAATAAGAAAAATTTAATATCTGTATAAAAAGTTTGTATAGGAACAATTAAATGAGGGGTTTGTTTAGTTGCAATAAAATAGCTCAATACACGTAACATCATAATTTCAGCATTTTCTGGACGTGAAATATTTGTTACTTCTCCATAACTTCCTCGTTTTTGATATGCAGATACTTTCACGGCAAATGTGTATATGACTTTATCATCTTTCATTATTTGACCCTTAAATGTATGTCCAGTCGTACCGCTTTTAATATATTCAATTGTCGCACCAATTTTTTTGAGAAATCTCCAAATATTAATCTTTCGTTGATTTAGCATATATCTTGTATCTGTACTGTCGTACGATATGTTATCACCAGAGTGACCCAATGGTTTAAAATAATTTTCTGTTTCTAGTTCATCAAAATCAATCATGAGTGACATTCCTTCTTTTTCCAGTATAGATTTAATAACTCCGATATTCATATTTGACCTTATATTGTAAAACTATATTTTTATAAATATATATTGCGTTAGTAAAACTCAACTCACCATTTTGTATTTATAGACTTGTTCAAACAGACTTATATTTATACTAAAAAATGAAATGTAGATTATATTAGTAAATAATAAGTGTTGTATAGTATAAAAAATTCATGATGTCTTCATGCATTTTTGCCGATCAGATCGATCACTATACGATAGGGACAATAACAAATTACTTAAATATCCAGCAACGTTTACAACTAGCATCAGTGTGTAGACATTACTCGTTTGGTGTGAATAAAGAACACATAAACCAACGTATTAGACAATTTAATAATGACATCGCTAAAGAAAAACGAAATATATTTCGTGACAAATTTGTTATTTCATTCATTACTTTATTCATTATTATGATAGCTATCATCATTATTATTTTACATTTTGTTGGATATGTACCTGCTGTTGAATGGAATAATTCGTGTGCAGAAACGAAATGTATAATTACAAATAATTCTGTTTCACTATATGGAAATAAATATAAATGTTACATAGATGCCGAATGTAATGATACACTTATATATGGTGTATACAGTTTTTCAGCATTCGATCAACTATTTAAAAGTAAAACGACTGCTGAATATTATATAAATAAAGATTATCCAATAAACAACAAAATCAAATTATTTTACGATAAAAATAATTTAAATGATATACGTTTAACAAAAAAAAGTCCTACTGCAATTATGACAATTGAAATAATTCTTGGCGTTATTGATACATTTATTATTATACTTGCATGTGTATCTGTAATTCATGCCTTCAAATGGATACACCAGCGTATCAAAGTTACGAATTATATAGAAATTATTTGATTATAATATGATCAGTTGATCGATTGAGTTTTTTTGTTTGTGCTGTTTGCTTTATGGTATCCGTCATTTCAATTACTCGTTCAACATTCAAATGAGGCAATATTGGATTACATTGCCAGAACATGTCTTTGTTACAAATATCTAGTTTAAATTGACTGGGAAACATGTCACCGATTGGTGAATCATCACTCATTAGCTTTGCATAACTATCCGGTAATAAATATGAATATGTTTTTGGAATGACACACATTAATTGAGTAATTGGTTGTAATGGTTTACTTAATTCAAATTCATGATTATTAACATTATAATGTTGTGTCTGTATAAATTTATTGAGATCTGTTACGAATGGCGCACATTGATACTCGTATACCCAATTCCATGACGGACATTCGCCAAAGTAATATTTAGCAATCCACATAACACCGTCAATATAGTTTTTACAAATAGTCTTAATCATTTGTTCCTGACTTTCGGAACAATGAAAATAATGTTCATAATAACGAAACTTCCAATCATCGAATGTACCGATATGTTTTTGGAATATATCGGTTGGTTCAATAAGTAACATGTTATCTAATCTCCAAATTTCGTCGTCATATGGATTAGTGCAATGAGAATCCCTTGATACTTTAATATCATCTTGACTAAACCAATCTTTTTCACATACAGCTAAATGTGCCAAAAAATCATTGAAAAATAATACGCTTATTTGAATTTTTCCATCAACATACATTATTAATGGAGTTGTGTTCGTAATATACGCATGTACATATGATTCAAGTAACATATCCATACCATATTTTTTGATATCGATTGATGGCACATGTGGTATAAAATCATTTCCTAAAAAGTAGCATATAAATATTATGTCGTTAATATTATCTTTTTGTATATTTTGAGACTGTTTATTAGTTTCTGTTGTTGCTCTAACTAGAGAATCATATACTAATTCATTAAAACATTGGATGATTGTATCAATGTTCACATACGTAAACGTATCATGTTTATCAATTGCTTTACAATCTTGTCCAGTTCTAAACTCCATTTCTTCCCTGATGAGGAAAATATTTTGTTTTTTACATGCCATTGATAAAAATATAAGATCTGCGTCGAGACCATAAATTACACGAACGAGATTTGTATTTTGTTTTCGGATGTGATCAAAAATTTTATGTTCTCCTTCACCACACGTGTGATATGATGAATATATAATTTGTATTGGTTTCGATAATGTTCGCAGATATGCGTCTAATTTTTCATGAAGTTTTTCCATGAATAATGTTCCTGGTGTAATTGACGCATTTGTCCATGAATGCGTCATTGAAACATTAAATTTTTGTTTGATTGCATTTTTTCTTAGTGTATCGTCATATGATTTATATCTTCTTTTACGTTGTTGACTAATTTTTGCCAGTGGTGCTACTCCGTCTACCGCAACAAATAATTTTGTTGTTGGATTTACGTACTTGATTAAATAATCTAAATCAGTAATACATTTATTAATCATTTCATTTTCTAATATATCATTTGGCATTGTTGGATTAGCTCGTTTGAGTACTTTAAAACACGATGGATGTAACATACAATTTGCATCAATATATAATTCATCTGCATTATTACTTCCTGTCGGAATTGAAGATTCAACAGATGTGTGATGTGCGTTTATTTTGTATGATGTAAAAACTGATTTATCGTATTTCTTAAGTAACCACCCAAAAAATCCAGGAATACCCATAATGAATATATTATTTATTATTGTATATACTACTACATCTTTAAATATTGAAATATCATTTTTTTCAAATTTCTTCTGCAATTATATACATATGAATTGTGCTGGTTGCCAAGCAGGTGGAAAAAGAGCGTCTAAAAAATCGTCAAAGAAATCCTCAAAGAAAACATCCAAGAAAGGCTCCAAGAAAATGCATGGAGGTGCAAATCCATACTTCGATGAAAGACTAAAACTCGCAAAGAAAATCATGGCTGACACAGGTGTTAAGACACTCAAAATTGTTCAAAAACTCATTAATGTTTACACAGCCCAAGCGAAGAAACCAAACCAAACATCACTTGAAAATATTGCTGAAGCAACTAAATTATACGACGCCGATAAATCAAAAGGAATGAAAGATAAACTAGCAAAAATTCAAAAAGAACTAGGTGTCGGACCTGAACGTTCTACACGTAAGAAATCGTCCAAGAAAGGTTCTAAAAAAGGATCAAAGAAGAGTTCGAAGAAAGGATCTAAAAAACACTAAATCAATGTGAATATAAAAATATTTATATTTTATTATCAATATACCGATATTGATAATTATTATTTTTGTGAATATAATTATTTCAAAATATTAAACTGTGTGTCATTGAGTATTTCCAATACTTGTGGTTTACGAGGTATACCGTTATGTGATGTTTTTAAATATTCTGGATCAAATTTATCAAAAGATTTAGAGCCCCCAATATCAACACGCCATAAACTGTATTGAGATACTTCACGTGCCACATTATTTACGCAAGTAGCGTTTATACCAGTTTGATTCATGTCGAATTGTGGTGTGTGTGCAACGATCATATTTCTGACATTAAATGCTCGTAATACTGGTGATACCATTGTTTGGCATGTTTGATTTGTCGATATGTTTTCGTTCTTTTGAAGTGATCCTAATATACGTGTCCAAAACATAGAATTTAATAATTGCATATCAGATGCATATTTTTTATCTACATTACCCAATAGCCAATTTCTAATAACTGCATTCAAAATTTCAATATCGTTATCGGAAGATTTTCCACCGGTTAAGCCAGATAATATATTCGACATTTTCTCAGTGTTTTGTAGTAAAATTGTTTTAAGTTTTGGTATTTTATTCAGAAATTTCATAATTTTTTCGATGTGATCCTCGGAGTATTGTCTTGCTCGTCCCTGGAATATTGTATCCCAAAAACGTTTATATTCATCATTACTTGAAATAATTGAATACAAATCGTGTCTACTAATTTGACCATGTACGCACTTTGTTATAAATTCTTTTAATATTGCTTCTTGATTTTTACTTTTATCATATGTATATTCTCTCGAAATATCGTGTGAACCAGATTCTTTTAATATTTTTTTTAGTTTAGGTATCATATTAATTATTTCTGGTAAAATTCCAGCATGTACGAATAAATTTGAACCAATAATAATTGCTGTCGGACGAGTACAAATTAGTTTACGACCATATTCTCCATTTGGGGCAAATGCCGCAGCACGATCACCAATGCTTCCAAATTCTTCTATGTTTTTGTTTGAAACGTACGACATTTCCCCTAAAATATTCAATATCTCATGATTTCCTAATAATGATATTGCACGACCATTATCTTTTTGTGCTTGTACATCTAATTTATCCATAAAATTTATAATTTTTGTATCTTCCGCCTTATCGTTGACAACTCTCCCAGGTTCACTACAAATAAAATTTGTTGGGCGACAGCTATCAATCTGATCACCTAATTGAACCACGTATGTTTTTCCACCAATCCAACGATAATTATTTATATCATCTTCTGCACCGTCTAGTATTTTTTTTTCTAAAACTCTCGCAATTTTTAATAATTCGATGAGAAATAGTAAGTCTCCATGCACATCGCCAATTGCAATTATTCGTTCCACAGCACTCATAACTGATGGTGGTAGATCAAACCCTTCGCAAGTCATCGCGAAATCCGAACCATCAGACCTGGATTGTCGTAAGACCTTTCTACTTTGAAAAGTTGTCATTATATGTCAATATATAATAACAAATTATTTTAATTGAACATATTGTGCTTATAACATTATGAATTTATTGCATAAACTAACATTATAAATTTATTGCATAAACTAACATTATAAATTTATTGCATAAACTAACATTATAAATTTATTGCATAAACTAACATTATAAATTTATTGCATACAATAATTACATCCGACTGGATTATTGGCAGGTTCGTCTTTGTCGTATAACTGATAATCTAGTTTATAAGGACTTGGGAATCCACCAAAAGCATCATAATTTGAACCGATTATGTCTGTCGGAATTGGAACAATATACGGTGATTTTAGAACTTGATAATAATTGGGATAATCTTCATCTGTGTATTGGCCAGTTTTACACATGGTTTGATATGGTACTTGTTTATTTGTTCCGCGTGTATGCATTTCATTCAAACTTTTATTGCCACATGTTTGTTGTGATGTCGGTTGAACAGTTGATACTTGTGTCGATATTGGTGTTGGGGCTGGGGTACTAAGTTCGTCAAATTTTTCAATTACTTTAGTTTGTTGTGGGGGAGATACTACTGGTTGACTTATATGTGGTGTTGCCGCGTCGGTTGCTAATTTATGTTCAAAACATTTATCAACTGTCATTTGAATAGATGCTTTAACTGCGAATATAGTAAAAATAGTGAAACACATTGTGAGTAAAATTAACAATATTACACTTCCAAAATCCATGTATATGTTATACATTTAACATATATATATATTTCGAAATATCGTAAAATTCCGTAGTTCTTTATTCCATAACACCCTCAGCAATCCCATTTGATGCTCGACTAACAGGTGGTAAGTTTACATACTGATGTTTTGCAAAATTACATGCATGTTCAGTATTAACGAGTTCGGAAAAATCAGCTGATGTTACAATTTCATCTGTTGCATTCTTATCTATTTGATGTAAATGTGCACATAGCGATTGCATATCAGATTCAGATACACATGTAATTGGTTCATCTGGTGTGTATCTCTGTGGAATTTCTTCTGTTGGTAACTCCCCTATTTCAGCACCACGATTAATTGGTCCCTTTGCTTTTTCTGGATTTGCACTGCTAATTATTACTTTGTGTTGTCTCTTGCGCCACATTTTATGGAGAATCATTGCGATAGCATATACGACTGAAAACCCAATTGCTATTACTGGATTAAATTTGTATGCAATAAATAAAACAATTGCGAGTGCAATAACACCGACTAAATTGTGACGATGTGATTTGAGTGTAAAGTACGGTGCCTTTGGTGTGAAAAATGTTGATAGAATAATAATACAAACACTCAATATTCCTAAAACAACATCCTTGTTAAAATATTTTAATTGTTTTTTCAATTGATCGCGCCATGATTGTATATTTCTAGATGGTTCAACACTTTCTCTTGTCATTTCATTATCAAGTGATGATATATCAGAACGTACATCAACTGCTTCTGTTGTTGCATTTTCTTTAATTACTTCTTGAACTGGTGGAACATCACTAAGAGGAGTCTCTATTTTTTGTAACTGATCCATTATCGTTTATATATATTTTAAGAATAAATAATAATTTTGGGTAAATGTTTTTTAAATAATTCCTTGCGTAAATTGAAATTCTTATATGATACGCAACAAATAAAACTTCAATATATTTTTTGATGGATATAAAACATAGGTTGTATATAAGTAATATGTCTATAACACGACGAGGTTATGTAATTAATAAAGATAATATCACATCAGAAGAATTAATGGAACTTAAAGAAGAATTATATATTACTCCAAACATACCCGAAGAATTTAGCCAAGATATTAAACCTTACGCGTTATATCATGAAAATGAAAAGACTATTACTATTCCTCGATATTTTGGAATAGAAAAAGTTGGTAAACTAAAACTAAGTGAACAACTTAAAAATTTTCAGTCAATCAAAACAAAATTCAAGTTTAATGGAGAATTACGTCAAGCTCAACAAGAAATTGTTGATGAAGTTTTACCAAAAATTAAAAAACAAGGTGGTGGTATTATATCTGTACCATGTGGCGAAGGAAAAACTGTTATGGCAATAAAAATAGCGCACTTGTTAGGATTAAAAACATTAGTTTTAGTACATAAAACTTTCTTACAAGATCAATGGGTTGCTCGTGTAAAACAATTCACTAATGCGCGTATTGGTACAATAAGACAATCTACAATTGATATTGAAGACAAAGATATTGTCATTGGAATGATCCAAAGTATTAGCAAAAGAAAATATGATATGAATATTTTTGATCAATTTGGTTTCGTTATTGTTGATGAATGTCACCATATCGCTTCGAGAGTATTTTCACGCACTTTATATAAGGCTGGTGCTAATTACACTCTTGGTTTATCTGCAACTCCCAAACGAACTGATGGATTAACACGTGTTCTGCATTGGTATCTTGGAAAAATGCTCTTTGTGAAGGAACGTAAACAAAATAACAATGTTATTGTCAGAAAATTCAATATGTCTTTGACAGATCCATTATTTATCGAACAAACATTATGGTTTAAGAAAAAGCGAGTTGTTTCAATTCCGAAAATGATTAATAATTTAATAAAAATACAACGCAGGAACCAGCTCATTATCGATACAATAAATGCGTTAAGAGTTAATTCAAATAGAAAAATATTAGTTCTTAGTGGTAGAATAGAACACTTAGAATTTCTTAAAAAGAAAGTTGATGAATCTATTCAAAATGATATTGATACTGGTAAGTTGTTAGAAGATGATTGTAAGACATGTTATTACATAGGCAAATTAAAATCTGACGAACGTAAAGATGCTGAAAAGAATGGTGATATTTTATTTGCATCATATGAAATGGCTCAAGAAGGTTTGGACATTGACAGATTAAATACAATTATTCTCGCAACACCGAAAAAAGATGTCGTTCAAGCAATTGGACGTATCATGCGAAGGATTTTAACAAAAACTGATTTGAAACCGTTAATCGTGGATCTTACTGATGATTTATCTATTTTTACAAAACAAGGAAAAATAAGACATACTCTTTATTCTAAAAATAATTATATTATCAAAGAAATAATGATCGACGATAATTACCAAGTTCCTGTATCTAAATATTATCAGGCAAATCAACAAATATTACAAACTGATAACATACCATTGTCGACAATATTTAACGAAGAAATTTTAGATGATCCGATATGTGATGAAAAGAAACCTGAACAAGTACAGCGGTGCGTCGCAAGTACTGATTTTGATTGGGTATTTAATGACTAAAAAATTGAAATATATTTTTGATTGGGTGGATTTACAATATTACTATCAACATTTATACTATTACTATCGCAATACTATTGCAAATGGGGCAATCCTCAAGTGCGCAGTCTCATATCGTGTGTTCACATCGTCTCCGAGATGGTTCATCCATTGAGACTTATAGTGATGGTCGTATAAAACGAGTGTCTAGAAAAGGTCGTAAGAGTACTATTAAAGGTACATGCGTTAAGGTGGAACCAAATGGTGATAATTGTGTGCATCACATTACCAATTGGTCCTCTTGGCGATGCGATTCGGGATTAACAAATATTATTACGTATAATACCAATGGTACGCAAAAACATATATTGGATTGTGGAGGATTCTCCCATCATTCATTAAGGTACATTGACCCAGTTCCACATCGATTTTTTCAACCAAATCTATTATCAGTTCCAATTCAACCAGATCCATTTGACAATATTGAACCAGACGATGATTGTTAGAATAGACTTCAATATTCTTTGAGAGGTTTTCTTTAATGCAAACTTATATTTTATCTCTCACCACATATTTATTTATAAAAAAATTGATTAAATTTTGGTATAAAACTATTATTATTGTAATTATAATAGTAACCATGTTATCAGACAAATATAAACCATTTCATGTTGATGATGTTCTTCTTGAAGATAATGTTAAAATTAAAATAAAAAATTTTGTAAAAAATAGAAACCTACCAAATATGATTGTTACTGGTCCGAGTGGTTGTGGAAAATCATGCTTGTCATATGCCATTGCGTGTGATACATATGGGAAAAATGTATATCACTACGTGAATAGATTAAATTCATCATTGGAAAGGAATGTAAAATTATTGCAAGAATCTCTAGAACAATTTTGTAGAAAAGTGATTGTTGATCCTAAAAGTGACACAAATCCTGTTCTACATGACAGAATGTCATCTGATAATAAACGCATGTTTATTATTGATGATATCGACAATATGCCAAAAAAAATTCAGATAGTAATTGCATCATTTATGGAAAAATATAAAGACATTACGTTCATATTTACATGTACTGAAGTGACTGACATCATAGAAGTTATACAAAGTTGTTGTATTATCTTACATATAAAGAAGCCTCGTATTCCAGTATTATTCAAATATTTATCAGAAATTTGTAAAAAAGAACATTGTCCGTATAATGATGATGCATTAGAAAGAATATGTTTTTTGTCTCAATGTGATATACGACTAGCAATAAATAATGTTCAAACACTTGCTATGAGTTTTGGAAAAATAACTATGAATAATATATCAAAAATATGTGATGTGCCAAATGTGGAAACAATTATGAAAATATTAATTAATTGTATAAATAATAATGTTGTTGATGCGTTATGTGACGCGACAAAATTATCCAATGATGGTTATTATTGTATCGATATATTGGCATGTTTGTATGATGTAATATCGTCACAAAATGTTGGGGATAAGGATTCTTTGTCAATGACAAAGAGTCCCGCGTCAGAGAATCCCGTGCTAACACGGGATTCTCTAAGGCGACAAGATTCACACAAGTGTGAATATTTCGCGTCAGAAAATGGATCGTCTACAACATACCAGTTAGATGAAAATTTAAAATTAGTTATATTACCAATTGTCGGGAAATCAATGTATTATGTTAATAAACGCATTGACAGTATTATTCAACTCGAACGTTGCATTATTAAAATATGCAAAAAAATAGATGTATATCATAAATGTCTATTACGATAAAACTGTGTAATGTTACTGGATGCGTCGTACACATGATTTTTTTATATTATGTGTCAATATATGAGTTCACAAGAAAATACAAACGGATATGCGATTGGTATCGATTTGGGTACAACATATTGTTGTAATGCCACATACAGAAATGGTAAAGTTGAAATTATTCCTTCGAATACCGGAGATAGAACGACACCAAGTTTTATTTCTTTTAGTGATTCCGAAATTTTTATTGGTTTACCTGCAAAAAATATACTTGCATCGAATCCATTAAATACAGTGTATGATATTAAAAGAATTATGGGAAAATCTTTCGATAATAAAGTTTTACAATCCGATCTAAAGTATTTTTCGTTTAAAATTAACAACGATACAAAAACGAATCGTCCATTAATTTATGTGTCGCATATGAATGAAGAAAAAAAATATTTTCCTGAACAATTATCTAGTTTGTTGTTGGCACAACTTAAAAAAGATGCAGAAGATTATCTTGGGGGTCCTGTTACGAAAGCAGTTATTACTGTACCAGCATATTTCAATAATGCACAGCGACAAGCAACAAAAGATGCTGGTGAAATTGCTGGACTAGATGTTTTGCGTATAATAAATGAACCGACAGCAGCTTCAATTGCATATGGTATAAATATATGCGAAAATGAAAAAATGACATCTCGTAATGTTGTTGTATTTGATCTTGGCGGTGGTACATTGGATGTGTCCGTATTAACTATTGTCGATGGTGTTTTTGAAGTTAAATCGACCAATGGTGATATTCATTTAGGTGGTATTGATTTTGATAATAAATTATTACAATATTGTATAGCTGAATTCGTTAAAATTAATTCACTAACAGAATCACAAGTAACACAATTATTAAAAGATATACGAGCACAGAGACGTCTTAAATCATCATGTGAAACTGCAAAAAGAACATTATCGACTAGTTTGACATCAACTATTTACATTGATTCTTTTTTTACTTATAACGATTGCAATAATGAGAATACGATATCAAAAGATCTAAATATTACTATATCAAGATCAAAATTCGAAGAATTATGTCAAGAAAATTTCAAGAGATGTATTATTCCACTTGAACAAGCATTAAAAGATAGTAAATTATCAAAAAGTGAAATTGATGAAGTAATCATGATCGGAGGCTCGACTAGAATTCCATATGTGCGAGAAATAGTTCAAAAATTTTTTAATGGTAAACAACTACGTGTTGATGTAAATCCAGACGAAGCTGTTGCGACTGGTGCTGCTATTCAAGCAGCAATTTTAAATGGGCAAATGGATATAACGTTAGATGGTCTTGTATTAGTTGATGTGACACCATTGTCACTCGGAATTGAGGCACGAAACAATGAAATGTCTATTATTATAGAAAGAAACACAACAATACCATGCGCATGTACAAAAATATATAGCACAAATACTGATAATCAGCGCAGTGTCAAAATAAAAGTATTTGAAGGAGAAAGACCATTAACAAAAGATAACACATTACTCGGCACATTTGAACTTGTTGAATTACCACCAATGCCGCGTGGCGTTCCAAGAATAAAAGTAACTTTTGAAATTGATGTTAATGGTATATTACATGTGGTTGCCACAGAAGAAACAACTGGAAAATCAAAGAAAATAAGTATTAAACGTGATAATAATAAATTTAATGAAGATGATATTACGAAAATGATAGAAATGGCGAATAAATGTAAAACGATAGATTCAATGATTAAAGCAACGTTATCTGCGAGAAATGAATTGGAAAAATATTTGTATGGTGCGAAGCATACAATTGATATGATTAATTTATATGTTTGTACTACTGATATATTACGCGCTAAAGCATTATTGACACAAACTCAAGAATGGTTTGACAAAAATATATCTGCCAATGCAATAGCTATTAAGGAAAAACATTCAAATATTGAATCTGAATTAACTCCACTCATATGTCAATTATTATCTACACATTCTGATACAATATCCAAAAATCAACAAGAACAACCAAAAGAACCAACTGATGAACATACAGAAGAACAACCAAAAGAACCAACTGATGAACATACAGAAGAACAACCAAAAGAACCAGTTAGTGAACAACCAAAAGAATCAATTAGCGAACAACCAAAAGAATCAATTAGCGAACAACCAAAAGAGCCCATCAATGTGAATACTCCAACTGCGAGACATGTGGGTAGACCAAGAAAAATACCGCTTGTTGGAACACCCATTAAAAAAGAAGAGCCCAAGAAACGTGGTCGGAAACCAAAACTTGTATAATTTTGAATGCCATTAAATTATAAAAAATGAAAATTATATGACAAAAGATAAGGAAATAAAAACATTATTAATAAATGCAGCATGAGCATGTGTCAATAGAAGATTCTCCAAAGCTGGACGATGCAGTAGATGAAAAAATATATGAAAAAAAAATATATAATGTTAAAAGTTATAAAACATATTATGCACGTCATTATTTTCCACTTCCAAAAAATTTGACGTCATATCAAAATATATTGTATACGCCGACAGGTATATCATACATGACATCACGAATTGATGCAGAACTAACTGCTGGTATTATTATTTCACATTGTAACGAAAAAAATATTAAGTATAATGATATTATTATAACTGATGCGACCACTGGATTAGGTGGTAACACATTATCATTCGCAAAATTATTCAAACATGTCTATGCAATAGAAAAAGACTATAACACATATAAAATACTTGAAAATAATATGAAAGAATATGGTTATAGTAATGTTACGTTGATTAATGATGATTTTATGAATATATACGAATCTTTTAATCAACATGTGATTTTTATTGATCCGCCGTGGGGCGGTAAGAATTACATGAAGCATAAAAATTTGCGTTTAAAATTGTCTGATGTCGAAATTGAATATATATGTAGTCTCTTACGCAAAAATATAATTGTTTTAAAATTACCAATAAATTATGATTTTCAATATCTACTGACATCACTGAGTGAATCACATGTGACACCGATTAAAATAACTGATATAGAATCACAAAATTTTTTAATGTCCCTAAATGAAACATTCATAGAGACTACTACAAGTAGTAATCAACACGAAATTGTGCGATATGAATATGACATTGCAAATATTCATATACATAGGTTAAAAAAAATGTATATTGTTGTTATTATGCCAATATGATTATTTATTTAATTGCACTAAATACGAGAATATAACTTGAATCTGTAATTATTTGTTGTTTGATTACAGAAGAATCAACTTTACTGATATTTGAATCATTAAAGTGGTACCATACATCGTTAATTTTATTAAATGATACATAATGTCCACCACCAAATGAACCATAGTGATGTACTACTGCAATAAGTTCGTATCGATAACATGACCTATATTCTTGCATGTAACGACTAAAATCAATAGTTGTATCATAATCAATATAATTATTTATTTTACGAATGCCAAGAGGACTCATACTGAATCTCTTAAAATTAATAACAACAATATCAGGTATATTCCAAAAGATAATTTTTTTAGAAGCTACACATTTTTTATTACATGTAACACATGAATATTTCTCATCTCCGTCAAGAGTTTCTACACGTGTGAAGTTATCAAGACAATCATAAATAGATATATTTTGTTTTTCTGTGATAGGTGAGACATCGTCACGCGTGATACGCAAAGCATCACTTTGCCTATCAGTCGAAACCACGTTTTGTGTGATACTTTTAATTGGAATTTCTAATGAGAGACTTGTAAAAATATCGAATGTATGACCATGTCCACCACACTCACTACATGTTACACTCGAATGATACATACCAGTAAAATGTTCTGATATAACTGAATAATTATATTTTACATAATTAGCCCAATGTGTTATTCCCATATGTTCTATTACGTCTTTTTGATGTGACTGAATAAATATACTGTATTCACGTAGTATGCGAATTTTTTCATTAATATCAGTTGTCTTATTAACATCATGTGCAAATCTTGTCAATGTCGTATTCATCATGTGATATGAAGGTGGAAAACTTTCAGGGTGTAAAATCAGAGAACATTTAGTTTCTTCATGAATTACATCGAGTAAATATGCTAAAAATTCATGACTATCATTTTGTGAGTGACCGGCAAATGTTTCATTTTTACATGATAGTAATCTTTTAAATGATATAGGTGCAATAGATTGATTATGTGTCATTTCGATGAGTAATTTATAAAATTGTATCGTGAGTGTATGTGTCGCAATACGCGTCACTTTATCACCATATGATTCGTCACGAGGTTCTTTTTCAAGAACTTGTGATATATTATGTACAAGAGGTTGTTTAAATATCTTCGTTATAAAATATTTATTTAATTGTTTAATATGTGCGAGAACTTGTAAAACCGAATTCATATAACATGTGTTTCCAATATTTGCTAAACCACATAATGTATGTGAAGTATCAGAATCGGTATCAGATTCAATGATATGTTGTTCCATTTATTATATTTCAATTACTCAGTATATTTATATATTGTGTAATTTTCAATAATTTCTATAAATAAACCAGTCTTATTTCACACATGTTTTAATGAGAAATTCCATCATTGACACATTAAAATATTTAGCAAATTTATTTTGATAATATTTATTAGTTTCGGAAAGTTGTTTAACAATATTTTCATAAACTGTTACCGTAACATCTGTTTTATTATATGCCAAATCAGAAATGGTACGCATGATTTTTGACATTAATTCGATAATTTGATCATTAGGTACATGTGCTTCTATTGCAATGTCATATGTAAAAGTAACTAGTGGTAGATATTTCTCTTCCATTTTTTTTCCGTAACTATATTTGCCGTAATTATCAGTTACAAATTTATATACATCTTCACGAGTAATTTCTTTTTTCTTAACGAGTATCCAATCAGTTGACGGTCTCACATATCTGGTTCGTGTATTGTGTATAGTTGTCAGAAGACCAGCATAGAATACTAACTGGTGTTGTTTACCCGAGAGTTCTTCGACTACGATCGGAACATCAAGTGCACAATCAATAATTTCGTCATCTGCAACAGACGCATATAAATGATCATCTTTGATTTGATCTTCTTCACGTAAAACATATTTACCATCTCTGTTGAATGGTGAAAATACAAGGAACCACCCACGCAGAGTTTTTTCGCCACCACTTCCACGTTTTGTCGATGTGCATATGCGTTGCCAAAAATCTTCATTAACTTGTCCTTTGTATGAATTAATAAATTCTTGAAGAACTGGTAGCAGTAATTTTGACCATTTATTAAATACTTCAATACCAAATGTATTTAGTTTTTGAGCTTTTGTGTATAAGTTTTCCCAATCACTGAGTTCTCCGAGAAGAGTTACTTTAGAAATTCCACAATCACAACAAAAGTGCATATCAAAATATTCTTTGACAGTACTCATCATGATAAGTTTAGTAACCATTTTGTCTCGTGGTGTAGTTGTCGTGAAACTTGGTTGCATCCATTCCATAATATCTTTATTCGAATTTTCCAAAATGAGAGTTATCATTCTGTCGATCTGTAGTTCCCATTCTTCTTTGGTGTATCCGGTTAATTCAGCAATACCTGTTTGGAGTCTTAATTCCTTACGTCCTTGATGTTGAACAAACATATGTCTCACTTCTTCAGAATGTGTTTGAACATATTTTCCGAAACTAACCATGAGTGCCGTCCAAATGTCATCAGCTCTCAACATGAGAGGTGTATGTTTACAATATGCCCTAAAAATAGTTCCGAGTAAGCCATTACGATATGGTGGTAGATATCTATTTTCATATTGTTCATTATGTTCTGAAGTACTGGTCATCAGAATATTATCATATTGTGGTTCATAAAAAGTAGTTCCTTTAAGACATTCTTTTAAATCTTGACTAACATACGTGTCAGAAACTGTCTGAGAATATTCGAAATCTTCAGAAAATGTTTCAATTTTATCATCATCTGACATTTTGGAAGTATCACACCAAATACTCGATTTAATATAATTTAGCATAATTTTCTTTTGGATCGGGAATTGAACATCACTGAACTCAAAAGTAGCCATATTTGATAATTTGTATAATACTTAGTTGAAGTATATTTTCAGATACTCTAATTTTCATTTTTATTGGGTAAAATAAAGTTGAATTTTATACGACATTAAAAATGTGTTATAAATACATATACACGTAAATCAATGAGTAAAAACGATAAACTTATTAGCGAATTTGAAAAATTGGTAACATCAGTCGAGTATGATATAGACACAACTAAAGATATGAAAGAAAAGAAAAAAAACATATATCGGCTCAAACAATTTACTAATGCATTAAATGTTCTCAAAAAATATACAAAGACGATAAAATCAAGTAACGATTTAAAAGATGAAAAAGGCTTCGGACCTGGTATTTTATCACGAATCGACGAAATATTAAAAACTGGAAAATTATCTGAAATCAAAACAGATCAATCAAAAATAAATACTATGAAAAATGTGGAAAACCTCAAGGAAATTTATGGGATTGGTGAAAAAACAGCATATGAACTAGTTACAAAATATAATATAAAAAATGTGGACGAGTTATTAAAAGCATATTATCAAGGGAAAATATCACTTAATAATAATGTTATTATAGGAATTAAATATCATGATACATACAAACAAAAAATACCCAGAGCAGAAGTTGCAAAAATAGATAAATATTTACATAATATGGCAAAACAAACAGATGAAAAATTAGAAGTTACGATATGTGGGTCATATAGACGTAAGAAGCCGTTCTCGAATGATATAGATTGTATGATTACTCATCCTGACATTGTAACGATGAGTGATCTCAAAAAAAATGATTCATATCTCACGAAATTTATTAATGAACTTCGGGAAGATGGATTCATATTGGATTCACTCACGAGTGACGAAGTAGAAACGAAATATATGGGATTCTGTAAATACACTAAAAAAGGAGATGTCAGACGAATTGATATTCGTTATATCCCGTACGAATCATATTATAGTGCATTAATATATTTTACTGGTAGTGGTACGTTTAACCAAAACATGCGTCAATTATTCAAAAAGAAAGGATATAAATTGAACGAATATGGTTTATATAAAATAATAAAATCGAAGATAGATGGTTCACAAAAATTAAAACGTGTTGAATTAACATCTGAAAAACAAGTATTTAATATTTTGGGTATCGACTATGTTCCACCTGAAAAGCGATTATAATAAAAATTTATTCAAGCCATTCATAACGACATACATATTTATTTTTGTTTATTTCGTTGATGAATAATTTCTTAAGATAACAATAATTAGGAGTTTCAGTAAATTGGAGATTTCTACAGTACTTTATGTAATCCATAAAACACGTTGGTAGTTCAGTACATAATTGATCTAAACTAATAGATAATTTGACATCACCTATTTTTTCGAAGAATGTCTTTTTTGAAGTGCCTTTTAAACCTTGCCATGGCAATTTACCATTATGAAAATATATCAGCATATATCCAATTGACTCTAAATCATCACGACGAGATGGTTCGATACCTAAATGCATATTGATACTTGAATATCTGGCAGTTCCAATCATAGATTTTTTGAATGCTTGTCGAATATGTTCATTATTTTTAACATATTCTTTAGATAATCCAAAATCAGCCAAATATATTTTTTGTGGTTTTTGGTAACCAATAAGAAAATTACTCGGTTTGATATCACGATGAATAAAACCTACACTATGTAATTTTTCCATCAAACTAATAATACTGATTCCAATATAAAGAACAGAACTGATCGAAAATTTTTTATCATATTGGTTGTGTAGGTCATCAAGTGTTTTTCCCAGTAATTCCATCGTCATCATGTTATAATTTTGTGTTTCTAACATATCATATATACGTGGAATTCCATCAATGAATCCACTAGTTATTATTTTTTTATAAATATTATATTCGATTACTAATCTGGAAACTGATGTATCTTTTTTCTCTACTTTTATAGCTACGGGTAAATTGTCTTTTAAACGTGTTGCCAAATATACAATACCAAAAGCACCTTTTCCGAGAACTTTTTGAATAAAATATTTATTCATCACGCAAGATGGAGTGTCTCGACACTCCGTCTCGCCTGAGAGTTTTGGTTTTACCAAAACTGACACGCTATTTTTGTGTGACATACTGTATACCAATATAGTATGTTACGCTTAAATTGTATAACTCTAAACGAATGAACAGAATTTATATCACACAACCAAATTATTTTTTTATATCACAAAAATATATAGTTGTAATTAAGGAATGGAATATTTTACTCGCACTCAACCTGTTTTAATATCTGATAAGTTAAGCAGTACACTTGAACATACGCTTGAAGAAATTAAAAAAAATAATCCCAGTTTCTCACATAATTTTTATGAGAATATTATATTACCAAATAAAGGTGTATTTATTGTATTATTAATTATTGCTGGATTATTATTATATCGTTATTTCAAACGACAAGAAAATTTCGAAGTAGATAAACCTAATCCTGACTATGCAAATTACACAAATTTTTCTGGAATGGATTTACCAAATGAAAGAATAGCAAGACCAACATTTAATCCGAGTTATCCAGTAGCTGAACAAACATCGTATGTAAATTATTTACCAGATCATGTGCCAGTTAATGTTGGAGGGTTATGGAAAAATAATGTGCAAAAACAATCGTATATTGCACCACCATTACACGACGATTGCCAGTATTCTGGACCGTATTATCGTGGGACGAGTGCAATTGTTTCAGATGATGGTTATCAAGAATTTGCACAAGCAAATGCAACAAATCTTGATCAATTTGATGAATTATTACGACAAACTACACGCGATACACTTATACATGAAAATATGAATTTACCAGCACCATTTGCATAAAAATTTAATATCTCTGTAGAATACATATGCATGAACTATTTTATTTTGTATTGGGTTTCTTACTAAGTATTTTATTTGTTAAAATATTGATACCAAAACAAAAAGTTATTCGTGTAGTTCCTACATTAGACAATTATAAAGATATCGTGTATGTTGATGAAAATGGTGTTTTATATCAATATGAAGCGATTGAATTACCGGAAGAGTTTGCCAATAAGCAAACTATTGCGTCAGCGGACGTCCCAAAACGTCCTCTGCCGGAATAGTTTGCCAATGATCAAACTCTTCCGGCAGATAATCCAAAATAAGAATAAATTAAGAATAAATAAATGATGAAAATAAATTATCTATGTTCATCGTATATGTTGTTAAATATATTTCTTGGATTGATATTGGTCATATTACTATTCAAATTATATTCACGCAACGAAGAAACAAAATCAGTGAATACTAAAATGCTACGACAAAAACGCCATGTTACTTTTTCTGATGAACCAGAACAAATACATTCTGATGTCATTCGTTACGACAAAACTGATAAAAATAATGTGCATCTAATTGAAGCAAAAAAAATAGCAAAAGAAAAATGTAATCCATTTTTTGATGAAAATATCCGAAAAACAGAAGAATATCAAAATGCGTTTTTTGGTTTCCAAAATAGATTATATTGTAATTCACATTTAGGAGATCCAGTCGATAATATGAATATATCTGGATTAACCGGGTGTGGTCAAATAGGTCAGAATATATCAGATATTTATGATGACTTAGTGAATTCAAGTGAATATAAACAATAAAAAATGAATTTTTAATTGAATATACTTAAAATATAACATCTATTATTCATAATAGATGTTTAAATACTCTAGTTCAGTAACAGGAACCCAGACAAAATACTGTCACTCGTCTGGCGACAGTTCTAAGCAAATTATTTCGACAAAAGTTTATATTAACAAAAATGATACATTACACCAAATTTATTCGAATCAAAAAATTAAACAACAATTGATTGATTACATTTACTCAATTGTTGATCTATCTAAATATAAATTTACAATATTAAAAACAATTGATGATTTACCATTACTACAAACAAATAAATTTCATATTTCGGGAAACTACACTGGTACACCAAGTTTATTAGTTTTTACAACGAATAAAGGACGAACATATTCGTTTATTGTCAGTAAAAAAATGCTGAGTTACCGAAAATCACAAATTAACATAGATACAATAATTTTAGATCCTATTGAAGTTGGTCTCGATGAGCACATTTATGATGGTACAATTATGGATGGTATCGTTATTCAAAATGATACACAAGAATCGTCTAAAACATTTATTATTGCTGATATGTATTATTTTCGCGGCGAAGACGTAACACATGATAAATTAAAGTATAAATTGATCCAAATCAAGAAATATTTGGATGCATGTCTAAACCAGGACAAGAATCTGAATAACATTACGTTAACCGTGAATAATTTATATGATGTATCAGAAATTGAAACACTCGCAAATAAAATTATTCCAGAATCACCGATTCCAGTACGAGGTATTACATTTTATCCGGATGTATCGGGGATGAGGCTAATATATCTGTTTAATGATGAACAACATTCTGTTGATCGCACAACATTTAGTCCGTCAAGTGGACCATCACAAATACAAAGACGACCAATGTATCATCAAGCAACAGAACGTTCAATGGGACAAACAAAACCATATTATGAACATAAGAGAGATAGCTACAGAGATATGACTGAATCCCGAGAATTTTCACAATCATCAATACCAGGAAAAGAATATACAGATAAAAGTGCAAAGGTTGTTAAACGCTATGTACGTAAACAAGATATAACCGAACAAATTGTAATTACTTTCGAATTACGAAAGACAGAACAATCTGATGTTTATAAATTATTGTTGGTAGCAAAACAAAATGAAGATGGAAAAATAATTTTGAAAACACGTAATATTGGTATCGCATATATTCCGACAATATCATGTAGTCGGATGTGCAGAGATGCAACGATGATAAATGGAAGAGCATTAGTTAAATGTCAATATGATGACGATAAAGAAAAATGGATTCCAATCGAGTGTGACACAAAGAAAAAATGTCCCGATTTGATCGATGTACTTGAATCGAAAATGGATCTAATTATTGATGAAGAATAATTAAAGTTTTTTTATAAAAATATAACTATGACTGAAACATTATCAGATGATCCTAATTTAATTGCATATTTAGCGAGTGCTTCTGCGATATTGAATGATGTATTTATTCTAGTATCAGTGTGTGGATCATAACAATGATGTAATATAAAATTCACGACAGCTTGATTATCTATAACATCCCACAAACCATCACAAGCCATAACAATAAATTTATCATGTTTTGTTATTTTTCGTACAAATATATCTGGTACTGGTTTCGTCAATTGTGATGTGGTATCGCCAAATGCACGGGTTAATGAAAGATTACCAACTCTCCATTCGACACCGTCACTATATATTGTACCACCATGTTTTAGAATACGTTGCTTTTCAGTTGGATCAAGCGGTTTATGATCTACAGTTAATTGTTTTCCAATATTATTGGAACATATAATTGCTCTACTATCACCAACATTAACTATATTTATTATATCATTACTACTTTCTATCGCGGAATTTTTAGACTTTCCAGGTACTGTTTGTGTAAATCGGAATATGAGTAAACATGTTGATCCACATTCTTTTGATTCTTTATTAAAATTCGTATCAAGATAATTTTGAATCATTACACAAGCTTTGTTTGTTGCAGATCTTGTTAAAGGATATGTAATTATTGATGGTTCTGATAACTTATGATAAAAAATTTTTGGAATTAGTTTAGATAGCACTGATGCAACTAAATTTCCACCATGACCATCAAATATACCGTACACATCAATCGGGGGATACTCTGTTTTTTTTTCTAATCTGTTCGTAATAATCAAATGTCGATCTTCATTAGATTCCCGTTGTCCCTTCTTACTCGATACAAATACGTTCATATATATATAAGAAGTACAGGTTTTATTTGCCCAGTTATATGCACAATTGAACATAAAATAAAAAATGATTTGTGATGTGTTTATCGATAATGTCAATACTAATTTATAACAGATCACAAATAAATGAAGACTATTTTGTGTATTGATTTTGATGGAACAATTACGAATACTGATGTTTTAGATGAACTTATAATATATGTAAAAGGAAAACTATTTCTTATCGAATGGATAAATAATCTAATTAGTAAGAAAATATCATATCCAGAATATTTGCGCATGGTTTGTGAAGTACTTGATATTGGTGCGATTGAGTTTGGATCTGTGGAAAATTTTGTAAAAACAATCGTAAAAACACATAACATTACAATTGATCCAATGTTCGAACAATTACAAACATTATGTGATAAACATAATATTCCATTGTATATCATCAGTGGTAATTTAAAAAAAATTATACAATTATTTGTTAATCATCCACCAGAAAATATTCTGGCACATGATTATTTTATTGTTGAAAATAAAATAATCGAGTGTTATGATCAATCAATTGATCCAAAGAGTGCTTACATAAATACATATTTTTCGAATGATAAATATAATGTTGTGTATGTCGGAGAAGGAACTTCTGATATTTCAGTCGTGAATAATTGCGATGTGTATCGTATGTATGCAAAACAGAATTATCCACTTGCCAAACGATGTGATGAAAAAAATCAAGCATATACACCCTTCGAAAATTTGAGCGATGTTGTTGATAAGATTAGATGTTTTTTATGATGCGTTTAAGAATAAAAAATGAATATTTAAGAATATACATATTTTTTTATGAATATAATTATACATGTCATCAAATACTACAAATAATGATGTAACATTTCAAGTCCTCGACTGGGCGTCAAGTCACCGAGATTCAGGAGATAATGCTGAAAAATATATTATCAGATTATTTGGTATGACTGAAGAAAAGAAGACAATATGTGTCGAAGTTCAAAATTTTACACCATACTTTTATGTTGAAATACCAGATAGTTGGGACACTACTAGGGTAACTATACTCATGAGAGCAGTTAAAGAAAAAATTTATCCAAAAAATTTCCAAGAACGTAAAGTTGTTGCGACATTAGTGCAGCGACATAAATTTTGGGGATTTACAAATGACAAATTATTCAATTTTGTTCGTTTGGTATTTGATGATTTTAATACGATGCGACAATACATGTATGCATTCGAAAGAGTCATAAATATACCACAATTAAATCTCAGAAAGAAATTTAAAGTATATGAAGCAAATATTGATCCTCTCATCAGATTTATGCATACACGTGATTTACGTGCATGTGGATGGATTACTATAAAAAAAGGGGAATATCAAGTTGTCGATGGTGACGATGTAGAAACATCAGCTAATGTTAATATTACTGCAAAATACACAGCATTGCATCCATGCAGTGGTCGAGATAGTGAAATCCAACCATTCACAATTGCTGCAATAGATATCGAATGTGTTAGCGAAGATGGAAGTTTCCCACAAGCATCACGTGACGGAGATAAAATTATTATGATCGCAACTACTTTTTCGCGTTACGGTGAAGATGAATGTTTTTATAAACATGCGGTTGTTTTGGGTTCGTGTAATCCCATACCCGGTGCGGAAGTAGTATCATGTAAAACTGAATCAGAATTATTGGTCGAATGGTCAAAGATGATACGTAAGAGAGACCCAGATTTTATTACTGGTTGGAATATATTTGGTTTTGATGAGAAATATATTAGAGACAGATGTCTAAAACTTAAAATTCTACCACGCGTATCAAGACTTTCTCGTCTTTCAAATGAACCATCAGAATTTGTCGAAAAGAAATTACAATCAAGTGCGTTAGGAGAAAATTTACTGTATTATTTTAATATGATTGGAAGAGTAAATTTTGATTTGATGAAAGTTGTTCAGAGAGATTATAAATTGACATCATTCAAACTCGATTATGTTGCATCTTATTTTTTCAGAGAAACTGTTAGTAAATTTGAAGATATCAATGGAAATACAATGATAACAACTGGTAAAACAAAAGGTGTAAATGTTGGACAATATACAACAATAGTGTACAATGATGGTGTGACTGATTATGAACACTTATGTGGTAAGAAATTTAAAATACTCGAAATAACACCGACGACAGTTCTTGTCGAAGGATTAATTGATGTGACGGCATTGAATATGAAACATAAAATTTATTGGTGTCAAGTAAAAGATGATGTTAAACCAAAAGAAATATGTGAAATGTTCAATGGAACTATCGAAGATAGAACTAAACTAGTAAAGTATAATTTTCAAGATTGTGAACTATGTAATAAATTGGTTGATAAACTTCAAATTCTAGTTAATAATATCGGTATGGCAAATGTATGCCATGTACCATTATATTATTTGTTCATTCGAGGACAGGGAGTAAAAATTTTTAGTCTTGTATCAAAAAAATGCAGATCTGAGAATTATGTAATACCGGTTATTAAAAAGAAAAAGAAAGAACTAACACCAGAAGAACAAAAACAACAACAACGTTTTGAAAAATATTCAAATTATGTCGATTCATCAAAAGTAGAAGTTGCCGTCAATACAGAAGAAGATGATGATAATGCCGGGTTTGAAGGTGCATTAGTTATTGAAGTAAAACCAGGTGTGTATTTAAGTCCTATTATTGTATTGGATTATGCAAGTCTGTACCCAAGCTCTATGATTTATAGAAATTTATCTCATGAATGCATAGTCATGGATAAACAATATCTTAACCTACCAGAATACGAATACAATACTATTACATATAATAATTTGGATGGTACTCCAGCCGAACCATGTATTTTTGCAAAACGAAAAGATAAAAAGAAAGGTATTTTACCAGCAATTCTACATGAACTTTTGATGGCTAGAAAAGCTGTCAGAAAAATACAAGCGACTGAAAAGGATGCATTTAAATATAAAGTACTTGAAGGTCTGCAACTTGCTTACAAAATTACTGCTAATTCTCTGTATGGTCAAACAGGTGCACCAACCTCACCGATTTATATGAAAGAAATTGCTGCTTGTACAACTGCGACTGGTCGTGAAATGTTGCAATTTTCACAGAACTTTGTTGAAAATATATTCGATAAAATTGTTAATTATGCAATTGATAACAAGAAGAAATATATGAAATTTATGGAAACGACTTACAGTGCAAAACAACCAGAAAAATTCATAAATGCGTTTCAATGTAGTAAAAATAAAGAAGAATTCTTTGAAAAAGTATATACAGAAATTATGACATTTATGGTAGGTTATCATATTAATCCAAAAATCATTTATGGAGATACAGATTCTGTATTTGTCGATCCAAATTTCAAAGATGATGAAACGGGTAAAATATTGCGTGATAGAACATCATTAATAAAAGCACTAAAACTCGGACCACTAGCGAGTTGTCTCATATGTACTCTATTAGATGATCCAATGAGACAAGAATTTGAAAAAATTATGTATCCAGTTATATTCTTATCGAAAAAACGTTACGTTGGAAACTTGTATACAGATAATCCCGACAAATATTTCCAAAAATGTATGGGTATCGTCCTCAAACGACGAGATAATGCAAATATTGTTAAAATAGTTTGTGGTGGTATTGTTGATTATATCATAAATAAACATGATCCGGCTGGGGCAATTACTTTTACTAAAAAAGCATTATCAGACATCATGACTGGTAAATATTCACTTGATAAATTTGTCATTACAAAAACACTCAAATATGTAGTTACGGAAACACAAAAACAAGATTACAAAAATAGAAATTCTATTGCACATGCAGTTCTGGCAGATCGTATGCGTGAACGTGATCCAGGAAATGCTCCAAATTCGAATGACCGCATACCATATGTATATATTGTTCCAAATGGTCCTGTAAAATTACAAGGTGATCGTATTGAGCATGTGGAATATGCGGTACAACATAATATGAAGATTGATTATCTATTTTACGTGACTAATCAAATTATGAAACCGGCGATTCAATTCTTGGAATTAATTTCAGAAAATCCCAAGAGAATCTTTAATAAAGTAATCATGATTGAAGAAAATAGTCGGAAAGGTCTAAGACCGGTAACGTCTTATTATGAATAAAATATTAGTTGTTTAAAAAAAAATGAAAACATAAAATCATTGTCGTTAATGTATTTAATTCTTATAAATCAATTATAATGTCGCAGACACGTGTAATGCCGGTTTCAGCCAATGTTCGTCGTGAAGCCAAGTGTGCAAAATGTGGTGAAATGTTCCAAACAAGTTACCAAGGCAAGTTTCCGACATGTTTCAAATGTATGTCACATGAATCAAAAACGGCAACTGCTGGAGTTTCTTGTGTTGCACACAAGATACCGACCCCACAAGCCGATGTCAAGTGCCAGTTATGTAGTAAAAATATTCCATACAAAGATCGTGAAATTATGAGAAAGTTTACGATCTGTCAAGTGTGTAAAAGTAATATCACACGTATGCTCGGAAAGATACCTGCTGGTGTTCATGACAATCATCATATTTTGCTAAAGGTTCGTTGTGAACAATTTGATATAAAACCATATCGCGGAGATGGGTCTCCAGCACCTGAACCAGAATATATTCTAAACAAAAAGCATCCAAAGAAAAATGTATATTTCTATGTACCGAAGGGATACTTTGTAGCTGACGACTTTGAAATTGGTGGAGATACAAGTAATTCTATTGATGTTACTCATCCAAAGATTGCAATACTTTTTGGAGATCCAACATGTGTTCCAGTTGATGCAACAATTGTTATGAATCCTGTATCTTATCTGGAATAATTTTAATGTATTTTTTTACTGTTTTGTGGTTCTTGTGTTATTGCTGGTAAATTGATTCTAATAACTGGGCAACAGCCGTCGCATTCACATGTAGTGCCATTATACCAATATTCAGAACGAACGAATGCACGATGTGTTTTGCCACATTTGAAACATTCAGTCATTTCTCCAGTCCTAGAAATTCTAACTGTAACAGTTTTTCCAAAACATGTATCATCACATGGTGTTATATATGGATGTCGTTTGTATTCAGTCTTGAAAAAATTATTTGTTTCGTGACTCATTTATTTTATGAAATAAATAAGTCATATTATTTTAAGTATAACGCAATGCATTTTGCATTGAACGGTAATAATCTGATGCTCCACCAGATGAACTAGAGAATGGTAATAAATTCATGAGTTCACTTCCACCTCCTTGTTGGGAAAGTAATGATGTTGCAGAATAAGTATCTTGAGAACATGGACAGCCCCCTGCTTGTGCAAGTGTTTCAGGTAATGATGTTTTTTCTTGTTCCGCTGCTCCCGGTGCTCCTGGAGTTAATGATGAATTTAATGGTGGTTCAAATACAGGTTCTGGAATTTGTGGTGCACTTATTTGTTGTTGCACTGGTTGTGCTGGCTGCACTGGTTGTACTGGTTGTACAGGTTGTATTGGTTGTACTGGTTGCATTTGGAGTGGTGCTATGACTACAGTTGGTACTTGTTGTATTGGCATTTGCTGGGGTTGTGCTGGAACTTCAATTGGAAATTTAGTACCAACGACGGCAGGTTTTTCTAAAAATTCATTAACAGATACACTAATTTCATTTTTCATAGAATCAAATTCTGATGGTTCTCTAGTTGGTTTTGAAATTTGTGGAGATACATCGATTGATGGTTCTTCAATCTTTGTCGCACCGACACCAACGGATGATGGCATTAATCTAGCCATTGTTTCTCTATCTAACGTTGATTCTGATGGAAGATGATCTGGTTTACTTGTTAGTAGCTGTTTAAGAATAACGATACCTGGACTATATTGATTTATATCTTCTTTATATTTTTTATATTCACGACTTCTGGGAACAACGAGTGGTCCTTCTGACATTTGAAGTGAACTTGTGATTAAATCACGTTCAGAAGGTCCACTGTTATATGAAACATCTACTTCTGGACATTGTGTAAAAAATGATGCAATATTTTTGACTATGTTAGCATCACTAAATGTATCAACATCAGTATATTGTTCGTCGAATCTACTTTTACTATTATCATTACCCATATGTTATAATATAATCTATACTGAGAAAAATTCCACTCAAAGTAAAAACTTATTTGTTTCGATAATATATATTATGAGAAATACGTTGATTGTAGTAAGTATAATAATTTTAGTGTTACTTTTAATATATTATTGGTGGACAACAACACAATCCGTATATGTTATTTCTCAGATTGATAACAAACCATATCTTGTTAGAAATTTATCAGATAAACAACAAACTGCTAATATTCTAGCACAGATTCGCCGTAACATTAAAAATCTTGTCAAATATATGAAATCACACCCATCCGAAAAATATCAAATCCATATAAATAATTTGGTCAAAAAAATAGATCATGTTCTCATGACAGAAAACATTAGTGATTTTATGTACACAAGTTATAGTGTAAACAAAGGCGAACAATTAGTATTTTGTTTAAGATCTCGTAAGAATACAGATAAAATTCACGATTTAAATTTAATGATGTATGTTGTTCTCCATGAAATTTCACACATAGCTTGTCCTGAATATGGACATGGAGAATTATTTAAGGGTATATTTAAATACATAACTGAAACGAGTGTTCAAATAGGTATATACAAACCGATTGATTTCAAACATGAAAATAAAGAGTACTGTGGTGTACAAATAACAGATTCAATAATTTAGAATATATAAACGACGTTATGAATATTTACGATAATATTCATAATTTGTTTGCGATACGTTATCGAACATATTGTGTTATTTATTTTTCGTGTTATAATATATATGTCTGAACCAATAAAAGTAATTTATAAGGTAAAGAACGATAATGGGAAATACCAATATTATATATACGTATATGTTGGTTCTATTCCCGACAATATCATGAAAATATTAGAAAAAATTAAGGAAACAACATTTTATGATTCTTTAATGACCATGACACTTAATGACATGCGAGATATAACTAACTTTTATGGTGTTAAGTGGTATACATTCTTTTTTAATAAATATCACATTCGCCACATGATAGATACAGTAATGAAAAATAAAAAAATTCTATCAGAATTAAAAGACAAATATGGTGAACAGTGGATAACAGAACATATAGTTGATGCACCACGACAACTTCCACAACACGCATATGATTTTATTATCAAACGCGGATTGGTACAACATGAATTGCGGACACATAAAACAAGTGAATATGTGCCAGAAGATACATCAGATTACTATGTAAACACATCTCGTGAATTTGTTAGTGCTAACACTGAACTTTCAGACATGAAACATCAAGGCACTGATGTTGTCGCATCAGATTCAGAGAGTTCCATTAGCACTCCCGAGTCTGATGTTTTGGGGAGTGAATCAGAATCTTCAGATATTTATAAATCTAGATTTACAAATTCAGATGATTTATCGGTATCAGATTCGACAAAAACCGACGTCAAACAATCACAATCGATTCTTTCTGGTGGTGATGATGAAAGTATTGAATCAATAGACGAAACTGATGAAGGTGAATATGGTACTGATGACATTGAAAGTACACAAGAAATAAATGATTCTTATGAAGAGGAATTAGAAGACATAGAACAACTCTACAATGCCGAAGATAGCGTCAACAAAAAAGATACTGAAAAAGCCGTATCATTAATTCAAAAAGTATTAAATAGCGATGATATTATGAAAAAGAAAGAATCTAAAATGATTAAATTTGATGTATCCAAAGATACAAATATTTATGCGGAATTATTGACAGATGTGTTCGTCAAAAATTATGTTACCGAACAATATATTTTTAAGGATGACACTATTAAGGTAATTAAAAATAAGATATTTTGTAGTATCAAAAATAACCCACGTTTCGGTAAGAAAAATTATTTATTACCTTCTAGACAATATTTATGGAGTGAATATTTCTATAACGATAAAATACAGAAAGTTATGTTAGGACTTAAATGGTTACAAAAGAATGAATTATTAAAAATTGATATAGAACCGTTTGATAACATAAAAGTATATACTGAACTACGTGGATCAATAAAAACTTTACGAGACGATCTTCGTAGAGTTAATAGTAAAATAAGAAAAGATGATGATGATAATAATATATTATTTGATTATGAAGGATATTTTGACAATAATGAAATATTTTTAATCGATGTCTATAATGAAATTGGCTTACATAATTTTCTCACAGCAGATGCAATAACTAATTTAACAGATACATACCTACGAATATATTTTCCACGAATATCACAACCAAATATTCGTCATATTATTGACTATATAAATGATAATCAATCAGTCGAAAAAGATACAATTGAAAGAAATTATGAAAGTATTAATACAGATTTATTATTAGAAAATGAAGTTGTTAATGTTGTTGAGAAAGTCAAACGTGATGAAAAATACACATATATTATGAAAGAAAATTATATTACACAATCAATGATTAATGTCATGTTAAATTCGAAAGACATAGAAAATTTTAAGCGAATTGATATGTTCCAAATATTTGATGATTTTATACCATCTGAAACATATCCATTTTTACAGTATATGGCACCAGATGGTAGTGTGTTATTTAAATTAAATGAAGAAGAAATGAATAAATACAAACAAGATAAAGATATTTCCAATGTTATTGGGATGTGGTTTCAAAACGTTACGACTGGACTTAGTTTTAAAATTAAAGCAGATAAAATCAATTCGAGTGGTTTTAGATTTATGACTGTAAATTTAAGTGATTTGGGTAAGTTAGATTATAAAATACAATGGAAAATTGAAGATCATGCAGTTGTCGATGATATAGCAATTACATATGATGTTATACGTTCATTAATTAAAGAGATTAATACTTCATCAATCAAGCATAAATTTGATTTGCCAGAAAATAAAGATTTCAAAACAGCTTTCATAACTACGATACAACATTACGAATTAGAAAAAGATTATACTATCGACCACAATGAATTATCCCAATTTGCCAGATATTTCTTCCCGTATTTTGCATTAGTTATTGATCCGAAAAAACGTGTTTCAAAAGTACATGAAAATGAACTTGTTAGTAAATATGGTACATATTTGCGATATAAACGTATATCAAAATATGAAGATGTCACAAAAATAGAACAACGTATCATGTATTTTGTCAGAAATTATGAATATACTGATAAATTAATTATTGATGAAATTAGTAAACAGTTTAATATTACACTCGAAAAGGCTGCAGAACATCTTAAAAATACGTTACAAAAATGGCCAAAGATTAGAAAAGCAAGACATGAACTTAAGAAATTTACAGGAGATATCAAATACAAATCACCTGGAATCGATGCATCATTACAGGGCAAGACACGTGATAAATATAATATTCGAATTTCTGGAGCACGTGACAAACAACAACTAAATCGTATAATTACAGCACTTAATGTATTAATATATTTGTATGCTGATATTTATCTAGCAAAAAAGCAAAAGTGGCAATATCTTAAAGACAAGTTAAAAAAATTAAATAATATTGCAGAAAGAAGACACATAGTTAGTGATTTCGTTAAATATTCTGCCGAGAAAATGAATATTAAGGCTATGGCCGAAACTGATAAACGACGTATTGGGTACAAGCCTGAAAAAGGTCAGAGTCATTACACACGTGTATGTCAAAATAGTGGAACACAACAAAGACGTAGACCACAACAATTCACTGCGACAAACATTGAAGAAATGATTAAATCCGGATATTCATTTAATAAAGCAACTGGTATGTACGAACGCCGTATAATGACAAAAGAAAATGGTAAAACTGTATCAAAAATATTACGAGCCGTAAAATTAAATACATATGATGAATCTGGTAATCCAGAAGGAAATGAGGTATATTATACTTGTTCTCCTGACAAAAATGGTATACATGCATATGTCGGTTTCTTGTCCAGAAGTAAAAATCCGAATGGTGAGTATATGCCATGTTGTTTTAAAAAGGATCAGTACACATCAGACAATGAAGAAAAACGAACATTATTTATGAAGGGAATTGGACAAATGAGTGAAGATACAGACCAACCAAAAGTTTCTTTCAGTGATCAATTGTACATTTTACAAGATACAAATAAAATACAACCAGATAGATTTGGATTTTTACCAAAATTATTAAACGCGTATCTGAACGATGCAATTGGATTAAAACGTGTATACGTACAACATAATTTAATATCTGCACCAGAAGGTTATTTTTTTAAATATGGAATTAAACATGAACCGAATTCATTTTTATCAGCAATAGCTAATACACTCGATATTTCAATCGATAACCTAATATCTAAATTAATAAATGCGTTAAATAAAGACAAAGATGATATTTTATTTACTTCATTAAATAATGGTGATATTCGCACTAAATTTAGGACACGTAATAGTTATATTAAATATCTGAAAGATATCGAAAATATTGATTTCTCAATGGTCGAACATTTGATATGTACACCAAATATCATTAATAATTTTGGATTGAACATAGTTACTTTTCTTAGAGTTTCTAAAAAAGATTTTGATGGTGTTGCACATGATGATTGTGTGTTAGTATGTAATAATAGTGAAGAAGTAACAAACATAACAGAACCCCACCGTGATACAATTTTATTGTATTTAGAAAATGATAATTATTACCCAATATTTAATGTAACTAAAAAATCAAAAAATGATAAAAGTATCGAAATACAAAAAACGTATAAATACACGAATGAACATACTAATATAGTGAACCATATTAAAGAGTTCTATCAAAATAATTGTGTCGAAAAAACTATTCGTTCAATTATTAATAAGGAGAGTATTTTATTGGCAAAAACATTATATAAAAAATTAGTTGAACACAAAAATAGTGATTATACACCAATATCACAATATATAGATAAACAAAATAAGTGTCACTATATTATTACACAAAAAAATATTCTGATACCAGTAACTATTTCAGGATCAATATATAATTTGCCGATTATATCAGATATATCACAATATGTAGATACATATGCGAATACTATTACCAAACTAACACATATTTATAACGAATTCGACGGAAAAATACCAGTAAGACCAATCAGTGTTAATTATGACAAAAAAACAGATACTGCAATATCGGTAAAAAATATAATTGTTCAAACTGGAATGCATGTACCAGTGAAATCCGAACAAATTCCTATTAAAAAAATAGAATCAGATAATTTAACAATCGAAACAACACCAGCATACGATATGATAGATACAGAATTATCACAGATGGGTGATTCGATAAGTGATATACAACTTCATGGTAGCGAAATACAAAAATCTTCAAAGATCGTTCCTGGAACTGACGAACGTGTTAAAAGTGTAAGTTATGAAAAATATGTCGCAGAAACATATAATTTATTTAGATATACATTAAGTGATTATATAAATAAACAAGAGATGACTAAAGTTCGTGAAAAGTTAATTAAAATAATTAGTTCACATGATCGCAAACAACTAAAAGTATTAAATATTAAAACAATATTATATAAATTGATTGATGATGATTTATTACAATTACATCTTAAGGTTGCAAATGAAGTAACTAATGTTTCTGAGGAATCTGCACAATCATTTGAATCACTAAATGCTGATGATTTGAGTATGACATCAGATGAACAATCAGAAGATGAAAAATCAGATGAACTCGAAAAAATATCTGATATGGTAAGTGAACCTAATATAGAACAAAGTGGCGGAAAAGCTAAATTTATTCATATAATTGATCAACTACCAAATGTCGATGGTTATATGGTTAAAAATATTAGAACAACTTGTGATACAAAACCTAAACAAACATGTTCATTAGATCCACAATGTTCGTGGGATCGTGGTGGTTGTATTTTTTCATTAACTCGAAAACTTATCATTATGTATGTCAATAGAGTTTCTGCCGAACTAGCTGATAATGGTGTTAATGCATATGAATTATTACATATTGATGACTATTCAGTTTCGCGTGTTGTTAATAAAAATTATTTCGCTGAAAGGAAAAATCAAAAAATTATAAAGAGTACATCAGATAATGTATTACAAGCAATTAACTTATTTTTTGGCAAAGCGGATACTGTTAAATTTGGGAAAAATCGAAAATTACCGACAAACCAAGATGATATTGAACAATTACAACATGAAAATCCATTAAAAGATTTTGGTAATAAGTTCATACAAGTTATTATACCAAATAATAATACATTATTACGTGCATATGCCAATGCGTATCATTGGAATGAAAATCCATACAGTGACATTAGTGTTAGAAATATTGGTTATTACGGACAAGTTCAAACTGATATAATGATATATTTAAAGAGTTTAATAATCGATTGGTTTTTGGATCAACATAATAATAATGTTGCAACAAAACTTCTCGCACAATATACAAAAGAAAAAACAATTAACTCGTACATTATTAAATTAGCATCAAATGTTTCGAACATTTTTGATGGTACGCTTGAATTATATGTTTTAAATAAAATACAACACATACCAATTATTATTTATGAAGGAGACGTGATTACTAAAGTATTTGATGGAGAAATTTTTACTGATAACTTAGGAAAATATTCAAAAACACAAAAGGCGATAAATTTACAATTTGATTATAGTGATGATACTAATAGTTCTTCATCAATCGGAGTGATATATTTCAAATAAAGTTTTTTATCGTAGCGATAAATATATACAAAATGCCCACAATATATGATGAATTAAAGAATTTAAAACCAAATGGTGGCTTTATTCCTATTCAGAAAAAAAGTAAAAAGTTAGTTTCATTATCATCAGGTGTGTCGAAAAGTACATTTGCGACAATTGAAGCAATAATGAAAAAATAAAAGTTATTTTTGTTTATATAAAATAAAAATAACGAAATTATACATAGTTGAGTTGTTCTAATACATACACCGATATAACAAACACAGAATTGACAGTAATATTACTAATCTGATAAATGCGATGACAAATTTACCATGTTCCATTTTAATACCGTGTATTGTTATTGATGCATTTTCGAATGTTTCAGATGATTTTCTATAATTATTAATAACTGGTACTATGAAAGATGTGGTCAATAATTCAGATAATGCGACTATTTGAGTCGTTATTGTACCGGCACATATTATAAATATGATATCACGTTGTTTTAGGAATCTCGCTAATTCCATATATACTAAGCTGATACTTATTTTACGTTTATAATAATAATATTATATGTTGGAATTGTATAGTAAATATGGGTGACAGTTTTCGGCAAAGCCAAAAACTCTCGGGCGGGGAGTCTGCTCCAGCAGACTCCCTGCGTGACTTTTCATATGTATTAAAAAATGCGCTAGAGTATTATGATGATGCCACCATCAAAAATTACGATAAAATAAGAAAATTTAAATTCTACAAAATAGATCAATATGAATCAAAAATATATTTTTACGATAAAAATAAAGATGAAATATTTGTATCAGGATACGAACTGATAGGTAAATTTTTATGTGACACGAAAGTGTGGGTATGGAGTTGGTCTATGGCTGAAGCAACAAGTAAACAAATCGAGGTTGCGAGACGTGTTTTAAATTATGCATTAGATTTAGAACAAAGTCATTATATTCTTAAATCGGAATTAGTAACATCACGTCATCAAATCTCAACAAATATTCAACTCGATATTTTAACCGCACTAACATTATATTTATCAAAAAAACCATTTCTATTTAAATTAAATTTTGTTGGTAATATGGCGTCAGTAGATAACGTATATCCAATTGTTAAAGAAAAAGATGCTACGAGTGTTTACTATATGGTATTGGTATCACGCGAAACGTAGTTTCGACTGATAGGCAAAGCGCTGCTTTGCGTATCACGCTAGAATCCGTCTAGCCTGATAGGATCAATAGTCGGTCTTAGGACCGACTATTGATCGTATCACGCGAAATATAGTTCACATACAATAAATCTAAAATGCGTAGCGCATATCATCATCCTTATTTAATTGTACTTTATATTTTTTACCTAATTCAGATATATCCACTATATCATCATCGTAAAGTTCTCTACGACGATGAATATGTACTTTAATTTGATCATGATCCATATTGATCATTGTGTAGTATTGATAATCATTTGAATTCGGATATTTTTGTCGTCCAAATAATTTGATAATTTTGTTTTTAGGAACATCATCATCAGTACAAATTAAAATACCTAACCATCTGTATGTATCGGGATATCCTTGTGTTGGATAATTAAACATTCGCCTATATTCCAATGGTCCCAATAAATAACGATCAACGCGTGTCGTCGGATCTTCTAAGGGATCATACAATTTACGATAATCATATGTACGTACTGGATCAATTGGTGGTGGAACCAAAGGTGGTGGAATAACCATAGGAACTTGTTGTTGAATAATAGGTTGTGGAATATCATTATCAATTACATCAGTATTCTTTTTTTCAGGATTATATAAACCGTGTAATTTTATCATTTGAACCCAAAAGTATAAATGAATTATTGTTAATATCATGATAAATATTACGACAATAATAAGACTAATTTTACTAAATGTATTCATGTTCTATGTATATAATCAGCAAACAAATTGTTTTTGTTGTAAAAAAAGTTAGTATAATGTATAGTAAAATGAATTATGCATTAGTGTACTTATTTATCGGATTTGTTATCGGGTATTTTATTTATGTATCGATGTCTGATACGATACATTATCATGGTCTCAATTCTAAATTAGTAAAACAAACAGCATTTATTTATGGTAATAAAAAAATACAATTCGTTCCAAAAATTAAGGAACAATAAAAAAGAATATTTGGAATTATTATGCTTTGTCCATCACGTTTAGTTACATATAATATTTTATGTAAAAATATTATAAACAATGCCAATTATTGCTAAAATTAAACCAAATAATATATCATTTGAAACTATTGATGATGCGAATATGACACATAACAATTTACCATCATATTTAGCGCCATACATTGAATTTGTGTCAATTTCTAATGATAACGAAAAATTTATGGAAGATATTGCAAGATTAATTATTGACACTGACGATACTAATACTGGACCAATCACGATCCAATCATACAAATGTCATGAATCTTTTGACAGTATGATATATTTGGTAACAGTCTTGAACCCACCAAAATCATCGTCAGAACTTGAAAAACAACAACAAAATATGTTATGTCGATATATTAATGAATGTTTTAGTGAAGTATACGGAAATTGTATTTTATTTAAATTGACATGTTCATCCAAAGTTCCTAGAGCTGTTGAACAGGTAACAAATACACAAATCCAACAACCCGCACAACAACCAACTGATATTATTGGAACAATGTCGGATATTACAATACGTAATATAATCGATATTTATTTATCAAAATTGGTACATACCGCAGTCATGATAACACCAAATAATTCGATTAGTACAATTAGTTTTTCTCGAATTCCAATCGAAAATTCACCAATTATCGAAGCCAATTGTCGTTGTGTGAATATTGAATTTTTGGGTAAAACTATTGTCATGTTTATGGAATTGAATCCTACCGATGATAACATCAACACATATGCAACAATCATTGGTAAAAAACAAAAAATAATGGGTAATGTGGTAATAGCACTCATGTCACAAGTAAATACATTTGAGAATTGCAATTTGGACAATGAATTAATGCATAAAATTTTAGTAGTTATGAGTAATCATTCAATAAGTCGAGAATTAGATTTAAATGATGAATTTGATCCAAATAAATTAAATTTTTATAGACTTTTGGACGAACGATATAAAAAATGTTCTGGAGATATTTGCGAAAATATTCCGTCTGACGTACTGAACGGATACACATATAATTCGACACTTGCGTAAAAAAATGATAAAATAATGATATAAATATATGATGTGTTGGACTAATAATATACTTGTAATACTCAAATGGAATCTTTTTTAATGGAAATTTTTAAAAATCCGTCATATAACGGTTACACAGTCGAATTGTATCCCCATGTTGAGTTACTGTATGAAAATGGCGGCACTATTCGAAATGAAAACATAGCTACTTTAAAAATTCATTACACACAAACAAAAAAAAATACATTTACAGAGTATATACATAATGAAAAATGTTTACGTATATACGATAATAAAGAAAGAGAATACTTACACATTTCACAGTCTATTTGTCGAGTACAGCATTTGGATTTGCCAAATATGAAGAATGAAGCATCACCAGATATTAACAAATATGGAATTATTATTGTATCAATGTACGAATATATTGATCCAAATAAATTCCCAATAATTAACAAATATCATGATGTACGTAGAAAAATAGTTACATCATATGAACACAAAAATATTACAATTGATATAATACAAGAACAACCAAATATGAACCATATCAAATTATCATTTGTAATACCGTGCAATGAACAACTAAAAAAGAAAACATTAAAATATCTTAAAGAAGTAATCTCTTCATTGTCATAATGGCAATCGCCATTATCATTCCATAAATAATATATCCGATAAATTGAACATTACCACCGGCATTTGGTTTAATTTGTGGGATATATGAACCCAATGTTTGTTTGACTATATCTAGCGATAATATAACATACACGACAACAATAATTAATGGTTCTCTAAAAAGAAACGGAATTTTGTCAACAATACCTGTTTTTTTAGGAATATTTCGGTGTTGGTTTTGATCATTCACGATGTTGTTCGCGTAACGATGATTTAATTGCTGTGTGTTTTGATTTGGTATATCATCGAGATTGTCAGTTATGTCACGTGCTAATGATCCCATATCACCATAATGTGTTTGTTGCATTTGGGGCATCATTTGGGGATTTTGCATCATCTGTTGTGGCATCATTTGTTGTGTCATAATATTTGGGGGCATTTGCATCATCTGTGGATTTTGTAACATTTGTTGTCCTTCATATTGCATGTCCATTCTGTATATGTATATATTGATATCACGATAAAAAATTTGATACATGAATTCTTGAATTGGCCAAAAAAAATGAATATTTCATACCCAAATATTCATTTTTTAATATAACTATAATAAAATGACTAGTAACGTTACCAGAACTCAAACAATTTCTATTCATGACAAGAAACTTGAGATACTCGCAAAAGAACTCATGGATAACTGTGAATCTTTCGATGAATCAAGCGATACTATACTAATGTGTGCGTTACGAAATAGTTTATCAGGCACTGATATAAACACCATATTATTTGGGAGTGTATTAAGACAATATTTTTCACAACATAGTACTTTATTATACACGGCTTATTATAAATGTGTAGATGACATAATGAAATCTGTGTACGAAATCAGTGATAAATTTTTCATACAACATCATAGTTCAAAAGAAATATTTACATTCATTAATAATAATGTTATTCAAATGTTAACAAATATTCAAAATGTTTCGTATTATATGAAACAGTTTGATGATATGTTTAGTAAATATGAATCACTAACCACATATTTAAATATGAATATAATGATGACATATTTTATTGACAAATTATTGACAAATGAAAAAACATTGTTACAAATAATGGATGAAAATTTAATGGAACGCGATTTAAATTGTTTCACAACACTATCTCATTTTATTGAGTGTATTAACTATTGCTATATACATAATATTATTGATAACCCTCTAAAATATCTTTGTCAATTAACAAATACACGCACACTATTTTTCAAATTATTGAATAAATTTCCTGATACTGTTATTAACAATATGTTTCAGTTATTTGGTCGCGAAACATCGTTTACGAGAGACTATAAAGGATTTTTGACTAAACGTTTACTTGGAAAAATGACGAGTGAATTTATTGAACGAGAAAAACAATTATTAATGAAATATACTCAATATGATCCTAATGGACAAAAATACATAGAAGAAATGAAAAGTCAAATTGATGATGTACAAAAAAGTATTCAGTTAACACAAATATTTAAAAATTTTAATATTGTGAGGATGATATCAGACAAAGACCAAGATTCCAAAATTTCGTTACCACGAAATTGTACAACAAATACGATTAATCTACATAAATCTTTACAATTCATAAAAAATATTGACACAGTGGTTATTGATCCATCAATATGTAATATTCTGGTACGAAAAAAAGATATTTGGGATGTTCGAATGCCGATAGATACACCAAAATATAATAGTTGTATTGATGTATACAATCACATATTCCAAAAAGTTTACACATTTCTCGGAAATAATGATACTATCGTGCTGGATAATGTCGATAGTACAGGTGTTTTAAATATTTCATTTGATGGTACAGAATATAAGTTTCTTGCGACATTATCACAAATTAATGTATTAACAACGATAATCGATAATCCCAATTTGACGTTAGATGGTATTGTATCGATGACACAATATTGTAGAGAAAATGTATCATTAATATTAGATGGATTATGTACTTGTGAATTAGTTATATGTAATGACGATAAAACATTCATTATTAACAAAGACTTCTTTTTCGAAGAAACAAATATGTCATTGATCAGTTTACTAAAATTCGATGAAAAATTTGATGAAGAATTAATTTTTGATGTATTGCATATTATTGTTCAAAACTCTGGAACCTCGTTACCACGAGGTTGTACGGTGCAAAAAATATCTGACGAATATGAAAAACAACATGGAATATCTAATTATGATACAATAGATTCTGTCGTAACTCATTTAATTCGTGGAAATATTATTACTTGGGATAAAAATACACCCGAACAAATTTTATTCAATAACCAAGAGTTCGAAAAGATGAAACAACTAATTTCTTTATAAACAAACTTATTTAGTATGAATTATCAAACATCTAATTGCTTGGCTGAGCAATTAGATGTTTATAAAAAAATTGATTTTTTAAGTTATAATCAATTAGCTAATAAAATGTTATATCACATTTAACCAATGGAAGACTCTACAATAAACGTATTTTCAGAAGATATTCAAGAAGATACATACGATTCGAATGCGTGTCTGGTTGTGGAAGATTTATCTGAAAATGATCCATTGGATCATGGTGTTGATGTCGTAAAACGTGAATCCAATAACAACCCATTTTATATTTCGATACAACAAAAAAATATGTCTGTCGTTAAAACACAATATGGTAAATTACGACCAATCATCGATACACATTCAGTTCTCGTAATGATTCCAAAGTGTTATGCAAATATTCCGACTGAAATTTATGAAAAAAATATTTCTATTGAAGTACTTGCAAAAATATGTACATCATTTTTTGTTAAAAGATGTTCAACAAAAATACTAAATGTTGCATGTCACTCAGATGTCGCAGTCATTGTATCCAAAGAAGTATTAGAACATATCGATCATGCAGGTATTAAATTACGACCATTAGAAATAGTTATTCCAATATTTGATATGCATCCAGAACATATCGATTCATATATTAACATATATGGACAAATAAGTGGTGATTATGAAAAATTAATTAGCGTCATCAATATGAAAAATTATTTTGGATCAACCCAAACAATCGATTTTGAATTTTTTGAAAATATAATAGGTGATTATTTTTGGCGATATGATTCATCTGAATTTAATATGACACACTTATTTTCGAGTAGAAAAATTCGTGTAAATGATGCTGAATTACTGTTACAGGATACTGATACTGACATTATGACGACAAATGTTGATCCGACATCGACTGGTAATTATGCGACATGTTCTGAAAATAGATATAGGACATCAATTTGTGATGCTATGAGGACTGCGAAAAATAGAAGATTCTTTTTGAGTCGTACAATGCCAATGGATGCAAATTTAGGAATTGACAAAGAAACTGTAACGAGACTATTTATGATGCTGACAGATAACCAATCTATGTATAACTTCTTCAATGCATTTGCAGTATCAAGAAAACATAGTCATCTGGTCGTCAATAACACAGAAATATTGGCAAAAATGAAATACATGTTTAAAACATACAAAGAAGCATTTAGATATGTTCTATCTTATCCGATGTTGACATATTACGTTGAAGAATGCATATTACGTAGAAATATCACTAAAAAATCACGTTGTGTCTTTACAATTGATACTGCTCACGAACTACCAGTATTTCCATTTCTGGCAAGTGATGTACATTCATCACCATATAATGTAATTCCTGTCAAAGACTCTCTATTAAGGAAAAATGCGCATGGATTGGCATTTATCCAAAATCATTTTGGATATGGTATCGATAATCTTGATGGTTTTAGAAAAAAGTTTAATATTTTTACGACTGGTCATGTAGATAAAAATGTATTTGATGGTATTGATTGGTCTCACATTGCTGTGACTGGTAGTACCATACCAGCATGTGTTCCGACAAGATCTCCATTGTCGCATGTAACTGGTGTTCCATCATCAGCAACATACGAAGAAGAATTTAATGCATATTTTAATAAATATTATGGTACGTCTGATATTGATGTTGTATGTGCAACAACAAATCTCGACATATTCTTTGATACTGCAGATAGTGTAATTAAACAAGTTAAAAAGAATATTGGTGTTGCGGATGATAAACGTATTATTGTGACACCAATATCTATGTCAAGAATCTTTTTGAATAATGCGAGTTTATCTGATTACTACCAAGATTTATCACAGTTATGTGATGAAATTAAGGAACCGACAGATGTTAGAAAAGTTCTTAAAAAATGTAATTGTGGCACAAGGGCTCGTATATTAACAAAATATTTACCGGTAATTGAATATTTTTACAATATTTACGTAACTCGTAAAACTGAAAAATATATGAATATAAAACCCCGCAATATGATACATCAAATGTATTTAGAAATGTGTCCGATCGATCATTTCTCAGTGCAGATAGTTATGACTTCACAGAAGAGTGACCACAAAGCAACAGAATGTATATTTGTCGAAAATAAGGAAATTGTTAATCCAGAAACTCTAGAAAAAACATTTATAGAAACTATTCGAGTCGAAGATACTTTCAGATTCAAGGTTTCAAATTCAAGTGAACATATTCCTGTTGGCTCTGCACCAATTCTCCATAGACAATTCGAAATATTTAGGGCAATTGGTGATGATCCATTCTCGACAATTCAAGGATTTCACTTACCATGTGTTCGTGGATTCTATGATGGTACTAATGTGTATATGACGACATCTTGTGTGTGTTCACATTTAACATACATGAATGTTGATTATAAATACTTTGCGTGTGCACAACAACCATTAGAAATTATTCTCAAATATATGAATCGTGGATATGGTCTTTATCTGAGTGAACATGAAATTGCAAGTTTACAAGCAATGTCGCAAAAATCAGATATTCTAGAACAAAAAACTATTACAAACATTACAGGATTAGTAACAAATGGTATAAAACCAAATATTACTGTTATTCCATACAACAACGTGATTGATTTCCCAACACATAGTTTTTACACTATATATGATATTGATGGTAATGTCACTGGATTTAATTCGAACATATGTAAAGATGTATGGCATAAAGTAAATAAATTAAGAACCAAATAAATTTTTATTTAACAATATTTTAAATTGTGAAAGTATTATGACAATTACAACATGTCACAAATATAGTCATTGGCTCATCACTCGATCGTGTTTGTAAAAATCTGATTGTACAACGACGTTGATCACATTTGTAACACTTGTATAGATCAGTTGTCGGTAAATTATTTTCAGTTTCTTCTTTTAATTGTTTTTTTGCCAGTAATTTACTCCACTTATCAGGAAATAATTGGGAAGGTTTAAGGTATGCTAACATACGTGGTTTTATTTCTTTACGTGAAATATGTTCTAAAATTTCAGGATTCATTACAATATTTTTTATGATATCATTGATCTTATACTGGTATACTGGACGAAACATACTGTCATTCAAAGATTTTTCTATGATGTAAACGAGACAATATTCGAATATACCAGATTCAATTTCCATAGAATAAATGATATTTTTTAGTACTGTGTCTAATTCAATGATACTTTTTGATCGTTCTATTTGTTTTTGCATATTATTTAAACGTTTTAATGGAATACATTTACTTTGTTCTGTAACAAAATCCATGTGTTCCAACGTATTTTTATGATTCATAACGTAGTCCTGTGTTTCTACTTGCATTATAATATAAGCATTCAATAAACTATTTTTTATATGTTTGTTATATCAATTTTTATTTGTTTGCGTTATTCGTTTGTAAGTAAAAATTATACGCTAAATATATATATTAAAATATTGAATGACACAATTATATGATGATGATGAATTAGCATTATTCACAGGACATATTGGTGATATCCTGGCAAAAATAGACGATATAGTCGGCTCGAAATTAGATCCTACGAGAAAAGAAATAACTGAAATTACTAAAATTGTTGAAGAGTACCTTAAGAAAAATAAACGTAAAATTTATGGAGGTTCTGCCGTTAACTTAGCAGTTAAATCAAAAAATGTAGAAGCTGCTTTTTATTCAGCTGATGAGTACCATGATTATGATGTGTATTCACCAGAACCGATTACTGATGTTATTAAAATATGTAATATTTTACATGACAAAGGTTACAGAAATATTACTGGTCGTTCAGCTCTCCATAAAGAATCATTCACGGTTGTTGTTAATGATCATGCCTATTGTGATTTTTCGTATTCTCCAAAAAATGTTTACAATAGAACGCCATTTTTAGAAATAGATGGATTCACTGTTACACATCCACAGTTTATGTGGATAGATTATTTACGTGCGTTCACAGATCCGTTATTATCAGCACGTTTTAGATGGGAAAAATATTTTAAACGATTTTATTTGTTACAAAAGTATTATCCAATAAGAAAAACAAATAGAAGAATTATATTCAAAGAGAAACCAATCAAAAATGAAATATACGACTTAATTATCGAGTACTTAAAAAAATCTAATACACTTATCACGACAGGACAATATGTGTATAATACTTATGTCGATATAAGTAAGATTGATTCTAAGTACATCGGTAAAATTCCAATAACTAATTTTGAACTTATCGCCACAGAGTACATAAAAGATGTTAAATCCTTGATTGAATATTTAAAATCAAAAAACCTTAATGTACACATAAAGGAATATTATCCATTTTTCCATTTTACTGGATATGCCACAGAAATTATTGTTAACGATAGTCCAATCATTAAAATATTTAATTATAACAAAATATGTTTACCATACATAGAACATCGTGGTATACGTATAGGTTCATTTCATTTTAATTTACTCAGATCATTGATCGATGCAATATATGCGAGAATTAATGGTGATAAAGAATATGAAGCACTTTATTTTGAAATGGCTTCACATCTTATTCAAATGAGACGAACATATATGGCACAAAAGGATAAAACATTTTTGGACGATACATTATTCAAAGATTTTAGTGGTGAATGTATGGGTTTTACCCAACAAGCAAAAATCGAGAAAATGGAAGAAAAACGTAGAGGTGAAAAAGTATTTAATTGGTCATATAATCCAGAAAAACCTGGAAGTGCCGATACAATTGTATGGTCGTATGACAATAGTTCGGGTAACGTAATACATAATTCCAAAAATTATCTGATATCACTGGATATTCCAAATTTACATATCGTCGAAGAAGAACACAAAGACATTAAAAAACCAACAAAAAATGTCAATCATGAAAAAAACACTGAAACACAACAAGAAAGTGAATAACTTAGTACAACATTGAGATGCCAACGAGCATTCTCAATGCTCCAGAGTTTTTAATATCGCTCAAACAATATTAAAAACTGTACAAAATTATACAAGTTATCACAATTAGATTTTTGATTTATAAATCAAAAATCTATTGTGATAATATATTATTTGTTCATGAATAGATATGTTCCGCAAAAAGATATGACTATTTTAATAAAAACTCAAACTAAAAATATGTTTGGTATTATTACAAATATAATCAATAATCAAATAACTATAGCCAGATTAGATGAATGTGGTAAAATAACTATTGATGTTAATTCTGATTGGGAGCCACTTGACGCATTAGATCCAAAAGCATTACGTAATTATTATGATACTTTTATTGGAAAAAATGTAACTAATATTTTTGTAAATAATTATGAAGCATATAAAAAAAGATATATAAAAATTGATTAATTTAATATATGATATAAAATTTATATACAAAAAATACAATCATAATGACAGACACAACAACATCTTTTACGAGTGATGATATTCTATTTATTCTGAATGAAAAAAATGTGTTAATAACTACACGCGCTATTAACAATATATTTAAGAAATATGGTGTTGATCATAATGTGAAAAATATTAGTAATTTTCAAATGGCGATGACTCATAGTTCATATGCGTTCAATAATTCTGTTGATGATCGAAAAAATACAATACAACTAGCCGATACACCATTACAAAATAGTATTAATAAACACATCGTTCCCGTACAAAAAAAATCTTATGAGAGATTAGAATTTCTAGGTGATGCTACTGTGCATCATATTTTGGCAAGATATATATACGATAGATTCGAAGATCAACAAGAAGGTTTTATGACAAAACTTCGTGCAAAATTAGAAAATAGTAAAGCATTTGCCAAACTTACAAAAATAATAGGATTAGATACATATATATTATTATCAAGATATTACGAAGGAATAAACGGTAGAACAGATAACACTCACATATTAGAAGATGTATTTGAAGCGTTCATAGGGGCTCTATCAATTGATGGTGATGACGAAGCTGCGAATTTTAGAAATTGTATGCAATTAGTCGTAAACTTAATTGAAAAAGAAATAGATTTAGCAGAATTACTACATACAGAAACAAATTATAAAGATGTCCTACTCAAATACGCACATACACGTAAGTGGCCAGATCCATTCTATGGAACTCGAAGTGTTACTGGTATCGACAACAAAACATATGTTATGTGGGTACGCATCGGTCAAGAAATTGTAGGAAAAGGTGAGGGTAGTTCGAAAAAACAAGGCGAACAAGCAGCTGCCGCTGACGCATTAAAAAAAATGGGTGTGTGTGACGATATGGATTCATCTGACGAAGAGTATGAATATATAGAATAAATTTATTATAGAAAAGATAACCAATGAAACGTTATAGAAATAATGTTGTATTATTTCTATATAATGCGTAACACGATATATTGCTTTTTATGCTTAATGTAAAATTTCGGCTTTAAGCCAGACCCTAACACACTAAATTATTTACACTTTCGTAAAGAATCTATAACTATAAATCATCAATAAATATCTAACTACTTTTTATAGAAGCAAATGGATAATAAAAATCAATATGTTGATTTAACTGTCAATGGTCGTCTTTTTCCGACGTGGATCATGGCAAATTATAAAAAATTTAAATTACCAACACTTGTTTTGGGAGCAGATGATGCATGTTTACGAAAAACAACTGGTGATTTACGTCAATATCAAGCATTTTTGATACAGTATTTGGATTATCGTTCACCATTCAAAGATATTTTAATTTATCATGGTTTGGGTACAGGTAAAACTAGTACTGCAATCAATATTTATAATGCTCTTTATAATTATAACCCTGGTTGGAATGTTTTTATTATTATTAAGGCTGCACTACATAAAAGTACATGGACACCAGAATTACAAAAATGGTTATCAAAAGATGATAAGGATTATCGCATGAAAAATATCATATTTATTCATTATGATTCTCCATTTGCCGACAGAGAATTTTTTGAGGCAGTTCGTATGTCGGATACATCAAAGAAAAATATGTATATTATTGATGAGTGTCATAATTTCATTAGTAATGTGTATGGAAATATTAGTACAAATAAAGGAAAACGTGCTCAGTCAATTTATGATTATATCGTTCAAGATAAACGCGATAATGATAGTAGTCGTGTTATCTTATTATCAGGTACACCTGCGATCAACTCCCCATTTGAATTGGCTTTATTATTTAATTTATTACGTCCCGGAACTTTTCCAAAGAGTGAATCACAGTTTAACCAATTATTTGTCAGTCAGACACTACATGGTGAAATGAATAGTGCCATGAAAAATTTATTCCAGCGTCGTATTCTTGGATTAGTATCATATTATATTGGTGCTACACCTGATTATTTTGCAAAAGAAATACCTCATTATGTCGATGTTAAAATGTCTGAATACCAGAAAGATATTTATAAATTTTATGCGGATATAGAAGCCAAGGCTATGTTAAAATCAAAAGGAAAACAAGAAACATATAGAACATACACTCGCCAAGCATGTAATTTTGTTTTTCCGCATATTTCTCAACACATTACTGGTGAACAACGTCCCAGACCAGGTGCGTTCAGAATGTCAGAACGTGAAGCTGAAAAAATAGATCATGGTAAATTAAAGGTTGATGTAACTGGTAAATTTATGGATGTACAAGGATACAAGGATGAAGTTGCAAAATATCTCAAAGCATTCGAAGAATTTATGGATGGTATTAATGAAGAAGATATTAAAAAAAAACATACATTAAATGACGATATTGAAACGTATCGCACAAAATATAAAAATAATTACGAAGAATTTTTTGAAAAAGAAAAGAATAAATCTGGTTTATTTACAAAATTATTCGAATCATCTGCAAAAGCTATGTATATGATATTTACCATTTTACAATCTCGTGGGCCTGTTCTAATTTATACTAACTATGTACTTATGGAAGGTATTCAGTTAATGAAAATTTATTTGAAATATTTTGGCTTTTCATTGTGGGGAAAGAGTGGGCAATCTGCTGGAAAAGATGGTTATCGTTATGCTGAATATCATGGTAATGTGGATGTTGAATTGCGTGACGTATACAAATCGGTATTCAATGATAAGAAAAATAGTACTGGTCAACTCATTAAAATTATTATGATTTCTCCAGCTGGTGTTGAAGGTATCAGTTTGAGTAATGTTCGACAAATACATTTATTTGAACCATATTGGCACGAAGTTCGTATGAAGCAAATGATTGGTCGTGGTATTCGTTTATTATCTCATTGTGATATACCAATGGAAGATAGATTCGTCGATGTTTATAGATACAAGGCAGTAATAGATGAGAAAACAGAAACAAGTGATCAATATATTGAAAATACTGCGAGAAATAAAGATAGATTAATTACATCATTCTTAGATGCTGTCAAAGAATCTGCAGTGGATTGTCAACTATTTTATGAACATAACGTTCTTAAACAAGATCTGAAATGTTTCATGTTTGACGAACCATCTATATTAAGTAAACAAATTGGTCCCGCATACAAAAAGGATATATTGGACGATATTACTATGAACACTGGTAGTAATAGTACAACATCCGTAACGCGAAAAGTTAAAGTGACAAAAATATCAGCTGTTCAGAAGTTAAGTAAAGATGGAGAAGAACAGAAATATTCTAAACCAGAAAAATATTGGTGCAGTATTGAAAGTGGTACCGTTTATGAATTAGATATGCATTATGCAATTGGTAAAATAAATAGAGATGAAAATGGAATTTTATCAAAACTGGATAAAGACACTTATATCATAGATATGGTTGTTCCGATACCAATGATCAAAAAACAAAGAGACTAATCATCCAATATTACATTACCTTCCATATTTATGTGAGCGCCATGCATATCAGATTTGGCACATACAATACATGTGAAATTTTGTGGTTCTCCCAATATTATATCTGGTTTCGTCATATTGGTCGTTAAACCACCGAAATATTTAACTGGTTCCAAAATGTTAGATGTTTTAATTGCATATTTTAATTCTGCAATTGAATCAAAATTTATGTACTCACTTGTTCGTCCAGTGTGGTATTGGATAGGTATAATACAAATAACACAGTTTCCAAATTCTTTTGTTAAATATGGTTGATTTTTTTCTTCGATGTTATAATCCCAATTTACACGATACGAAATATTTGTTATCACATTATTTTTTGGTACAACACTCACAATAAATCTCGGATTCCAAATAATTTCACCCATGTGTTCGATTGGCGTAGTTATAAATTTATAAGTTTTTATTTGCGAATATACTTGTTTAAATGTTACGATATTATGATATTGTATTCCATTAGTATAAATTAATATGTTTTTTGCACTGTTATGAGTTTGGCATGTATCTAATACTATATTTTTTGGTTTTAATGATAATGTATTGTGTTCTACAGACAGCTTTATTTTACATTTACCAATGATACTCGCAAATACGAAATCTGTTATTGGAAATATAACAGGAGTATTATAATCAGCATTTATTATAATATTAAATTCTTGCGTCATAAAACGTTCATTACATAGATTAGTATTATTTAACTTGTTTTGACTATCAGAAATAAATTTAATTTTTGATAATTCGACGCTATCGCAATTATCTTCGAGTGTAACATAATTTTGTTTAGAAGAATCGATAGTCAGTTTATTACTCATATTTAATAAATTTAATATTGAAATATATGTATTATTCAACATGATAAATTCATTTTTTATTTTTCAAATAAAAAATATTATTGATGGCAAATAATTGATCTTCTCTTTGGAAGATGCCTCGTGCGTGTGTTTTGAATGCAAAGTATTTCACAAGGATTTTTTGGCATTTCATCATATGTCTCAATCAATGTTTTATCTGGATGAGTTTGATCATATTCCTCAGAATCATAATCAATATGGTATTGTGATGGGTGAAGTCCCGCTTCGCCTGATACACACATATGTCCTGTACGTGTTAATCTGGGAAGGGATACCGTAAAAAATGCATCTTGATTTATTACTTGTCCTGGAAGTGTGCCAACCATAAATTCACTAAAATATTTTTGAGATTCTTTTTTAGTATTTTCTATTTTGTATTGTTCATATGTTTGTTGTTCAGATTGTTTATCACTGAACAATGTCACTGGAGTATATTCAACATGCGGTATAGCAACTTGCTTAGCAGCAATGCAAACAGTGTTGCAAACAGCCATATTCTACTAATTATAATATATTTTTTATGTTGTTACAAATGAATAATATTTTTCATTTTTTAGTTATCATATTTAACACGCGTACTCAATTCATTTTCGACAACACCAAATACAAGTGTTAATCCATGTTGTAAGTTTCTATTGAGTGGATTACGTACATCTGTGATAGCTTGTGTCGCATCTAAATTTGAATATGATAGTGCATTTCCCATGTCATCGTAGAATTCAATATTGAGACGATCCAAATTACCTAATTTAGAATCGTGGAAAGTTTTTACAAGATTTGACGAATTACCACAAACTGCGTAATAAAAATTTCCTGTTGGTAAAGTATCTGGAACTACCTTAACACCAACACCATCTGTTAATGTGTTAGTCGACATATTGTATTGTGTTTCAAGGTTTTTAAATCTAACAAGTATATGACGATAATTACTTAAATTAACTGTCGTATCCATTTCCCATGTACCACTATTGTTTTTAATAGCACCATATTTTGGTAAAGACGCTGTTTCTAATCTGATATATTTAATATTTTTGAATTGTCTTGCAATATATGGTGCTGGTGGACCATTAAATACTTCTTCGATGATTCTCCCATTTTCTTCTCTACGAACAACTGAACCATTCGTGACTGGTGCAAATGTAACATTATATTTGAATGGATTCGGATATACTGTTATATCTCTATCGGCACTATCAATATCAATTGTGTACTCTGTTATGTTTTCAGCCATTAAATTTGTATTTAAATTATTATGATATACACCACCATGATTGACAAAAGTTTGTTGATCGATCATAGGTTTGTGTGGTAAATATGCTTGATCAAAGTGACTTGTTTGAGGTTGTTGATTGTATGATATTTGATGAAAATTTCCCATCGGATTTGCATTTTGGTATCTTGGATCCGGAAACATTGAACTGGGATCTGGTGGATAACGTTGCATATACTTCTTGTTTATACAATAATTATGAGCTTTATGATTTATGTGCGCTAAACACTCCATGAAAAAGTCATGTAATAATAGTATATATGGAAAGTTTAATATTATCAAAAAAAAATATAGATAATCAATGTGCAAATTTACTTAAAATGACTGCGTTACCAAGTAATGCAAATACTGTAAAAGCCTGTCGTGATTTTATTATAAAACATAATAAAGAACTAGTTACGCAATATGCTGCAAGTAAACCACCTGATATGACATCTCGAGAATATGCTACTCGATTGAGTACGAAAGCCGTACGTGATTGTGCGAAAATTATTCGTGTTAGGTCAGCACAACGAATGCCACAGCAACAACAACCCCAACCCCAACAAAGACAAATGCAGCAGAGACAACAAAGGGGTGATAAATTTGTTGGTCTTAATGAAGGTGGTGGTAATTTCGCACCAATACAAATGGGTGAAGGTGAATATATTACAGCAACTGGTGAAATGGGTGATCATTTTGTTCTCAAGGGAGAAGAACAAGAAGGTGGACCTTTACTGCAACATAAACCAGATGCATCTGAAATGGAACGTCGTATGTACGAACAACATGGTAATTATATGGCGAGACAACGAGATAACCAAGGTGGTCCTGGAATGCAACAACCACAAAGTCTTATGGATTATCAACAAATGTTACAACCACAAAGACCCCCTGAAATTAATTTTGCATTGGATGGTGGAAATCGTAGACCCTCCGGACAACAAGCACATGGTGACCAACATGATCAACGTGGACAAGCCGGTTCGCCAAATGGACAAATGGACGGATTATTAAATGGCGCTACGCAACAAGGCGGTCTATTTTCTATGGAAGGGTTTTCTGGTGATATGGGTGGTTTTAGTAATTTTAATGGAGGTTCTGCAAACACACAAGGTGATTTTAACGGATTAAGTACTATTAGTGGTATTACGACATCAGGTCAAAGTTTAGTAAATCCAAATGCTCAATCAGATGGTGCTTTGGATCCAGAAGCGGCAAAAGCATTGATGGCTCGAATGGAATCAGAAAGAGCAAGTATGATGCAACAACCAATACAACAACAAACTTCTTTTAATCCAATGAATTCACCAAATCAACAAGCACCTCCTTTACCACCACAACTTAAACCTATGCAAACAAGTACGCATACTGAACATGAACAACCAAGAGATCAACAAGTGCCATATCCTCCACAACGCATGATGCAACAACAATATACACCTCAACCGCAATATGTAAATATGGGACAACAAAGACAACCATATGTTCAGCAACAGCAATATCCACAACAATATGTAAATATGGGGCAACAAAGACAGCCATACATTCAACAACAACAATATCCACAACAAAGACAATATACCCAACAACAATATGCTCAACCCCAGTATACCCAACAACAATATGCTCAACCTCAGTATACCCAACCCCAATATATTCAACAACAAAGACAACCATACGGAAATCCACAAGTTCAACAGCAATCTCAGAATTTTTTCGGTAGTTCCCCCTTTGTTAATGGAAACTCATCCATAGCGAAGGGGGATTTCATACGTCAACTTGCTATTAGTGCTGCACACACAGGTGATATAGACCAATCGGTCACTGATAAATTATCATCACATGAATTGAAAGAATTAACACAACTCATAGAACTTTATAGTTCATTGGAACATCCAGCACCACTAAGTGTACCAGATTCAACTAAAACCAAACAACCAGAAATTATTTCTGATGTAAAACAGTCCACAAAAAAAACTATTAACAAAAAAATAAAACAATCATCTGGTGTAACTATGTCAATTCAAGATATGTTATCAAAACAAATTATTCAAAAACAAGAACCTGTTAAAAAAATAGATGGTGATAAACAAAAAAAAATTTTAAAAAAAACTAAAAAAGATACTAAATGTACAAATCCACCAAGTGAACAATTAAAACAGGCTGAAATTCGCAAAACTAGTTCCACGAATTATGTTATGCCCAAAGAGCCTAGCGAAACCCCAAAAATACTTGAACCCAAAGTACAAGATGCTAAAACGCATAAATCCAAAGTAAAGAAACCTAAAGTGCAAACGCAAGTGGAACAAAATATAGTTCAGGTTCTGGTACCAGAACCCGAGCCAGTACAAGAATCAGAACCTGAACAAGAACCTGAGCAAAAACAAGAACCTGTGCAAAAACAAGAACCTGAACAAGAACAGGAAACTGAATCTGAACAAGAACAAGAAGTTGAACAAGAACAGGAACAGGAACATGAACAAGAAACTGAATCTGAACAAGAACAAGAAACTGAATCTGAACAAGAACCGGAAACTGAATCTGAACAAGAACAAGAAGTTGAGCAAGAACAGGAACAGGAACATGAACAAGAAACTGAATCTGAACAAGAACAAGAAACTGAATCTGAACAAGAACCGGAAACTGAATCTGAACAAGAACAAGAAGTTGAGCAAGAACAGGAACAAGAACAGGAGCAAGAACAGGAACAAGAACAGGAACAAGAACAGGAACAAGAACAGGAACAAGAACAGGAACAAGAACAGGAACAAGATCAAGAAGAGTGTACAATCACAGAAGTCGTAAATGATCCAAATATATTATGTGTAAATGCATGTGAATATGTCGATGATCCCAATTTGTACAACGATTTTTTGTTTAGTTTACCCCAACAATTAAATAATGTTGTAAAAGTTGAAGTTGTAAATGCGACAATCCCAATAAATGATAATAATATTAATAATCAAAATAATGAGTTTATTTTTGTTTGGAATGGTCAAGAAAGACATGCATACATACCACCTAATAAATACACAATAAACGAATTAGTAAAGAAAATTACAGAAGTATTGCAAGGAGTTATAATATGTGAAGTACGAAGTGATCGTCGTATACTTTTCAGATCAGAGCAACAATTTACAATGTTTTTAACAAAACAAAGTGTATTACATTTGCTCGGATTTGTCGATAATAAATATGATGGTACTAACCAATATGTATCAGATAATAAACATACTTTGCCAGATAAAACAATCGTATCACTACACTTGAAATATAATCGTGATAAGAAAAAGAAGACTATATTTGATTTACCAATAAACACACCAACAATTCAAAATTTAGATACACTAATTCCCACATTAGTTGATGTTATAGTCAAAATAAAACAGTCGGGTGGATATCATGCAGATTTGGGTGGTATATCACCAATAATTACACTAAAGTTCCATACACAATAAAAAAGATTGATAAGATTTTATAATATTTATATGTTATAAAATCTCATACTTATTTACTTAAAATATTTGAATCTACATTTCTTAATTTCGGAATCAGGTATAGGTGTCGCCATAATATTTTGGAATGATTCTCCACCCAATAATCGCAATATAAAACTACACGAATAAACACCACATTCAGTACTTCCTTTTTGATGTTTTGTTTTATTTACATAAACACTTAATGGAATACCATTATTGTGATTTTTACAAAATAAACAAATTCTTTTCATTAATCGCTTAATCTCGATGGGTGGAGCCATGCCGACAGAATCTACATAATCAACTTCATTTTTTGATAAATTAGCGTATAATGCGACCCAATGAGAACCAGGCATATCATGAGTATCCATATTAAAAATAAATCCAATTTTTGTAATACCATCTTTAATCAACTGTGCAAAATCAATAGTCTTAATTTTTAAATATGGTAAATCATCAAAGTCTAATGGAAGTGCGCCAAAAAATTTAAAATCTTTATACACACGCTCATATTGTGAAAATATTTCGTTAATATGTACAGTATTCAACCATTCATTAGAGTTTTTTGGACCACTTGGTTTGAATGTATATTTATGAAGTATTTCCCAATGTTTTTTATTTTTCATTTTGTCAAAAAATGGTAAAGATGCCCAACATACTTGATTATCACAATAGTGTTTCAATTTATGTCGTAAAGATTTTACTAACATAGTTTTGTAACTTACTGGACTCATTTGTTTGAGAGTTTGAAAGGGGTTTGTATCAATTTTATCATCATGTACATTATTATATTCTTCTATCATACTTTCCAAAACTTCTACAGGGATACATGATGCACCACTATATGTGGATCCTGGTGCACATACGTCAGCACCATTTGGTGATTCTTTATCTGGTGTTATTTCAACTTTATCGGATAATTGAGTATCAGATTGTTGATCTTGTGTCGACATGTTATATATATTATTCGTTCATATTTTTAAACACTTTAAACATTTAAAACACCAAATTAACGATGTTTTAGTGATGTGTAAAGTTTAGTCTTTTCAGACTTGTGTAAATTTTTGTTTTTGTGGATTCGTTCACAATGGAACAAACGGTAAACCTGCCGACGTAGCACCACTGAGTTGTTTCTTTTCTCTACACAAATATTTTGGTCTTTCTTTTTGTTGAATTGCCATTTGTGCTATTTTGTAGATATTACATGAACTATTCTCATCTCTATTCCACAGTGCTTTACATGTTTTACACATTGTTAAACCGTGGCATATGATGATTTCGTCCTTCCTCCATGGGCGGGGATTTTTACATGTTCTAAATGTTTCACAATCACCATGACACTTAAAACATCTACAACTTGTTCTAAATTCATTGACTAAATATACATCAAATCCGTTCTTTCTAAGTAACGTTCTTAATCCTTTTCCTTTAGTTGGTTCTTTATATTTCATTTGATGTTTTTGTTCAAAATCGCCAATGCATATGATGGTGTCTTTCGGTTCTCCAAAAGTTGCTATAAATTCTTTTATCATCTTTTGTTCATTCTGCATTTTATTGATATAACTATCCAATCGCAGTTTTCTGAATATTTCATTTTCATAAAACTTAAATAATTTATCGTTCAGTTTATTCTTTTCTTTGATGTATTCCTTGAATTTTTTGATATTTAGAGTTTTTCTATTCTTATCTGATAATTCTGTTTCCATTTCGATAATATTTTTATTTCCAATCTTTTGTTTAGTTTTCAGTTCATTTTGAATATTTCTATATTTTTTCATTTTAGTTTCTTTTCTTCTTTGGTCTTGCGTATATCTATATTGATTTCTGTTTTTGGTCGTTCCATCAACACAATACAACAAATCTGATTTATTCGGGTCGATTGCTACTATTTTTTTATCTTTTAGGTTTTCATAATCTTTTTTATCTAATTCATCAATATATTTTTCTTGTTGCGGTAATTTCTTTTTTGGTAATCTCTTTCCAATCATATCATTACGAACTAATAATATCGAACAACTAACTCCATCCGTATATATCATATGGTGGAAAGTATATTTCTTTTTTCTGAAACATTTACGTTCAGTTCTAAAGAAGAATTTCCATATTCTATCTTCATTTCGTTTTAAGTTTCCTTTCGTTAGAAAAAAGTCTCGTGTCAAACATTTATTTTTGTCATGCATTAACATATGTATTATTGATGTTGTATCAATCTTAATATGTTTTGGAATAATATCAGTTCTCAACGGAAATACATTAAATATAGTCTTATCTTGTTTTTCAATATATTTCATCATAAAGATCATACATGGTAAATAATCTTGTGGGTGACATTGTATGTCATAATAAATATTATTTTTATCAAATATTTCTTTGTGTGGAATTATATGTTTTTTAATATTGTTAATCCAATCATGATAGAACCATTTTGATTTATACTCTTTATCATTGACATTAAGTATGTCGTGTTTTATTTTTCTTAACTCGCTACAAAATGTACTAACACGCTCATTTTTTTGATTCTTGGATAGTTTTAGTTTTCTTATTTTAGAAATTATAAATTTCTTTTCCCAAACAACATTAACATATCGTTCAATGTATTCAACAAAATGTTGTTTAATATTATTTTCATACATTGTTAAAGTATCAGTTGCTAAATAATCCAATATAGTATTCATGTGTAGATAATCAGATTTTTCACAAGATAATAATTTACTGAACACTTTATCATAAAATTTTATTAATGGTGCTTTTAGTTCTTGTGTATCCTTACCGGGCTTACCTTTCGTTGGCTCAACACATAAAGTTTTCATAACGGTGCTAATAAATTTTTCATTTATTATTGGTAATGTTTTAGTTTTGTGATATTGTTTAAGACAATATAGTTTAATGAATTGTAATGTGTTAATTACTATTTTATTTGCCTTGATTACAGTTTCATTTATTGTTTCAATAGTAGTATCATGTTTCACTACATATTTTAACGGAACTTTGATGCACTTAAAGTAATCAGGTGGTTTTTCTTTATTCATCTATATTCTACGTATATAAATATTTTTGGTAAAATAAACGCACTCATATTTTTGTGAATATATAAATACGGGTACGAATTGGATGTTTATTGATAGTTATCATTTTATCTTTCGTTTCGATGTTATATAAAATTTTTGTGACATGTTTTATGATGGATAACCAAGGTCGTTTCATATTTTCAGGATTTTCAATACCACACATATTTCTAAATGTAAAATATTTTCTTAGATCAGGTAGTAATGATAATATTTTATTTGTTTTTTCTGGAGAATTATCCAATTCATAAAGAGTAATTTTATTATCAATCAATTTCAATATGTCAATAATTTGATTTGCTAAATTTAATTGTTCTTGTTTATATAAATCACTTTTGTTCCGCATAATTATATTAAGTAAATAATTATTTTTATATAAAATTCGGCGTTTTAACTTAAATAAGTGTTCCAATTTATAGTTAAAACGCTCTAACAAACAGTCCACCCGAAATCATCTGAATCACACTTTGGCGTCATTTCATCTTCAAGTACTTTGATTTGTTTTTCATTATTGGTGTATAATATTTCGAGAGCATCCATACCTTTTTTGACTGATACTGACGTTGGTTTTGGATATACACTTTCGAGATGTTCAATATATTTGAGAAGCGTTTCACGCGGTTTCTTGTTTTTACGGAAGAATGTCACATATTTCCATGTTTTTTCAAAAATAGGTAAAACTTCAGCAAACCATTGTCTATCACGTTTAATCGTAAAACATCGTGACTTATTGAGTTTCCAATAAATTGTTTTAAGAACGGTGTATCCTTTAAATTCATCTTTATTCTGATATGTAGCCAGTTGGTCAGCAACCCATTGATCTAATTCATATGGTGTCATTTCTATTTTTGGTTGATAGATGAATTTAGCATCATCGTAAATCACATTTTGTAAATCTTTTGTCACATTACCGAATGGAACGAGTAGAATCAAACACCCTTTTTCAAATCCAGTTGATTTGGAACGAAATGGTTCATTAATATCAGTATCATTAATAAATTCTATGCGGTCTTTATATTCACCAATTTCACATTGCCAGAAATCACACTCATCAAGATCACAACATTCTAATTGTAATTGGACTTGCGCATGATAATAAATGGGACATACGTCAAGAACATCTGAACTTGTCATGTTAATTTTACGTGTTTCAGGACATTTAATTTCTAACATACGACCGACCATTTTTGTTTTGTGGATACCATCAAATTTATACTGATCTATGATACCATCAGGACTCGCTCCAATAAATTTATGTACAGAATGTTCGACTAGTCCATATTCGTGAACAATAACATTCATACGATACATATAAATCATTGTTGCAATATGTTCATATTTTTTTCCGTGGTGACATGCTTTTCCACCTGTAAATGGTATTTTAATAAGTTTTTTGATAACACAATTGTATTGTGGTTCATTGTGATTAACACCAATCACAAGTCCACCGTCACTGGCGGTAATCATTCCGTCACGTTGTTTAAACCATTCAATTGAGCGTTGTTCAGGTACTTTAATTTTTTTAATTTCTTCAATTATAGCAATTCTTCTCTTTGCACCATCATCAATAATGTCGTCACATTGATCACCATGAATCCAATATTTACTGTTTGGTAAACAATTAAAATATCTTTCAGCATCATACTTTATTTCTGATTCCATCGGAAATACATATATTTTCGAACTACTTTTTTGTTTTGGTAATGTTTGTCCGTTGTTACTATCCAACACCGGAGATGTTTTTTTTGCACGAGGTTTTTTAACGAGTTCCTTAGAAACATCTACTTTCTTAACACGAGTTTTTTTCACTACATCTTTTGTAATTATTTGTTCGACCTGAGACATATGATAATGATAAATAAAAATCGATACTTTATATCAATGCAAAATCAATTTTTATTTGACTATTAATGCAATTGGTTGGTAAGTTATGAGTCTCATACGACAACAATATCTATCATGTGGTATTTTGAGACTATCGATGAGTTCCATCTTTTTAATTTTCTGTTCTTTTGGTGAAAGTTTGACATCATCACATATTTTTTTGAGACCTGCTTCATATATGATTACTTTATCTGCAAGATATCTATTGCATGTTGGGCATTTGATGTATAACATGATTTATAATAGTATATGACATAATTAAACATATCTTTATATTTTCATTTTTTTCATAATCATCCAATAATTATTAGTGAATAATTTTGTGAATATTATGTATATATGTCAAATAATTCTTCAATAACTTCAGAAAATAGTATAAAAGATCAAACGGGTAAAAAATTTGACGTTGCTGCATTTAATAAAGACTTTGAATTGACGGCTAAAACACAAAAAGAAGCTAATAGAATAAAGGAAAATGAAAAATTACAATTGCTCAATCAAGATATTAAAGAAAAAACAATAATGAATATGTCTATTAACGAACTTCTAATAGATTGGAAAGTATCATTTGATGGTATTTTGAATGATATTCAGCAAAGAAATATTACACGTTCTACATTAACAAATGGAAATCGTTTGTTTCATCTTGGAATGACAATTTTATTGGGTGTTTTATTTTTTTATTTAATGTACACCGTAATATCACGAAGATCAAATACATCGCGTGTCATAAAAGAATATCACACACATTTACAACTAGTAACCGAATAAAATTAGAATCTGGCAAAACCAGAATATGCACTATCATCACATATCATACGAGATCTGGCAACGGATATATCGTTTAATGTTGGTAATGGTATACCATCCAAAGTAAACGTCGCATATATTCTGTATAAATTATCACGTAAATGTGTTCTTATTTTTTTTTGTGTTGCCTTACTCACATTATATAGATCCATAGAACTGACATGATCATTACCATCGATATGAACAATACGAATTTCATATTTTTGTTTTACTGGATGTGGAAACCCACATATTTGATAGAATTTAATTGGTTCTAACGTGCACCCTTCAGGTGTTATATCATCATCATGTTGAGCGAATACGTATTTTCTCGACGACATCTATACATATTCAAATGATTTTTTTCTATTGAGTTTAATTTACTGGTACAAAAATGAATATTTAAATTCGTTTATTGTCGCGTCTTAGTCCAGTGTCGGTACTAGACTCTCTAACTCATTCTGATAATGAGTTATATGGTGTTATTTCAAGATTAATCACTTTTGTATTATTGAAATACCCGTTAGTTTTAATATAGTTTTTATTTTTTTCATATATTTGTATCAAATAATTATTTAATAAAGTATCTAATTGGGACACTGATTCATCTAATTTTTTAATTAATTTTTTATCTGATGGAATCATTATCATAATGGAACGTAAATCTGTTAATATCAACTGTTTGTATCTTTCAGCATGAAAATAGTTTTCACCTGCAAGAGCAGCATCTATCATCGTACTGGCAAACATATTTAAAAAATCATCAATTCTTTGAACAATATCTTCAAAAACTTGCGGATTATATGTATAAAAATCTTGAATGGAAAAAATAAAATCAGTCATGTCAGTATATTTTTGAATATTTTCTGGTTTTGGTAAAATACGATCTGACTTTATATGGTGAATTTTTTTTTCACCAGTGACAAGTTCATTATTATAGTTATATACCAAATAAATTGTTATTATTGCAATAATACAACCAAATAATGCACCGATTGAAATATTTTTATATTGGAAAAAAATAACGATACCAACAAATATACTAACATACAAAATAAATTCTTTCGAAGAAATTTTATCAAAAGTAGTTGCATGATCTTTTAATGGATTTTCTCTCGGGCCAAGCAAGTAGTCGATATTACCACATTCTACTGATTCAGGAATTTGTATGTGTTCTGGAATATTAAGATCATCCGATGTTTTTATTATTGCATTATATTTTTTATCAATTTCATCCATATATGTTATAATGTGATAATATTGAACATTGATATAAAAAAAATGAAAAATTTTGTGCTTAAAATTATATATTTAATTTCTCATCAATAACTAAGTAACATAAATGGAAACATATTTGAATTCACTTCTTAGTGGCACACCATTCGATATAATGAATACTTTCGGACAAATCCCGCCCCAACAACCAGAAACATCAAATTCGTCTACAACTAATTATGAAATTTACACAAATTGGATAAATCGCAATATGTATGAATCCGTACATTTCACAAATATTAATAGAGATCGACAAATACATGAATTAGTCCAACTACAATTAATGTTTTCTGAACAATTAGATGAACAAGCACCACGAAATCATATTGATTTTGTAGTGATGCTTCCTCAAAATATACAAGGTACATTTGGTCCATTAGAAGCTATTTTAGAAACCATGTTTAATCATTTTCGTGGAGCAGAACAAAGTGATGTAATACTCCCATTGACAGATGATGCAATAAGTAAATTACCAGTCAAGAAATTTAAAGAAATTATGGATTCGGAAAGTGAAAATTGTTCAATTTGCCAGGAAAAATATGATAGTGAAGCAGATGTAATAATATTACCATGCAAACATTACTTTCACAAAGCATGTATAACTGAATGGCTTAAAAACTATCATCATAAATGCCCACTGTGTCGGATGCCATGTGGGGAACATACGGCCAATATGTAAAAAAATTGAACAAACAATAATAAAGACACATTATATTATAATATTTATAAAACTACAATTATGTGTTCAATCAATGCCGAAATCGAAAATGTTAAAAAACAGTTATTCATCGAGAGAATTCGATGTGAATTAGAAGACTTAAGCGAAGATGAACCACGATATACATTTCTATCAACAATTCTTAAAAATATACCAAATGATGATAATATCTTAGAAAAGACTCTTGAAGTTGTGTATCATAATACATTTAAAAAAGCATGGAGTAAACTACCACCATATCATAAATTTCAGAAAGTAAAAGAATATTTGGATAGTAAAAAATTACCAATAGCTGAAAGAAAAAAAATAGAGGAAAAAATAATTTTAAAAATTAATGATAAAACATTAAATACATGTAAATATGTTACATATGATACAGACACATGTAAAATAACTAAAATCATTTTGGATAAGACAGTAGTATAAAATTTGCAGCGTGTAAATATATTTTTTTTATTATTAAAAGAATTTATATGACTTCACGACAAAAAAATATAGTTATTAATACATTAAATAAATATCATAATTGTGGTATCGATCATACGTTAAGTTCAGACGATCATAATATAGCAGAATTCACAGATAAATATTGTAGAACATTGATGCTTGAAGATATTGTACCGATTGTACATAAATGTTTATCAGAGAAAGAAATGAAACATATAATATTAAGACATGAATTAAAATTTTTAAAAATCCAATCAAAAGATATGACTTTGGACCAATTTAAAAAAGAAGTAGTGTGTGTATTAAAAAGATATCAACATTGTGCCGGTGGTTTCAATATGGACGATAGTGAATGGATAATTCATGATAAAACATCAAAAAATTATACCGTATATGAAACAGAACTAATATTTGAAAATACATTACATATGGATTATAAAACTGATGTTGAATGTTCTGAATACATGGAATTATTAATTAATCGTCTGAATATGATTGCATTAAATATTGTAGTGTCAATACATACATATTTATCTGAAAGAGATCAAATATATTACATATTGTTAAAATGTAAAGATAATTCTGCAATGATATGTGACATAGAAATATCAAAATTACTTGATAATGCAAATACACAGTTATAAAAGTTTTTTACCATCACTTGTCATTACATATTTATCAATATTAATTGTTCCGTCATGTATTTTATTGTGACATTCTTTACATAATACAATTAAATTTGTTTTAGAGTTCTTTTTAAGGTATTTTTTTCCATCAACTAAGCCATCATGACAATCTTTTTGTTGATTGATATGGTGAGTATCGAGTGTAGATACACCATCAATGCGTTTTATTTTTTTATTACATATACCACATGTATCAACATATATATCACTGTTATATTTTGAAACAACTGGTTGGATTATGTGACTCTTTGTACCCAATAATTCGTCTTTAATTTCAGAAGTTAATTTTGTAAATTCGTCATCTCTAATTATGTATTTTGCGACAGTTACACCATACACATCATCCCCAGAACCTTCTTTTAATTGTCTATCATAAATTAATTCATCTTTGATCGGATCATGTGACACTGATAAATGGAATGCTTTAATAGTTTTGAGTTGTTTTATCTGTGGTAATTTAATGATATCATGTAAATGTGTTGCAAAAATAAATGTCGAATTAACATTCGATAATTTAATTAAAGTAGATGCGACTATAGCATTACCCGAAATATGTTCTGTTCCACGACATACTTCATCGCCAATAATTAGTGTTTTTTGATTAGAACGTTTCCAAATTGCTTTGAGTTCAATCATTTCAACACCGAACGATGATAATTCTTTGAAAATATTATCATTACCTGATATGCGTGTAAATATTGCAGTATATGGTGAAAAAGTAAATGTTTTTGCTGGTACAAACATACCAGCTTGGGCCATAATGACACTCAATCCCAATGCTTTCATCATTGAACTTTTACCGGAACTATTGAGACCGTATAAAAGTATACCCTTCATTTTTGGTTTTCCGATACACAAATCATGAGTAATATATTCATGTTCAATAATGCGTTCGATAATTGGATGTCTTAATTGTGTACAATCAACAAATCCAAAATCACAATCTTGTATGGTCGGTTTAGAATAACCGTATAATTGACTTGTTTTGGCATTTGAAACGACATAATCCAGTTCGGACAACACTCTAATAATTTTCTTAATGTAATTACCATATTCAGATATAATTTCAGTAATATCATTAACAAAATATTTTTTAACTAGGAGTTTAAGTTGATTTTGTAGTGATATGATATCATCCGAATGAACACTTATTTCCGGTACACTTATTTTGGCGACTTTTGTAGTCGGAAATGAAAACACGAAACTTTTTGTTTCGATGAGATTTTTTCCTATTTTAATACCAGGTATTTCATTTAGTTTTTTTTGTAATAATACCGCACGTTTTTGTGTTGTTGAGAAATAATATCCGTTTCTATCATTTTTTTTGACAGTAATTAAATTGTGTTGAGTTGAAGAATCCCCAATGAATGATGATAATTTTTTACATAAACTGTCCATAAAATTTATTTTGGATGTATATTCTTCATACAATTCATCAATATCTGAATACACACCAGTATTATAAATTGGAATTGTTTTATCATACATGTATGATTTCATGTTGGCAATATTCCATATTTTTTCAATACGTTCAATCATTTTTCTAAGTGTTTTTGTCTTTTTTGCAAATATAAAATAGTCCAATAAATCAGTATGTTCTTGGATTTGTTTAAAAATAGTCAATATGATTGACATACTTTGTGTAAAATTATAAAATTCGTTAATTGAAATGATACCAAGAACCATTTTTCGATGTAATTTTTCAATATCGGATAATAGACTAAGATGTTTCTCATATATTATATTTTTTTTATCATTTATCATATTTTCAGTAACATCGTAAATTTTTTGCAGTGCGTTTGTATCGATATATGGTGCGTTCAGTTTGTTTATAAAATATCGTCGCCCCATGGGTGTGTTTGTGTTATCAATAACGTCAAATAAACATTTAACTTTTTGTGTATTAACATCATATGTATTTGTGTCAAAAATATTTAGTTGGAGTGTTGCACTATTTCCAATATATAATATTGGAGTACTACTAAATAGTTCGGGCACATTAATATTTGCCAAAATAGATGGATTAGCCGAATAAATATAATCAAGTAACATTACAAAACTAATAGCAACATGTGGTAATTTTTCGACACCAATGTATTCTAACGGATGTATTAAACCATGTGTCGGATATACTTTTTTTAATATTTCTGTTTGGTACGACATTTTAAAATAATGTTGATTAATATTTCCGATAACATGTACATTATTATTCGTCAAGTCCAAATACGATTTGAGAGATTCCAATGTATAGGTTTGAATATTTGTAAATATAATTACTTCTTTTGGTCTGTACGTATGTAAAAATCTAACTGATTCGTCAAAACATTTTCGTTCATCATTAGAATGTGACGATGCGTCACATATAAATGTTTTCCCAGTAGTGATGTCACACAATGATATACCAATAATAATTAATGAGTTGGATTTTAATTGTTTTTCTTCTTTAATATAAATTGACGCAACAAAACTATTATCTGGTGTGTAAGACATAATATTCGTACCAGGTGTATAAATACCAGTAACTTCCCGTTTTGGATGTGGTGGCGGTGTTGTTTGTTCAATAACTACAACAGTGATACCATTTTCGGTAAGAGTGTGTAAATTTGCGACTATTGATTCAACTGGAAAACCAATCATATAAGGATTTTTTATACCAACAGATGGATCTTTTGAACTTTTTTTAGTTTTAACCATATCAAGTATTTTTGATATTTCGTTCAAATCATAACCTTGTTCATTTGTTTCATACATCTCAAAAAACGCGCCGACATTCATGAGTACCAATGTCCTTTCACCAAATTTTTTGGTGTATTCTTCTTGATAATTAAAATATTCTTCAGTTAAATAAAGTTTTTGTTTTGACATTGATAATATAACGATAATATTAAATGTTCCATAACATTTATATAGAATTTTCATTGTTTTACAATGAAAATATGATATAAACTATTAAACTTTCAGTATGGCTAAACACATATATTTATTTATGTTCAATCATACGCATTAATTTATTTTCTAATGTTTTCTCGATAGCTTCGCGTACAAAATATGATTGTTTTGGTAAGTCACACCAACTAACATTTGTTCCTTTGACGAATTGTTGTAAAATTGTATACACATCAGATAGTGATAAAAGTTTATCCTCAATAAAATCAACCTTTTTATCAACAGTTTTTTGGTCATTGTTAATATAATCATCTGTATTTTTTAATGAATCTATCAATTTAACTTTACCGTCAACGACTTTCAAATATTTATTGATAAATTTAGAATTTTCTTCACGGTATAACCACTTATCTAACATTTTTTTATGAAATAATTTTGTAACTCGTTCACGAATTGCTGACGTATCACAAACATCACCATATACTGGTCTGCGTAGTAAACTCGCACCGACATTCAATGCAGGGATAAAAATATCAGACATAATAAGTGAATTACCGATCAAACCGGAAACTCTTGTCGTCGTGTTATTAACGATAATAGGACTTTTTGAAACAGTATAACCAAAAGGTGTCAATGAGACAACATCAGATGTGATAACAGATTGCGTACCATCTTTTTTTGTAGTTATTTTAATTGGTGGTGATATTGATCCATCATCACTAGTCCTATGCACATATGAAGTCACTTCACCAGTTAAATCATTGTAGAATGTATCGGTATTAGTTGGAGAAAACACAAGAGAATCATCAGATAAAATATAATTACCATCATATAAATTATCATCAGTCCATACCAATGGAGAACTTAGTAAGTTTAAGATACTCATACTATATATTATATACTCAGTATATATTATTAGAAAAATAATTATTTTTGTTTTGTTATGTTAGTTTCGACTTCTTTTTCTAGCGAGTCTAAAATAAAATTTAAATATTCATCAGTCGACATTATATTTTTTTTTGATTTTTCGAGATATTTATTTGAAATAATAAATAATGTATCGTATCCAATTATATCACTTTCCATATACTTTCTACGTATATCTGAGTATTCGAATTTCTTTAGTTTATTCTTTTCGGGTACTACTACTATACATTTAGGGGTATCTTCGTCAAGTTTTACACTTATATACTTGTATAATTTGTTATAAATTTTTTTAATCCAAAATTGTTTGATAATACTTAATATCGCATTAATAAATTCTTCATCAAACATTGCGATATCTTTTCCAAATGCATGTAAAAAACAATCAATTATACGTATTCGTGTAAGAACTGGTGAATCTTCATGATCTACCAACCAATTATTAAAATCTATTTGTGATTTAATTAAATAATATTGTGATAAAAAATTTTTGTAGTTGAGAGGCCATAATGGTTGTAATAAATTTGCTTGTGTATTTTCGACTAGTACTTCCGTATTTTTATCAATATCAACATTACTACTCAAATCACATGGTGCAATAGTTCGAACGATTTTATCATCTGCATTATAATATGGATCAATCGCACAAAACGTATGTGCTGTATTAGTTATTTTTTCAGTTGTCACTGGATGTATTATTCGTGTTCCAGCAGGATAACATTTACTAATACATTTAATACCATTTGTACTAGTTGGATATGTATTCGAGTCCATCGGTATACACTTAATGAATAATTAAATTTTACTCTCATATTTCTATATAGGTATGTCCGTACATTCCCAAATCTTATTTAATGAAACTATATTTCGAGCCATATTGGCAAACGATCCAGATGGTATAATTAGGAAATTATTACCGCAATTAGAAAGAACACAATTTGATTATCTTATAGACATTTTATGTAATTTAGTTAATAATATAATTTCATTATTTCATATTGAGAAACCAAATGATTTTCGACAATCACTTTTAGCAGATAAAGGAAGAGACATCATTAGTTTATTTCTATTATTATTACCATTCATCGAAAATAAAGATGATGTCGATAGACAAGGTGATGAAAAAGAAAACTTAACAAAATTACAAAAACTAGAAGACTTGTACGTCAAAAAAGAAATGTCACATGAAAATGATGACATATCAAAAGTTTCACCAAGATACAAATATATGAATATTCAATATAATAGATGTGTGAGACCACACACTAAAAATGATACTCCAATAGAAAGACCATTTGATATATCACATATCGAACATAATTACATATTATTATTACAAACGATTCAACAAATCGCGAATAGATTATATGTTAATTGGACAAATATAGTTCCCATCACAAATTACAAAAAACATCAAATATATTCTGATACTGTAAACGCGATAAAAAATCATACTATTAGTGATACACGGTTACAACTTCCACCAAAAAATATTACGTATACATCAACAAGACAGCATATTGTTATAAAATCAAACCATTTATACGTTGGTACGATATATGAGACAGTATATCACCAATTATATAAGAAAATTAAGAATGTCAAATGGTTACTATATAACATATCATCAAAGGGCTATGAAAGTATGACATCGATGAGTACAATACCTACAATAATAGAAATATTTAAGAATTCTCTTAAATTGGATATGAAATATTTATTTGAGGGTAAACAATGGGAAAAAATAACAAAAATAGAACAAGACAAATTTACGGATACATGGAAACAACTATATCAAAATAATAATAAGCCAATAAGTGTTTCTGTTAAAATATCTATATTGCATTCATTTATAATTTTTTTTGAAAAATATTCTCATTACGACTCAAACGAAAATGATGATTTTAAAGAATATAAAAAATTATCTGATACATTAAGAAAAATAAAAAAAGGTGAAGGTGATGATGATGATGAAACATTATATTTTACTGAAGAACTGGAGTTTTATGTCAAACACTATGACAAAATAAAAACACAATATATTTATAACTATTTAAGTTCAGTACTCAAACAATTTAGAAACACTGTGTATTATAAGATTCTTTATGATGAAGAATTTATTGGAGAACATAAATTAAAACTTAAAAAACCAAATCCGCCTCAATTCTTGGGAAAACCTATTGATTTTATGATTAAAAACTTATTTAATTTCGCGAAATCGATTTGTTGTTATGATAAAACATTAATTGAAATGCCTGAACGATGGGTATCGATGGATAAAGATATGAGAAAGATTTTTATTGACAGACTTAACGATACAAATCGTAATGATATAGTGAATAAAAAAGGATGGTTTTGGATTAGAAAAAATATCGAAAGAATTTATCCATTTACCTTTTCTAAAATGTCTGGAATTGAATATGAGAAATTTATTAATGACGCAAACACATATATTTATGACACATGTATGATAAATCTGACCATGTTTGTTTGTGAATGTTTGACAATATCTGGTACATTATCTGAATTCAGAATATTTACTTCAGCAGATAAAGGTAATGAGAATATAGATTCATTTAAAAAATGTAATTATTTTTTAACAGAAGAACCATACGAAAAATTAGAAGTGTTCATTAAATCAGCAGATGGTGAACCTGAAAAAACAATAAAATATAATGAATTTAACACACGCTACATGAAAAAAGACAAAATTACTGGTACTACTAAACCAGCATCACAAGATAGTAAATGGTATGATACATATGCCATGAATTGGGTATCGCAAATTAACTTTTTTCATAAATATTTAAATAACAGAGTCATATTTGCGACTGGTGGTACAGGTGTTGGTAAGTCGACACAATTACCAAAATTATTATTGTATGCAACTAAAATGATTGATTGTAAAGATAATGGGCGCGTAATAGATTCACAACCTCGAAAACGTCCGACACGTGATGTGGCTGTACGAATCGCTTTAGAAATGGGAGTCTCAATATATACAGGAGAAGGAAAAGAAGAAAAAGATACTGATAATTACCACATTCAATACAGACATCAAGATTCAAGACACGTTTTAGAAAGAACATTACATCCAGTGTTGAGATTTGTTACAGACAAAATCTTGTCGAATACGATTACAAATCCATTGTACAAAGCAACAATCCAAAATATAACAACAAAAGAATCTACATATACACAAAGAAATGTATTCGATATTGTTATTGTTGATGAATCACATGAACATAATAAAAATATGGATATGATATTGACAATGATGCGTGATGTGTTATATTATAATAATGATTGTAAATTAGTTATCGTAAGTGCCACTATGGCGGATGATGAACCAGTATATCGTCGATTTTATCGTGATATTAATGACAATTTAATGTATCCGCTCAACATACATAATGCCGAACAAATGACCGATAGAATTAATGTTGATAGACGTTTGGATATATCTATACCTGGACAACCAAATAATTGGTATATTGATGAGAAATATATGACAGACGTTCCGGAAAATGACGCTCTCAAAAATAAATATATTGCAGATTTAGTCAATAAAATTTTAACTCGAAAAGATGCACAAGATATTTTAGTGTTTCAACCTGGTAGAAAAGAAATTATGGCATGTGCTAAAATTATAAGAGATTCTACTGATGAATCGGTTATAGCAATACCATATTATGGTGATTTGTCAGAAGACCTTCGTAAATTAGTAGAAGAAGCACCAAAAGATAAAGCATCACTAAAAATAAATAGAGATGATATTGATAAATTTGAATCTATTTCAGATGTATCACAACTTCATTCTGTCGGAGGACATTACAAGCATGTTGTAATTATTGCGACAAGTATTGCCGAAGCATCTATTACAATAGATACATTAACGGACGTTATTGATACTGGTACACGTAAAACACCAGAGTACAGTCCTCAATTTAACGGATCTGTTCTTCGTAAGGATAAAATATCGGAACAATCACATACACAACGTCGTGGTCGTGTTGGTAGAAAAATGAATGGATATGCGCATTACTTATATTCTATTGATGAAATCAAAGGAAAAAAACCGAGTTATGATATTTGTGTAAGTGACATAACTGATATTATTTTTTCATTATTACGTAATAGTACGTCAAAAGTAATGTTTGACAGTAATTCTGATCCTAACACAATACCAGATGATAAAACAACTGATATCAATTTTAATGATGCAAAATATGCACACATACAAGGATTGGGTGAAATTATAAAATCACAGTATTATATCAGAAAAAAAATTACTACTGTTGATAATAATGTTGAACCAATATTCGAACGATTTACATATGTTGGCGATGATTCTCAATATGATTATAAAAATAAGAGGAATGTCATAGAACAATATACTGATGGTTATGATGTTACTCAATTAAAAGATGATAGTGGTACATTTTATATTGTACATCCAAATGAAATGGATATTACACGTAATATATTAGGAGTAATTCAAGAAAAAATGAAACCAAAGATAATACTATATTTACGTAAATTATTTGACATGATGCTCATAACGAGAGATGCAACAGATAAGAAAAAAGTTTTTAAAACATTATATGGTGAACAAATTAATAATTTATCGCATAATGCATTCCTGGATGCCAACAGTATTCAATTCACAATAGCATGTTGTTTTGCGTCAGCTTTTGGATGCTTAGATGATGTTGTTAAAATTATAACGATGTTACTTTATACTTCAAATAAAAATCAGCAGATAACACCCCAACGAAAATGTAAATCAGATTTATTTTACTTACTCGATTTTTTCAATAACATGTTATCGACATTACCATGTTTTGTACAAAATAAAAGTGATATACAACAAAATTTTGGTTCTGGTTCAAAATCAATAGAATTAAATTTGGTAAAATTAGAACAATGTATTAATGGTACAAATACTTTGAATAATCTTCAAAACATGGATGACGAAAGAGATAAAAAATTTTTAGAAAATGTTGGAAAATATGTGGGTAAAGTGATACCAAAAAATGCTAATATTATGCAGGAGTGTATCAGAAATTATGTAGACACGTTAATGACTTTCCTAAGCGTGAGAAGTAATATTAAATTATGTAGTCAATATTTAAATAAGTCATATATTGATACTGTCGCAGCGCATTACACAAGAGAAGATAGAATTACAGCTTCATTTTTACATGCATTTGGATATAATATTGTGGTAAAAATAAGTGGAACATCACTGTATTTACCAATTAAATATCCCACAGATCGTAATATTAAAAAAATAAAATCTACAAAAAATATTTTATCAACGTATGTCGATCCAGCGTATCTCAGTAATTATTTGCTGTACATAAACATATTAATTGGGGATGATGAAAAAGAATTTGTTAATAGTAGCATATCAGCACTACATTATATAGATCCAAAATTATTAAATATCATATCATATCAATATAATTTACAAGGATACATAAACACTGTGTTACGCGGAAATCCTTCGAGTGATATAATTAACGCAAATTTAAATCCAGATGACGATAAAAAACTAATTGTCGGAACACAACCACCATATAATATCATAAGGAAATATGATATGACTGTAAGGCAAATGATACAATATGTAACGTATAATTATCTTTCAAATACATCACAATGTTTCACACATATATATCCAAATTCTGAAAAAATATTGCAACAATACGAACAAGAAAATCAAGATTTTCTTTATAAATATAAAAAAATACGTCTTGACGAATAGTTAAATAATGACTTGTAAAATTTATGAACATTATAATCATCTAATGACTTCCATAAATTTATTAAATAATTCATCGTACTGTTTTTCAGTAACATTACGATTTATATATGCATTGATATCCAAACCGACACTTTGTAAAACGATATCTCGTAACTTTGTAATATTCGCTGCGTAGTTGCGGACGACAGATCTATAACGAATATTCTTATCATTAATTTGTGTTATTATATATTTAATTAATTTGTCACGTCTAATACTTGGAAATTGAATACGCATATCAGCATACCAATATGTCCATGCTAAACAAAAACCAGCTGCGTCACCGATATTAGTATTATATGATTTTTCATTTGTATCGAACATTTGAAAACCTAGTTTCATATATTGATACGGTGCGATGTATTTCACATTTGGAATTAATTTAGAAAAATATTTTGTTAATTTTTCATCGATCATCTGTTTACCATATATACCGCCATGTGGTTCAAATCTTTCTAATTCATTTGTATTCTTATTGTACAATAATAAATTAGCATGTCCACTAATTTCAAATACAACAAACACATTCATAACAATATAAGTTATTTTTTTATCTTTAATTGCATCATTTATTATTTTTGTGATCTGGTCTGAAATAAATAATACGTGAGTTATGTCATTCCACATTATAAGACACGGTGAAAAATCACAAGATTCCTTCGATTTTTCACATATTGCTGGGTCCCATGCTTTTTGTGGTAATATGGATACGACATTATTATATTTTCTCGCCAAGTAAATTAATCCTGATAAAACATCTATACTATAACCAGTAAATGTACTTATTGATACATTTTCATCAAGTGGTATTTTTAAACATTTAATATTAGATTTCAATGGATATGTTCTATCGGCACATTCTATAGTTTTTTTCTCCAACAAGCTCATTATATGTTTCTTTGTAAACTCTCGACATTTCGTAATATTTGTACCACAATCAGTTTCCCATTGGTTCATCCAATCTTTTTGTGATGATGTTAAAATATGAACATAACTATCAATAATCATATCAATAAATTCTTGTTTATCTTCTTCAGTTATGTATGTTATTGGTTTTTCATTATTGTGGTTAACAGCAACTATATTTAGTTTTTTTGTAATTAAAATATCTTTAAATTTTTTCCATAACATTGCCTTGCATATCAAGTGAAAACATGTATTACCATTATAATCAGGTGTATTGAGATTTGATTTTGGTAATAATAATTTTATAAAATCTATAAAATTCGTTTGTTTTTTCAAAAATAGCATATGTAATGGTATTTCACGATATACTGATATAATATTGACGTTGATACCAACTTGGATACCTTTTGGTTTATGTTCGAGTAAAATTTGTGCAATATTTATTTTGTCATATAATGCGCATGTATGTAATGGAGTTATCCCTTGATAATCAGGTGCATTTATATCTGATCCATTATCTAATAATATTTTAACTATTTTATCGTGACCATTGTAACACGCATAATGTAAAGGAATTGAAGTTCTTTCATATTCTGTAATATTTGGATTAGCGCCATGTTTTAATAATACATGTACAATATCGTATAACGATAAACGACAAGCAACATGTAATGGGGTTTCACCACTATTATCTTGACTATCAATATCAGTTGTATTTTGCAAAATTAGCTCAACTATTTCTGTATTACGTGTCCCAACTGCATAATGTAACGCATTTTTTTTGTTTTTATCTTGTAATGAACATTTTGAATCACGTAATAATAATTTAATACATTCAATATTATGAAAAATTAATGAATAATGTAATGCAGTATTACCATTTATATCAGTTAAATGTTTTAATGGTACACCGATAATTTTTTCATCATGTTCTAATAATAAATTAACAATATCAATAAAACCAAACTTGATTGGCATATACATGATAGATTTTCCATCGGCATCAAGAGAATCTAATTTAATAGTAGTTGTCAATAATTTTTTAAGGATATGTGGTTTATTAAGAGCAACAACGTACATGATAAAATAAATACCGTTATCATCTTGGACATTATAATCGACATTTTTATGTGAATCAATATACGATATTACATATTCATCTTCATTAGATCGTAGTTTTGGTAATAAATCCAGTATTTCTCTTGAAAAATCTTTAGTTGTATCTAAATCAATGTTCGTATTTATATGAGTCATTTACGATATAATATATCGATACAATAAAAATATAATTATATTTTTATTGCACATAGTTACACATATTACATCTTATGTTCAGACGACATGTTACTCATAATAAAAAAATTCATAACTGTCAAACAAACAGAAAATAATATATTTCTTCTCTCTGTATGATATGTCCTTATTTTTTGTATTGATTCATCTAATCCAAATAGTCCAATATCACCAATTTCTTGTCGTTGTGTTACAATATTATCACTTCTCGTTGGTGGAACTTGTGTCGTTAATAGAGCAATATAATATATATGTCTATATTTTAGACCATTCGTTCCAATCAAGTCTTCTACAAGTGGTTCAATATTTCTAAACAGAATAAAATCGTCATATGTGTATCCTGTTTCTTCGGTGAATTCTCGTAATGCACAATCTATGTCAGATTCGTCTCTGTCACGTCTACCTTTTGGTAACCCCCATTCTGGACATGTATTATCCGGTGTAGTATTTTTTAGAAAATCTGATAATTTAACTGGAGCCATTTCAGATAATGCGATATATTTCTCTCTGGACATAATGTATTCTTCATGTTTTATTATTGGTTTACGTAGAGACCATATATCACTCCAAAGATAATCGAAATCATGTTCTCTGATTTTATCGAGTTCGAGTGGTGTCATTTGTTTAAATAAAAATGCAATATGTGATGGGTTCGTAACAGCATATCTGCCTCTGACAAATTCGGTGTAACCCAAAGAATGTTTACGCATAATGAGAAGTACCTTGATAATATCTTTGTATTTAGAGAAATTTTCAAGAATCGAAAGATTATCACACGTGATTGCCACATGTTGTTCAAATTTATTAATTGATGATAAATGTTCGATTAGTTGTTTTGCATCGACAGATTTTTCTGGATAGTTTTGATTAAGTGATAATGCAAAAATTCCATAACTTGTTATTGGTGAATGACATGTCTTATGTGCATGTCCAAATTGGCCACAATTCGTACATTTTATTTTTGAAAACTTTTTTTTGTCCATATCTCATACCAATACATACATAACGTAATTAGGTTTTATATATATATGTCAAACGACATCGTGCCAACTTCCAATAAGTTGTGTCATATATATTGTGATTTAAATGACACGTGTATAAATAAATTTTTTCTTTTAATGCGTTCACAATGTAAACGCAGTGCGTTTATTTTGCATCGACTATAACACCGTTATCATCATCGATAACCTCTGGTTGTTTTTGAGTTTTATATTCTTCCAATGATATAAATTTCTTTTCTGTCGAAAATGCTTCACTGTAAAAATCTTCGACTTCTTTTTCAGTCGCAACATCATCAAGTGTTGCAAATGCCATAATTCGTGTTTCTTTATCAGTAAATTTTTTTGCCAATATTGTAGCTTTTACAAACATCCCCACATCCAGTGGTTCACCAGTTTTGAGTCTCATTTTATTTGTATTTGAATCACGTACGAATACATCTTTGTTAACACGATCCGCAGTTACATAAATTTGTATTGGATCTCTGATTAAATTGACAAATAGTTCCGAATTCTGATTTACTTTGCAAATAATTTGAGTACCTTCAAGTGGATGACATAATCTACATGAAAATGTTACTTTATATGTAACATATGCATATCTATCTTCTGCTGAAATTCTACCTTGATCGTGTTCAAGAATTTCATAAATTTTACTTATATATCCGTAACTACGAAAGCACTTTTTTTCGATTGCTTTTATTAAATTATGTTTTAGATTGGAATACAAATTATTATTTAATTGATCTGGTGATAATTCAACTGTCGTATATAAGATTGTGTCGATGAATGGATTGTTCATGTTTGTGATTATATATATAATCTTGTTTATATGTATTTAAATTCAATTTTTTATATTTTAACTTATCGTAATAATCCAATCACTACCACTCTTTTTTGCTCCATATTTTTCTAAAATAGATGACATGTCACTAATATCTTTAGAAGATTTAATTGTAATTGTGTAAGATGGATTTTTATTGATGACGTGTGTTGCGATATTCATTGTTAAATGTGTCTTAATTTCCGAATTAATTTTGTTCGTAATATATTCAACACGATCTTCTAAATTATATGGGAATGGTAAAGTGTTATGGTTTGCTGGAATAATAACATAGGTCATTTTATTACCTGCTTTGTTAGTACTGTATTTTTCTAAGTTTAATAATGTATCTTTGATGTTAATACACATATCGAGTCGTGTTTTTGATTCTTGTGTGATATTTAATTTCTTGAGTAATGATTTTAAGAAATGCTTATTTTGTGAATTCGAACAAACTGTACCAGTGAGCGTTTGAATACCAACACCACGTTTTTTACTTGTACCCGTCTTGCGTTTTTCACGAATCTTGAAAACATCTTCTAATTCATCAAATGTTTTAACTTTTTTCTTATTTGGTTCTTTATCTATAATTCCGACAATATCGAATTCTTTTCTTGCAGAATAATATTCATATGTGCTTTCAAAATCATACCCTTCAGGTTCTCTAGAAGATGTTTGATCAGTACTAGCTGTGATATTAATGTTGGAATATTTGAGATAATCACGTAAACTGACATTATTCGATATACTTCTATCATACATCGTTCGTACATACATTGATGTTGAAACACTTTGTTCAAAAGGTTGGTAAATATAAAATCCATTTACAAAAATCAAATATCCAGGTCTATTGTACTTATCTAGAATTGTATCTTTAAAATTATTAAAATCATTTTCTGTCATCGGAATTAATTCATCAAGAGCTTTATAAACATAATATGTGTCAAATAATTCAGTCTTATCAATAGAATAAAATGATTTAACATAATCCACTATTGAACCGAGTGTATAAATATACCCGAGCAAATATAATTCCTTTATTCTTTTTTTGACTTGATCTATTTCAGTGGTGGCCAAATCTTTAGTAAAAGTAGTGTAATCAATATCTGTCTTATCTAACTTGCGATATATGTGTTTTTCAGCATCATATAATTCCAAGTGTAATTTTTTATTGCTACAAGTGTATCCACATTGTTCGTAATCACATACAGCAGGACACGCAGGTTTTCCATCCTTACCACAATCTTTCAATTCAGCCATTTCTTCTTTGAACATATTTCCACTCATATTAAGAGCACAATCAATAGCTTCTTCTTTTAATATTCTTTCGACTTTCTTGACGAGTAAATGTTTTTGTTCACAACGTTTATATAATAACTCTTCGGATGATGGTTCATCTTTTTGCAAAACGACAGTGTATTTAAAAACATGTACTTCGGGATATGGATTGTCTTTTGTCATGAGTGCAATATGCCCACATCGGCGAATTGCACGACCAACAACTTGATCAACACGTCCAAAATTAAAGTATACGTCCAATATATGAACTTCACTTACATTATATAAATTTGCACCTTCATTGATAACCTTTGATCCAAGTATATATTTAATTTTACGACCGTCAATATTCGAAACATGATTGAATACATTTTTTATAATCGCTGTATTTTCTTCTGGTAAGGCTTCATCAACATCCTCTGATGATCTACCAGTAACCACTAAAAATGTTGTCGGGTAATATTGATGATCTGGTATCGTAACAATACCATTCTTTTTTGTCTTACGTGTTAATTTGCCGTTATGTTCGGAATATGGTATTCCACAAAATGAGCATTTTGTTGTACTAAGTGGTTGTACTTTTTCACTATATTCTAATGCTCCATTTTGTAATAATATATTTTTAAAAACATCAATACCTATTTTAACAAGATTTGAATATACAAATGCAGTACGTGCTCCTTTTTTACCCCACACAAGTTTATTTATATTTTTCAATGCTCTATAAAATTTTGTTGAAAAATTTTCGAGATATTCAATATTCAAATATTCACCAACTATAGATTTATTATCACGTGCTATGTGAACCAAATCAGTCGATTTTGAATTTAACATGGTTCCTAGTTTGGAATTTAGTTGTGATTGACTCGTACTGAGTTGATTACGTACTAGCGACATTCCATCTTTCCCATGATAACCAATTACTGATGTTCTGTCTTTTGAAAATCCTGGGAATACAAAATTAGACACAGCTTCAGATGTTCTATCCAATGCATCATCAATTTCACTTATTGCTTCATCATATGTAGCTTGTTGAAATGGTAACATTTTACACGGAACTATTTTTGTAAATAATAATGTTTTCGGAATAATACCCTCATCGATACGTTTTGCAAATTGTGCTGGATCAGCACCACGAAGATGAGATACATATCCGCGAACCATATCACGTAAATATTCAATACCACCATCTCTAAATTTCATATCAAATGATTTTTGTTGTGTAAATACTTTATCGCGTTCAATTTGATTGTCTAATGGCCTTAATAAATTTACGAGATAAATAATATCGTCTGCTAAATTTTTCATTGGAGTAGCTGTCAAAAGAACAATCTTAAGGTTTTTTGATTTTTTAATAATCATCTGTACTGCTTCTCCATAAGTATTTCCAGTTAGATTATGTGCTTCATCCACAATTAATAACGAATTATCCAAATTATGTATTCTATCAACCGATAATTCTCTTTCATATTCTCCTTCATCTGTTTTACGATATTTGGTTTTACGTTTCTTCTTAACAGACTGATCATCTGATTTTTGTGATTTAGTTGTATCAGAATCTGGTTTTTTTTCATAATCTGATGTATCGTCTTGATATTTCATTTCAGACGCACTTGTTTCAATTATTTTTTCACCCAATACCTTGCGATAAAAACTCCTGTAACTCATCAATCGGTAATATTGCATTACTTGTGCAATTGCGTCATTTTTATTTTTGATTTTTGCTTGTTCAGTTAAGAAAATATTTTTATCAACAAATTTAGCATATGTATTTCCCGTACATGAAATTAATTGGTCTTTCCAACTTTCTTTGAGAATCGGACCTGGTATTAGTATATGAATTTTCGTACCATATTTCATGACTTGCTCTTTAAATTTCTCAGCTATGGCTATTGCAGCACACGTTTTTCCTGTACCAAGACCATGAAAAACAAGAACTCCTGTATATGGAGTATTCGGATTAATAAAATTACTCAACATGTTTTGATGTTCCCATAGTGCAAAATCTTTGGAACATAATCCATCTCTATACGTTTTAAGATTTTCGTATTCTGTTACGTCTGGTCGATGTTTAATTTTATATCCATAAAATTCTCTTTTTTTATAGACATCATATTGAATATCTGGGTCTGATTGTTCCGGATATGAATAATTAACTCGCATTAATTTAGCGAGTTCATCGGATTCCATCTTATCTGACATCGTATATATTACATTCATAAATTAAAAATGTGCCAAATAGCAACGATCATATAACTGCATACAACTCTGGTACGGCAACTAGAGTTTGATGATTCATACTGTCAAGTTGAGTCATACCAGTATATTTCAATTTTACCATTTGAATGTTAAGAGTACGTAGTGAAATTTTGTTTGCAAAACGAGCGTCGTTAAATTTCGTGCAACGCACGAAATTTAACGCAGTAGACTTTACTTGTAAAGTCTCATTTTGGATGGTACTACGTACCATCCAAAACGAGCGTGTCCCGAGTTGAGAAAACTTATAATATATAAAGGATATAGTAGAATGACTGAAATTACGTACGAGATAAAACGGTCATTGGCAAAAAAAATTGGAAATATTACTGACAAAAAAATGTTAATTGATATTATTCGCATAATCAAAGCAATGAATCCCAATGTACCAATTACAGAAAATGATAATGGACTTTTTATAACATTCAATAAACTAACACCACAAACATATTCAAATATTGAAAATTATTTACATAAAAATTTACAAAAAAAAGAAATACATACACAACCACTAACATCATACATTCCAAGTTCAAGCGATGAATATTCTACAACTGATTCAACAATGCGTTTAAGTAATAAGGAAAAAGCATTAATTAAAAAACAACGATATTCAGAACAATGCGCTGACGCATAAAATATCCAATATGAAAAAAATTGATATATAAACATATTACTAATAATTTATTATTGATATTATCTTTAATAAATGTCACAACTCACATTGGAACAATTAATCGGTTATATTAAACAAAATTGTTCTCGAAGTCAGACACACCATAGTGAAACTATTGATGTGGCAAAATCTCAATCTGATGCAAAACGTGGAGTTTTAAAACACAGTGTTGCATCAGGAGACGCCAAAGGCGTTCCAGAGTCCGACGATACACATAACGGAATGACTCTCGAATATTTCTTCGGTGATGATGTAACGAAAATTAAACAAATAGATGTAATCACAAATATACCAGATTCACCGAATGATATATCGATCTGTGCATCAATTCTTTCATGTTTACTGGAAAAATTTGATCCACTCGATACTGACGATAAAGTTGTGTGTATCACAAGATTTTTCAGTAAAATGATAAATGAAGTCAAAAAAAGACATAGTTTAATTAAATATGCATCACCAATACATGAATGGAACAAGAAAGAATTACTTGGATATTTATTAACGTTTAATTTGATGCCATGTGTTATTGCATTTATTACGACTTATATAAACATCAATATTTTTATAATAAGTCGTACACTGACAACAGACTCGTCAAAAATCGGAAAAGCTCAAACGCGAAATATTGTTTTGTATTGTACCGGAAAATATTTCAATGTATATAAACAGTCAATATTCATATACAATGACGGTACGATGAATCGTGTACTGACATACGATGGTCAGAAATTATGGAAATATAAATCCAATTCTGCACTTGAATATTTTATTAAAACTCATGCAAAAAATATCGAAATATACAATTCACAAGATGTTGGCTCGAAAGTTGTTTCATCAAGTAAAACACCTAATGAAATTAAATTTGAAATAGGTAATGATGGCGATGTTGAAATAATTTGGAATGTTGTAGAAAAAGAAATACAAAAAGCATTAGAATTAGCCGCGATGGCAAATGGATTTCAAAAAGAACATGATACAACCCACAAAATTAAAGAATCTGTTGTTGTTGAACAACAAACTGACTTTCCAGAAACAACAGAACAAGTCATGCAGGATGTATTCGTAAAATCACCAACAATCGATAGTGATAGTGGTGAACATATACCTCCAAATGGTACAAAACATCATAAGAAACACTCTGAGAAACAAGTGGAAAAACAATCAGAGAAACACTCAGAGAAGCCCTCAGAGAAGCACTCTGAGAAGCCCTCAGAGAAGCACTCAGAGAAGCACTCAGAGAAGCACTCAGAGAAGCACTCAGAGAAGCACCAAGAAACAGAGACAAAGTTTCTCTATACAAAAGAAAAATTATCTGATTTAAAATGTGTTGATCTCAAACAACTCGTCGCAAAACATGATATCAAATTATCAATAAAAATTGATGGAAAAACAAGAGCAAAAAATAAACAAGAACTTATCGATGATTTAATCAAAGTTGTTGTCTAATGCGACAATTCCAGTTTAGACTGGAATTTTCATCCGAATGTTAATCTTTCGCGTTAATTAAGTTTTTTTTATATGTATAGTTTTTCATATATGGAAGCACTTAAAACTTTATCAACTGATGTTGAAAATGTTCCGGATATGAAAAATATTGTCGACACATTGACACAAATATTCGAATATATGGCAACTGATGAAATGATTAAGTTAAAAGAAACAAATATTATGCATTATGAGCAACGTATTCATGATAAATTTCCAGATTTTTGTGAAAGATATTATGCATTAACATCAGCATTGTTAGATGGTAATTTGTCGTCACTCGATAATTTAGTCGATATGATTAGAACGATATGTCTAGTTAAATCAGGACAAATTACGATGGATACTGCATACACACACGTCAGAGAAGAATTAGCGTCCAAATATATTTATCCAAAATTCGGAAGTAAACAAAAATTTGAACAGGCAATTGTCGAACGCAGCAAAAAACATAAAAAATAAAAAATGAATAATTAACTCTAAAAGTTATAATATTATTGAAATAACATTATAACAAGTCATAAATGGGTGTCCGATGTGTTTTAGTTAATCTCACAAAGAAACAATTAGTTGAACGTGCTGATGATTGTTGGAAAGGTGATGTACTGTATTGTGATATTCATGACGTAATGCATAAATATCATTGGAAAAAAACAGATGATATGTATGTATTTGGTGATATGTACTTAGGAAAATATGAATATGATAAAAAAACTAAAAAAATGAAAATTGTAGATGTTACTAAGTCATATCACGCACTCGATGCAGATCATCCAGACAATCCATTTGCAGAATGTAATAAACCAGGACCATTATCTGAACTTATAATGGATTGCGAACCGTCAAATTGTGTTCTTATGGATAAAAATACATGCAGTGGAACTGTAATTGAAAAAACAGCATTACATGCACCCACTTGGAAAAATAAGAAATGTATAAGATGCATAAAAGAAAAAGATCTAGTTCTTTAATAAAACTGTGAAATAATTATTCTTTTTTAGCGCGTTTTTTAATTTCTGTGAGTATTTTACTCATTTTAGAAAATTCTCCATCGTTTGGAAAATATGTATTTATCCAATATCCAGTTGAAGCTATTTGTTGCATTCTACAGTCTTGATACACATCACCAAAATAATTTTTTGAGTGTATAAATTCGACAATCTTATTGATATATAAGAATTGTCGATTTGATAGAGTTACATTATTTTTGGTCAGTACATCAATAAATTCTGATGGTATATGTAATTCAGGAAATGCATCTATTAAATGTTTTGTTTTATGTTTGAACAATGCTTCGTATATAGTAGTAAATTGGTCGAGAATTTTTGTTTTTCCTAAATATTTTTTACATACCAAATATTTTTCAGCTGATGATGCGTGACTCAAAAGGGGTTTAACAATATACATTTCTTCAAACGCAGATGATAATACGTATAATATTTTACTCATTGGTGTTGTAAAAGTTTCATATATTCTACATACAAAATTACCACCAATATCTAAATTTTTAAGGGCTGTGACAATTTCACTAATAATAAGTTGCATTGCTTCTTGTTCTTGTACGAGTTTATTTTTCCAAACAATACCACCATCGGCTGTTATGAAATTTGCTTTTCCCCCGACTTCAGTCGAAAAGATTTTAATTGTTTTCGGATTTGTTAAGTCTCCATCATCTTTTGTGGTAGAAGCCTCCGCTGCTGCAGGTGATACTGTTTTATGTATGAATAATCGTTGTGGTTTCTCATTTTCATAATATTTGATGAAATTTGAGTCGAATTCTGGAATGCTTGTTGGGTCTTCCGTTGGATCTAATGATAAAAGATGATATGAATCTTTTTTTGTATCCCCATTTTTTTTCGCAAACAGATCTCTATAAAACATAGTAGCTTGTGCGAATGCTCCCGGTGCTTCAGCAATATGTGCCGATTTAAAAGAAGTGCCCTTCGTTGGTACGAGATCGAACATGGTGATTAATTCCCACAATTTATAAAATGAACGACTTATAATCTTTGGTTTAGAAGCTAATTTAAAATATTCAATACTAACATTATCGAGTGAAGCATCATAATCGTCAATATATGATTCAAATGGGTGGACGATTAGATATATTTTTTTCTTTCCTTTTATTTCTTGAACTAATGATTCTTCCATTTTTTCTTTATTATCATTCAAAAATGCTTGATACCCCATTGAAAATAATGGACATGCTATTGTCGATGCTAATTCTGGTACTGCATCATATATTTTTTTATCAGATACTGTAGCATCATAAATAATCGGAATATATTCGTCAGGTAACGAAGATATGTCATCATACTTAATTTTCTCAGTTGTCATGACTATTGTTATATATAATAGTCGTTGTTTTATTTTTATGTTTATGTTTTGTGATGTTCAATTTTTTATGGAAAAATTGAATGAATTACATCAAAAACACATAAGAATATATGTCAGTATTATATATATTACCGTAAACCATGGATAAAAAGAAAGGTTCATCGGTTTTGACAGAATATAGTGGAGATATAGCAAAATTATTCAAAAAGGTTAAAAAGTTTACAGAATTCGAAATTGATTTTAATATGGATAAAACATCATCGATTAATTATGAAAAATATGTGTCTCTTATGGAATATTTGACATATCGTAAAACGACCAATAAATTAGATACACAAAAATCCATTACGTTGGATGTGAATTTTAGTCAAATAATTGATGATGAGATACGTGAAAATTATCGTATAACAGTTTCTGGACGTGAATTTATTAATAAATATATAAGTTTACTCCAATCAAAAAACAATCATGTAATTTTTAATACTTTGTTAAGTATCGCATTGGAAGGGAAACACGATGATCATATCACAGTGTACAAAAAAGTTAAACTTATCGAAGATACTTATGACATACCAGAATTAAATGTTCGTGTTCGTATGGCAGATGAAACAATACTGTCGAAAAAAGATATATCAAAGATTGAAAGATTGACACCAATGCAACAAAAAATGATCGCGTTCAGATTAAAACAACGTGTCTCAGTTATTTTGGAAAAGACTAAAGATTATACATTAAGAATTGATCTAACGACTACCAAAACATCATACAATATTGTCAGATTAGAACAGTTAGTACCAAGATACGAAATGGAGCTTGAATATTATGCTGAATCAGAAAATATACAACCCATATTACCAACTATTCTAGATGAAGCCATATCACTTCTAAAAGTAGTACAAAAAAGCAATTATATTATTACGAAAACACAAACTGAGCATGTACTGGACGAATACCGACGTTTAATGGATCTTGGTGATAAAAAACTTTATGCTATAGAGGGTCGTCAACCAGTATCACTTGAAATTCAACATGTTTCTGATTTATTCAATAAATATGCAGTCACTGATAAAGCAGATGGTGAACGGCATATAATGATAATATATCAGAATCATGTGTACATAGTATCGAACACTCTCATTATACGCGATACGGGAATCACACTAAAGAAAGATGAATACAATGGAACCATATTTGACGGAGAATATGTATTCTTACCAAAACAACAGCGACACTTATTTATGGTGTTCGACTGTTTGTTTGCAAAAGGTGTCGATGTGCGTAAAGAAACAAATTTTATGAATCGTTTAAATACGGCATCTCGAATAATTAACGAATGTTTCATTTTCGGTAAGCAAAGTGGTTTCACACCAGATGAAATGAAGAAAGATATAAATACTGTGAATCTCGTAAAATATCATACGGAACAATTGGATAAATTTATGGATGCTTTACACCATGACATACCAATTGAACGAAGATATCCACTTGTTCGCACAAAATATTTTATACCGGCGACTGGTCTAACTGAGAATGAAATATTTAAATATTCAATGGTCGTGTGGAATAAATATATGTACAGTCAAGTTAAATATCCGTACATGCTTGATGGTATGGTATATCAGCCATTAAATCAAGCATACATAACTGATGCAAAACTATCAAAATTGTCGGATTATAAGTGGAAACCTCCAGAAAACAATACTATTGATTTTTACGTACAATTTGCTAAGAACCCAGCGAATGGTAAAATATTAGATGTGTATGATAATTCCTCAACAGAAGATATCAAAGATAAAGTCTATCGTATTTGTTATCTTAGTGTTGGAAAGCGGTCTAAAGAAGGGGGTGAAGTACCAGTGTATTTTAATGAAGAAAAAAAATTACATATTGCTCTATTATTTTTACAAGATGGTACTGTGAAAGATAAAGAAGGAAATATTATCCAGGATAATACAGTAGTAGAATTCTATTATAATAATAATCTTGAAACTAATGAGCGTTTCAGATGGACACCACTTAGAACACGATATGATAAAACAGGTCTAGTTCAAAAATATAAGATTCGTTATGGTAATGGTCAAGAGGTTGCAAATAGAATCTGGCGTAGTATTATGACTCCTGTCAGAATTATTGATTTGAAGTTATTATCAGACGATGAATCATTTTGGAAACATTTGGCCGAAATGAAAGGAAAAATTACATATGATGCGATGATGTCCATCGCAAAAGAAAATGCGTATTACCAAATCAAAACAAATCTTGGTAAACCTATGCGTAATTTCCACAATTGGATTAAAAGTATTATGATTTATACTTATATGAGTAAAATTTATAATAACGACCAAAAATGTTCAGTTTTGGATGTTGGTAGTGGTGTCGGTGGTGATATTGGAAAACTTTATCATGCAAAGATCGCATTTTGTGTTGGTATAGAACCAGATTGGAATAATATACATAACGCATTCGATGGTGCTATTCGTCGTTACAATACTGAAAGAAGTAAATTACCTGCAGCACCAAAAATTTATTACATATGTGGTGATTTTACTGTACCACTAAATGCAGATGCGCAAATAGCTGTATCGACTGATAAAACACCAGAAAATCGTGCATTGATTGAGAAATTCTTCCCAGATTCAAATATGAAACAATTTGATTGTATTAATTGTCAATTCGCATTCCATTACTTTTTAGCGAATGACAAAGCATGGACATCTGCGTGTGATAATATTAAAAAATCATTGAAACCAGGTGGATATATGATATTCACCACATATGATGCACAACGTGTTCTCGAAGTATTGGGTAATAATGAAAAATATACAATATATTACACAACTAATGGTGAAAAGAAAATATTGACAGAACTTGTTAAAAAATTCTCTGATAAGCTCGATAAAAAGAATATTGGTGCCGGCGTTGCAATCGATGTGTATAATGGTCTCGTATCTACTGAAGATACATATATAACAGAATACCTTGTTGATAAGGATTTTGTCATTAAGGAATTAGATAAACGATGTGATATGGAACTCATCGAAACTGATATGTTTGATAGACAATTTGAGTTACATAAACAAAGTATTATGTATGGTGCGAAATATGATATGAATTTGAAAACACGTGATTATTTCTCAAAAACTGCAGAATATTATAATCAAACTGATGAAACTAATGCTGCATGTTTCAAGATTACACGTCTCAACAGACTGTATGTATTTAGAAGAAGAACATAAATTTCTTTATGAAAATAAACTAATAATATTTGATAATATTTTAGACACTATTATCAAATAAAAATTTTATAAATATCAATTATGACTCGCTGACTACTACACGGTGAAAAAACACAATTAGAATTTATGCGATTCGTAAATGGAATATATTAAATATATCAAAAAAAATGAAAAAGAGAACTACTTGTCGTAATTAGATATACGAAGAATTATATTGGAACGTAATAATGGAAGCCTGGAAAAATATGCCGACTGGTGAAGATGTGTATCGTGAGCTATTCGGTATGAAAGATAATGAAGTCGTGACAGTCCATACTGGCGAGTTTGATAGATTGGATACGTTTGTTGGACCGATCTATTGCAACTGTATTACATTTAGAAATTTAAAGGACATTACATGTACTTTTAATTATCGTCCGAATATTATTCATCGTGTTCTTGGACAAGTTTATAGAATGACATCAAAAGAACTTCTTAAAAACGGATCAGTTGCATACAGAAATACAGTTCCGATGATGTTCCGTTCTTGTCCACAATTAGCTGGGGATCTCGGCTTAAATGAATTTTTGGTTGACGGAACACATGTCAGAAAAGCGAGTTCTATTGAATTCATGGTTAATCCAGAAACACAAATCATTATTAATTTTGTGAATTGTTCTGGATATGCCGTTTTCAATGGAACAACAAAAGATAATATTAGAGTCAAGTACGATCCGGATTGCATGAAAATTTCTATCTTTGAAAACAGTGGTAAATAAACGTATTGTGCCAAGATTATTTGTTTATAAAAATAACAAAAAAAATGAATAATATTCGACATATATAATAAATAATTGTTTTGATTATTCAACATGTATAGTGACGTTGTATCTGATGCTCTCGCAAGTATTGTTGGTGATTATGAATTGACAAATCCTATTATATGTGATATGGTTGCACATATGTTATATGTTATTGGTTTGAGTGATATGTGCCTACCTGATGGAACATTGGAAATATCAAAGGATCAATTGATGGAACTATGTATTCAAAATTCGACAAGTAGAAAATTTAAAAAAATAATTACTAAACATGATTTAACACAAATCTTAACCGATATAACTGAAGATGTATTACGACGAGACTACGCATTTACCACAGTTTATGATGAATCAGCCGTCATCGCAATGTTAGCCAAAGTTATGTATGCGATCGAAACTATTGACGATCCAAAAAATACATCGAATAATACGATGCCGAGAATAACACAAGAAGCATACAAACTATATCAGCAACATATGAATAGTAATAATTAGTTTTATTTATAAAAAATGAATGATTAAACACATATGATAAATATTATTTGAGATACAAAAATGAGTATATATCAATCAGCATGTACTGCGATAGGAGATTATAATACGCACTGGCGACGCAAAACTAAAAAATATAAATATGCTGAGGATATAAATTTATCAATTGCGTATCTGAATAAAACAACTGGGTTTTATGGTACACCCACACGTGATGTCGTTTTATATGCGATTGACAATAATAAAATTGATGCTTTGAAAGGATTTGCTGCAACGAATTATTTACGTTTCATAATACCATCAAAATATAGTGATGAAAATGATAATCTTCGTGGTGGTCATTTGTGTTTTGCGAATGATTTGTTGGTGCGTATAATAAAAACCTCATTTTCTGATGATCGCAAAATGGAAATGATTAAAATATTTACAGAATCACTTCGATACAAGGAAATATTTTTCCAGAGTATTCAAAAATCATGTATAATGATAGACAGTTGTGATATTATATTACGATCAAGTTTCATGGAAACTGACATATTTTTTGAATATTTTATCAACTTGGGAATAACTTTAAATGTGCCATCACGTAATTTGAAATTTGGTAAACCAGATGTTTTCATATACAAATTAATTCGAGAATCACTGTATGAATATGCAACAGAATTTGATTTGTGTAGAAGTTTACGAAGATATTTAAAATTTGGTGCCGACCCAAATATTACGTGGCATGGACAAACACCATTACAGGTAGCATTATGTCATTGGACTTTAACATCAGACTTGGCAAAAATTTTATTGTGTCATGAAAAAACACAACTCATGAAACCAGTTGAATTAATAGAGAAGTTTAATGATTGGGATAAACTTGCAAGTGATTATGACACTGCTAAATATAAAATTATTTGGTCATTATCAAATGAAGAAAAACAAGATATAATAGATTTACTGACGAAAGTACACTTCGTTAAATATTTACGAAAAATCATTACAATATGTGATAATTATGTAACAAATGATATCTTCACATTTGTACTGAATTTGTGTATATTTGGCTGAAACTTTTAGTGTTGTAAAACTCAACTTAGCATTTTGAATTTCCAAACTCTGCTTGTGGCTTTACCACAAGTAGAGTTGTGAATAAAAAAATGAATAAATGAACACATATTATTTGGTTTATATATAAACAATAATATATAGAGTAGCTATATGATGACAGCTATTGACATCCAAACCTACAAAATTGAAGATATTCTAAAATATAAATCACTCAATACAGATATGCCCGAAGAACTATTACAATTTAATGAAACATGTCAAATTATAGCAGATACAAGAAATGATATTGTAATACGTCACAGAAAACAAATATCTGAAAAACGAATTGAACCGATTGATGCATTAAAAACAGCAATTAATTCGGCATTGAATAAACTAACAGCGGAGAACATTAAAATAGTCAAAGATGAACTTCTCAGTGTTCAAAAAACATATTCACCCGATTATATTAATTTACTTGCTGATGCACTAGTAAATAGAGCATCACATGAAAAAAATTTTATCGAAATATATGCAAAAATGTGTCAATCAATGGCGCAACTAAAATGTACGGATGGAACATATTTCAATACATATATTTCAAATAAATGTTTCAAAATATTTAATACTTATACAACTAACCGTGATGCGTGTGAACAAAAAGAACAAAAAGAAGAAAAAGAAACGAGTGAAATAAGTTCTGCCAATCCTAGTAAGATTGGTGATATACGAAGCTCCACTTCGCCTGATACACAAGTAATCGACCGTATTGTTGTTATAAATTTTATTAAATTTATAGGCTGGTTATACATTTATGATTTATTACGTATAAGTGTTGTCGATGTGTGTATTAATAAAGTATCTGAAAACATTTCTAAGTTGGATTACGGTGCTGAAATGATAACATCAATTCTCGATGTTGTATCAAAGAAATATTTTGCAGCCGATATCGAAAAAATAAGTTTTGTCCAAACGAAATTGGAAAAATTATGTGAAATAGAATCATTATGCAAACGTGATAAAATCCTTTTACAACTAATGTTAGAAAAAATTAAAAAAGCGAATATCTACGTACCACCACATAGTTCGATGTAATTTTTTTATAATAAAAAAATGATTTTTACATAGTATATCACAATATATTATGTAAATGTTATAAATGGGTGTCAGAGGACTTTCCAAGTTAATTGCACCATGTGGCAAATTAGTGTCATACGATGAATACACTGGTCAGTATATTGCAGTTGATGCATTTCACAGAATTTATAAATGTTGTTCGATGAAAAATATGTGTGATCCAAATTATAAACATGCGTACATTCGGTCTATACTTAGTTGCATAACACATTTAACACAATTCGGTATTGCACCAATATTTGTATTTGACGGAATGTCATTATATTTCAAAACAAAATATAAGGAAAGTCAAAAAAAACATTATGATGTAAAATCTGATAGTAATATTGAATCTGTAAATTCTGAAGTTATACCAAGTGAAGTAGATGCCAGTAAATCACAAATGTATGAGGAGAAACCAGTGTTTAAAATAACTCCACAACAAATTAAAGAATGTGAAGAACTTATCAATATGTTAGGATTACCATGTATTCGTGCACCACACGAAGCTGATTCACAGTGTGCCGCTATGACATTATTAAAATGTAAAAATCCAGTATCTGTAGTTTTAACAGATGACACTGATGCACTTGTATTCGGAGCAAAAGCAATATTAAAAATGTTACCAATGAAAATGGTTAATCTGTTGAGAGATATTTTTAATGAATTTGTAGTTAAAATAGAAACTTCACAAACGCAAAAGTACAGCATTATTACAATTTTAAAATATTTGGATAAAACATATTTAATTAGAAAAATTTCACAAGAAATTGATGTATATGAGGAATATGATATATTGACAATTAAAAATTTTTGTGATAGAACAATTGTTCATTTTGCAGTGAGAATCACATTAGATGATGTATTGAAATTTTTAGATACGAATGCTCAGAAAATCCGACAAATTAGAAATATGACACATAATGATTTTATAAATCTATGTCTCCTACTCGGGACAGATTATTCGCATAGAATATATAATTCATCTGTTGAAAAAATATTTGCATTATTCGTAGATAATGATTATGATATATCAAAAATCATTGGATTCTGTACAGAATCCAACTTTGTCGGATTTTCTAGAGATTCTCCACGTCGACTATGTGCAAAAAATTTACAATTATGTGATGTAAAAGATACACCAAACTGTCATGAAACATCTGAAAAATCTGAAATACGCGGAACCAGTTCCGCCTATTATGATATGCCCGAAGGGCATAGCGAAATACATCAAAAAATTAATACTGTTCGTGATTATTATGAATGTGCTTCCGTCATTGATCCAAATAGGATCGATATGACTATTTATAAACCAAATTTTGAAGTATTTCAAAAGTTTTTAGAATACCTGGGAATGGATCGTATATTTATTATGAATATTGTACGTAAATATAATAGAAATATATTGCGAATGGTGCGTTAATAAGCGTGATGAAATCGCGCCTGATATGATAAAAGTTTATGTTGTTTATAATTATGTTACATAATATGAATTATCAAACATCTAACACAACAGTACAGTTTTTGGCAAAGCCAAATGTTATGCCGTGCCAAAGTTGTATTAATTTTTATGATATTTTAAAAATTCAAAAAGATGCATTAGATAATGACATTAAAAAAGCATATAAACGACAAATACTCAAATATAATCCGAGATGTCAAACAAGTGATGAGGAACAAGATATGTTTCGGCGCATAATAATTGCGTATTATATTTTATCAAACCATGAATATCGAAAGATATATGACGTGAGTGGATACGATGGTTTAATACAAAACGGTGTTTACGTGTTGGATCTGGATTATAAAAAAATTTATGATGATATGTTTCAAAATAGTTTATTCACTGTTGATACATCACATATCGAGAAAATAGAACAGACTAATATAATTACAGTCATTAATGAAATTCCATTAAAAATAATATATTCAGGTAAATATGAAAAAGTAAATATTATGCGTAAAAGTTTATGTTCAAAATGTAGTGGTACTGGATCAGATGATGGTGTTTTGCGAGTATGTCGAAAATGTCAAGGGAGACGAGTATTGGTAACGATCATTGATGGCAAACATGAAATTAGAAAATGTGAATATTGTAATGGATTTGGTATAAATAACAAAATACATGTATGTAAATCATGTAACGGTGAACGTACAGAATTAGAACAATATTGTGTCGAATATATGATTCCGGTTGGGGTCAGTGACGATGAAATAATTAGTGTATCTGATTGCGGTAATATAAATATTGGGAATAACACACGAGATATAGTTAATATACATATCAAATATGTGCCAGATAAAACATATTTAACAAAAAAAACCTTTAATGATTGTCAGAATTTAATCACATGTGATATGATTGATTTACAAAATATGACAAATAATGATATATTTACAATATTACCAATTAATTTAATCGATGCGTTATGCAAACGAAAAATTTCTATTACGATGCCAGATAACAATGTAGTTGATTATATTCCAAATAATATCATAAAGCCAAATGATATTCATATTATTGATAATGCTGGTTTACCAACACGAAACAATAAAAATATTAGGGGAAAATTATATATTATTTTTCAAATTGTGTATCCGACAAAAATTGTGGATGATAAAATAGAATTATTTGCGACGACATTTGCACAATGTTTCAATTGATTATTTTCGTCTTTGTTGAAAGTATGCAACTGCACCAATAATAATTAATAAACCAACAAAATAAAGAGTGGAAATCGACATTTTGAATCCAACAATATTATTGATATTTGTTAAATTTTGACTCGCATTTGCATTTTGTGGAGTTGTTTCTGGAACATCAGGTTTTAGTCGATGTTGTACAATATGTGTTTGTGGTGGTTCTACAACATGCACTTCTGATTGAAAACTTACTTTCTTCTTTGGAATGGGTACGAGTTGTGTTGATGGTTGAATAACATCTGTGTGTATTTGGGGTTGTTGATTATGTACTATCGTCGCATCGTTTACATTCGGTACAATCGAGCTTGATGATGCTATTCGTGCCATACTCTTATCTGCTATAGTTGGTTGTACTGGGACAATTGGAACCTTTTGTACAAGTGGAACAGCATCAAAAACATTATCGCTATGATCGATATGTTCAAGTATATTTGTAACGTGATTATCTATCAATGTTTTATCAGAATGTTCCAACACATCGTTTATCATATGTAAATTAGATCCTAATTCTTTTGCGAAACTCATATGTATATACTTTGCTAAACAAAATTTACATGTAAAATAATCACACTCATAGTAAAGTTGTACTAATGTATTCATATTTAATGCGACATGATTTTGTCATAAATTACGTCACAAGCCACATATAGTTTATCAATATCATAATTGTATATAGTATAATCTACTTGTATTTGTTCTGACGAATTTTCAGAAATATGTTTATCAGTTGACGCAAGTGAATCCCTAATAACACGTATAATTTTCCCATTAAATGATCGTATCATTTGTTCTTCATTCGGAAATCGTAGGTCGGGAACAATTATTTTAGAGATTCCATGAGCAATTAAATTCTCGATTTGTCGTTGAATCGACATAACCCATATATTATTACCAATATGTGGATATTTTTTACTGAACTGTTCCCGCATTAAATCAGTTCCGATATATTGCATTACGTCTCGAGGTGTCGCATTCCAATATGTATCTTTTGTTTCTTTCTGGTTTCCCCACAGTTGTTCATCTGTAAACCCAAAAATATTTTTCATTGCATGTTTTAATGAATCACCTAACGATATTTTAGTAAACCCATACTTCTTAACATAATGATCTGCAATTGTATCTTTACCATGAAACTTTTTCCCACAAATACCGATAACGATTGCCATAATAATTTAATAATATAACATTAAACATATTATTTTATATTTTTGTTTTTTCATTTTTTTCATAAAAAATGAAAAAACAAAAATATGATTTAAATGATGTAATTTTATACATATTATTATGGCGACTGACAAGGTTGACACATCATCGAGCATAGTACAACATCAGACAAAGTCTGATGTTCCAGAACTTCGTTACCACGAAGTTGTACCATGGGTCGATAAATATAGACCTAATAAATTAGAATATGTTGTTCATCAAACAGAACTTATGCTAACATTGAAGAATGCAATTATAAGTGGATCATTACCACATTTATTATTTTATGGGCCACCGGGAACTGGTAAAACAACAACAGTGTTGGCACTTGCAAATGAATTGTTTGGACCTGTAAAATATAATGAAAGAATATTGGAACTGAATGCATCTGATGATAGAGGTATAAGTGTCGTACGAAATGAAATTATTACATTTTCGAGAATGATCGTGGGAAATGCGGATCCAAAATATCCTTGTCCACCATACAAAATATTAATTTTAGATGAGGCTGACGCTATGACATCTGATGCACAATCAGCGTTACGAAAAGTTATGGAAGAAACATCATCGATAACTAGATTTTGTATTATATGTAATTATGTTGACAAAATTATCGAACCAATAGCATCACGTTGTATGAAATTTAAGTTTCAAGCAATAAATAATGAAACAATGATTAAAAGATTAAAACATATCGCGAAAAAAGAAAAAATGTTTTTGAACGATTGCATATTTGATACGATAGTAAAATTAGTTGATGGTGATCTACGACGAGGGATTATGTTGCTCCAAAATGTAAAATACATATATAATATCGGCAAAAAAATTACTGAAACTGATATATGTGATTTGGATGGTCATGTGCCAGAATATTCCGTTGAAAAATTACTTAATCGGATAATATCTGTCGAAAATAAGTATATTGTTTCGATTGCTAAAGAATTTTATTCACAAGGTTATCCAGTGAGAGGAATATGCGAACAATTGGCACTCGTTATAATACATGATCGTAAAATTTCAGATGCAAAAAAAATTAGGTGTACTAAAATAATTGCAAAAACGTGTGAGAATTTGGGTGATGGATCTTCTGAATTATTACAACTGGTAAATATTGCGATGCAATTAAATAATATTTTACATGCTTAAAATATAGCGTTTATTTTATAATGAAGTTTTACTATGGTTCTGAGATATCTTATGTAAACGCGATACCTTTACAAATTAAACGCGCTTCCGGATATATATTGATAACAAATAATTTGAGTGTTGCAATTCTTGAATCAATCAAGTTAAAACATATACCATTATTTATGATTAGTATTAGCAAACAGCGTTGCGAATATTTTTTTATTGTTGAAACGACTAAAAATGCATGTGATTTATTTAAGCATAAATCATATATTTATGAATTGGATTGTAACGAGTCTGACGTGAAAAAGAATGACTGGTTGTACAGTTTTGAAAATGCCATACGCATTTTCAAAACTCTGGAACTTTGAGAGCGTTATGACGCTCTCAAAGTTGTACTTTCCAAAGTATGAATATGAAATACATAAACCGGCTAAGATAGTTAAAAAAATACAAATAAATAGTGTCTATGATGTGATTAAAAAAGATCCACACATTAAAATTATTAAATATAACACATTCATGAAATTCATTAAAACTAACATACCAGAAAAAAAATATATTGCGACAAGTGAAGATAATAAATATTTTTATCATGGATCACATGTCGATATTAAAGATAAATATTTAAAACCGATGGATGACGGGTTTGAAAAAATACCACATGTTTATGTCAATTGCTATAAATCTGCATCACTAAAGTTCTGTGTCAAAGGCTTAGCCGTTACCACTATATGGGGGTGTCAAAATGAACATGTATGGTTTTTAGAAATATATCCAAAAACATTTGATGCGTTTAAAACGTCTGGGCATAGTACAGTACACTTAAAACTGTATAATTTTGTACAAATTATATAGTTACTTATCATCTTTTATCATTGTTTTATATTTTCTTAATCCATTAATTCTTGCACTAAACACATTTATAATGCTTACTAAATCTTTAGTTATTTCTTCTTCTGGTGACATTTCAGTCTTATCTATCACCGTAATTTTTCCACCAGAATATTCTTTTACTAACATTTCGATTAGGTCAAATCCAAATCTTGCAAGTCTATCTTTATGAGCAACGACTATTTCATTTATTTCTCCATTTATTGCCATTTTAATTATGTTAACTAATTTAAGTCTATTCAAATTTAAACCACTACCGATTTCAGAAATAATTTCATATGTTGGATATGATTCCTTCATATATTTAATTTGTCGTTCCAAATCATCAGATTGATTTCGAGTACTTACTCTACAATAACAAATATTTTTTCGTTGTTGTGTTGTTGCTGGTGTATTTTCTGGTTTTGAACCTTTGTTCACAATCAAATATTTATTTACGTTATACATTCTTTTACCACCAGGTGTTCTTATACATTCAATTTTTCCTTGTTTTTCCCAATTTTTTAGTGTCATCCAATGCACACCAATTATTTCACTTGCTTTTTTTGGTGACACGTATTGTTCACTCATTTTATAATTATATTACTGCGTTTATTTTTATATATAAAAAACGTATATAAAACTATAGTATTCTATAGTATTATAGAATGAAATGGATAACCTAAAAAAGAAAATAGAACGATTTAACGAAAACTTGTGGGAACCAAAAGATTTACATTATGAAAAAATAAATACACATTCATGGTTTGACATGGAAAAAGGGAAAAATGATGAGCCTTTTACTAAAATACGTCATCGATTTACATGTGATAATCTACAAAAAATAGATTATAAATGTAAAAAAATAATGTTGATACCAACAACAGAACAAAAAAGAATATTATTGGAATGGATGGATGCTTACATTAAAATGTATAATCAAACAATCAAATTATTCAGACAAAAATATTACGATGATGAAAATATAAGTATTAACTTTAAATCAATAAGAACAGACTATATGTTCGATATAAAAGAGAATATTTGCTCTAAATTAGACATAAATAAACACATTTTAGACAGTGCCATAAAAGATGCATGTATATCATATAAATCTGCTCTTACGAATCTGAAAAATGGAAATATAACACATTTTAGATTAAGATATATTAAAACAACAAAAAGACAAAAAATACTAAAACTCGAAAAATTATTATTTACAAAAGATAGAAAAACATTTTGTAAAACTCAACTTGGCGACACAATAGAAACTACTGATGGTAGCAATTTTAGCGATGTAGAAACAGATTGTACATTATTATACAAACATAACAGATTTACATTACTTATTCCGATGAAAATAACTAAGAATGAAATTAAAAATAAACGTAAAGTAATTGCAATTGATCCAGGTATAAGAACTCCATATGTCGGATATTCAACAGATCATGTGCTAAACATTGGCTCAAATATGCAAAAGGAAGTGTCAAAAATTATTAAGCAGATAGATAAAATACATAGTTCTGACATACCTGACAAAAAGAAAAAGAAAGCTGTGGGTAAAAGATATAGTAAAATTGAAAATATGGTTGATGATATGCAATGGAAAACAATAAATTACTTAACCACAAAGTATGACACAATATTAATTGGGAATATGAGTACCAAAGATATTGTTAATAATACATGTAGAAGTAAGTTAAAAGCCATCACTAAAAGATTAGCAACACATATTAAATTATATGTATTTCGTGAAAGATTAAAATTTAAGTGCAGTATGAACGGTATAAAATACAGAAACGTAGATGAAATGTACACAAGCAAAACATGTTCATTATGTGGTAATATTAAAAATGATCTTGGAGGAAATAAAATTTATTCATGTGACAATTGTTATGGAATACTCGAAAGAGATGTTAACGGTGCAAGAAATATATTTATGGTAGATATGAAAAAATAAAAAGTAAATGGGTCGACGCATGATGGCCCTCAAAAGAAACGATATGATTCAGTAAGTACAATAATGTATGTCAAAACAGATTTCTTAGGAAAACTGAAAACCGACTATTGTTGTATTGAATTATATAGTTTTTATCGTGCGGTATATGTATTATGTTGGTAAAACTGGTTTTGTCAAAGATGATTATCCATCATACATATCAACAAAAAAAGTACCTATATTAAAAAAAGAATATATACCGAATGTTTATAAAGAAATGAAAAAACAACAGAATCTCGTTATGATTAATTTAAGCATGTTAAAGAATTTTTTGATGAGTGTATTATAAAAAAATGAAAAATAGACACTTATAGTTAAGTACTTTATTATGTATATAACTATGACTACAATAACTGTCGGCGATAAAAATATTCTTGTGCATCTCGATATTTGTGGTAATGTATACTTCGAATACAATAATAACATATCACAATTATGTATCGACAGAAATGATGAACCCTACTTAGATTTTGCGGATTATCCAATTATCGAGCCAAATGATGAATCATCAGAAGTTGTTAGAGGAACTATTATTGCGACAGACACTTTTAAAGATGATCGTTATTTTGTCGAAGACAATGGTAAGACATTTACACGAAAAAATATTAAGGATGAATACGAACTAGAACTAGAAGATCCATATCTCGATGATGCAGAAATCTATTTTATATTTTATGAAAAAAATGGAGAGTCAACTATTCCACATAGACAAAATGGTGATATACCAGCTCTTTATGATACATATATTTACGATGATACAACTGATGAATCAAGTAACTTAATTTTTTCAGCGAAAATAAATACCGAAAATAGTATTTATCGTGCAATCATATATAAATCCGGAAAATTCTATTTTAGACCAATAGGATGTACGTCAGAAAAGAGTTATAGATTACAGATTATTGATGATAAAGTTATTTGTGAAAAAATAATTTAATGTTTTTTGATATATAATGTTGTTTCACCCTTACATAGCATATAACCTATTTTTTTTAAAATTTTATTCATTACTGTAATAATTTGATTCTCTATATGTACTGACTTAAATACGACTTTTATATTAAACGTTTCGAGTATGATATCTTCATATCTTAATAATATATCTCTTATCGGTATGACATTATCGACAAGAGAATTATATGATACATACTTAAAATCGGTTAGTGTAGTAATATCTTTATTCAGAATTTTTGCAATTTCTTGAAACATTGGGAATATGCTATCATATATTTTCTTATTATGTTCATGTAATAGTGTATTAAACAAGTGTCTTTTAGTACAGTAATCAATCGTAGTATCTGTTGAGTCAGTCATTGTTATAATGTTATAATTCGTGATATTATCAATTTGATATAATTGGTCAAATTGATAAAAGTTCATTTTTTTCACAATAGAATATATGATGGAACAAATAATAAAATCTCCATATGATACTCGCGATTATGCTGTTACCAAACTTGATAATGGTATCAGTTCATTATTCGTTTCGGATACAATGACAACAACATCACATGTCGCAATAATTGTAAACGCTGGGTTTATGATGGATGGTAATGTATGTGGTCTTGCACATTTTCTCGAACATATGTTATTTATGGGAACTAAAAAATATCCCGATGTAGCAGACTACATGAATTATATTACATCACATGGCGGTAACACAAATGCATTTACGACAAGTGTTAATACATGTTATTTTTTTTCAATTGATAGCGAATATTTAGAAGGTGCGGTTGATCGAATGGCTCAATTTTTTATAGAACCTCTATTTAAAGAAAATACTGTTTCAAAAGAAATAAATGCTGTCAATTCAGAATTCAATGAAACAAAAAGTAATTTTTTATATATTACGGTACAAATGTTAAAACAATTAGTGGAAACCACACATCCATTTCATAAATTTGATATTGGCTCAACAGAAACATTATCGGTCCCAAATATTCGTGAAGAATTAGTTAATTTTTACAACAAATACTATATTGCGAATAATATGAAACTTATCATAATGGATAAGAGACCAATTGGTGAAATACAAAAAATTGCACATGTATTTAATGATATTAAACAAAAAAATATTCAATTACCAATATTTGACAATCCTATCCGACCACACAGACAATTAAAATTTGTTAGACCAGTAAGCAAAAATGGTGGATTTAATTCAAATGATGTGTGGATATACTGGACAATTCCAAATAAAAATACTATTGAACATAAGAGTATGATAAAATATATCACATACTTATTAAGAAAAGAGAATGATTTTTCATTAATTTCGTATCTGAGATCACATGGATTAATAAATTCATTGGGATTTTATAATGTTTATAATTTAAAAGAATATTATCTCATGTGTATGACAATAAATGTGACAACTTATGGTATGCATCATATAGACGCATTAATAAAAATTATACATAAATATATCAAGGAGCTCATATCGAATAATGATATGCAAAATAATATTAGTAAATATAATAAATGTCAAAGTATTGTTCATAAATTTTCTGAAAAAAAAGAATTATCTGAATTATTGGACGAAATACTCGGCGTTACGTGTGAAAATGGTTTAGAACTACCAATTGCAATAAAATATGATATGTTACCATGTTATTATGATAATAATATTTGTTTGGATATATTAAATTACATGTCGATCGATAATGCGAATATAGTTATGGCATCTCAATTGTTTACTGGAACATTAAAAGAAGAATATGAATTATATGGAATAAAATATGACATAACTAATTTTCAATACACTACAACATTTGATATTAATATTGATGATGTCATAAGTGGCGTATACATATTTAATGATGATTTTATACCGACACAATTAACAGTGTACGCAAACAAAGAAACATTTGAACAACCCATCAAAATTAATGCGAATGAATTATGGTATTCGTATAAAAAAATAACGTTACCGAAGGCATGTGTAATAATAGAAATAATGTGTCCAAATATTTATAAAACAATAAAATCATACGTAATGGCAAATATTTTATTATGTCACATCATACGATTAATTAACGGTCAATTATATGATACATATCTTCTCGGAACAACGTATGACATATCACTCAATAGAGATGTGATCCATATTGAAATATATGGGTTTAATGAAAAATTACAATATTATTGCAGGGAAATTATGCACAAAATACAAAAATTTTTTTATACAGATATCTCACAGAATTTTATGAATGATAATGAATTTCTTATTGCAAAAAATATATATGGTACAAATATTGAATTTGCGCGTCAGCGGAGGATTTCAGACCAATTGCATGATTTTATCGCAGTCGGTATATTTGAAAAAACATATTCGATGCGTGAAATATTAAAAGAATTTAATTCAATTTCGTATCGTGATATGGCCAATGTAGATTTATACGAATGCTCAAATATTAAGTGTTTTGTTAGCGGTAATATTCTGAAGCAAAATGTTGTACACATATATGACACCTTGTCAGTCATAGACATTAAGACAAATATTGAATCTAATAATTGGCTAATAAATATATCCCCTCACACATCAGCACAAACTGTCGAATCTTTGACTCCGACGCGAATTTTTCGCGATACGCATAATATAAAATATGTTGATATCGGTAACGTAACGGCATCAGATCAAAATAATATGTGTTGTGTTGTTGTATGTTTAGGTGAATTTCAAAAAACAAATCCTGAATATGAGAAATATGTCGCATTAAATATGTTATTTAATAGTATGTTTCACACTGATTTTTTTACATCATTACGATCTTATCAACAACTTGGATACACTGTTAAATGTATTCCACGTGAATTTGGTAGAAATAATGTATTAATAACACAAACATTCAGTATTGTTTCACAAAAATATCCATCACATGTTATTGAACAACGAATATTTGAATATTTTAATGATGCATATAAAAAAATTATAAAGATGATACCATACATGTTAAAAGAATATATTGATTCTTGCATTGTATTATTAAATGATTTACCGACTAATATAATGAATTATTCAATTGACGAATTCGAGCATATTTCATCAGAATCATACAAATTTGATCATCGAAAACGAGTTATTAATGAATTACAAAACATCAACATCGATTCTTTACGTAAAAATTATGAAAAAATTTTTATGTCGGAATATTCACAAAAAATTGTTATTTATGGAAAATAAAATTATCTTGAAAACATAGCTCTCTTTGCATTATTTATCATTTTACGTGTATCTTCTAGTTTATCGTCAAATGATGATTTTACAATACTAATATCATCAGATAATGATTTTCGAATTGATTCTGATATTTCTTGAGTAAGTTGTGTTCTGAGTGTATCTATGAGAGAATGTGATATTGGTTGCTGTATGAATGTTGTTAAATTACTTTGTAACTCGAATAATTTCTTTGATACAGCATCCAATCCTTTTGAATGATGATTAACTTTTCCTTCAATTTCTGACAAAACTGCTTTTGGTATTTTGTCTGCAACTTGTGCACGTAACTTCTCTATATCAGTTCGCACACTTGCAACGGATGTCTGTAACTTGTTTATGGATTCTTGTAGTTGTTCTAATTGCTGATCATGTTTTGTCATAATTTTCTCAATATTAGCTATTGCTTTTTCAGAAACATTCGCAACTTTCTCAGGAACAATAACTTTCTCAGGAACAATAACTTTCTCAGGAACAATAACTTTCTCAGGAACAATAACTTTCTCAGGAACAGTTACTTTCTCAGGAACAGTTACTTTCTCAGGAACAGTTACTTTCTCAGGAACAGTTACTTTCTCAGGAACAGTTACTTTCTCAGGAACAATAACTTTCTCAGGAATAGTTACTTTCTCAGGAATAGTTACTTTCTCAGGAATAGTTACTTTCTCAGGAATAGTTACTTTCTCAGGAATAGTTACTTTCTCA